GGGTGCTGCTCCGCCACTGGGTGCTGCTCCGCCACTGGGTGCTGCTCCGCCACTGGGTGCTGCTCCGCCACTGGGTGCTGCTCCGCCACTGGGTGCTGCTCCGCCACTGGGTGCTGCTCCGCCTCCAGCAGGTCTTGGTGCGGACGGAGCTGGTCTTGGCTGATTTTTTTCAATTCTTTCTTTAAGAACTTTGGCTTCTTTTTCAAGTTCTTCGGTGCGTTTGGTTATTGTTTCGTTGACTCTCTTTAGAGACTCAATAGTGGCCTTGTCCCTAGTCTTGTCAAGTTTGGACAACTGATCAGTGTTGGCTTTGAGATTTTCTCGCTGTCTGTTCAGCTGCTCATTTACTTTGTCTAATGCAGCCGTGTCTTTTTCTCGTTCTCGACGCTGATTATTTGCCTCAAGGGCTGCTTGAGCGTTTGGACGTTCTCCGCCCATGCCTGCCCGAGACTGCGCTATCAAACTTTGTCTAGTTGCTTTGTCTTCGGCTGTTTTTGCTTCGGCATCTTTTTTCTTAGCTTCTGCTGCCGCCGCTTCTCGTTGTGCCACAGCTACCTTGGCCGCTTCGGCTACCCGACCTTGTTCGGCCACAATGTCTTGCAGACGACGTTGTTCTGCCATGGCCTCTGACAGTCTCAGGCGTGCTCTTTCGGCATCTTCCTGGGCTTTTTTACGTTCTTGTTCAGTGCCGGCTGAGTCAACCTTGGATGTGGCTGCACGTTCCTGTCTTTGCAGGCGTTGCACAGTTTGGTCAACACCAGCTGACCCGCCAACGCCTTGCAATTGATTCTTGGCTGCGTCAGCTTTGCTTTGAGACTCTTTTAGTGCTTTGCGTTCGGCCTCCAGTGCTGCTTCAGCAGCTCTTTTAGCTTCTGCTGCGGCTGCACGTTCTGCGGCTGCACGTTCAGCTTCTTTCTTGGCTGCTGCTTCAGCGTCTGCTAGTTTTTGTTCTTGTTCAGTTTTCTCACGTGGTCCTATTCCCATGAATGACAACACTCGACCCCAGAATCCCTTGGATTCATCTTTCACGCGGATCAATCCGTCGGCTGCTAAGTTGGCTTCCCTGGCCAACCTGGCCAACACGCCAGACGCTGCTTCGGACGCTTGAGCTGCTGCCCTCATGCCTTTACGCAGTAATTCTTGCTCTTCCAGCATGGCATCTTGCTGGTTGACTATGGTCTGACTCTGTGCCCTAAGTGTTTCATCAGTTCCAAGCATTTGCTTGGCAGTTTCTTCACGAGCCTTGGCCATGCCAGCTGCAAATTTTCCATCCTTGAGCTCTTGTGCCTTGCGTTGTTCAGCATACGATCCAAATGTTTTGTCGTAGGCACCGGCTGCTGCCAAGGGCTGCATGTTCTTGTTGAAGGCAGCAACGTTGTTGTAAATGCTCTGTTGCGCACGATCTATTTCCCCAGGAGCTTTTATTAACCCTTGCTTGACCATGTCAAACTGCTTGAGTGCATCACCTTGAGTTGCCAACAGCACTTGTCTTGCTTCTTCAGTGTTGGCAAAGCCTGACGCCAAATCAGTCATACCTTTCTGGAACTGCGGTCCCAGCTGGCCCGATGCTTGCACCATCACACGCAGATTTTCAGCTTCTTTAGTGCGTCCTTCGGCCACCAGCTGATCCAAGGTGGCAGCAAAACGCTGATTGCGCATGGCTTCTTCCATGGCTTTTTCTTGTTCTTTGCGCGAAATGCCAGTGACCTTGGTCAGTGCATCCTGCTCCATGATATACTTGCGGGCAGCTTCGGCTGTGGCTGCAAAGCCTTGTTCTTGCACACGAATAGCATTGCCCAAGCGAGTTTGCAACTTAATGTAACCCATGACAGCTTCGTTTTGCTGTTCGGCGTTGAGTCCCAGTCGCTCAAATTCAGCCCGCATGGGCTTCATGGTCTGACGTAGATTTGCAAAGTCTGCTGACCCTTCAAACACTGTTCGGCCAAACAGGGCTAGATCTTGTGAACTTTCATTTACTAGACCTAGATACTTGTCCAGGTCTTGGAATCCAATGCCCAGCTTGTAGATGTCCTCGCCCAGTTGAGTGGTACCACCAGCTGCAACTGCACCAGATTTGGCTAGATCTTGAAAGCCTTTGTACAGGGCATCGCCCTGTATGTTGACTTGTTTGAGTGCTTCGGCAGCAAATCCAATGGCCTTGCCTAGAGCCATGAGTGCTACTTTTACTGCAACACCACCGGGTATAATGGCCATGAGCATGGTGGTGGCCGACTGTGCAGCCCCGGCCATGCTGTCAATGCTGCTGTTGAACGCTGAGGCACCCTTTTGACCGTCGTACATGGCCTTGGCCATTTTGCCAGCTGCATCCACCACTTGTGTGGGCGCCTTGCGCATGGCAGCCGAGAATCCTTCCACTCCCACAGTGGCATCTCGCAGGGCATCGGCTGTGCTGCCGCTGAGACGCCCAAATCTTTCTAGTTCGTAGTTTACTTGTTCTGTTATCTCTGCCAGGCGGGGATTTTGATCTGCCATGTTTTTGTACCTATAAGTAGAGTATATTTATAGGTGATCTATGACCCCAAATGCTAACCCTTTGAACCAGTATTTTCGACAACCTGCAATTCACTTGCGTCTGCCATCTGCTGGCAAATTCTGGCCTGATGAAGCTATTAGACGCACTGCCACCAATGAACTGCCCATTTACCCCATGACTGCCATAGACGAAATTACCTATCGCACACCGGATGCACTGTTCAATGGTCAGGCCGTGGTTTCAGTTATTCAAAGCTGTTGTCCAGCAATTCAGGATGCCTGGCAAACTCCGTCAGTGGACATCAACTCACTGCTGGTGGCCATTCGCTTGGCCAGCTATGGCCATGACATGGAGATCAACACCACTTGCCCAGCCTGCTCCAACGAAGACGAGTACACCCTGGATCTGCGCACTGTGTTGGACCAACAGGTTTGTCCCGACTATGATCAGAACTTGCAAATGGGTGACTTGGAAATTGTGTTCAAGCCCATGACCTACCAAGAGCAGAACAAGACCAATGCCCTGCAATTTGAAGAACAGCGCATACTGAACATGTTGCCCAACTCAGATATTGATCCTGAAGTCAAGCTCAACAAACTCAACGAAGTGCTGCGCAAGATCACTGAAGTCACCGTGGATGCACTCACCTACAACATTCAAACTGTGCGCACACCCACTGCCATTGTGTCTGAGCCTGAACACATTCGAGAATTCTTGCTGAACTGTGATCGACGAATGTTCAATGCTGTGCGAGATCGTGTGATCGAACTGCGTGAATTCTCGGAACTCAAGCCTGTGGCAATAAAATGCAACAACTGTGAAAACCAGTATCAACAACCACTTACCTTGGACATGGCAAGTTTTTTCGAGCACGCCTCCTGATTCTAAAACCGGAGGACATTTCCAGCTGGATTGAAGGCATGGAAAAAGAGGCCGATAGCATACGTCGGGAGGCGCTGAAACAATCATGGTACATGCGTGGTGGTCTCAGTTATGAACAAGCACTAAATCTCAGCTACAACGAACGCCTCATGATCAATGAACTCATCAAGGAAAACCTTGATACTACTAAAAAATCAGGCCTGCCTTTCTTCTAATGGACCTAGCTCAAGTCACCGCAGATATTGAACAGTGGATCACAGGATTCCTGGAAGTACCGCATCCAGCCCTGGGCGGATTCTCTCCTTGTCCCTATGCACGGGCCGCAAGAATAAAACGCAGTTTTGAAATATATCTTGGCAGTGATCCCTATTTTGATCTCAAGAATCGAGCACGTTGGGGCATGGGCAATTTAGAAGTTATCATTTATGTGTATGATCCCCAGGAGTGGAGTCATGACCTGTTTAGTTCCAGCATTGAATCAGCCAACCGTGAACACCTGGTGCGCCGTGACATGCTGGCTCTGGAAGACCATCCCACAGATGTGGAAATGGTCAACGGGGTATGCATGAATCAAGGCACCTATGCGCTGGCCCTGGTGCAGAGTCTCAGTGACCTTGACACCAAGGCTCGACTCATGGCCAGCCGGGGATTCTATCATGACTGGCCGGAAGAATATCTAACTGGCCTGTTTCGGCACAGACAGGATCCCAGAACATGACATACCAGTTTGCCAGAATTGATCTTGCCAAGACCAATTACGAAATAAAAGTCAAGTGGGAATACTTACGTGACCCAGACATTCCTCAGTTGAACAGCATCTACCGAGACTACTGCAAGTACAAGCATTTTGCCAGTGTCATGCCCATGTTTGACAGTCGTTACACTGACCCCATGACCGATGTCATAGGATATTACGATGCAGATCGTCTGGTGGCATTTTCACTGATTCGACGCTACGATGACAAGCATGCTCTGTGCGACCAGTTTGCATGGAACTACAACAATCCACGACTGCGTTTGGGGATTGAAACAATGAAAGCCGAGTGTGCTATCTACAAGGCACGGGGATTTGAATATCTGTATCTTGAACAAGCACACTTATACAAAGCCAGCATGGATGGCTTTGAAATACTAGGACCACTGGAGTAATCATGGATTTATACACAATTTGGGCAGACAAAGAAGGTGACATCTCAGACCTTGACTGGGTAAACGGAATGAAGAGTTTTTTTGATCACTTGGTATCCGAAGACCGCATGGTATCATACCGAATCACACGCTGCAAGATGGGATTTCGTAGCATAGCAGACATGCCGGAATGGATGATACTCATGGAGTTTCGTGACATGGGACAAATGGATTCAGCATTTCGACGAGTAGCACCACTGGAAGGTGAACTGGAAGACAAACACCGATCATTCAATCAGTTTGTGTCAGGCACAATTCAACATGCCTTGTTTAGAGATTGGCCAGATCAATTCTAACACACTATCTAGATCTACTTCGTAGATCTATTGACTTCGCTTTGCTCGTCAATTACTTCTTCGAAGCAAAGCGAGAACTCAGTTATCATCTAGATTAAGCGGTCACACTTTGCCCGCACAGGGCAAAGATTGGCATCATCTGAGTAGCACAGCCACATAGCGTTACAACATTACAGAGGCGGTTGTCCGGTACCTCGAGTTGCGTCTTTATCACAACGGCAATTTGCACAACATACGCTAACACATCGTACAAACCTGCTGCCCCACGGCAGCGTCTTTTTAGCTTTTAAGATTCTGTTCAAACAATCAAATCGCAGCATTTAGATAGCGATCGTCGTCCTGTCAAGGATAGTGATTGAGTACTTTTTGCAGCAAAAGATTTACCATCCCTGAGATCCGAGATCCAGGTTTAGGGCACACGAAGTTGACCTGTGCCAGTCGTAACTGCTTGATTAACTGCCTAAATTTTGTTGATTATGTGACTGCCGTGTACACGAACTTGAATATGTCCGTTGTACCAGTCTCGTGATTCTAGCACTCTGCGTGAAAATTGTTCTCTTGCTTCGATATAGCTGCATTCTGATTTGGACTTGCAGTAATAAAGTATTTCTCGTTTGAAGTTGTCTTTGCCTTGTAGTTCCACATCCCGGGAGAGTTCTGGTGAGCTACCGTAGTAGTCGCGCCAATCACTATCCACCTTGGATCGAATCTTTTTCTTCTTCTTGCTGCCGTTTTTGAGTTTGACTGTGCGTTGAGATGTTTTAGAGAATTTTGCTAGTTTTTTGCCAATGTACATGCGACCTGTGGTGATGTTTGTGATTAGATACACAAAACCCACGCAGTCTTCGGGTAAAATATCAATTGCTTGATTGTTGTATAACCATGTCATAGAACATGTAGTTATCACTGCTACCACGAAGTTGCGTAATTTCTATCCACTACCGAGCTTTTGCATTTTGTCTGACATTCCTGCCATTTAAATGTTTGAAACTCATTGGTCCAGTACGGATCTGCCAGTGCGTCTGTTAATGTTCTTGTGTTTAAATCAAAATTGTTTGAGATTTGCTGCCAGTCTGAATTGTGATTGTATCTGTTGGCCACCCAACAGCAGGGAAATAACCTGCCGCGAGCATCAATGTACAATCCTTTGTTGCCTATTTTGCATAACGGAGTTACTCCGTTATGACTTGAAGTTTGATTGAATAGTTGTATGTTTGTGTTGGAAACAGGTTCTTCTGCTCCGTGTGCAGTAAATGCAGTTGTTTCACGTTCAAAACGATGTGTACTGCTGATATATTTCATGCTGGGTTGCAATGGATCGTCTACACCGTAAGATGGATACACACTGCCAAACTTGGTACTCTTGGTCAACTGAAAGCGATCAACACCCATTGACTGTGCAAACTCTTTCATGTGATCCAAGTGTTCTTCGTTGAACTTGAAAGCTATGGCAGCCCATACAATTTTGCAACGGCTTGATGCTCGTAGAGATGTCATGCCATTCACAATGCTATCATAGTCGCTGTTGACACGATACATGTTGTTGCTGGTGTTGTCATGCCCGTCTACACTAAAATGCACACTGTCATTGGAATCTAACACTGTTCCCAGTTCCGTCCACCAAGCGGTTTTCTTATGTGACCCGTTGGTGACAACAACAATCTCTACAGGTCGGATGCTTTTGATGTGTTGGATAACCGGAATCAAGTCATGTGCATAGATGGGATCGCCATCGTCACCACAGAATGTAATTTTTTCTACGTTGTCTTGTACAAATTCTGATGTGAAATTACGTTTGAAGAATTCCAAGTTCAGTTCTGTGTTGACCAGACTGTGGGGTACTTCTTGTCGAGAACATCGGGGGCACCGCAAGGTACACTTGCTGGAAATCTCAATGTGAAAATGCCAAGTCGCTAGGGTCATGCAATTTCTACATCTGTGTTGTAACTGGTAAAGCCGTTTTCTTTGATGACTTTGAGAATGTTTTCCACACGCCCAGCTAACTCATCTCTGTGGCTCACTAGCCAAATACTCTTGTGGCGTTCTCGAGTCATCTTCTTGAGCAAGCCCAGGGCATTTTCTACACCTTGTGTGTCTAGGCCGTTGTCTATGAGTTCGTCAATGAACAACAAGTTGATGGGTGAGTATAAACTTTCCCACACGTCACGGAATGCCCAGCTCATGCTTAGGATCAATCGATTGCGTTCACCACGGCTCAAATTGTCAAAATCCAGCTCACGACCCAGTTCCTCAATGCTAACACTCAAATCGTTCTGAAATTTCACAGTGTGCGGCAGGCCAATACGATCCAAGTAGTGGGTAAGACGTGCGTTTAGATAACTCAAGTTCTGATCAATAATTTTCTTGCGCACAAACGAATCCTTGGAGGTCAACAGTTTGAGCAAGAATTCTTGATGTTCTTGTATACGGGTAAGTTCGTTAATGGTATCATAGCTGACCACTTGCAGTGCTTGTCGTTGCATGTCTGCAATTTGTTCAGTGTATGGATCAGTCTCCAAGGCCTTGCGCTCAATTTGATCTACCAGGCTGGCAACTCTACTGCGATGTTCAATGGCTTCTCGTTCGGTATCATAGTGTGTGCGCGGCTGTGTCCCCAACACAACTTCTGTATGCTCAGTTAACTGCTCGGCAAAAGGATTGATTTCTGCTTGCTTGTCTTCCCATACTTTTTTCAAGTTAGCAACATCGCCGCTGTGTCGGATTGCCTCAGCTTCAGTTTTGTACAGCGGCTTGGGTTTTACCGCGGCAACAAAAATTTCAACTTGCCTGAGTTCATTCCACTGATTTGTCAATGCAGTTGCATGTGCTTGAGCATCTTCAAGCATTTTTTCTTTGTCGGTCAGCACTCGAATATGTTGATCATCATGAAACTCTTGACCACATGCATAACACTTGTGATCCAGCAAGGATTCAATTTCTGCTGAAAGTTTTTTAACAAGTTTGTCTTCCTTGTCAATTTCTTTGGTCAGGCGTGCAAGTTCACGATCTCGATCTTCAAGCTCCTTGGACTTTTGTAGGTACTCATTGAGTTGCCGCCATGTATCAAGTTCAGTTTCAATGTCGTACTGATTTTTGTCTAAATAAGCACGTCCGGCAGCATCAACATCGGCATCATGCTTTTGTTGCCAGGCTGTACTGCGAGCAACCAATGCAGTGTGTGTGTCCTTTTGCTGCTTCAGTGTGTTCCAAATTACCAAATCTTTGTGTGCAGAAAGTTCAGCCTCAATGTCCAGCGCACTGAGGTCATTGTATTCAGTCATGACTCGTTCAAGATCTTCACTGTGTTTTTTCTGCCACAGGGTTTGTCTGCGACGAAGCCCATCTATTTGTTCTTCTATTCTGGTGTTGGCTTCTTGCACTGCTCGGATACGAAACTCTTCCTGAGTAACAGCATCCTTGGTCTGGCGGTTTAATTCTTTGACACGATCAGCTTTTTCACTGAGCATGGTAATGCCCAACAGTTGTTCAATGATGGTGCGCTGGTCAAGGGCCTTGAGACTCAAAAACGGTTCGGTATAAGTGTTCAAGGCCAGCACATGTTTGAACATGTCATGACTCATGTTCATGATGCGTTCAATGGCATCTTGGGTTTCTCGACTGTCGCCCTGGGCTTCGTCAGTGGCAGACTTTTCTTCATTGTTGACATAGAATTTCAGCACATTGGGTTTGCGTCCGCGCTCAATTCGGTATTCAACACTGTTTACAGAAAAATCAAGACTGACCAGCATGCCTTTACCATTGGTCTTGTTCACAAGATTGTCCTTGCGAATGTTGCTCAAGGCATTGCCGTACAATGCGTAACTCAGAGCATTGATGATTGTGGTCTTACCAGTACCATTGCGACTGCCATCGCCTCCTAGGTCTAAATTTTCACCCAGCACCAGTGTGAGATCTTTGCGATCAAAATTAATACCTTGTGTGGCATTACCCACACTCATGAAGTTTCGAACAGTGAGATTTTTAATTTGAATCATGCAATATTGTTATCAGAGTATGAATACATTGTAGATGATTGTGTTATACAACACAATCAATTAGGCCTGATACTATCTGAGTTTGAATTTGATTCGAAAATGATTTCTCACATGAAACTCATTGAGAGTCATGTCGCATGCTCTAAAGTCACTGAGATTCATCTGATCTACATAATTTATTTGTACCAGTGGTGATAATTTGCTGAGTTCAGCATTGATCATATTGACTATGTCATCGGGCTGCTCAACGGTTTTATCGATCAACAAATAAACTCGATTCATTGTGGGGTCAGCCAAGAGATACACAAGAGACGGATCAGTTGTTTGTTTGACAATGTTGTCTAGATCAGTGACCGAAAGAATAACGTCATTTATACGTAGGTATGAATTACGATGTCTGAACTCATACCCAGTATCGGTCAACTCAAACTCGTCGGGAAAAATCACTGTGCCTTGATATTTGTTGCTGACTTGTAGTTTGTTGCCATTGACAAGTTTGACTTGATAAAAATCATCAATAGGAAATCCAAAATCCATGCAGTTGTGAGTGTCTGGAGAGTCTTTGGCAATTGTGTTGATAAACACCGGTGATGACATCTCCATGCAACCAAACAACGATGTAACTGAGTTGATATTTTTCTCTCTCATTAAATCAAGCCAATTCAGTTGATTGCCTTGCAGTGATAGTATGTCCACAGCCTTGGTAAACTTTTTGGCGTTCTGAATAAATCTCTCAGTGGTGATACTATTGGGCATGGACATCTTGTTGATTCTTTCGCGCTCAACAAAGTCGGCAATTTGTGCTAGTTTATCAAAATTTAAAATAGCGCCATAGTGATGTTCACACACGTTCAATGATGGTAACAGCATGTTATTCAATCCTCCGCCATGGTGCGATCCATGCAGATGTAACATACGATCGTTGGGGTTAAACTTGTGTATGCCCACACATCGGTCCGACAATTCCCGACTGAACGCATGAGAATATTCCACAGACTTTGGCACTAGATCCGCTGATGCTGTCACTGCCTTGATCATGGCCAGGCGATCCGAGAAACCATGTGGCATGTGATCCATTGTGTTGTGTTTGGCAACATAATGGTGCCAAACATCCAGCTGTATCACGCAGCCGGTATGAGGTTGTTCTTCGTTGGCTTTCTCCTGGGAGTCTACCACTGTGGCAGTAAACGGTGCATGAAAAAGGCTGAAACTTGGATTTTGTAGAACATACGAAGCACCCAATTCCCAAATAGCAAACATTAAAGAAATCCATCTCAGGTCTCGGTGACCAATATTCAATGCAACTGTGGATCCTGGACCCACATTTGCTTGTTCGACCAAGATGTTTTTCCAGTGGTCAATGCTGGCTGAAATTTCAGCATAGTCAGAAACATGGTCAACATTGAAGTTGGAATCAACTTGATACCATTTGATGTTTTTGTTGATATAGGTTCTGTCAATTAGTTTATTCATCTGATTCCTTGGCAAGGTTAAATTTGTCAATAAAATATCTCTTTACCTGAGATAAGTTAAATTTATGTGAGTTGATAAATGTAGTGATATCAACCAAGCTCACATGATCAAGGCACAACCCGTCAGCAATCTTGGCCAAGTCAGCATTGATCTTGCTTGCTAGTTGGTTGACTTGATCTTGGGAATACCGTTGGTCAACCAACAAGCAAACTCTGTCAGAGACTGCAATTATACACATCAAACTGGGATTTCCATGCACAAACACACACTGTTCTATTGCGTTCCATGGAACATCCTGTCCCTGTAGTCGGATATTTTTATCTCGATTACCATACAGTAGATTACCTGCATGATCCTGTACAAAATAATCCTGGATCACGTGCGATTTAACTTCCAGCAAGGGGTGCGACACTCGAAGATTGTTTTGGTCAGTTAACTCGATTGTGTAAAAATTATCCAGTGGCTGTCCAAAGTTCATTGGAGAATAACTGTCATCAGTTTGTTGAGTAATTTCGTTGGCCAGTACCGGGGTGAACACTTCCATTGCACCATAACTGGTGCGTATTGACTGAACATTTTTTTCTTGAATCAACTTGATCCAGTTGGATTGATTTGCCAGTAACTGAAATATTTTAACAGTGTGGTTGAATCGTGGAGCATGAGTCAAGAACAATTCTATAGACAACGGATGCGGCAGCATGATCACATTGATTTTGTGATTACTGACATATTGAGCAAGTTCGGCCATGCGGTCAGCCACAAACGGTAGACTGTGGACATGCTCAAATTGCGCAAGAACTGGCAATAAATGAGCCAGTACCACGTTGTGTGCGCCGCCATGTACCAACAATGCGCTTTCCAGCCCAGGTTGGTCCAATCCCAGTGCTGAGATATTGCGCTGACCCAATGCATACATGAACTCATGTGAGTGATTGCCCTTGGTTGGGATTCCGGTAGAACCCGACGAATTGAATCCCAATACAGAATCAGTGGGCTGACATATTGCCGCAGTGTCGGCCGCAACATGGCTGTCATGATCAAGTTTGCCAGACAGATAATGCAATGCATGCGGTTTTAGTGTCTCTGCAGAGGCAGAGTCTGACACTATCACATGCCATGGCGCCCATAGGTCTGGGTAGCTTGGATGGAACGCAGTTTGTTTCCCCCCAAGTTCCCAGTTGGCCACAGTAACGGCCAGCCAATTGATATCTCTAATTTCAAAGTTTAATAAAATCTGGCGGCCACGTCCGTGACCATGTTGATGTTCAAGCACATGTTTCCACTGATTTATACAACGATCAATGTCGTCGCGAGTGTGTACTTGAACATCATCAAGAGTTCCAGAATGCCACGACAGTTCTGGATTTAAAAACTTTCTGTCTAGCACAGTTTTCATGTCAATTGATTTTGATCTGATGTTTCTGTATGGCCTGATCGGATATTTTTTTAATGTCAGTTAGCATCTTGGAAAATTCTTTTGAGTCCAAGGCTCTGGGATTTCCGTGGCCGGCTTCGATGGCCTGCCGTACCTTGACTGACTCAGATGCCGAAATCAAGTCGCGTTCAATCTTGCTTGCTATATTTTTGTCAAGGTTGTTGGACACAAAATATCCCAATAGACTTGGCACAAATTTAGAATCTCGGCCGGTTAGTTCACGAATCGTGGGCACCTGAGGCAACTTGGGGTTTCGTTTCTCGCTGGTGACAGCAACCACACGCAACTTGCCGCTGTCGATCATGCTGACTGCAGATCCGTAACTGCTGCACGACAATGGAAAGGCCTGATTGTGTAGGTCTGTGTACCAGACACCGTACTCTTTGTATGGTACATGCTCGGGTGTGTTTTGACTGATGACAGATGCCAGTTCAAGGCCGCAAAAATGCCCCACTGAAGCCACTGACCAAGAACCAAACATGGGTCTTTTGCGAAATTCTCCTAGTACTTCTTCGGTGGTGCTGTATTTGCTTGAAGCAACCACTACCATTTCGCCCACATAAGACAGTGCAATCGGCACAAGAGATTTTGTTGAATCTTCTCGATTGGCCAGAACAGGTGCAGTAATAACAGCAGCCGAGTCCACGGCTAAAATCACATGATTGCTGCGAGCAGACTCTTGATTGAATTCATTCAGAGATACCAATCCACCACCACCTGGGCGATTTTCAATGACCACTGATTGCTTCCATTTGGCCGACAACTCCTCGGCTGTGAGCCTGAATACCACGTCAGGTCTTGATCCAACTGGTAAATTGGTAATGATTTTTACCGTTTGCACAGGCCAGTCTGCTGCAACCGCAGACGTTGCCAACGCAGAAATTACTGCTAGCTGACTGACTTGTTTAAAAATCTTAGTGAACATATATTCTCCTTTAAAGTTGTTCATAGTGTTTGATATATCTGTAGTAGCAGTGCCGAATCATAAAAGTCTGATTCAATATTGGTGAGTTGATCTGTGACAATCTGATCCACTGATTCAAATTTTACATCACCAGGAGCCAAGTCTGCGCCAACATCAGAATTTGAATTGAGAATCAAACTCATTTCGCGCAGTTGGTACTTGGTGATGAAAGTTTCTTTGATGAAGTTGGCTTCTTCGTAAGAGATATCAATATCAATATTTACTCGCACATGCATGCGAGGCCGCAAAAGTTTGTCGGCATTGTCAATGAGGTTGGCAAGACCATACACACGATACGTGGGCTGATCGGGCCAGGCATGGAACTCGGGCTCTTGACCCCACTCTAGAATCATCATGCCACGTTCATCGTCGCCAGCATCGGCATAGTTGTGCGGAAAGCAGTTGCCGATGTAGGTGATGTTTTGTTTGGTCTGTCGCTTGTGAAAGTGACCAGTGAACACATGTTCAAAATTGTTGAAGTCTTCTCTGCGAACTGATCCATGGTCCGGCATTTCCACCATGGCGTTCATGAGGTAGCCGGGCAGTTCAAAGTGCCCAAACATGTATTTGCCTTTTAGTTTGGGAATACGTTTGTGATCATCTCCACAGAGCCAAGGAGCAATAACCACATCACCACTAGAGAACCAATCGTTGCATATTTCCACACGGGGCAAGTGACGAGCCCATTCCACACTTTGAATGTCGCGTTTGTCGCGATAATAAAGATCGTGATTACCAGGAATAAAGTAAACATGTTCAAAATTATCATTCATGTGCTCCAGTGCCCGTAGGCTGTAGTTCAAAGTAACAATGTTTAGGCTGGCTCGATTGTTGTGCCAGTCACCCAGAAACATGCAGGTCTCGCAGCCTGCTTTGCGAGCTTGAGCAGTGGCCCATTTTACAAATGTCAAACAGTCCTCGTTGTGCAAGGTACTGTTTGATTTGAGTCCAAAATGAATGTCTGTAAAGACCGCGGCTTTTTTAAATAGATTACTCATCTACCTAGTATACTACTGATCCAAGCTGGAAACAACCGGTCCGGACAAAGCAGCCATGCTGGCCTTGCCAGAGTTTTGGCGTGTCCATGATGGATTGAGTCCGTTGATTTCCAAGATGTCATCACGTATGTTCTGCATTTTCTTTTCAATGTTCAGGATGCGAGTAAAGCTATTAGTGATAGCGGCAGTATAATACGCAAAAGGGTTCTGCGATTTTGACTCGTCAAATTGCAGGCCAATTTGGCTGAGTTGTAGCAGGGCTTGTCCCCGCATTTCTTCGTTGTAGGTGTATCCACGCCAGTTGCTCCTTGTTGCATATCTCTCACACAGTTTCATGAACATCATGGCCAATTTGCGAGTCATGTTGCCATGTTCACGTGAAAATTCTCCAGTTTCAATGTCGCCGCGCCAGTGGCTGCGCCCCACTCGAAATGGCACCTTGTCCTGATCCAGTCGATAGTGCTCAAACGGTGGGAAGTTCAGTCTCACATAGTTCATGTCCAGAACCGGAGTTTCCAACAGCTCCTCCAGCCCGTCTTCAACCGGTGTGTCTTCCAGTTCCAGTAGCTCTTCGACTTTGCGTTTCTTGGCCTCGGCCTTGCTGATCTTCTTGGGCGCCCGGGGTATGTGATCCCAGCAAGTGATGCGGAACACCAAGTCTGTATTGGGAATTTTCTTGGGATCAATCACTTCCCCGGTTTCGCGTTTGATACGGTCAGCACGATTGCGTCTGGCCTCGGCCACAGTGCGAATATTGATCCGGTCAAGACTGGGCAGGATAATATCAAATTGATGATCTAGCACACGATCTTGATACCAGCAGTAGGTGTTTTTGCTAAGGTGTATTTCCTTGAGTATGTCCCGGTTGTTTAAATAATTTACCCGGGCAGGTGGTTTGGGCAGTAAAGTCATGTTTGACTGGGTCTCCTAATGTGTACTTATTGTAGCACAAATACAACATTTGTCAATACCTGATCATTAAGTTTGCCGTTTTTTTTCACGGTAAATAAGCTACAGGATCTACAAAATGTCTAACGAAAATATCAACGCCAGTAATAGAGAACAGTTGGCAGCGCAGGAAGCGGCAAAAAACACCAACGACATAAATGCCAAACAGGCTGGGTTGTTTGTTGCTGCAACAAAGGCGCTTGCAGACGGTGCCAGAGAATTTGCTACTATTCCGCAGGGACTGGCTGATGCAATTGACAACGCCAGATCAGATCCAAACGTGTGGAATTCATTTACCACAGAAGAAAAGGCTCAGCTGCTAGTTGACCGTGAAGATTACCTAAAACAAGCCGCTACTTTCAAAGAACAATCAGCTGAACTTGATAAACAACTTGCTCAATCCACAGCTGAATTAAGTCAAATGACTTTTAACGGCGAGAAACTTGACACCAATATTGCACTCACTGAACAGTCCCTGAGAGAAAATTTTGGACTGCCGGCGGATTTTACAATTGCAAAAGCCAGCACAATTGATGATCCTGCTGGCGATGCAAACGACTTAATACCTCCGCCCCTGGGTCCGGTCAGTGTGCAAGACCCCTACGGGGTGTTGGCAGCCGAAGACGAAGCCTTACGTCAGGAAGAAATAGCTCAAAGTGATGCCGATGCCTTTGCCTCTGCTGCCACCGTGCGTGATCCTACTGGAGTACTGGCCGCAGAAGATGCTGCCTTGACCGAGCAAGCAGCAGCTCAGGGCGATGCCGATGCCTTTGCTGGCCTAGCCACTGTGCGTGACCCCGCTGGAGTACTGGCAGCTGAAGATGCTGCCTTGGCCGAACAAGCAGCAGCACAAGGAGATGCTGATGCATTTGCCTCTGCTGCCACTGTGCGTGACCTCACTGGAGTACTGGCCGCAGAAGACGCTGCCTTGGCCGAACAGGCAGCGGCACAAGGAGATGCTGATGCATTTGCTGGATTAGCAACGGTGCAAGATCCCAATGGGGTGTTGGCAGCAGAAGACGCTGCCATAGCCGAACAACAAGCAGCACAAGGAGATGCTGATGCCTTTGCCTCTGCTGCCACCATACGTGACCCCGCTGGTGTGTTGGCCGCAGAAGATGCTGCCTTGGCCGAACAAGCAGCAGCACAAGGAGATGCTGATGCATTTGGTGCCCTGGCCACTGTGCGTGACCCCACTGGGGTGTTGGCAGCAGAAGACGCTGCCCTGGCCGAACAGGCAGCGGCTCAGGGTGATGCTGATGCATTTGGTGCCCTGGCCACTGTGCGTGACCCCACTGGGGTGTTGGCAGCAGAAGACGCTGCCCTGGCCGAACAGGCAGCGGCTCAGGGTGATGCTGATGCTTTTGCTGGCCTAGCCACTGTGCGTGACCCCACTGGGGTGTTGGCAGCAGAAGATGCTGCCTTGGCCGAACAGGCAGCGGCTCAAGGTGATGCCGATGCTTTTGCCACTTCGGCCTTGGCCAATAATGAAAAAAGTGCCACGCTGACCAAGGCTCAAGAACAACGCACACTGCAACAACGCTACAAACAACCGGGCAACCAGGACTGGCGTGTGCGCTTGGTGTTGGCCGAAGGTGCCAACTATCTCTACAAAGACACTGCCAATCAGTTGTTAAAACCCTTGATGAATGCCAATGGAGTTATCTTTCCATACACACCCAGCATTGCAGTAAACTACACAGCCAACTATGACAACACTGATCTCACACACAGCAACTATCGTGGTTACTTTTACAAAAGCAGTGTCGTGGGCGAGGTCACCATCACGGCCACATTCACAGCACAAGATACTGCGGAAGCACAGTATCTGCTGGCAGTGATACACTTTTTTAAGTCAGTGACTAAAATGTTCTACGGACAAGATGCACAACGCGGTGCGCCACCGCCATTGTTGTATCTAGTGGGACTAGGAGAATTTCAGTTCAACGGCCATCCCTGTGTGGTCAAAAATTTTCAATACACTCTGCCCACCGACGTGGACTACATTCGAGCCAGCAGCCCCAACAACTATGGCATTAACCTGTTGAATCGACGCACGGCCACAACCACACCCAGCAATCCAATTTCTTCTGTGCTGAACCGTTTGCAAAATGCTGGTCTTTTTCCCGGTGCCAACCCCAAAACTACAACACCTAATCCAGGCCCCACCACAGGCACAGTGAACAACACACAGCGGCCAACCTATGTGCCCACCAAAATGGACATGACCATTCAGTTGTTGCCGTTGCAGACTCGTTCACAGGTGAGCCAGCAGTTCAGCGTCAAAGAGTTTGCCAATGGTAATCTGCTCAAAGGAGGATTCTGGTAATGGCAACCTATGCAGCAACAAGTCCCTACTATATCACGCCGGTCACACAATTTTATCTTGACCCCATGGTCAATCGTGCCATACCCAAGGAAAGCGACGACATTGTATTTGTGATCAACAACACCTATCAGTATCGTCCAGACCTGTTGTCATATGATCTGTACAACACCGGTGCGCTGTGGTGGGTGTTCTATCAACGCAACCCCAACACACTGACAGCACCGCCCTTGGATTTCAAACTTGGCACAAGAATCTACGTTCCCAAATTGGAAACACTAAAAGCAGTGCTGGGATTCTAACACATGGCTACATTTGCTGAGAGCGAAGTATATCGCATCAAACTTGACATTGAAGTTGTTAACGATGACATTCGTGCATTTCAAGAACGTCTGCAACAGCCAAATCTTACGCCATTGCAGCGAGGAACCGCTGAACGCAATCTAGCAAGGGCTCAAACCAGGTTGGCCGCGTTGCAAACTGAGTTAGTCACTGCCGAAACAAAAGCAGCACGTCAACCAACCACAGAACCACCAGCCAGTGCTGCACAAACAGTGCAAGACGATGCTGCCAACGGTCCCACTGCCAACCCACAGCTACAAGCAGGTGCCAACGGCAGAGTGTCAACAGCACCAGCCACCACAACGCCCAGCAACGCAGTGGCTACTCCTACCTTGGCCTCTGGCGGCGGAGACAATGGTACCAACGGCGAAACTGTGACCTTGCAACAGTCTCAGGCCACATCCAACAGTCAACAGAACACAGCCGCGGCAGCAGGTGTGCCCACAACCAGTGGTGCAACACCGTCTCCGCCAACTGGCACTGGATTCGGCGACGATCAATCTGAGTACACTACTGACAGCTTGGGCAATACCTTTAAAACATTACCGGACGGTACATCATCTTTGTATCGTGCTGCTGAAGTGGATGAATCGCCACCTGTGGCGCCAGGGTCTACACTGCCTCCAGGCACAGGATTTGGCGATGATGTGGGAGAATTCACCACTGACAGCCTGGGCAATACCTACAAAAACGGCAGCCTGTATCGTGCAGCTGAAGTGGATGACTCTCTTGCAGGATCAATTGGCAGCTCGGCTACTACTTCTGCGGCTCCTGTGGACACTGGTGCTAGAAATATTATTCCCCGACCCAATGAATTAGATGCCTATGCCAGCTATACCTGGAGTGCATCGGTTTACTTGTTGTCACCTACTCAGTACACAACACTGCTCAACAGTAGAGTCAAGAATCTAAATGGGTATCAGCTGTTGTTTCAATCTGCTGGGGCTCCCCAGGGTACTAGAAGTCCCAGCTTTCCCAATGATTTTTACCTGGACAACATAGTCATGGACAACAGCTTGCCGGGCAAAGTCACTGGTGCTGCACACATGGTCACAGATCTCAAATTCACAGTTTATGAACCCAATGGAATAACCCTATTGGATCGACTGTACGAAGCAGTGCAAAAGTTTCAAGTTGGCAACTACACCGCATGCCAGTATCTCATGGTGATGCGTTTTTATGGGTATGATATCAACGGCAATTTAGTAGGTGGTTCTAGTGTATCTGGCAATCAGGGCATCAATGGAGCTCCGGTGATTGAAAAGTTTATACCTTTTATCATCAGTAACATCAAGTGGTCAGTACAGTCAAAAATAGTTCAATATGATTTTGAATGTGCTCCAGTTGGCCAAATAGTTGGCGGCACCACGGCCCGTGGCACTGTGCCGTATGACACACAGTTGGTCAGCAGCACCGTAGAGGGCATGCTCAGTGGCGACGTCACAGCAACTACCGAGCCCAGCAATGCTCCGGCAGGTGCTGTGGCCTCTACCCCAGCGCCAGACAAGGCCAACGCAGCCAGCGCCAAACGACAAGGTCTCATGGCAGCCATGAATGAATTTCAAGAACAATTGGTCAAAGAAGGCATTTACAAATACCCTGATCGATATTCTATTGAATTTGCCAAGGGTGCTGAAGCAATCAAAGGTGCGCTGATTCAGTTGCCAGGCAAAAAACAAGACAAAGACGGCACCGACGGTGATCCGCCAGCCACAACAAACCCACAGGGTTTACTGCCAGAAAAACAACGAGTTGATTTGACATCTCGCAAATTCTCAATCACGGCTGGACAGCAGATCATACAAGCCATTGACTTGGTCATTCGTAACAGTCACTATATCCTTGATCAAGCCTTGACCACAGTTGATGCAACCACTGGACTCGAGGAGCTTAATGCCGCAGCCAACACCAAAGAAGTCAGTTGGTTCCAGATCAGCATGGAAGCGCAACCCAGACAGTATGATCCCAATCGCAATGACTTTGCCTATGACATCAAGTTTGTGATCAGCAAGTATCTACTGCAAGATCTTGTGAGTACATATTTTCCCCTGAACAATTTTAGAGGAGTACACAAAAGCTATGAATACTGGTTCACAGGTCGAAACACCGCAGTGATAGATTATTCGGCAAATTTTGATTCACTGTACAATATCACAGTGACTGGCGACAATCCAAAAAACTCAGGCGCTGCCAAAATCAAAGAAGCATTTACATCCAGCATGCGAGACATTCCCAAATTTGTGTATGCGGCTAGAAGCACTGAGAGTGTGGCCGGCGCACCATCTGCGCCTAGCGGCAGTGGACTTGAAGCCCCGGCTAATTTAGCAGAATATCTTTATGACCCAAGCAGCCTTGGTGAAACCAAGTTAAAGATCATTGGAGATCCAGCCTGGATACAACAGGGCAGCTTGTATCGTGGTGTCAATGCCAAGGAGTTTGACTACAGTGCATTCTTGCCTGATGGCACTATTAATTTTGACAGCCAGCAAGTGATGTTTGAAATTGCCTGGCAACGACCTGAAGACTATGATCCCAGCACAGGCCTAGCCGATCCCTATAGCAGAACTCAGAATTTTGAAGGCAGCCGTCAACCAGTACAAAGCTACGTGTACAAGGCCAATAGATGTGTGAGTGAATTCAAAGGCGGCAAATTTGAACAGACAATTGAAGGCAGCTTGTACATGTTGCCCAAGAGAAAGAAACCCACAAACGCAGCCCAGCCATCAGCTACAGGATTTGGTGACGATGATACTTCGGTATTCCCAAGCTCTCAACCCAAACGTGCTGACGGTCAAGGCGCTTTGATCACGCCCACATCAGCAGTGGGATTTGGTGACGACCCCGGAGAACAATTCACCACTGACAGTCTAGGCAATACCTACAAAGATGGCACGCTGTATCGTGCAGCCGAAGTGACAGAACCCGACAGTGATGGCATTGCTGTGGGATTTGGCAATGATCCTGGAATAGAATTCACCACTGACAGTCTAGGCAATACATACAAAACATTGCCGGACGGAACTGCATCGTTGTATCGTGCTGCCGAAGTGGATGAAAATGATCCGCCACCAGCTCCGCCCAAGATAGGTCAGACCACAGGTCCCAGTACTCAGGAACCTGAAATCATAGCCTACGATTTCTAAGGAATTTAAATGCCAATCAATCAGCAGAAAAGTCGCGGACGACCCAGTAACTACAAACAGGATCGCGGCGGCGTACCAGCAGAATACGGTCCGTTTATTGGTGTGATCATGAACAACAATGATCCCACACGCCGTGGCCGGGTACAGGTGTATATTGAAACATTTGGTGCCGGCAGCATGACTGACGATTCCAAATGGATTTGGGTAAATTATGCACCATCATTTTATGGTTCAACTCCCTTGACTGAGAGTCAAGGTGATGACCCCGCGGTGGGCAATTACCCAGGTAATCCCAACACATATGGCTCCTGGTTTTGTCCCCCGGATCTTGGGATCAAGGTGCTGTGCGTGTTTGCCAATGGCGACCGTAGTCTAGGATTCTACATTGGTGTGGTCCCTGAAGAAGGCTTAGGACACATGGTACCTGCCATTGGCTCTGCTCCCGAGGGGCAATATCAGGTCGGCAATGCAAATCAAAAGGCCTACTTTACCGGCGCTGCACGACTGCCGGTGACTGAGATCAACCCCAATAATTTAAAGACATTCAACGATCCCAAGTTTTATGATAAAACCAAACCAGTGCAAAGTTTTGTAGCTGGCTCTATGTTTCAGCAAGGTGTAATCAAAGATGTTGAACGTGGTCCAATAACTTCTAGCAGTCAGCGCGAAGCCCCTAGTGCTGTGTTTGGTATTTCAACTCCGGGCACTGCAATCTATCAAGGTGGCATGAGTCCCAGCGACATACGACAAAAAATCAACTCAGGAGCAATCAAACCCAACCAAGCTCGTGTGATTGGCAGAGTTGGAGGCCATAGCCTGGTCATGGATGACGGTAATCTTCAAGGTGAAAACAGCCTGTTACGACTGAGAACCAGTAAAGGTCACCAAATTACCATGAATGACAGCGGAAACTTTTTCTACATCATTCATGCCAATGGGCAAACCTGGATTGAACTGGGCAGTGAAGGCACTGTAGACATATTTTCCACTAACTCTATTAACTTGCGAACCCAGGGCGATCTTAACTTGCATGCTGATCAAGATGTCAACATATTTGCCGGACGAGATTTCAAAGTCAAGAGTGGTGCCAAGACACACATTGAAAGTGTGACCACAACCACAATTTATTCACAAGGTGAGTTGACAGTGTACGGCAAGGCAGCTATTGGCGTGCTGGCCGACGGCACATTAACACTTAACAGCAGTGGTGGCTCATGGGGTGGTGGTGGCTCGTTGGTGTTCAAAGCTGGCGGAATTGACTTGAACGGCCCAGCAGCTGACACTGTCAAGGCACCAAACCCTTTGACCAAGACCACCATGGATGACACTAGTTTTACCAGCTCAACTGGCTGGAAGATGGATGCTGATGCACTTGAAAGCATTGTGACTCGAGCTCCTGCCCACGAACCTTGGCCTTATCACAACATGGGTGTCAATGCCAAGGTCACGGTGGAAGAAGGACAACCCACACCACCGCCGGCTGCTGATCCAGTTCCGGCCGGGGTAAGTATTTCCGCAGTTTAACAACAATATATCATGTCAAATTCGTTTGAGTTCACTACAGCAGCTGGCAAGCTATTTAAATTATCTGGACCACCAGGGTTTTCTCTGAGTCAAGCTCAGGCCATTTTTGACCAACAAGAAAGTGCAGGTAGTCTAGTAGGAATCAAGCCTGGCCAAATATTAAGTGCCGCTACACAGGCCGCAGGCGGGTTGTCATCGGCTGCTGCCCAGCTAGGACAATCTCTAAGTGGAGTCACTGGCGCTCTAGGCGCTGGCATACCTGGCGCAGCTGGCTTGATTGGTGGTGCAATTCCAGGCGGGCTAACATCCGCAGCCGCGGCCGTGAATCAACTCACAGGATCAGCAGGTTCAATTGCTGCTTCTGCGGTGGGCACAATTAGCAAAGCCATGGGGTCATTGCCTGTTACTAACGGCATTGATGTTGCAAATTTTGCCAAGGCTGAAACTGCCCTGGGATCAATTGGCAGCATGACTACATCACAAGTGACTGGCGTGTTGGCCCAGGCCAAAAATCTAGTGGGGCAAGCCACAGATGTCATGACCAACTCCAAGGGCCTGGGATCGTTTGGGCTTGATGCCAAGCAACTGGAAACTGCTGGCATTCTCAAACCTGGAGTCAGCAACTTGATTGAATCGGGCGCCAGCACTCTTACATCGGCATTAAAGAGCCCCTTGGCTTTTACAGGAAAAGATGGAATCAGCAGCGTGGGGGATTTGCTGGGCAGTTCATCTGCGCAAAGCAAGATTCAACAAGACCTTATGAGTTCTGGGGTAGCAGCATTGGGCGCGGCAGGAATTCCTACTGATGCATTAAACGCCCAGGGACTAGCAGGCATGGCGCTAAACGCCGCAAAAAGCATTCCTGGTGCCGAAGCCCTGGCCAAAGGATTATCACTTCCCGGTGACGCAACTGGCGCACTCAAAGCAGCCATGGAAACCAACATTCGAGATGGTGCATTTGCTGTGAATTTAGCAGACTCCTTGCCCGGCGCATTTAAAGAAACCGTCAAGGCGTTGCCCAGTTTGGGTACGGTGGACCGAGCCACACTGAATGCAGCTACAGATCGAATCTTGGGCAGTGCAAAAATTCCCAAACCCAGTTTTGGACCACCTGAGTCAGTGGTCAATGCATTTGCTGCAATCAATCCAGCTGGTCTCAAAGATGCCGCCGGCAATTTACCAGCCGCTGGAGATTTGTTAAAAAAGGTAACCGGTGCTGTTGGTGGATTAACTGGTGCATTGTCAGGCGCTGTTGGTGGATTAACTGGTGCATTGTCAGGTGCTGTTGGTGGATTAACCGGTGCATTGTCGGGCGCGGTTGGTGGATTAACCGGTGCATTGTCGGGCGCGGTTGGTGCAGTGTCGGGTCTAGCAGGCAAAGCCGCTGGAGTACTAGGTGGCGCCAATCCACTCAAAGCCCTAGATGGAGCATTGGCGTCTGCCGGGTCTGCAGCAACGGCTGCATCATCAGTGCTCAGCAAGCTCACAAGTTCACTGCCTAAAGTTTAATAAATATCAGCATGGCACAGACACAGACTTTTATTGGGTTTAACACTCAACAGCAGTATAAAAAATTTACCTTGACTGGCTTTGAACTGATCAAGCGCGATCTCCTGAACGCATTCAACATTCGTCAAGGACAATTGCCAGGTCGACCTGGCTATGGCACTGTGTTGTGGGATTACTTGTTTGAGAATCAAGTTGAAGCACTACAGACCAGCATCACTCAAGAAGTACAGCGTGTGGCCGGTGGTGACCCCAGGATCTACATTGCAGACGTGCAAGTGTCGCCCGAGCTAAATGGATTCATGATTGAACTAGAACTACAAATTGTAGGGTCTACCACAGCTCAACGCCTGTCTATATTTTTTGACCTAGAACAACGCAACGCCACTTACGTATAACTACGCCGTTTTTGTGCAACCATAAATAAAGCACAAGGCTTAGAGAAATACAACCATGGCAATTACCACTAGACAAACAGCTATTTTTGGAGTTGAAGACTGGAAACAGATCTATCAAACATATCGAGAAGCTGATTTTCAAAGTTACGATTTTGAAACTCTACGCAAGAGTTTTGTAGATTACTTGCGTCTGTACTATCCCGAGACCTTCAACGACTACATTGAGTCCAGTGAATTTATTGCTCTCTTGGATGTTATTGCATTCATGGGGCAAAGTCTTGCGTTCCGCACAGATCTAAACACTCGCGAAAATTACATGGACACCGCTGAACGTCGAGATTCAGTTGTGCGCCTGGCCAACTTGGTTAGCTATACTCCCAAAAGAAATACCGCTGCCCAGGGCATGCTCAAGGTTTTTTCAGTTAGCACAACTGAAAACGTGGTAGACTACAACGGTGTAAATCTCAGCAACGTCACAGTGGACTGGGCTGATCCTACAAATCCAGACTGGCAAGAGCAGTTTGCTGCCATCATCAATGCCAGCCTTGTAGATACTCAACGTGTGGGCCGTCCAGGGAACCGACAAACCATTTTGGGTGTGCGCAGCGACGAATATTCTATCAATTTGGTTCCAGGATATCTACCAGTGATTCCCTACACTGCCACAGTAGACGGACTTAACATGCCGTTTGAAGCAGTCACTTGTACATCAGTTGGCGAAGATTATCTTTACGAGCCACCGCCACAGTCCAATGTGCCCTTTAACATGATATTTCGTAATGATCAATTGGGTTTTCAAAGTGCCAACACTGGTTATTTTTTCATGTTCAAACAAGGCACCTTGATCAACCAAGACTTTAATCTCGCAGAACGTATTTCTAATCGCACTGTCAACATCAACGTTGACGGTGTCAACAACGAAGACCGTTGGCTGTTTCAATTGGACACAGTGGGCACAGTCAGCCGAGAATGGGCCTATGTTGAAAACATCTACTCAGCTGCGGCCGAACAAGTCGCCACAAGTCTGCGCCCAATTTACACAGTGACCAGCCGGGCCAACGATCAAATCACACTGGTGTTTGGCGATGGTGTATTTTCAGAAATTCCTGTGGGCACATTCCGTGCCTATGTTCGTGCATCAAACGGGTTGCAATACATCATCAATCCTGAAGAGATGCAAAGTGTTACACTGCCAATCACCTATAGATCTCGTACTGGCAACACTGAAACCATCACATTCACCTGTGGCATCACTCAACCAGTGAGCAACAGCCAAGCACGTGAGCCCATTGAAGAAATCAAACAACGTGCGCCAGCTCGTTACTATACTCAGAACCGCATGGTCAATGGTGAAGACTACAATCTGTTTCCTTACACACAATACAACAGCATTGTTAAGAGCAAGGCCTTGAATCGTGCCAGCATTGGTACCAGTCGTTATCTAGACCTTGTGGACAACACTGGCAAGTATTCAAGCACCAACAGTTTTGGCAGCGATGGTGCTATTTGGCAACAGTTGATCTTGCCCACAATATTGTTTTCTTGGATCAATCGCAATGACATTGCAGACGTAATTACCAACCAGTTACAGCCAGCCATTCTTGGCCCAACCATGCTGCAATTCTACTATGATCAATTTCCACGACAAGATATCAACACCGGCAGCACACTGGGAACTACTTGGCAACAAAGCACCACACTGGCCAATGAAACCACTGGCTATTTTAAAAACGCCAGTGGTACACCAATTCCAGTTGGATCTAGCCTGTTCCCCACTGACCCATTGTATTTTGTCAACGTTGGAGCCTTGATCAAATTCACTGCCCCAACTGGATATTATTTTGACAGCAACAATCGATTGGTACAAGGCACACCCACACGAGCCGACGAGCGCCTGGAGGTCTGGGCCAGTCCCATAAGCATCACTGGTGAGGGAGACAACGGCGGCGTTGGCAATCTTACCAATGGTTCTGGACCTGTGGCCTTGAACAATTTTGTGCCCACTGGTGCTGTTGTAGACAGTATTATTCCATTGTTCATAACTGATCTTCCGCTGTCACTAGAACAGGCCATGACCGAACAAATTGTGTTGTATCGTAATTTTGGACTGGGCTATGACAACGATGGCACAATCACAGGCACACCTTATACCTGGTACTTGATTACCAGTACCAATCTTGATGCCGACGCAGACTTCAGTCTTGACAACGCAGGCAGCACTGCTGGTACCAATCAAGATGCATCATGGTTGATTCAGTTTGTGGTGCAAAATCAAAACTACACCATCACTTTTCGTGGCCTGGCCTATTACTTTGGTTCAGTACTACAGACGCGATTTTTCTACTACGACGGACAAAAAGTCTATGACAGCCGTACTGGCACCGTGATCAAAGACTTTATCAACGTGTTGGCCGTGAACACCTTGCCCAACTCAACTGATCATTTGCCTGGTGATGTGTATGCCACCATTATTGGTCAACCAGTTGAAAGTGATGGCTACGTGGATGATTTCCAGGTCCTGGTCAGTTATCGGGACAGTGACGATGACGGAGTTCCTGACAACCCTGACTTTTTCAGTGAAATTGTGGGAGCCATACCTGAAACACCAACTGCAAGTTCGCCCTGGGTATTCTTGCAACAAACAGTGGACTTTGATAACCTACAACGTTATCTACTGGTTGAGCCAGGGCGAGTCAATGCTGACTACGCCACGTATGACGACATTGAATTGGTCAAGAACGAGTGGAGTCCAGGACAGATTTTTTATGCCTACAGTGCCGGCACATTCTGGTTGTTGAGTCTTAGCACCGCAGGCGTTCGCGATCTAGTTCAACAATCTGGATGGATTGCTAGAAATGGCCGTTCGGCCTTGTACTATCAATATCGACACAATGCACCCTTGGTAAATCGCATTGATCCAGGCACCACCAACATCATTGACCTTTATGTTGTGACATTGGCCTATTACACTGCATATCAAAACTGGATCAAAGATACCACCGACACTGTTCCCGAACCATCGCAGCCCACAATTGATGAACTAAGCACAGCCTATCAAGGCCTGCAGGATTACAAAATGCTGAGTGACAATATTGTGTTGAATTCTGTAACTTTCAAACCACTGTTTGGTGTCAAGGCAGCACCAGAACTTCGCGCTACTATAAAAGTCATACGTGCTCAAAACAGCACAGCCAGCACCAGTGAGATCAAGAGCTCGGTTGTAGCGGCCATGAATGATTATTTTTCTATTGACAAATGGAATTTTGGAGACACATTCTATTTTTCAGAACTAGCAGCATTCTTGCATAGAACACTGGGAACCATCATATCATCTGTGGTCTTGGTACCGTTAAATACACAAAAGAGTTTTGGTGATTTGTATGAAATACGCAGCCAGCCCAATGAAATTTTTGCAAACGCTGCAACCATTGCCAACATTGACGTGATAGAAGCATTGACTAGTACCAACCTACGTACTGCCCCTGGTAGCGGAGTAATTTAATGGCCAGCACTGTTCGTTCTGTAGATTTTCTACCAGAGATTTTTCAAACTGATGCCAACAAGCAATTCTTGGCAGCCACACTGGATCAGTTGATTCAAGAGCCCAAGTTCAAAAAGACTCAGGGCTTCATTGGCCGCACCGTGGGCCCAGGTGTAAACCCCAATGACAAATATGTAGTTGAACTTGACAAAACACGAGCTGACTACCAACTTGAAGTTGGTGTTGTGAGTCTCAAGCCTGACACCGACGATATTCAGACAGTGATCACGTATCCAGGCATCAATGACGCTGTGGCACAGCAAGGTGGTATTACCACACGGCCAGATCGTTTGTATTCAAGTGAATTTTATTCTTGGGATCCGTTTGTTGACTTTGATACATTTATCAACTTTTCACAGTACTACTGGCTGCCCACTGGCCCTGACGCAGTAGATGTAGCTGCCACCGGTGTGCCAGCCAGTGATAATTTTGTTGTGACTCGTGAAAACGGTGCGTACACATTTTCAGGCCTTGCCGGTGAGAACCCCACTATTGAATTGTTACGCAACGGCAATTACACATTTCAAGTTGCACAAAACAACAAAGAAACTGTCAACTATCGTGTACGAAATTCAGGCAACAGCAGCTATACCATTAATTATGAAGCCAATCCTGCACTGACCTTGGCTCGTGGTAACACCTATGTTTTCAATCTAAACCTTACTGGTGATTATCCCTTTTGGATCAAAACTGAACCATCAACCGGCCTGGGTGACATCTACAGCTCTGGAGTCAGTCGCAATGGCGCAGTAACAGGATTGATCACATTTGTGGTGCCACAGGATGCGCCAGATACCTTGTACTATTCGGCACAGACACAGAGCAACATGAATGGTGTACTCAACATCGTTGATGGTGTGCCTGGCACAGGACCTGGTTTTTGGATTCAGTCAGCACCTGGTGTAAGCGGACAATTACCTGCTACTCCCAACATAAGCAGTCGTGAAGTTTTGGGAGTGATCAACAACGGTGAAGATCTTGGTACTGTGACATTCAATGTGCCTAGTAAAACTGCCCAGGAATTTTATTACAATCTGACCAACATTGGTGTGGTCAACCTGATCACTGATCTTCAATTTGATCAAATCAACAACCAGCCAATTGCATCGTTTATTGCTCAATACGGCGGCATTGACGGAGTAACCAACCTCAATGGTCGTACTCTGATATTCGACAACTACAATCCAAACATCACTGATGCTGAAACCACTGGGTGGCAACGCACCACATTGTATGATCCCTTGATTGAATCATCGGCCAACAATGGGTTACCTGGCAGCTTTGACAGTATTCCTTATGATCAGGTGACAGATATCCCGCCAGAAGATCGTTATCAAATCTGGCAAATTACCTACAGCAACATTGGTGGCGAGCTATACCTTGAACTCAATAAGATTACTGACATTGCGCCCTTGGAAAAGTTTAACATCAACTATGGTAATGTCTACAGCAGTACTCAGTGGTACAAGGACAATGACGGACTGATCAAACAGATTCCTGCATTGACTGCCATTCAAGATACAGTGTATTATCAAGACGGCACAGACCCGTCTATTTTTGGTCGCATCAAACTGCTGGATCAAACACAGCAGTCCACCTTGTTTGTTGACGAAATCATTGGCAAGAAAAATTACACCGCAGCCAATGGTGTGGTGTTTACCAACGGTCTTAAAATTATATTTCGTGGTGATGTGGAACCAGCCACGTATCTCAATACTGAATACTATGTGTCTGGAGTTGGCACAGCAATTGAATTATTGCCAGTTTCTAATTTTATCACTCCTGAAACCTATGTGCCTGAAACCAACGACTCAGGCCTGCCCATTCCCGAAGATCTAGATTACTTGACCATTGATCGAAGTGCGCAGAATCTCAATGCCTGGAGCCGCAGCAATCGTTGGTTCCACGTTGATGTGATCAGCGCCACCTCTAGATACAATAACACCACAACAGTGCTGGACAACAACTATCGTGCCAAGCGCCCAATTATTCAGTTCCGTCCAGACATTCGTTTGTGGAACATGGGCACACAGGGCAAGCAACCAATTGATGCAATTGACTTTGAAGAAACTGATGCACTGTCAAATGTAAACGGACAACCCAGTTACACAGTCAACGGATATAGTTTGGTTCAGGGTTCTCGAGTGATTTTTGCAGCTGACGAAGACGCTGATGTCCGTAACAAAATCTATGTGGTGAATTTTATTTCGCCAGATTCAGCGTTGCCGCTGCCCGCTCCACTGACCGCACAACCCTACATCAATTTGGTACCAGCCAGTGACGGCGAAGTCTTGCTTGATCAATCAGTGGTGTGTTTGTACGGTACAAACACCACTGGAATAACCTTTTGGTTTGACGGTACTGAATGGACTCAAGCACAACAAAAAACTGGAGTACAACAAGCACCATTGTTTGATGTGTACGATCCTGATGGCATCAGTTTTGGTAACACTACCAAATATCAATCCACTACCTTTGCCGGCAGCAAGTTGTTCAGTTACGCTGTGGGAGATACCAATATACTGGACCCAGTGCTGCAATTCCCATTGCAGTACCTCAACATCAACAACGTTGGTGACATTGTATTCCAAAACAATTTATACAAAGACACATTCTTGTATGTGCAAGACAATGTCAGCGTTACATCAGACATCAGCTCAGGATCAGTTCGTGAATATATTGATAGATTGACATATCAGTTGTTGATTGGCTGGCAAACTGCGGTATCACCTACCACAATGCGTCAGCAGTTTAAATTCACCTATACCACTGCAACTCTCAAGCTAGATGTCAAAGTAGTAGATGACAACACAGTGCCGCCAATACAGCTTTATGTTGGCAGCAAATTTCAAGAGCCCAGTGTCTATACCTACACCACCACGGACAACAGCACCACAATTACTCTGTTGAATACCTATGTGATTGGTGATGTGATTGAAGTTGCGGTGCTTAGTGATCAAGTCAGTCAAGTGGCATTTTATCAACCGCCATTTAACCTGGAAAAAAATCCACTCAATGGCAACAGCGATGCCTTCACACTGGGCACAATTCGAACTCATTATGAAAGTATTTGTGAAAACTTGCTGACCTTGAATGGTGCAATCAATGGTCCAAACAATTCGCGAGATCTAGGCAACTTGGTGCCATATGGACAGATTATTCTGCAACAGAGTGCGCCGGTTACCATGGCTGGATACTTTCTGAGATCAGACAAGTACAATATATTTGGCGCCTTGCAATACAACAGCCGTGAGTACACCAAATTCAAAGCCTTGATGCTGGATGCAGTGACTCGTCAGACCATTAATTTCCAAACACCCAGTGAGATTCTCAACACAGCAATACAAGACATCACTGTTGGACGAGTTGAAACACAACCATTTTACTGGAGCGACATGCTGCCCCAGGGTGCTGTGTACACCAGCACCACATACACTGTGACCGTGATCAGCACCAGCACATTTGACACTGTGCAAGTGTATGACTACACTTCAGCCAATTATCTTGGATTGTTGGTTTACTTGAATAATCGATTGCTGGTGCGTGGGGTAGACTATGTGGTAGCAACTGATGGCCCACGGTTTACAATTCTAGTACCCTTGGCCGTGGGCGACGTGGTGTTGGTTGATGAGTACGCATCCACAGCCGGCAACTTTGTTCCCAATACTCCCACTAAACTGGGATTGTACCCTGCCTGGCAACCAGCCGTGATTCAGCAACGTTCAAGCAAAGGATACATCACAGGTATTCTAGGCCACGACGGCAGCTTTACACCGGCGTTTGAAGACATTCGTGATCAAGTGTTGCTGGAGTTTGAAACCCGTATCTATAACAATTTAAAGCTGGATGGTAATCCAGTTCCAATGACAATTTACGATGTGTTGCCTGGACAGTTTCGCGACACCGGATATACCTATGCTGAAATAAACAATATTTTTGCCGGCGATTTCATGAGCTATGTGGCCTGGAACAAACTGGATTACAAAACGCAAGCATATAATTCCACCAATTCGTTTACCTACAACTACAGTGGCAGTCAAAACAAACTTGACAACGAAAATTTGCTGGGCGCCTGGCGCGGCATCTATCGTTATTTCTATGATACTGAACAACCTCAGCTAACTCCCTGGGAAATGTTGGGCTTATCTATCAAGCCCACCTGGTGGGAGTCCACATATGGTGCGGCACCGTACACTCAAGACAACTTGGTGTTATGGGATGACCTAGAAGCCGGCTATGTTCGAGATCCAATAACTCCTTACTACAAACCAGAATTTGCTAGACCAGGATTGACCAGAGTCATTCCCACTGGCACTGAAGGTGACTTGTTGAGTCCGTTTGAGTCTGTGGTTGGCAATTACAATGCCATCACATTCCAAAAATCCTGGGCCCTAGGCGATGGTTCTCCTGTGGAAGCTTCATGGTGGAACAGTTCCAGCTATCCATTCTCGGTCATGCATGTGCTGGCAGTCACACGCCCAGCCAAGTTCTTCTCACTGTTTGCTGATCGAGATCTGTACCGTTACAACACTGACTATCAGCAATATCTTTACAACAATCGATATCGCTTGGATGCCAATGGCATTGAGGTATATGGCAACGGCGTCAGCAAGGCCAGTTTCGTTGACTGGATTGTGGATTACAATCGTCAAACTGGAGTGGATTCCACAGATGATCTCACTGCGGATCTCAAATTTTTGGATGTGAGATTGTGCTATCGCATGGCCAGTTTTTCAGACAAACAGTACATCAAACTGTACACAGAAAAGTCCAGCCCCAACAGCACCAACACTGCATTGCAAATACCCGATGAAAGTTATGATCTGTTGTTGTACAAAAATCAACCATTTGATCGAATCAATTACAGCGCAGTTGTGGTACAACAAACACCTGGTGGTTATGCAGTGTTTGGTTACAGTACTGTTAGCCCGTACTTTGAAATTGTGCAGAGCAAGGCCACTGGCCAGTTGCAGACCATCTCAGCTGGCGGAGTCAGCGTTCAAGTTCCAACTCTTTACACCGACACCGTGGTGCAAGTGCCGTATGGATTTGTATTCCCCAATCAGTCCGGTGTAGTTGATTTCTTGTTGTGCTATGGTCGATTGATGCAAAGTCAGGGCCTGACATTTACTAACTATGCCAATGGATATCTCTTGGACTGGCAACAAATGTCTCGTGAATTCCTGTACTGGAGCACACAAGGCTGGGAAGACAATGCCTTGATCAATCTCAACCCCTTGGCCAACAAATTGTCAGTCACTAGCCCAGGCTTAATTGTGGACAGCATACGAGTTCAAACCACTGATGATATTTTACTGGATCAGAATCGTCGTCAACTGGACACACGCAGTCTAAACATTGTTCGACTGGATAACACATTCACTGCCGAACCACTGACTGGGCAAACTCTCAGTTATATTGACCTGAGTTTTACCACTTACGAGCACATGATTGTGCTTAGAAATCAAAGTGTTTTTGGCGACTTGATGTATGACCCAGTGACCGGGGCTAGACAGAATCGTCTCAACCTTGTGGCAGTTACCACCACGGATTGGAACGGAACTGTCAACGCTCAAGGCTTTATTCTCAACCAAGACAACGTAGAAGAGTGGACTGGCCTGCGCACCTACAGCAAAGGTGAAATTGTCAAGTACAAGAATGTGTACTGGTCAGCCTTGACCATTGTTCAGCCCAGTACTGCATTTGACTTCAACGACTGGGTGCAAAGTGATTACACTCAAATTGAACTGGGATTGTTGCCCAACTTGAGTAACAAAGCCAATCAATTGGCCAACAGTTACAACACCAATGCGGCCAACATTGAGTCTGACAATGATTTGCTGAGCTACGGTCTAATTGGATTCCGACCACGTCAGTACATGGCAGCACTCAATCTTGATGATGTGAGTCAAATCAATATCTATCAACAGTTCCTGGGCAGCAAAGGAACTCAGCTCAGTGCTGAGTTGTTTGCTCGAGCCAACCTGGGCAAAGAAACTGGTGATTATGACATTTATGAAAACTGGGCAGTGCAACGTGCAGTGTACGGCGCCAACGCCAACCGCAGCTTTTTTGAATTGCGATTGAATCGAGCCTTGTTGGATTCAAACCCAAGCCTGGTTCAAGTCACATACCCACAAGAACCCAGTCAAGCTGATCAACAGATATTCTTAAATGATGTTTGGCGTCAGAGTTATCGCTTGACATCGCCTGATATCTTGCCAACTACAACAGTTTTGCCAACTGACATTGGGCTTCCCACTGCTGGATATGTCAATATTGATGATGCAGACATCACAGTGTTTAGCATCAACGATCCAGCCGATCTCAGTGCCAACCTTGACAGTATACAAGTGGGCACCAGTATTTGGGTAGCCAAGATCAACGAATACGACTGGAATATCTATCGTGCTGACAATGTGCCCGGGCAAATTCAGCATGTTTGCGATAATTTAAACGGCACAAGCCGAGTGATATTTTCCACAGCACATGGTTTAGTTGACGGCGACTATTTGATCATCAAGTATTTTGACACCGAAGTTGACGGCGTGTATCGAGTGCTTGGTGTGCCCAACATCAACACTGTGAACATTGCGTTTACTTTTACTGCTCCACGAGTGCAAGCAGATGCAATTGGTATTGGATATACCCTGCAGACCATGCGAGTAAGCCAGGCCAGCGATGTTGATAATTTGCCTTATGCTTTGAGAATCTTGCCTGGGGCAAGAGTCTGGGTGGACAATGATGGTGCTGGCCGTTGGGAAGTCTTAGAAAAACAAGATGTATTTTCAACTGTGGTAGGCCTCAGCCCAGTGCTGTTTGATGCCACGGAAAGATATGGTTACAGTGTAACACAAGCAGTGAATCGATTGGCTGCCCTGGTGGGTAGTCCACGATATGGATTCAACTTGTCTGCCAATCCCAAAGGTGGCGTGTACGTTTATGTCAAGAACTACAGTGATCAGTACACACCAGTAAGTCCCTTGGTTGCCGGCGACGCAATTCTTACTCTAGGCGCCACTGGTGTGCGTGGCTACGGCAATGCTGTGGACTTTGGCAATCAGACCTGGGCCGTGGCCGGAGCCAGCGCCAGTCTTGGCCCCAGTAGTCAAACCAACAACGGATATGCCTGTGTGATTTATCGCAATCCTGTGTTGGGTCAGCCAGGAGTTATTCCTTATGCACAATGGCAATTGCTGACTCAGCCAGGTACTACCACAAGCACCACTCCGGGTGCTGGCGAGTTTGGTTACAGTGTGACCATGAGTCTTGATGAACGCTGGATGTACATTGGCGCACCAGGTCTAAATCTAGTGCATGCCTATGGTCGTGTGGATTGGCAAAACCAGGTTTTGCAATCAATCAGTGACGGCAGCACTGTCAGTTATGATATTTCTGATGTGATACAAATTGATCAAGCCACACAGCTACGTGTGTTGGTTGATGGTCGAGTGTTGACTCTGGGAGTTGACTACACAGTGAGTGGTGATTTTTCCACAGTGTTGCTGACCACATCGGCAGACCCTGCCGATGTAGTTGAAATACAAAGAAATTATATAGCAGTACTGCCAACCAATGGATCAACAGTGACATTTGATCTTGGCGACTATTTCTTTACGGCCAATAACATTTATTCATTCAGCGTCACAGTCAATGATGCACTGTTGCGCCCCAATATTGACTATACTTTTAACATAGCCACACAAGTAGTGACTTTTCAAGCCACGTATCTGTCAACTGACATTGTGATTGTTACAGCAGAAAGCTATTTCAATTACGTCAACAGTGTGACAGTGGCTGGGCTTGCAGCTGATGCAAGATTTGGTCACAGCGTGTCTACCAGCACCGACGGCCGACAAGTCATAGTTGGTACTCCGTATGTCACTGTTGATGGCGAAACTCAAGCCGGCGCAGTGTATGTGTTTGATCGCAACGTCCAACGTTTCACTGTGACCAATGCCAACGACAACACCTACACAGTGCTGGGTGCAACTACTCAGCCAGTGGCAGTGATACTCAATAATCAATTTTTGCTGAATGAGGATGATGCAATTGCAGGCGCAGATGGCACATTTGCCATTGCAGGCTCCACAGTGACCATTAACGCAACGCTGTCAGTTGGCGATATCATTGAAATTGAAACCAATCAATTTGTGCGGCAACAGAGCATTGTGCAAAATACTGTGGCTGATTTTTCCAACTATGGCACATCAGTTGACCTTTGCTTGTTCAATTGCAGCTTGTACAGCGGTGCACCACAGAGCAGTGCGCAAATTTTCAAAGGTGGCATTGTTGAACGCAATGTAAATCAAGCCCGTGTGTACGGCACCATCACGGCCACAGTGGCCAATCCTGTGCTCACAGTGGGCAACACCTTGCGAATCAACAATCAAGATGTGCTGATTCCAGCTGCATCAGGATCCACGACCAGTCTACAAGGTCTAGCCAACAACATCAACAGCCAGGTAATCAATGTCACAGCCGCTGTGAGTTCAACCGGTTTCTTGACCATAAGTGTCAAAAACAGCGGTGCCGCTGCACCTGGAAATCGTTTGCAAGTTGCTCCAGGATCTGTGGGCACTGCCTACAGTGACCTTGGGTTTGAATGCTTTGTGTGGACACAAAATATACAAAGTCCCTACCCAACTGAAATGGCACAGTTTGGACAGAGCATTAGTATCAATGACACTGCGGACGCCCTGGTAGTTGGAGCTCCAGCGGCATCCTTGTACCTTGAAATGTTGTTTGACGATGGCACCACAATATTTGATGGTAATTCCACTATATTCTTTACCTTGATTGCTCAGTGTGGTGCGGTGTACACATACGATTATCTGCCCAGCAGCACAGATTCTGTGGCCAATCCTGGCATGTTTGTGTTTGGATCTCAAATTGGCAACAGCGATTTAACATCTCTTGCACAATACGGCTTTGCAGTCAACTACACTTCGGGTGTATTGATGACTGGTGCCCCTGGGTGGGATGCCGAAGACAGCAGTGACTCTGATTACGGCTCAGTGTGGGTGTATGAAAACCCAGACCGTAGTCCAGCCTGGGTGCCAATCCATGTTCAACAACCAGTGGTTGATATCCGTTTGCTCAACTCGGTGTTCTTGTATGACCGTGTCACATCGTCTACAACCGAATTCTTGGATTTCTTTGATCCCATACAAGGCAAGATTCTTGGCGCCGCCCAACAAAACATTGATTATACCGGCGCAGTTGACCCAGCCAGTTACAACATTGGACCTGTGAATGTTCGAGGCACAACTTGGGGTATTGAACACGTCAATGACATTTGGTGGGATATTGGTCAATGTCGGTTTATTGATCCCAACCAGGATAACATTGTGTATGCGAGTCGGCGGTGGGGGCAGTTGTTCCCTGACAGTTCAGTTGACATCTATCAATGGATCAAGAGCGAAGTTTCGCCTGCTGACTATGCTGGTCCAGGAACTCCGCGAGACATTGACAGCTACAGTATCAATACTCGATTAAATCGTGATGGAGTATTCAAAACTGAATATTACTTCTGGGTCAAGGGAATTACCACAGTGGCCAACTTGAGCAACAAAACGCTCAGTGTTTCCACTATTGCTCAGTACATTGAGAATCCCAGAGCCAGTGGTATTGCCTACATGGCTCCAATCAATGCCAGCACCATTGCACTGTACAACTGTGGTGATTTGATTGCAGCCGAAGACACTGTGATTCATGTTGAGTTTGATCGAGAACTCAACAATGACAATGTTCACGTTGAGTACGAATTGATTGCTCAGGATCGTGCTGATGCATTCCTCAGCACCAGCTTGTATCGAAAACTGCAAGACAGTTTTTGTGGTGTTGACACGTTTGGTAATCTAGTACCAGATCCAAATCTAAGCATTGCTGAACGGTACGGAGTTCAATTCCGTCCGCGCCAGAGCATGTTTGTGGATCGTTTTGAGGCACTAAAAAACTATCTTACCAGAGCCAATTCAGTCATGGTTCGATACCCCCTCAGCGAAAATGCCACATTCAATCTACTAAACAGCAGTGAGCCAATTCCACCATCAATTGAAGTGATCAATGGGGTCACAATTACCAATTGGAATGCGCAGGTACCAAATCTTGAAGTGCTGGGGTTCCAAAATATCTACACGGTTGCTCTAGGTTACAAGTATCTGGTGATCAGTGATAGCGATAATCGTGGATTGTGGACCATTTACACTGTGCAAAACAGCCAAACAGAGGCTGGGGTACGGGTGCTAACACTCACACGAGTACAAGGATACAATACCCCAGACTACTGGTCCTACGTCAACTGGTATTTGCCAGGCTACAATCCCAGTACCAAGGCCGTGGCCGAGGTAGCCACTTACTCTGCTTTGTTCACCATCAGTGTGTCAGTTGGCAGCAGTGTTAGAGTCACTGCCAACGCACAAGGCAAGTGGGAAATTTATATCAAAACAGTGACTGGCTGGGATCGCGTGGGTCTACAAGACGGCACCATTGAGTTTTCGGCTGAATTGTACGACTATGCCCTGGGACGATTTGGATTCGACGTTGAAGTATTTGATGCACAGTATTTTGATCAGGAACCTGTAGTTGAAACTCGCAAGATTATTCAAGCCATCAATGAAGAGTTATTTGTTGGCGATTTAGCAATTGAACGAAACCGTGCGCTGATACTGATGTTCAACTTTGTGTTGAGCGAATTCTCTGCACCAGAATGGCTGGTCAAAACTTCATTGATCGATGTTGACCATAGAATCCGTGCCTTGATTCCATATCAAAACTATGTTCGAGACAACCAAGAATTTGTGCTTGACTACATTCAAGAAGTCAAACCATACCATGTGCAGATACGAGAATTCAACTTGAACTACAATGGCCAAGATGTGTTTGGTGGCGATTTAACTGACTTTGATGTACCAGCATACTACAACACTGATTTAACTGTGCCGCAATTTACCAGCCCAGTGCTGTTGCCATATAATCACGGCACAGCCCAGGTCAGCAACTATCTCAGTGATGTTCCTGCTTCCAGCACTGTGTGGACCAACTGGCCCTGGAGTCAATGGTACAACAATTATCTGTTGTCTCTAGAAGGCATAACCGTGGTCGAGGCCGGCACCGGCTATTTTGAATTGCCACAGATCATCATTCAAGGCGATGCCATTGAGCAGGCCGAAGCAGTTGCAGTAACTGACAGTCTGGGTCGCATTGTTGCTATCAATGTCATAAATCCTGGATCAGGTTATCAAGAAACCCCCACAGTTGTGTTTGATGGTGGCAACGGGACTGGAGCCCGTGCCTATGCTGTGATGAGCAATGACATGGTGCGCAGTTTCCGCACAGTGATCAGGTATGACCGTTATCAATATGTTCCCACAGTGACTCTTTGGAGCACCGATGGCACATATGAAAATGGTATGTTGGTCCGATATGACAATCGTGTGTGGCGAGCAGAAAACGCCGACGGCAGCAGTGCAGTGGTTGGGCCCACGTTTGATCTTGAAAACTGGCAACTGGTTCCGGCCAGTGAGTTGTCTGGTGTTGACCGTACCATGGGCTTTTACGTGCCAGGCATCAATGAGCCAGGCCTAGACTTGCCACTGTTGATTGATGGAATTAACTATCCTGGAGTACAAGTCTGGGGCGATTATTTCCTAGGAACAACCACAGTTGATGCCACATATGAGAGCGAATTTACCAACACACTGCTTGGCGATCGCTTTAGTGACATCAATGTTGTTGGCGGCCAATTCGTTGGTGTCTATGAAGGACATGCCCCTGAAGAGTTAGTCAACGGTGCTGAATTTGACACCTTGGATATTCGGGTGTTTACTCGTCCAGGGTCAGATTGGTCGTTGCTTGACAGTGTAGTTGGCGCTGACGGCCATGGATTCCAAGTTGGAACACGTCGATATGTGTATGATCTTGCCATTACTGACACCTATAGCTGGGCTGGAATTGTAGAACATCCGATTGAGGTTCTTGTGGCAAATCAGACCACTGGACAAGATCTAAACAAAACAATTAACTACGTTGTGGATTGGGTTGCCCAAACCATAACAATTGTAAGTGGAGTCAGCAACGGGCAAACCATCAACATCACAGTGTATGAACTTGGTGGCGGCAGCCAATTATACCGTGCCAATTATACCGGTGCAGACATTGGTAGAACATTGATTGTTCCAGTGGACACTGCACAAATTGCAGAAATTGCACTGTTTGTAGATGGTGTACCAGTGACTGACAACGTCTCATGGCTTCCTTGGATTGAATCAGTGACCTGGAACGACTTGACGGATTATGCCAAACAGACCATTGTAAAATCCAACAGTGTTTATTATCGTGCATTGCAATATGTGCCAGTTGGTGTGACTATTAGCAATACGGCCTATTGGTTGTCATTTGTGCCTACCCTGGCAAGCATTGTTGATCTTGGGTTTACACCAGTTGCCACTCAAGGCATTGCCTTGGTAGTCATGGGTGGCACCCTAGTTGATCCTGATCCCAATGCCACTGAGCCATATGATTCAACTAACTTTTCAAACGGCATTGTAAACTTTGCCCCTGGCAGTTTTGATTACAGTGAATCAGAGTTTGTGTACTATAGTTGGAGTACACCACTCACACAGGTTGCAGTGGCGGATGCCACAATTGTTGCCAATCGTATCATTACCTTGACAAATAGTCTGCAAGGGACCAATCCAGCCAACTTGATAGTAACTCGCAATGGAACAAGACTACGCCCGGCCGAGGGTATTGAGTGGATTGGGGACGACACTTCGGTCAGTTTTGGACTGCCCCAACGTGGAGCCTATAGCCAAAGCCTTATCAATGCGCCAACTGATATCCAAGTCTGGCTTGACAACATACTACAGGTTCAAAGTGTGGGCTCAGTCACTGGTGATTACAGTGTAACACCATGGACTGGCAGCAATACTCCAGGCCGCCAAGTGGTGTTTGTTCAACCACCACCATCAGGTTCACGCATTTTGATATCAGTCAACACCTTGGCAGATTACGACCTGGCTGGCAATCTCTTAGAGATTATTCCGCAGCCAAATCTAGGCGATGTGTACGCAATCACCACCTGGAACGACACTGCACAACAAAATATTTTGACCTTGGTGTTCCAAGGGCCAATAACCACTGGTGGTATACTTGACGAACCCTTTGATTCAACCCCGTATGACCTGGCAGATGCAGATCTTTCATCGCTTGATTTACCTGGTTCGTATGATTACTCAATTGGTACAGTGATTCCCAGCAATGATTTTTGGTTGCAACGTGCTGACGTCACAGCCAGTCGCTTGTGGGTAACACTTGACGGTGTGCGCTTGTTTGAAGGTGAGGATTTCACAGTTGATGGTGAATATCTAATACTTGCATCCGGACCCATTGGTTCTGCACAGGTGCTTGCTGTAACTGAGTTTACCAACAGTGTGGTTCCTGATGCCATTGGATTCCGTGTGTTCCAAGACATGCGTGGAGTACAAGCAGTATTTAGAATTACCAACGCTACTACAACTGTGTTGACTCAGAATCTTGCAGCCAATGCAGATGTTATCTATGTGGACAATGCCGCAGCCTTGGGTGAGCCTAATTTGCCCAATGGGGTGTTTGGGGTGATTACCATTGATGGCGAGCGTATCATGTATCGACATCGAGAGCTTGATAACAATACTCTGAGTGGGCTGTTGCGCGGCACAGCTGGCACAGCCGCAGCAGATCACATGTCTGGTACATCAGTATATGATATGAGTCGTAGTAATTTGTTGTCTGAACAGTACCAGGATTATGTCGTGAGCAACAGTGCCAATGACCTTGGTACCGAGGCCCCTGGCATCGTCGAAGGTTACACCTACACCATTACCACTCTGGGCACTACTGATTTTACCACTATTGGAGCACTGGTCAACACTGTGGGCACAACATTTGTGGCCACCAGTGCAGGGTCTGGCACAGGGCGAGCAATCATTGCCGGACAAACTGCTACCAAATTCATTGCTCCAAGTATAAATCCTGCATCGTTCAACGACAGTGCAATTGAAACCAACAGTATTGAAGTATATGTTGGCGGAGTAAGACAGTACGCTGTTGGCAACACAGCAGCAAAATCTCAATATCGATATTTTGTCACTGATTGGGATCCAGCTGCAATTGAATTTGTAGTAGATGATTCAGTTTATCCACCACTGGTTGCGCCAGCCGACGGCAGCGAAGTGTTGATTTTGGTGCGCCAGGGATCTTGGTGGTACAACGTTGCAACCGAAGCTGAACGCAACCAAGCTCTGCAAGAATCACAGTCTCCGCAGGCAAGGTTTTTTAGAGGTCAATAAACAAGGTAAATAAAGCACCATGTCAAACAGCAATTCTAAAACTCAACCACCTGCACAGCCAACCCAGCAGCCACGCAAGCCCAATGAAACCGGCACAATTTCGGTGCAGGCGCACATGCGCATTTATGATCCAAAAACACAGAAAACATTTGTGGAGGGACGAGCATGATTACTCCAGGACTGTGTAAAATTCAAGGATTTGTCAAGATTCACGACCCCGTGAGCGGTGACATCTTCTATGATGATCACAATGCTATTCACTACGAAAACATTTCAATTGCCATGGCGCAGACCTTGAGTAACCGGGACTTGGGATACATATATCAAATGGCATTTGGCAACGGTGGAAGTTCAGTGGACCCCACTGGAGTAATCACTTATTTGCCCCCTAATACCACAGGGCAAAATGCTGATTTATACAATCAAACCTATGCCAAGGTTGTTGATGACAATTCAGCAGCTGACACTGATCCAATCAACAACAAAATGACTGTGCTGCACACCGCAGGCAACTTTTATACAGATATTCTTGTTACTTGTTTGTTGGATTATGGCGAACCTCCGGAACAACAGGCGTTTGACAATTCAACCCAGTACAATGGTGAATATGTGTTTGATGAACTGGGCCTCAAGGTCTGGAACGGCGCAGCCGACAATTTGAGACTGATCACTCATGTGATTTTTCACCCTGTGCAAAAGAGCTTGAATCGACAGATTCAAATTGATTACACACTACGTATACAAACGTTGAGCAATATCAACGCTGTATAAATACGAGTTATATAGGAATAGGCAACTAACATGGCATATACAATTAACCTTACTGACGGTACCATTTTTGCTACCGTTGCTGACGGTACCGTTAATACATCAAGCAGCATGACGCTGGTGGGCAAAAACTACGCTGGCTACGGTGAATTTTTAGACGAAAACTTTATTCACTTGCTGGAGAACGGGTCAAACACCACAGCACCTCCCAGTCCACTGACTGGACAGTTGTGGTGGGACAAAACCAACACCTTGCTCAAGGTCTACAATGGTACCACATTTAAAACCATCAGTGCTGCCACTGCCAGTGCTACACAGCCGGCATCAAATGTAACCGGTGACTTGTGGTACGACACTGTGAATCAACAGGTCAAGGTCTACACCGGTACTGGATTTATTGTAGTTGGTCCTGCATTCAGCAGCTCACAAGGAACATCTGGCGCTATTCCTGAAACCATCAATGATTCAGGTGCTACACCACACTTTGTGACCACACTGTATGTCAACAACAGTCGAGTGGCCATTGTCAGCAAGGATGCTAACTTTACTCCAGCAGCGCCAATAAACACCACATTCCCCACAATTTACAATGGTATCACATTGTGGAATTCAGGATCGCCTGTGTTTGGCGGCGATGCCACCAACGCACAAACTTTAGGCGGTTTGGCCAGCAGTGATTTCATGAGAGCCACTGCCAATACATCTACAACTGGCACAGTCAGAGTGCTCAACAACACCGGATTGTTTGTGGGTGCATCCAATGTGTTCAACGTCAACACCACCTCAACAGATGCCAACATCAAGAGTGATATTTTAAATGGCAACTTAAACATTCAAGCCAATGTTGGCGGCACAACTTTCTTGGTTGCGCAAGCCTTGGGCAGCAATGGTACCTTTTCCATTGCCAACAGCGCCACCGTTGGCAACTTATTGACAGTTACCAGCACAATTTCTGGTGGTAACCTCAACACTGGCGGCGCTGTCAGCGCCACAGGCAACGTCACTGGTGGCAACATCAAGACCGCCAATGTGTTGGTTGGTGCAAGCACTGTCAGCGCCGTTGGTAACATCACTGGTGGCAACGTGCTCACCGGTGGCATTGTCAGCGCAACTGGCAACATTTCCAGTGCTGCCAACGTTTCGGGCACCTATTTTATTGGCAATGGTAGTCAGCTCAGTGGACTCAGTGCAGCAGTTAGCGTGACCAAGATTGTCAACGGTACCAGCGAAGCCAACATTGGTGCTTCGGGTGGTAACTTGAGTATCACAATTGGCGCAACTGCCAACGTGGTTGTGGTTGATACCACCACAGTATACGCCAACGTGGTCAGTGTTAGAAGCATTGCCAAGACCGGTACCAACGCAGTGGGCAACATTGGTAGTTCAAGCAACTACTTTGAACGTGTGTTTGCCACAGCCACCACAGCCTTGTACGCTGACGTTGCAGAACGTTTTGCAGCAGACGAAGTCATGGAGCCAGGCACAGTGGTTGAACTGGGCGGCACAGCCGAAATTACTCGCTCACAGCGTGACCTAAGTGACACAGTGTTTGGTGTTATTTCTACCAAGCCTGCGTTTACCATGAACGGTGGCGCTGGCGAAGACGATACTCACCCAGCAGTGGCCATGACTGGACGTGTGCCAGTCAAAGTTATTGGCACTGTGCGCAAGGGTGATCGCTTGGTCAGTGCTGGTAACGGTATTGCTCGAGCCGCCAACCCCGGCGAAATCACAGCATTCAACGTGATTGGTCGAAGCTTGGTTGACAAAACCACTGCCGAAGAAGGTGCAATTGAAGCAATTGTAACAATCAAGAACTAATAGGAACTAGGCAATGACTTACTCAAGCGGTGGATTAATCCAGGCCACAGACTACAACGGTTTTGTTAGTACAACCGCCAACGCCAACGTCAATGATGTTTGGAGCACAGGATCTAGTGACAAAGGTTGGGGACAAACAGCATTAAGCACAGTGTCAGCGGCAGGCACAGTAACAGCAACACAGTGGGCCAGCTTGGTCAACACCTTGGCCAGCATGGGCGCACAAACCAACACCACACTTACTGCTCGAACTGCTCCTACTGCCGGTACTACCATTAGCATTTTGGCTGCACTCAATACAGACCTAACCAACGTTACTACCAATAGAAACAATGCTGTGGCTCAAGGCAGCCAATTCACTGGCTGGTCAGGTACTAACAGCAAAACTGCGGCTACCTCAGGTAGCCCTTGGACCATTACTTTTACCAACACCGTGACCTTTGCATCAGCGGCCGCGGCTAGATATTTTTTCAATGCAGGTGGCTCGATCAAGTTGGACGTGGCCAAATCAGCCACAGGCAACGTAGGTGACCCTGAATGGAACGACTTGGCCACTACCTTGTGCGGCGACATCTATTTTACCACAGGCACCAGCACACAAGTCATTGCTGGCACCAGCTACACAGGTACAACCAAGATTGGTGGTACTGGTACCCCGACAATTCTGACAACCACAACTGGATTCTATGACTTAACTGCCGGTGCAGCAGCTACTATCATTTACAAACAATTTGCTGACACTGCACCTTATACATCAAACTTTATTCAGCACAGTGTGGCGTTGAACGCAGCATCAACGGTATTGACATTTACCACTTTATGGTCAGCGGTAGACGGCGACACAATTTCAGGTGGTACTGCAAGTTCAGGTGCTACCCCAGGCACAGCACCCACAACCATTTGCACATACTATCCGCCCAGCACCACGTATCTCTCCAATTCGTGGGGCACACCCACTGTGGCAGCTACTACAACTTAACCAAAAGGGGCTGCTGCCCCTTTACTTTTCCCCGCAAACTCTGTATAATAAATGCATGGATACTGAAGCCTTGATTGCTCATTCACGAGCACGGTTTGATCACGCTACCGCTAAACGTGTGATGCGAGAAAAATATCAAGCCCGAATGATATTTGCCCACAACGGCGGCATGTTTTGTGCAGGTCCTGCACTACAAGCCATGTTGTTGACCTGCCCCGATGCCACAGCCGTGATTGAAGACCTGTATCAAAATCCTGTGCAAGTTGACACCAAGCAGTTGTTTGCACTGAGTCAACAACGATGGCAAGAACAAATGACTGCCTGGTTGGTAGAATACGAACAGGCTCAAAGCAAACGATGACCACTGGCGCACTGATATTTGCATTTGACAATGAACAAACTGATTATGTCTCCATGGCCGCCTGGTGCGCTGACAATGTGCATCGTCATCTTGGCATACCAGTTGCTGTGGTCACAGACTGTGATCCTGCCGATGTTCGACTCAAAAGTGTTGACAAAGTCATAACGGCTGCACCGGGTTCTGGGGGAACACGATACTTCGAAGACTATGACAAAACAGTCACATGGAACAACGCAGGTAGAGTTGATGCATACCGGTTGACGCCCTGGACTCGTACCTTGGTGCTGGATGCTGACTATGTGGTAGCAAGCTCAGAGCTTGGCCAGATCTTGGAATACAACACTGATTTTATGTGTCATAAAACTGCAATGAATATGAGTACCGGATATCCGCTCAAGGGACTCAATGTGTTTGGTCGCTACGACATGCCCATGTGGTGGGCCACTGTGATGGTGTTTGGACAAAACAACACAGCACAATACATATTTGATTGCATGCAAATGATCCGTGCCAACTGGGAACACTATCGAGCACTGTACGGCATTGACAAAAGCACCTATCGCAATGACTTTGCCCTGAGCATTGCAATAGGTATAGTGAGTGGACATGTTGGCAAAGTGGATGAAATACCTTGGCCTTTGATGAGTGTCATGCCTGATGCAACTCTGAGCAAAATTGACACAGATGCCTACTGTATTACCTATCAAGATCTAGATACCAAACTAAAGCAAGTGACCTGGCACGGTACAGATTTTCATGCCATGGGCAAACGACATCTGGAGATGATAATTGCGTCCCGTTGAAGAACAAGGTTACGTCATACCAGCATTCAACACAGGCACTGTGGACTATGTGGATTGTGCTAGAACCTTGGCCAAAACACTGTTGTTGCACAATCCCAGTGCTAGAATCTGTTTGCTCACAAACGAACCCTATGCCGCAGACACACATCTGTTTGCCTATACTCACACCGTGGCAATCACCACTGACAACATGTTTGCCAACGACTCATTGGTGTTTCACAACACACCATTCCGTGAAACAATCAAGCTAGAAGCAGACATGCTGATTGCTACACCCATTGATCACTGGTGGACCATGTTTAGACATCAAGATGTTGTGATCAGCACAGGTTGCAGAAACTGGCACGGAGACATCTCCACAGCACGACACTACCGATCAGTGTTTGACCACAATCATTTACCAGATGTGTACAACGCCATAACATACTGGCGCCGGAGTACAACAGCCAAAGAGTTCTTTGATCTTGTGCGTGACATATTTGCCAACTGGGATCAATTCAAAACACTGTTGAAATATGCTCCAGACGTTCCCGACACAGACCTGGTGTATGCCATGGCAGCACAGATCATGGGCCCAGAACGTGTGACTCAGCCCTGGGCCGAGTACCCACAAATTGTGCATATGAAACGGCATCATGCAGGAACTCAAACTCAAGACTGGACACAGGAGCTGGTGTGGGAAATGTATCCGTTACGAGTGCAAACTCAGGCACAGTGGGGTGCGTTTCACTACCATGTAAAAAGGTGGACCAATGAACTGGAATGATCTAATAGACATACATGCAGCCATGCCAGGGCCTCAACCGGTATTTTATCGATTGTACTACGATGATCAAGGACACCCGCTATTCTACAGCATGGAGCATCGGCCTGGTAACTACATTGAAATCACACAGGAACAGTATGCCAAAAACGCCAGCAACGTGCGTGTGCGTGATGGCAAACTGGTGCCAGTGACCTGGACCACTTCAGAAAAGATTGTACCTGGAGACTCCGGAGTTGCCTGTGATCCACGGGATGTGGCTGTGGTAGTTGCACAGGAACCTTCAACCAAATGGAGCAAACGAACTTATGAAACAAATTGACGTTGCAGATCTAGACTGCATTTATCTCAGCTATGATGAACCCCAAAAAGAAGAATTCTGGGTCAAGATCAAAAACACAGTGCCCTGGGCCCGCAGAGTAGATGGCATCAAGGGATCAGACGCAGCACACAAGGCCGCGGCCGCTGCCAGTGAAACTGAACGATTCATTCTCATTGACGGCGACAACTTGCCAGACCCGGCATTTTTCAATCAGACACTGACATTTCCCACAGTGGACTATGAACAAGCTGTGTTTAGATGGCGTGCTCGCAACACCATCAATGGCCTGATGTACGGCAATGGTGGGCTCAGCTCATGGACACGGGAGTTTGTGATGAACATGAAAACACATGAAAACACCGACGGTCGCACAGAAACTGAAGTGGAGTTTTGTTTTGATCCCTTGTACTGGGCCATGCATGACTGCTATTCAAACACCTATCCCAATGGTTCAGCATTTCAGGCCTGGCGTGCTGGATTCCGTGAAGGTGTCAAGATGTGTTTGCAACGAGGCCGCAAGCCCACTGTGGAAGAATTTAAAAATCAAGTGCTACGCAATCTTGATAACCTTACCATCTGGCACAACGTGGGCACAGATGCGGAATACGGTGAGTGGGCCATTGCAGGCAGTCGCCAAGGCACATACATGACCATGCTCACAAGCTGGGACCATACTCAAGTGCAAGACTTTGACGCTTTGGCTGAATTGTGGTCAACTGTTGAAAATTCACAGCCCAGGATACTCAGCAATCAACTGGGCCCTGAATTGGGCGCACAACTGGACTTGCCCATGGCCATTCTAGAAGCTGAACAGAGTGCATTTTTCAAGCATCACTATCGTGGCAACTGGCAGAATCGTGGCGTCATGACACGAGAAATTGATGTGATTAGACAGCAAGAAGGCTGGTAAACTGTTGTGCTAGATACTGATGGGTTTTAATACCATAATGAAATCCATCACGTGCCCGATCCTGGATTGTGCAAGGTAACAGTAGATTCTGCATAACTGGATATTCAACCTTACCTGGGTGCCAGTTGGGTATAAAGCTGTGTACTATTTTGCACGACTGTTTAGAGATTGATTCAAAATTCTGCTGCCAACTGGCATAGTTTTCTTGATCACTGTGTGTGGCTTCGCATAGTGTGCGTTCGTCATCGTGCCATGATGTATCTGCATGTTCTCGACGATGACTAAACGTATAATGTATTACTATAGCCCATGGGGTAACCAGTTCAAGCACATCTGCTACTCGTCTGGCAATCCAATTGTTACTAGCACCGTTTAGACTGATGTTAAATACCTTGCGGTTTAACTGTTGTTGCATTATATCACTAAACCGTTCTGACGCATTTACTCCCAGGCCTAGAGTAAAACTATCTCCAAATACAACAACAGACTCTGAATCCAGTTCTCCTAACTCGTGTGTTCTAAATCCCAATGAGTTAAACTTATACTGAACCGTGCCGTATTGATCAAATCGTTTGCCAGCATACCGGGCACTGTCGAGTCCCAGTTCAGAGCACACTAGATTTGAATACCGAGGAATTATAATATTGTGCATAGAGTATCTATAAATATTTGCCAATGAACGTCCTTATACTTACTCCTGACCGTGTGGGTAGTACATTATTGCAGCGACTCATCACTGTATACGCTAATATAAACGAAAACCAAAGTCCTTTAACGGTTAACCTACACGAACTAACCAACGGGTTAGTAGAGTACCCCAACAAATGCTACAACCAGACCATGCTGGGCAAAAAGCCTGATGCCTGGGGATATCATCAAAGTTTAAGTACAGTTACGCAGATGTTGTCATCTGCCAAGCACGATGTAGTAAGCAGACTTGCACACTATCACATAAAGAATAGAAAAGATAGTTTAAGTGATCAGTTGAGCTTTTATCAGTGGCTCAACGAAAACTTTTATATCATTGCTGCTCGTCGAGAAAACTTGTTTGAACATGCCATGAGTTGGTGTATAGCAGCAGAAAGCAAAAAGCTCAATGTATACAGCTTTGAAGAAAAGTATAGCACCTTTGCAGAATTACAACAACACGGTCTTGACATACAACCTGATGTAATACACAAGTATCTCAATACCTATCAAGATTACATAACATGGGTAGAGTCGCATTTTACTGTAAATGCTTATTTTGAATACGAAAGAGACTTGCCCAATATTGAAAACTTTATCACAGGACTCAGTTGCTTTAAAAAGTTCAAGAACCCACTCAAGTGGCAGGATCGTTTTGATATCAGCTGGACAGATTGGAACCGCATGCACTACCTGTTGAGTCTTGTGAGCTTCGACTACCAGTTCAGTGCCGAGGAAGACCAGTTCATGACAACCAACATTGATTTATACAGTGCTGCTAGAATACACATACAGGATCTCCAGGATCAGGGCATATTGGTTTCAGGTATCCCTATCAAATTGCACACACTCAAAGAAAAGGCCAGCCTAATTCACAACATTGATCAGTGTTTGTTGCATTACAACAAATGGGTGAATACTATTCAACCACATTGTGGCTTGACGTATACTCCGCAACACCTGGAGCAAGTTGCATTATTAGAACACCATGCCTGGCGTGGTAATTCTGAAACTTTGCTCACATCAACTATTCCCGAAACTAAATTACTATCTTCAGACTTGAAGTTTTGTTAATTCTATGTTATAATACTATATGATTATTGCCTTTTATCCGGGCAGCGGCGGTAACCGCTACTACCAAATGCTCACAGGTACAACTGAATTTGATTCCGGTGTTACCTATGACCATTTATTAAAAACATCACAGCGTTTTCCTTATCGTTATCCCGACAAGAACAGTGTTCTGCCTGATCAACAGTTGATACTAACACACTGCATGAATGTACCGCTGCTCAAGCAGTTATGGCCAGGTCACGAAGTTCATGTTATTCTAGCAAACCGCACAGCAAGTATACGCAGAGAATGGGTGTTAGAAGGAAAACACAGAGAACACAACATGCCCGACCTTTTGGAAAACGCACTGGCTACCATAGGGCATCACGACAGATACTACCAAGAATACCCTGTAGATACCAACGGTGCAGACATTGTCGTGGATATAGACACAGATCCCGGGACATTTGCCACAATGATGCAGGCTGAACTTGCCGCTTGCACAAGTGAAATATTTGATCAAGCAGCAGGTGAATACCGCCCCGGGGACCTACGCGATATACCTGGCGATCAAATGGTAGAAGGATTCAAAAGTAAGTTTTTAGACGACGCTGAAAAGATGCGTATGCGTTTGGATCAAGTTAGTCCCAGCATGTGTTTGGCCAAATGGAAACAAGTTAGCTTACACTTGCAAACAGGCATGAATAATAGCTGCTATCATCCTCCCTTACATGCAATTCCTATAGATGCTATACAACGCAACCCTGGGTCACTGCATAACACACCCTACAAAAAAGAACAGCGCAAGATGATGCTCAACGGCGAAAAGCCCGCAGAATGCTCTTACTGCTGGAACATGGAAGCTGAAGGCAAACTCAGTGATCGCCACTATAGATCAGCAGAGTCCTGGGCAGCACAAGATTTTGGTAAAATTATTAGTTCAGAGTACTCTAATGACATTATTCCATCCTATGTAGAAGTTAACTTTAACAATGCTTGCAACCTCAAGTGCAGTTATTGCAGTCCTCAGTTCTCCAGCAGCTGGGCTGATGAAATCAGCCGCCATGGTGGGTATCCTACTTCAACTGTTCATAATTCCCCTGAGCATTTTTCCGGATCACGAAGGGTCATACCTGCCCGTGAACACAATCCCTATGTTGAAGCGTTTTGGTCTTGGTGGCCAACACTATACCCCGAGCTCAAGCACTTTAGAATGACAGGTGGTGAGCCTTTGCTGGACAAAAACACATACCGAGTTTTTGATTACGTACTAGAGCATCCCAAGCCAGACTTGCACTTGAATGTCACATCAAACTTTTCAGTAGACGAAAAGTCATGGCAGAAATATCTAGGCTATGTGAAACGACTGTGTCAAGAAGGCAACCTAGAACACTTCATGCAGTATGTGAGCCTAGACGGCTGGGGCACTCAAGCAGAATACATGCGTCATGGCATGGACTTTGATCTAGTATGGGACAGAGTAAATCAATTTCTCACTGAAGTTCCCAGCTACAACAGCTTGACATTCATTGTCACAATGAACAACCTCAGTGTAACGTCACTGGAAAACTTATTTGCAGGCATCCTAGGACTTCGAAAAATACACAGTACCACATACCAACGTGTATGGTTTGATACTCCTGTGCTGCGTGAACCTGCTTGGCAAAGTCTGCAAATCTTGCCTGAACCCTATGCTGACCGCCTGGAACACTTGTGGGCCTGGATGATACGCCAGATAGAAACTCCTGAAGATCCATTTCATGGCTTCAAGGACTATGAACTGGCACGATTAGATCGTGACATTGCTTGGATGCGAGCTGGACAAAAACAAGACCATGCACAGGCCCGAGCCGACTTCTATCGTTTCTTCAGCGAACATGATCGTCGCCGCGGTACAGATTTTTTAAAAACATTTCCCGAAATGAGTGCTTGGTGGAACGAGTGTGCGTATCATGCTAGGAACACATAAGCTCATAGTTGATGAATGGGCCGAAGTCTGGGACCTGCTGAAATCCTATGCCGATGATTCATTTTGGCAGTGGCCTGACACATTTGATCCTGACGCCACGTACATTGTGGGTCGTGTGGTGCTGAAAGAAAACTGGCAGAAGATCACAGACCTGGCCACTCGGTATCCAGGAAGAATAATCTTTAGTAATCCTGCCGAGGGGTCTGAAACTGTGCTACTACAGTTGAAAAGACTGCGCATTGCTGATCATGTGCAGGACCGGCGTATGGGCCTGTTGACTTCTGGTGATCTAGAGCCTGGAATTGACTACTGCCGAACAGACTGTTACTTCTCTAACATAGTGGAATACACAGAAAACAAACAGGCACAGTTACAAGCCGCCCTGGATCACAAACAACACCGTCCTTATGAATTTTTGTTCTTGAATGGCCGACTGCGCCCGCATCGCAAATATCTAATAGATCGATTGCGTGAAACCGGCATGTTGGACTGCGCACTGTGGACCAACTTGGGCGCACATGTTGAACTGGGTTTTACCAGCTGTCTTGACGTGGCACAAACTGAATACATACGCTTGTTGCCCCCGGAATACGAAATAGATCGTGCTGTGCCCAACATGGCTTCGGCTGCCGAACATGCATTTTGCAAGCATCATTTGTTTGGCAACACCTGGGGCGATGCCATTGTGAATCCGCGGTGTTATACTGACTCTTGGTACAGTTTGGTAACAGAAACCATTTTTGATTATGCTCACACCTTTCGCACAGAAAAGATCTGGAAACCCATATTAATGGCACACCCATTTGTTGTGGCTGCCAATTCTGGCTACTTGCGAGATTTAAGGGCTGCAGGATTTCGCACGTTTGGTCATTTAATAGATGAAGGTTACGACAAAATTGACAATCCGCACTACAGAATTGAACGTGTAATAGACACCGTGCGCGACATTGGTCAGCAGGGTGCTGCTGAATTCTGGCAGGCCAGCCGCGATGTCTGTAAATACAATCAGCAACATCTTGTGGAGTACAACCGTGAACAACGGTCTCAACTTCCTATTGACCTAGAAAAATATCTAAATGAACGATCTTGAATTTCGACGAGAAGTATTAGACAATATATCCGACAGTTTTTGTGCAGCCAAGTGGTACAACGCCACCATTTGGCTGGGTTCCGGCATGACCACATCATGTCATCACCCACCGGCCCATTTGGTGGACAAAGATAAAGTCCAGGCCAACCCTAGGCTGTTGCACAATACTGATCAGAAAAAAGCAGATCGTGCCCTGATGTTAAAGGGCGAACGTCCCAGTGGTTGTGAATACTGCTGGAAAATTGAAGACATTGGTCGCGACAACATTTCGGACCGTGTGTACAAATCACGAATTTATCCCATAAAGGCCCTACATGAAGCAGCAAACACTCCCACAGATCAAGACGTCAATCTTCGCACACTTGAAATTGCATTCGACCGCACTTGCCAATTTGCTTGTAGCTATTGTAACCCTGCTTTTTCTAGCACATGGGTTAACGACATCAAGCGCAACGGGCCTTACCAGTCCCTGGTGTCTGATGGGCGCAACCACTTTACTCATGCTCACGACAGTGCTCAACTATACCGGTTTGGCGAAACTAATCCGTATGTTGAAGCCTTCTTTGAGTGGTGGGAGACAGACCTCTACCAAACCCTGCAAGAACTGAGAATCACCGGAGGTGAGCCCCTGATGTCAGCGCACACCTGGCGACTGATTGACTGGTTCCGTGACAATCAAGGCCGCAGTGCAACACGCCTGGCCATTAACTCAAATCTGGGTGCGGATGTGGATGTTGATCGACTGTTGAACAGCACTCAAGGCCTGCCAGTGGAGATCTACACCAGCATGGAAGCCACGGGTGTAGCAGCCGAATACATTCGTGATGGCCTGGACTATGCAGCCTGGATCGCCAATGTTGAAAAGCTCTTGGCCGCAGGCGTCACAGTACATTGCATGTGTACCATTAATGCCCTGTGCTTGACCACACTGCCTGCACACCTGGATCAACTGGTCACATGGAAAAAACAACACGGACATGATCGTGTGAACTTTACACTAAACATCCTGCGCTTCCCCAGCTTTCAATCACCCCTGGTGTTGCCCAACACACTGCGCCAGCAGTTCCAGCAGGCGTTGACTCAGTGGCTAGAGGATCATCAAGGTCACAGCCATTTGCAAGAGCACGAAATCAATCACACACAGCGTCTAATAGACTATCTTGATGTAGTAAAGACTCCGCACAGTGATGCGTTTGACCTGCCCCGATTGCTGAATGATTTCCAGAAATTTCATGCACAATATGACCAGCGCAGAAATAAAGATTTTGGAACAGCATTTCCCATGTTAAAGGAATGGTATGACAGCTTATAATTACAACTCCGCAGACCTAGTACGACCTGTGGATCTCACTGCTCGTGAGGAATTCTTGTTGAAAGATTCTAAAACCTTTTGCATCTATCCTTGGATTCATTTACATGCTTACCCCACTGGCGAAGCATACCCCTGTTGTCATGCCGAAATGAAACCGGGTGTAGTGGGCAACTGTCGTGAGAATACTCTGGCGGAAATATGGCGTGGTGAGCCCATGCAGAAACTGCGCAATGACATGTTGACTGAAACTCCGCATGCTGCCTGCACACGTTGTTATGAACAAGAAGAGTCAGGTTTCTTTTCGGGCCGCCGTAGTGCCAACAAGCATCATGGACACCACATAAAGAAGCTGGAAGAAAACCCATTTGAAATGACATACTGGGACATTCGTTTCTCAAACCTTTGCAACTTAAAATGTCGCAGTTGCGGACATATCTTTAGCTCACAGTGGTATCAAGATCAAGCCAAGCTGGCTGGTGGAGACTGGAAAGAGCGCAACACAGTTCTTAACTATGCCGGCCGCACCGAAACTGACATGTGGTCGCAGTTGGAACCGCACCTGGACTATGTGGAGCAAATCTATTTTGCCGGTGGCGAACCCCTGCTCATGGAAGAACACTATCGCATCCTGGACGAGCTGGTGAAAAGAAAACGTTTTGATGTTAGATTGATCTACAACACCAACTTCACACACACTGATCTCAAGGGCCGTTCAGTGTTTGAATACTGGCGACAATTCAACAGTGTGGCCGTGGGGGCAAGTCTGGACGCCTCGGGTGCCCGGGGTGAGTACATTCGCAAAGGCACTGACTGGGCTGTGGTAGAGAAAAATCGTCAAGACATGATCAATATCTGCCCTCAAGTGGACTTTTACATCTCACCTACTCTGAGCATCATGAATGCACATCACCTGCCTGAGTTCCATCGTGACTGGGTGGAAAAAGGACTGATTCGAGCACAAGATCTAAACGTAAACATCTTGCAAGATCCCCCACACTACCGCATAGACATAGCCCCGGCTGAATACAAATCAGAACTCACCGAGCTGTATCAAGAGCATATCAAGTGGCTGACAGCACAAGATCCCCTGGGCCGTGCCACACAGGGATTTGAGTCAGCTGTGACCTACATGAATGCCACAGACAACACACATCTAATAGACACATTCTGGCGCAAGACCCATGAACTAGACAGTATCAGAAATGAAAATTGTCTCACAGTTATTCCTGAATTAAAGGCATTGCTATGACAGCCGTTGCGCTAGGATGCAGTCACACTGCCGGAGTTGGTGTTGACTCACAGCACTGCTATGTATCAGTGCTGGGCCAGCTGCTGAATACACATATTAAAAATCTAGGAGTACCTGGCGGAAATTGTTCACATGTACAACATACCCTGGTCGCTGAATTAAAATTATCTCAGCGGCCAGACTTTGTGATTGCACAATGGCCCAATCCTGTTAGACTCACTGTATGGCATGGCGACCAGGCCAGAAATGAAAATTTAAACCATGCCAGCCCGGCCTTTAAACAACTACTGCGCACCGGCGAACAAAATTTTTATCAACCCTGGATTGCAGCCATTGTTGTGTGTAATTTGCTGTGCCAACAGGCAGGAGTACCAATAATAAACATCATGATTGAAGATGTTGACTCTCAATATTACACTGTGCTAGCCCGTGAAAACATTGTGCTGCATGTGGACCGCAAACTGCCTGATCAAACTTGGTTAATGGACTCAGCAGCCAGTGACAATTTGCATCATTCAGCCCGTTGTCACCAACAATGGGCCAATCGATTACATGGATTATTAAATGAATATACCACATAATAAATTCTGCGTGTTGCCCTGGGTAAGCCTGGAAGCGTCACCCATTGGCACAGTACGTCCGTGCTGCCTGGCCGATGATGAGCTGGTGGACAACAGCGGCACCAAGTTCTCGTTGTTGACTGCGGATTTTGCGGACATACAAAACAGTGATTCCATGCGCAGTCTGCGTGAGCAGTTCCTGGCAGGTGAACAACCTCAAACCTGTCGCAAGTGCTGGAACGAAGAACGTGCCGGCCGCACATCAAAACGCATGCACACCCTAAATCGTCTCAAGCATGTGATTGGTGATGATCCCTGGACTGCAGATGCCCGACCCCTGATGTTCCTGGATCTCAAACTGGGCAACATCTGCAACTTGAAATGTCGTATCTGCGGCTCATGGTCATCAAGCCAATTTGCCACAGAAGAACTCAATGACATGCATCCCGATGATGACAAGAAAAAAACATATCCATATCAGATGCTGCGAGCCGGTGCATGGCCCCGAGAGAATCAGCAGTTTTGGCAACAGATTGATTCAGTACTGAATGACATTCGATATATTGAATTCACTGGCGGTGAGCCATTCATGATTCGCGAACACTTTGCCATGCTGCAAGGCATTGTGGACCGTGGCATTGCTCATCAAGTCGAAATTCATTACAACACCAATGGCACTCAGTATCCTGCAGAAGCCATTGAAATCTGGCGCCATTTTAAAACAGTGGAAATTGCATTCAGCATTGATGACCTGGGTGCCAGATTTGAATACCAACGCACCAATGCTGTGTGGTCAGAAGTGGAACAAAATATTCAACGTTTTCGACTGTTGCGTCGACAGTTGCCCATGATTCAACTACAGTGTTGCAGCACAGTGAACATTTTCAACATACACTACATAGATCAACTGGCCGCCTGGATTGTGCGCCAAGAATTTGATTTTGTGTACTGGAACATCATGCACGACGCCTGGTATTTTTCCATTGGCTGTTTGCCAGCCCCGGCCAAACAAGCCCTGGAGCATCATTTGCGCACAGCCGCTGTGCCTGCGGTGTACCGCGAAGAATTTGATCGCATAATTGATTTCATGCAACGTGGAGCCACAACCGATGGATTCATGACTCGAATGAAAATACGTGATCTAGACCGCAAGCGCAATCAAAACATGCTGGACACGCAGCCAGAAATGGCAGCACTGCTGGGCTACAACTTCAACCAATGAAAACACTGTTGTACGATAATCATACCAGTTTAGCATTGGACTGCTGTGCAGACCTGACTCAGCAGTATTTCAAAGTAGAACAGTATGATGCTGGCCGTGTGTATGATCCTGCTGATACCTTGGTAGTGATACCATTCTTTGGCGCAGGTGACTGGGCGTTTGACCTGCATGCTCAGGGATTTCGTGTGGCAGTAGATAATCTATGGGAACCCACCAGTCGCTATCTTGCCAGTCCAGGGTATGGCAAACTGGATCCTGATCGCACATTTGAAATTCACAGCGACTTGTGGTTTTGGTATTATGAATCCTGGAGCCTTTCTTATGCTCGAGCTCGCAATCAACATCTAGAGTACACACCACGCCGAACCTATAAAAAACTGGCGCTCATGCCCATGCGTCTTGAAAGAATGCATCGTGACTGGCTGTTTGACGCCATGACACCCTGGCTTGATGACTTCTACTACAGCTACCAAGCCAGGGGTATCAGTCTGCCCTGGGACCTGCCCTACGAAGATCCCACTGCACAACGCTACTATGATCCGCGTTGGTATGACGACACTTGGTTCAGCATAGTGGCCGAAAGCTATGTGGATGAAATGAATATCACAACATGGGGAACCAACCGCACGCCTTATCTAGGACCTTGGCCATTTATCACAGAAAAAACCTTTAAACCCATTGCGTTTCAACATCCATTTCAGGTTCTGGGTCATTCAGGCACCTTGGCTCGACTGCGTGAACTGGGGTTTGAAACATTTCCAGAAATGTTTGATGAATCATATGACCAGGCACCTACCGAACAAAAGAAATTGTCTATTTTGAAAAATAATGTCGCCAATTTTGATCGCGGTGCCGGTGGTTACAGTCAACTAACACTGGATAAATTAACACACAACCACCAATTGTTTTTTGACTCTAAGAGAGTTGAGCAGGGTTTTTATCAAGACATTATTGAACCACTATTGGCCTATGCAGAATCGACCTGACACCATGTGCATGGCACCCTGGGTGCATACCTATCTTTCACCACAGACCGAACGGCGTTTGTGTTGTGCCAGCCGTGAGCCTGCACAGAATTTTCGTCAGTACATAGACACTGCTGCTGGCACCGGCCGGTATATTCCCATTACCTTGGATCAACACTGGAATTCCGACCACATGCAGAGTGTGCGTCGACGCATGATGGCCGGAGAAACTCTGCCTGAATGCGATGTATGCAACAGCAAATTGCTGAATACTTCAGTGTATCGAGACTATTTTTGGCATCTGTTCCAGCACAAATTACCCGAAGTGTATGACAGCACTGATGCCCAGGGCCGTACCACCATGCAACCAGTGTCATGGGATTATCGCTTTAGTAATCTCTGCAATTTCAAATGTAGGACCTGTGGTGACATGCTAAGTAGTTCATGGGAAAGCGAGCAAAAGATCAACAACATGGTCAATTGGAGCGACCCAAAAAACAACTGGATGCTGCCCCAGGTTCGACAACAAATCTCACAGTTCCAAGACAGTCAAATTGAACAAGAATTCAGTGACGCAGTGGAACAACACCGAGTGGAAGAGATTTACTGGGTAGGCGGTGAACCACTCATGTACGAACAGCACTGGCGGTACATGAAAAGAATCATTGAACTAGGAGACGGAAAAAATGTTTACGCTAGATATAACACAAACCTCAGTCGTGTTCATTATCGCAACACTGATCTTTATAGGGATCTGTTGGTTAACCTACGTGACTGGCAAATCTGCGCCAGCCTCGACGGAACAGGAGAAATCGGAGAATACATCCGCACAGGTCTGGAATATTCCACCTTTTTAAACAACTTTGAACAGGGTTTGACTATACAAACAAATCCGCGTCAGATGCGCCTGGACTTTACACTCACATTGCCGGGCATGTTTGAAGTTGACCGCATGCAACAGCTGGCTCAGCAGTATGGGGTGGAACTCTTGGCCAAGGTGATATTCTCGTTTACCCCGGACATTGTGATGAGTCCCTTGGCCCTGCCACGTGAATTACTGGATGCCTGGGTAGACGAGCTGGTGCCCAACTGCACCAGCAATGCCATGCGTGATGTGCTGACACAGTTGAAAACCCGTCCCACGTTTGAACAACAGTGGCCAGACACGTATCGTGTGGCTCTTGCTCGTGGCCGCGATCGTGTGTTAAAATTAGAATCTATTCGTCCCGGCACTACAACCATGGAATCCATACTTGATGCCAGGCCAGAAATACGGAAATGGTGGAATGAAATTGCTTGATGAATTCACAATTGAACTACGCAGTCGGCAAGACAACAGTCAGTTAACCCTCTATGTCAATGTAGATGACAACAGCTTGAGCCGTAAATGGCTCACGGCCTTGAATCACCTGGTGAGCAACAACTACCATTTGGAAAAGAACTATTGTTTTTTTGGATTCCCCGACAGTGATCGCAACAAAGAATACCTGTGTGAACAGATCAATGCATCAATTGCAGCCATCAATGCCTCGGCACTCACATACAAAATAAATGATCATTTCACTGTGGACAACACAGTGCAGCCGGACACAGGCAAATTGATTCATGACCGATTGAATCAATTGCACTGTTATTTTGAAGATCTGCAGGGAGTGTCGGGCCGCATGAGTCCCCACTATCAGTCAGCTGATGATGTCACACGCTGGCACATTCGACAATTAAATTTGCTGTGTCACGAATATGAAAGTCTGATCTTGAGCCAACGCAAGAGTTGGCAAGCGCCAGAATGGATCAGACCCAGCCAGCTGATGTGCTGGCTCAATGCGCCGAGATTTGAACTGGACTCTGCAGACTACGAACTGTTTGGAGTGGACACCATATCTCGGGGCACTGGACAGGTGTTTGTGGGTGTGAACAAAGCAGTGGGCAAGCATCACTGGGAAGTGTTCAATGATGAAGGCAGAGACAGCCGCATAGATGAACTCACCACGTCCACACTGAAAACTCAAACCGAAGCCGCTGGCGATTTTGACATTGAGTGGGGTCAAGACCCTGCTCCCTATGAATTTCAGCAGACAAAACTGGCAGACTTTAGAACATGGCTGCGAGCCAATGGATTTGACCCTGAGGATCCCACACTCACAATTGGCCATCCCAGAGTGGCACAAGTGGATCTCCAGCGCAGTTTTGGTACCTTGGAATATCGCAAGATCTGGGATCAGTTGGAGCATCACATGGATGTGTATAAAATACGTACCAGTGACGCTCGAGCTACATATGAGTATCGCTGGAGCGATGCTGATTATGCTGCAAGGCAAATAAAGGAATTGAAATGAATTGGATCAAACGAATCTACAACAGAATTGTCATGGAAATACGCTATCGTAAAAAGCTAAAAGAGCTGCGCAAACGAGATCCCTTTATCTACAAATGAATATACTGGGAATTAGTGCAGGCTTTCATGATGCAGCCGCTACTGTGATTTCACCCGACGGTGAGATTTTGTTTGCCGGCCATTCAGAGCGTTACAGCAAAAAGAAAAACGACTCAGATATTTCCGTGGCGTTGCTGAACGAAATAGACATGAGTCAAATTGACACCATTGCATACTATGAACGTCCCTGGGTCAAACAACTGCGTCAATTGTACGCAGGTCAGGGCATTGAGTGGCACAAACTCACCACACGGCAAATACTACAAGCACAGCTGGGCCGCCGCAGAGTTTCTGGACGCACATTAAAGAACTACAATCACCATCAGTGTCATGCTGCTGCGGGATTTCAGACCAGCCCCCATCAACGGGCCACAGTGGTGGTGATTGATGCCATTGGCGAATTAGATACCATAAGCATCTGGGGCGCACAATATGTCAACGGCCGTGCTGTGTATAAACAACTGTGGCGACAGCGATATCCACACTCAATTGGCTTGTTTTATTCGGCAGCCACGGCCAGTGTTGGCCTGCGACCCTTGGACGAAGAATACATCTTGATGGGCATGGCCGCATACGGTGACGCCGCACAAGCCATCGGCATGCATGCTCTGGTAAAAGACACTGACAAAATTGAATTTAGTGAAAACCTACATGCTGGAATAGACCCCAAGTACCTGCAGGATCTAGAGGAATTTGACATTGCTGCCGGAGCACAGTCCATGGCAGAGTGTCTGATCTATTCAGTTGTGCGCAGAGCAAAGGACTTTGGTTGGAGCGACAACTTGGTGTACATGGGCGGTGTTGCTCTCAACTGCTCGGCCAATCGCAATTTGGGGAAATACTTTGATAACATTTGGATTATGCCTTGTCCCGGCGATGCTGGTAGTAGCCTGGGTGCGGCAGCACTTGCACATGGCCAACAGATACATTGGACCAATGCCTATCTGGGCACAGATATCCCTGGTGCTTATCCTGTCAACGACATTGTGGACGGTCTGCTACATGATCAAATTGTGGGTGTGGCCTCGGGTCGTGCCGAGTTTGGACCCAGGGCTCTGGGCAACAGAAGTTTGCTCGCAGACCCCAGAGGCAGCGAGATCAAGGGGAAAGTAAATGCAATCAAACGCAGACAACAATTTAGACCATTTGCGCCGGTTATTCTGGAAGAGCTGGCTGATCAGTACTTTGATATGCCTAGGGGTTTCGGTCACAGTAGGTATATGCAGTCAGTCGCTCGTTGCCGGCATCCTGACCTATTTCCTGCTGTCATTCATCATGACGGTACTAGTCGTGTACAAACTGTACCCCAGGATGGATCGGGAATTAGACAACTTTTGGAAAAGTGGTATGCCTTGACCGGTTGTCCCATGTTGCTCAACACCAGTTTGAACATACGTGGCGAGCCCATGGTCAATGACCGATCAGACGCTGACAGATTTGAAATGCTGTACGGTGTGCGAGTTTGCAGTTGAAATGTCAAGAATATACATCACTGGCGACAGTTTTTGTGCCTATCGTACAGATCCAGATCAACATTGGCCGGCTAGACTAGCAAAAAATCTTGGACTAACATTAGAGGGTCGCGGCTATCCTGGTCAAGGTTGGTGGCCTTCCTGTCAGGATTTCAATTGGTACATAGGGTCAAGGAAATTTTCAGAAACATCAGTGTTTGTATTTTGCCATACAGACTTAAATCGCCCAATAACCAATAATGAGTATTGCAAATTGGGTCTGACAAAAGAACAGCAAGAGTTTTATTTTAGATATCTCCATGACCCTGCTGTTAACCAATGGTCCGCTAACAAATGGTATCGAGAGATTGCTACATCATTGATCAACAAAACTGTGTTGCATTTGCATTTTGGTAGCAGTAATCAGAGATTGAGATCTCAACTGCCTGGCAAGCATCTAACACCAGAACTTGTGACCATGACATCATGGTTCAGCAACGGCAACACAGGACTGTTGCAGATGCATGAAGGGTACCCAAACCATTTTACTCCCAAAGTCAATGCCAAATTGGCTGACCTTATAGCTGCCAAATGGCAGCACAATGTCATTGACATTGCCAAGAGTGAGTTAGAATAATAAATATCTTTATTGCAAGGAATAAAGGTATGTTCAGAGGTAACTTTCTAGCCCACCGCGTCGACGAATGTCTTGTGTGCAGCATGAGATGCCACCGTCCCAGAAATAGCTGTGACGCAGTTCTGAGATGATGGGTTCAATGCCGTGTCTGCGACAGTAGTCAAACACCTGTTTGTTGTAGGCTGAGAAAATCACATGTGATTCGTCCAGCACAAGACAATTGACATCAAACACAGTTTCAGCCACAAAGCCAGTCCAGTTCTTGAGATAGGTGTTCACAAAGTCAGTGAACTCAGGTGTGGGTGTTTGTCCTTGCACGTACCATGCCCCAGGATTGTTTTCATACTTGAACTTGCCCACTTCCATAGCAGCCCAGATTGAACTGTCCCATACCTTGCACACATCCCAGCCCGGGAAGTCGGCAGCAAGGTCCAGATTTACATCATGCTTGCTGCTCAACAACACACCGGGTTTTAGGATAGCAAACACAGCATCGCCGTGTCCGTCTGTGATGGCTTCGTGTATGCGATATTCAGCACCCAGCACATTGTCCACGATCCAACGTGTTTGATCCGGGCGCAAAAAATCTGAGTTGTCAAAGAACACATCACGACCCACTCGCACAATGCATGATGCCGACGCACCATTTAGGATGCAGTTCTCATCCCAGCCTGTGGCACCGTGTGGATTGATCACACTGCCCGGCTGTGCTGCTGCATACTCGGCACAGAGTGAATCAAGTTCCTGCATGGGCAACACACGCAACAATTTATCGCCCAGTGTGATCTGCCAGTCTCTTGGTGTGAGTGGCGGCAGTGGAGCACCACTGCCGTTTATTTGTCCTTGAATGAATTGATCACGATCGGGAAGATCTGGGCGGCGCACCCGAGCACCTGACTGCTCAATGGTGCGTTGCAGGTTGTCCAAGTCTTCGGCAGTTTCGTAAAGAATCTGTTGCAGTTGATTGCGAACTTGTGGGTTTTCAATAAAGTCAAAATAGTCCGGCGTGTAGGCCTGCCCCACAATGACTTCTTCCAGGGGTTGCCACGATGTGTAGCTGTTAACAATGTTGCTCATGCAGTCTCCTAATCAAGGTATTTAAACGCTCGCGCTTGCTGGCCATGAATAATTCCTGGTTGTGTGCAATGTCGCTTTGGGCTTGTATATTCAGTTCATGTAGGCAGGGCTGGGCTGCGTTGACCGCCTCAACCAGTCGTTGCCATCGCAGTGTGTGCGATGTTTCTAGATCATAACTGTTGTCTAGGATACCATCAAACACACGATACCCCAGATCACGTAGCACTTGCAAGCTGCCGGCGGCCCCGGCTATGAAAAACATCTGACCATGCTTGATGGGCTTGAATGTTTTTTCCGTGATATATGATCCGCCACTTTGATCCACATCAAACTGGCTTTCCAGCACAATGTTGCAGTAGGAGTTAAGGTGGTATTTGGGCTCCAGTTGGCTGTGATCATTGCGCTGGTCTTGGCTTAGTTCATCAATAATATAGGGCATGCCGGCCATGAAACGTTCGCGATTCCAGCGCAAGCGTGGAATCATGTCTACTTCAATGGGGGAATCTTCTTCACCTGACGCAGGCTCGCAGTAACTCCAATAGGCATTGTCTAACAGTCCTTGAGTGTGTAAATCTGCCATGGCCGTGGCACGCCACCACCGGTGCAGTCTAACTAAAGCAGTGAACTCACGTTCACGAATGTTAGTATGCGGGCGCAGTGGCAATGCAGATTGATTGCGTTGATAATACCATAACTCAATTTCATGAAAAGTCACAAAGCCTGGCAACTGATCTGCGGCAGAATTGGCACTGACAAACACATACCATGAACTATCTCTCAAGGAATCTAAGCGGCGTTTGATGCGCTGTGGATTGTCGCCTTCGTGGTACATGAACAACACCTTTAGTTGCCCATGTTCAACAGCTGACTTCACAGCCGGGGGCAGCAGTTCAAAGTAATTGATATCAAAATCAAAAAATCCCAGGCAAATGGGATAGTAACTGTTGTCAGGATAATCAGTATCTATGGCATAGTTGTTGATCACAACACCATGCTCGCGGCAGTACTCTTCTATGCGCAGGGGAGTGGTATAGGGCCAATGCTGGCCAAACTCACGCCAGCTCTGAGTATATGGTCGGCCTTGATGAATGGCCAAGGCCGGGTATATGCGGCCTTTGATGGTGCTGTCAACTACAAAATTAAACTCTAAATTCATCAAGCATGCCCAGGAGCTCTTGCCATAGTATCTTGGTCAGGCCACCGTTGTAGAAGTGATTGAAATTGTGTTCCACAATTTCAACGCAGGCCTGGTGTATGCGTTGACGTTCTTCAACGCCTAGATTTTCTAGATGTTTCAACAACTGAGTGACCTTTTCCACTCGCAGTATGTCATCGGTTTCCAAGTCATAGCTCTCATCAAACACCGAGTCAAATGTGCGGAACCCATATTCTCGCATGTAGGCCAGGCTGCCAGCAGGAGCCACCAACACAAACGGCATTTCCATGGCAATGGCCTTGAAGGTCTTTTCTGTGATGTGTGTGCGGCGTCCAAAGTACACAGTTTCAGTGGGCACGTATAGCAGGCTGTCGGCTGCTTCGTCGAAGTTTGTGAGCCAGCACGATGCCATTTGCTGAGTTTCTTCGCCGGGAAACAATTTAGGCAATGGCGCTGCCTCAAACACTTGCTCAATGTCGGGATATATGTTATTATACTTACGAGCTATCTCACTGATGTCGACACCTTCATAGGTGCAGGTCCTAGGAGCTGATATCCAGTTGTGATCCAGCCCATGTTTGAATACATTATACAAGAACAACACACGATGATCACGCTTGCCGGCCACAATACGATTGGGACTCATAAAAGTCCGTGTGGGCTGCCGATCCCGTGCTCGAGGAATCAAGAAACTCTTGTCGTAGCCTCGAAACCAATCCTGACAGGCCCAACCATGATAAAAATAGTAATGTGGTGTCCAACCGTACACCCGACACATTTCTTCCACATGCTCGCCCTTTTCGCTAACTACTACATGACCTGGCGGTTGAACCCAAATATCATCGTTGCGGCGAATCACATCTTGAAACAACGGTTTGTGCAAGTCCATGTGAACAGGTTCTTGGTCATGCATGAATATATAATCAATTTCACGCACGTCGTCTCCGCCGTAGTTGAACAAACTTTCAGGATCACTACGTCCCGGGGGATCGCAAAAAAATACTCTAGTGCCCGGAACATGTCGTTGGATCCAGGGCCAAAATGTGTTGTTGTAAATTTCGTCAATTCTAATCATGTTTGATATATTTTATATTGGTAAGAAACCAAATCTATTTGCGCACGAACAAGCTGTGGACAGTATTCAGCAGGCACAGCAACTGAGTCGCACACGTTTCTTCTGGATAGTCAACTACTTAGCGGTGCTGGATCACTGGGACTTTCTTTGGGAGCCTGCACCATGGCAAGCGCATCAACGACATGCCTGGCCTGATCAACATCAGCCTGATTCAGGAGTGTATCTGGTGCCCCGCACCTGGGACGGTCAGGAAACCAATTATCATGTTCATCCCCGGGTGTGCCATCGCACAGATCCAGAGTTCTGGCATGTACCAGACTGGATTGATCCTGCCAGCATTGACCAGACCTGGAGTCCAGATTCTGGCGCACCACCTTATATCTATGAGTTTCCCGTGGAATGGGGCTGGGACAGAGTGGGAGGTCCACAGTATTGCATGCCCGGTGCTACCAACATCAAGTACATGGACAACTTTGTTGCTCGCACACAGCACACAGCTCTGCCCTGGTATCAACACTGTGCAGTAGAGTGGACTGATGATGTGCAGCGTTGGAGACCCAATCCTGCAGATCCTCCCTACAACTATGTGTTTGGTAACCAATGGTATTCAGCTGAAGTCATGCCCACTGTGGAGTACCGCATGCCCGGTGCAGTGAGCAAAAAGTACATGGATCTTCAAGTACGACTGCCCGAACATCATGACAATCGCTGGCACACTCTGTATGACTGTGAATGGGACTACAGCTGGGTTCCTGATCCCGGTGACCCGCCTTACATCTATGTGTGGGGCAACCAGTGGTGGAGTGCTGAAATCATGCCCACTGTGGAGTATCATGTGCCCGGCGCCACTGAACGCAAGTACATGACCTGGCCAGCCCGGCTATGCAAAGATCGCACCAACTGGCAAGTGCCCAACGGGGTTGACATCAACAGCATAGACTTTAGCTGGCAGCCTGATCCCGGTGACCCGCCTTACATATATGAGTTTGCTACTCAGTGGCAACCCACAGGCGGTGCTAGATATGTAGTACCCGGCGCCACTGAAGTCAAATATGTGGACATACAGCATCAACGACTGAGTGATCGCACCAACTGGCAGGTGCCCAACGGGGTTGACATCAACAGCATAGACTTTTCCTGGCACCCAGATGTCACTGAGCAACCTTATATCTATGAGTTTGCTACTCAGTGGCAGTCCAACGGTGGCGCACAATACACAGTGCCCGGTGCAACTGAACGCAAGTATGTGGACATACAACACCGCAGGCTGGCTGATAGCACCAATTGGACTATTCCAGATTTTGTTGATGTTGACAGCATAGACTTTAGCTGGCACCCGGATGCTACAGAGCAACCCTATATCTATGAGTTTGCTACACAGTGGCAACCCACGGGTGGTGCTAGATATCATGTGCCGGGTGCGACTGAGCACAAGTATGTGGACATAGAACATCGTAGGCTGGCTGATAGCACCAATTGGACAATCCCAGATCTAGTTGATGCCAACAGCGTGGACACATCCTGGCATCCCGGCAATACAGAACAGCCCTATATCTATGAGTTTGCTACACAGTGGCAACCCACGGGTGGTGCTGTGTACACAGTACCAGGCGCAACAGAACGCAAGTATGTAGACATACAGCATCGTAGACTACCTGACAAAACTGCGTGGACACTGTTGGAGGCTGTTGCTAGTTTTGATTACTCATGGCATCCGGACAACACTGAACCGCCTTACAACTATGTGTTTGGCAATCAGCACTGGCCGGCTACAGAAATGCCTACCACGGTGTACAAAATGCCAGACGCTGTGTCGGACAAGTTTGTGGATGTACTGGTTGCACGCCTGTGGGGTTGCATGGGCAACTGGGAGTTGTGTGAAGATATCGATGATGCCGCATGGGACTGGTCCTGGGTACCCAATCCCAAGGATCCACCTTACATCTATGTGTTTGGTAATCAATGGAATCCGCCTGAATTTAAAGCCAGTGTCAAATATCATGTGCCAGGTGCAACCGAAGTCAAATACATGGATCGTCGCACAACAAGATTGCCTCAACCGCAGTTGTTTGCACACAACATTGCTGTGAGCAAGTTTGATTACTCGTGGGAACCAAATCCATTTGATCCACCGATGACGTATGTGTTTGGCAATCAATGGAACTCGGCTGTGCTAGAACCCACTGTGGTATACAATGCCGGAGGCACCGAAATCAAGTATGTGGATGACATCATTGCCACTGTGGCACAAGATGTCACTGCGTGGGAACTGCTAGACGATATTGAACAGTTTGATTACTCGTGGCGGCCCAATCCCAAGGATCCACCATATATCTATGTGTTTGGTAATCAATGGCTGCGCCCTGAACAACGTCCTGCTCTGAAATATCATGTCGCTGGTGCAACTGAAATCAAATACATGGATCACCCACAAGCTCGCCGCAGAGGTGATCACACAAGATTTCATCAGCACTGTGCTGTGGAGTTTGATTGGAGTTGGGAACCTGATCCAGGTGCGCCGGTCTACAACTATGTGTTTGGTAATCAGTGGCATTCGGCTGAGATCATGCCCACAGTTGAATATCGCATGCCCGGTGCCACCGAACGCAAATACATGCATGAGCCAACAGCCAAGTTACCTGAGAACCCTAACCGACCTTGGTACAATGTAGTTGAAAGCGACATGGATTATTCTTGGGTACCTGACCCAGGAGACCCTCCATACATTTATGTGTTTGGTAATCAATGGCATGCTGCCGAAGTAATGCCCACTGTGGAGTATCGCATGCCCGGTGCCACCGAACGCAAATACATGGACTCACCAGTTGCTGAATTGTCGGCGGACATGACACACTGGTATGTGCCCGAACATGTTGATGTAACTGACATGGACTTTAGTTGGCAGCCTGATCCAGGCGAACCAGCCTACATCTATCAGTTTGCCACACAGCACCAAAAGACTGGTGGACCACAATATCGCATGCCCGGTGCCACAGAGTTCAAGTACGTGGACATAATGCGAGCCGAAGTTAAACGGGAAGCTGTGCCCATCTTTGAAATTGATCACTTGGATGGTGCAGCCGGACAGATTCCAGACACAGTTCGACGAGTACGTTATTTTGACAACTACAGAGATACACTGATACGCTTGGCCAAGAGTCTTGTGGGAGAGTATGAGCATGTGTGGGTGTGTAGCAGCATCTGCGACTACACCAACTTTGACTTCTCATGGCATCCCGAAACATGGCAGAGCACAATGTTGCATGTGTTTGCCAGTGATGAACAAAAGTTTGGAGACACATTCTACATGCATGTTCCGACCTTTGCCAACCGTGCAGAAAAGAAACAGTTGTTGGAATGGTACAGTGTGAACTATGTACGTGGTCGATCAGTCCCTCGACGTCCTATACCAGTAATATGTCATGCACAAGACACGCATGTCAATGCAGTGATCAACAGTGATTTTGCAGGCCCTCTAGCACTGTTTACTACAGATACTGCAACAGTTGTGCCAACCGCAACGGTTGCTTTATGGAGAGCCGATACCAAGGCAATTACTCCTCTAACCAAGGGCGCAGTATCAGTGGTGGTGCCAAAGATAGCAGTACCAAGCATCTGCACACAGTTATATGATTATTCCAACATTGACAAGTCAAAGATGACTCATCCAGGCCGGCCACATGATGTTATTTTTATCAGCAACGGGGAAAGCATGGCCGATGAGAATTGGCACCATCTCAAGTCAATGTGCAGTCGAGCCAAACGCAGTGACGGGGTAACCGGCCGAGAACGAGCATACAAAGCCGCAGCCACCATGAGTGAAACTCCATGGTTTTTTGCTGTGTTTGCCAAGACAGAAGTTCTGCCCAGTTTCAAGTTTGATTTTCAAGCTGACTTGATGCAGCAGCCCAAACATTATATTTTCCACAGTCGCAATCCCTTGAATGGTCTTGAGTATGGTGCCATGAACATTAACTTGTACAACCGGCAGTTGGTGCTAGACACCAAGCCGGGAATTGACTTTACTTTAAGTGCTGCTCACGACGTGGTGCCAATCTGTGCCAGTGTCAGTCGGTTCAATACCGACCCCTGGGTTACTTGGCGCAGTGCATTTAGAGAAGTATTAAAACTCAAACAAGAAGTTGACCAAGGCGCGGATGTGGAGATTCAGTACCGACTCAAAGTTTGGACCACAGTGGCTGTTGGAGAGAATGCCGATTGGTGTTTGCGTGGGAGCGAAGATGCATTGGAATATTATGCATCAGTCCTGGGTGACTACAACAAGTTGATGTTGAGTTTTGACTGGGCCTGGTTGCAAGAATACTACTACTCTAAATACCAGACTCAGCCTTGGTTAGAATCTGCCTAGGTAAGGCTGTTTCAAGAACCAGTCTAGGTATGTTGGTATACCTTGTTCAATGTCAGTAACAGGGTTCCAGTCAGTGACTTGTTTCAACAAGTTGCTGTCCAGGGTATCTCGACTGGGGTAAAAATTGTCGTGTGGAGCCAGTATGATTTCAGCAGGTATAATAGACCTAACAATTTCAGCAGCCTCGATGATCTTTCTTCCATTGCCACGTGTGCAGTTGAATATTGAGTTTTCACATGCCTGATGTGTAGCAGCTTGAAAAAATGCTGACGCCACATCTTCGACCCAGCTGAAGTCAAGTCGGTTATCGGGACCATTGACATGAATTTTTCCAGTCTTGAGTGCATCCACAGCCATCTTGCTGATTACTCTAACCACCATGTCTCGGATGCCGTACAATGCACTGGGTCGCAGGATCACATATTCAAGCCCATGCTCTTTGTGCCAAATCTTGCACATTTGTTCGCATTGTAGTTTGTAGCTGCCATACAGTGTTAGAGGATTACACACAGCAGTTTCATCGGGAATCTTGCCGCCAAACTCTCCGTATACCATGCTGGAACTGGCCAGCACAAACCGCCGAACCTGATGCTGAGCACACAGATCAAGTGCAATGGCAGTGGCAGTGATCATGTTGTTGGTGGCATCCACTAGATTCTTCTTGACCATTTTTGCGTTTGGATACGTGGCCAAATCAATCACAACTTCGGGCTTGACGGAGTCAAATACTGACGCCATGAACTGTGGGTCTACCACATTTCCTTGAAAATGCTCATGAACACCCATGTGCTCTAGTCTTTGTTCTATCACTGGCTGATATTCCCAGTCCTGATATTCACCGTAACGGTGATGGCAATCTACTGTGAACACCTGATGTCCGGCCCCACTGAGTTGACGCACAGTGTTATGGCCAATAAATCCATGGCCTCCTAAAATTAAAATCTTCATGTCAATGCCTTTGCAATAGTTTCAACTTCACTGTCGGTCAGTGTGTGTTGGTTGGGAACAGTAAATGAAATGTCTCTCAGATACTGACTGTTAGTCAAGCTGTTGTTGGATGTGTATATAGTTTCGTCAGCAACCAACAAGTTATAATGTACTGGACAATCAATGCCACGATTTTTAAAATGTTTGACCACATGATCTCTATCTTTGGCCTGAAATACCAATTTACTAAATGTGTTTTGATCTAGACCAAAATCGTTGGCACAAGCATGCCTGCTGTGATCACGCAGGTATTGTGCTATCTGGGTTCTTCTTTGAAGCCACCGCGGCGCATACTTTAGTCCAGTGAGCACTGCTGCAACCTCAAAGCTACTCATCATGCTGTTGAGTCCTGGTCCCATGGACATCTGACTATTTTTGAGTTTACCATGCAGTCTAAGTGTACGACATCGGTTGGCCAAGTAGTCACTGTCAGTCAACACAGCACCTCCACTGCCCCAACTACTGACAGTTTTACTTGGACTAAAACTCAAACAACTCAACATGCCGTGTTGTGCCGAGTACTTGCCTTGTGAGATACTTTCAAGACTTTGAGCAGCATCCACAATAACCGGCACCCCCAGTTCTTGCAGTTTCTGGTGAGAAGACATGTTACCAAACAAGTCGACTGCAACCACTGCTGCCGAAGACTTTGGAATGCCGGCAGCATCTATGCAATAAGTCGAATCAACATCCACAGCAACTACTTCATGGCCAGCACGTTTGATTGCATGTGCGCTGGCAGTAAATGTATAATTGCTCACAGCAATGTTTGAACCCCTGGGAAGCTCTATGGCCTGAATGGCAATATCCAAGGCGTCGGTGCCACAGCCTGTGGTGATACAATGTTTTCTACCAAGGTGCTGAGCCAGCTGTTGTTCCAACGTCTCGGTCAATGGCCCGTTTTGTGCATACCCCTGAGCATGCATACTGTTGGCCAATTCAGTTATTTCGTTACCTATGCTGCTCCAAATTCGATCGTTTTGAAATAGCTTAATTGACATTTTTTTGAACAATGGTAAAAGCTTCGGCAAGTTCAGATCCAGACCTCAAACCGTTGTAGTGGTTGCACAGACGAATATCGGCAACTTGTGAGGCTGACAACGCACTGGGGTAACATTCCAAAAGGCGTTGTTTGAATAGCCAAGGCTCGCCACTGATGTTATAGAACAGGTTGGCAGTGTTCTCTTTGTATCGCAAAGAATACGGATAGCTATCCATTAACCATATTTCCTTGGCCATTTTGGCCAGTACCGGATACACAAGATGGTAAGTGGCACGATGATCCTGATGACTGTCTTGTGGGTTGGGAATAATTGCAATATCGCACGGCTCAAGCAACTTGCTGATCCTGGTCATTGTGATATTATCTGCTATCAAGCAGGGTCTCAAATTTGGATGCAAATCAGTGTCAAACATTCTTAACTCAAACCCGCTTGACCGGTAACTATTTTCAAGTTCAGCCCGCACAATGGATTGAGTTCGATTGGGATTGGCCTCGCCGCTGGGCTTGACAGTGACCACTGACACGATGGAATAACCTTGATCTTGCAGACGTTTCAATGTGCCCGAACATGAAATCTCTAGGTCATCAGGGTGTGCAGATACTACCAATACTTTCTTCATTTGTTACCCCATTTCATTTGATACCATACGTATACTTGTTCATCCATCACAGTGAAGTCACCGGCTCTGCTGTAATCCCAATACCGTCCGTTTTTGTATATTCCTGCATGCCCAAAACTTTTGAGCAGCCAATTCTCTGCTGCCATTCCAGGCCAGCCTTTGAATTTGTACAACGTCATGGGCACAAACTTCTCACCGTCCCATACTTGTTTCCGCACAGGAGGCGGTAGTGTGACTTCTGCATCCGCATATTCTATTTGTTGAGTCCACCCCATTTGAGCCTCCAGAATGTTTCGTGTTGTTCGCTGACACGAGCCATGATACGATACACATGTCCATAACTGTAAGGGTCAACTGCACGAATCCAATAAGGTTTTTCCACAGCATGTTCCATCACAAACTTACCAGCATCGGTTTGCTGCCAGTCCCAGATTGGACTGGCTATCATCAGATCAGGATCTTCAACATCGCCCATGCGGATTTCCAGCACACATACATCGCGAAAACACACTGGTCGATCATCGATGAGTTTTACTTCTTCGGCCTGCCAGTGCGTATATTCGGCTAGTTCGTTATGTGTCATTGCCATAACATATTTTAGCAAATTATTTTATCAAGGTCAAATTCATTGGAGAAATCTTAGCTGATTTATTTTTTTGAGAATTGCGGCGGTGTAAAATTCATGAGTTTTTGGTCCAGGGTGCTGTTGATCATGGGCTATGTCTGGCCATGGTTGATCTTGGTCTCTTCCCCATAACTGATACAGCATGAGATAATCCACATCGGTATCTTTTATATAATTGAACAAAGTACCATCATCTAACATTGATACTAGCAGTAGTTTTGCCTTGATTTTCTTGCAGTAGTTGATCACTTGAAACATAGACACCACGGATCTATATTTCACATCTTCGCTGATAAAATAATCAAAATCAAGTTCGTGACCGGGTGTTTGTTTTGTGTATGTCGATGCTCTGACGTTGGATAATTTGCCGTTGTAAAAATGTGGAATTCTTGGCAAGGTAGTAACTCCCCAAACCACTAGATCATTTTCACGTATGTCTGATCTTAGAATTTGATCAGCTGCCCATACCACTGAGCTGCCGGGTGTAGTTAAAAAACTCACTGGCAAATTCAATTGATTGGACAATAGATGACCATAGCGTTGATCTAGTTCAACACCGGTGCCATGACTGAAACTACATCCTGCTATCCACAGTTGTTGATCATTGGTTTTTCTTGTGTCCACTAGCTGTAACATTTCCGGCTTGTCGTCGGGAGACTCAACAGCAAAGTTTTCAACTTGAGTATAAAAGCTGAAAACTGACAAATAGTCTTCAAGCCAGGTTTTCATAATGCTCTTGCCGTTTTTGCTGTCACTCCACTGATTGTCAGGCGGCGGCGAATACACAACACAATCAGCACTGCGCAAAACCGTGGCCAAGTGTGTTATATCACCCAGGTCTCCCAGACTGGTATAGTATGTGCCTGGTGCTAGATCTTTGTAATTTTGCTGGGTGATTAATTGCGAGTCTGGATCAGCTGCCCGGACCTGTTGGCTCAAGTACTCAGACACATCACCGAGGTATACTGTGATCATTGGCCGGCTATTGAGGATGCCAAGGGAAAAATTGCCGTAATTGCCCGAGCACAGGCACGAGCAACCTCTTGGTGTTCTTTTTGGGTGCCATTGCTGGCTCGTAATTCAATAAAGTGAATCCATGAACGTAGAGTACCATTCATGTACATACGGCTCACAGTGAGTCCTTCGGGCAACACAGCACGAGCTTGTTCTTTGGCAATACCGTTGTCAATGGCCCACTTGTACTCTTTTTTGACAGCATACAACACACGCTTCTGAGCACGTTCCCACTCATATGCCAAGAGCCGTTGTGCCTCGTCTGTCATGTCAAACTCTACGCTGTTCTGTCGATTCTTGGTGTCCTGGAATCGTGCCTCACGTAGCACAAACGCTTCATCGAGTTCAGCTGTAGGATCAGCATATCGCTGGGAGAACTCTTGAAAGCTGAAACTTCTGTGACGTAGAATCTGTCGGGCGATGTCACGGGTGGTGACAATTTCGCAACAGGCGGAGACCATTTCCAGTGGGCTCCAGTGTTGGTGTCGCACCAGGTACTGTATGAGTCGTTCGCTTGTTTCAGTGTTGAATTGGTTGGCTGGATTGGACACACGGGCGCAGTACGCAATGAGTTCTTGTGCATCTGTGATGCCCATGTTTGAGAATTCTGCTGTGGGTTGGCTGTGGGATACAAGGGTAACATTCATTGCTGTGCTTGGTAATAGGATAGCTCAGCAGTGGGAACCCATTCTTCAATGAGTCCACCTGCTTGAGTCATTTTGAGAAACGAATAATCAGTAAAATCAAACTCACTGGATTTTACAATGCTCACCCACTCAACATCAGGTGCGCCTGGACCACGAACCAACGCTAATTCAGTTGCAGGTGCGGTCATAACTTGCTCAAAATTTTGTCAGTTGCAGGTTGTGCAATGGCCGCGACTGCTGCCGCGTCAACTACAAATTCAAGATCCACTACTTGTTCGCCAAGGTCTCCCAGTGTACGAGTTAGGAACAATTCTAGCTCGTCTACATCCAGGCCCTGCTTGCGAAGCGAGTGCAGATTGATAGTGCGCTGTCGGCGACCCTCTAGCTTGAGAATCACCTTTTTTAGGCACTCTAGCGGGATTTCAGTTTTGTCGACATCACCGATCAAACATTCCCACTTGCTGAGGAATTCATCACTGAACTGCATCTGCAGACACTACCTGGCTCTTGGGTGGACGACCACGACGTGGTGATTTTTCACTTGCCGGGGCAACTGTTACATTGGGTGTGTCAACAAATCCTTGTAGGTTTACCTTGGGGTACATGCGCTGTGCATCTTTTTTCATTCTAGCAGCTTCGGCAATGAGACCCTTGGCCTCAATTTCCATCTTCTTGGCCTGACTCAACATGTTGGTGGCAATTGAACGATCGTCTAGAGCATCAGTTGAGCTGGCCTGAACCGGTGGCTCATAGTTGGATGTTTGACGTTCCTGACCACGTTTGTATTCAGCCTCGGCCTTGCGTTTGGTATAAGGGTCCACCATGCCGGAACTGTTGTCCAGTTCTTTGAGACGGTCAATTGCGGCCTGCCCAGTTTCCATCTCTTTGAGGATACGGTTGAGCTCATCAAGTTTGACATTGCTGGAAGCATTGGGAGTTACAATCACTTGATTGGTGGGAATCTTTTTAATCATGCCTTCATGATGCAAGGCCACCAACTGCACACGACCATCTGGCAAAAGATTACGGTGCAACGCATCGGCCAGATTTGTGGCCTGTTGTCCAATTTCACTTTCCAGAGTTTTCATGATTGAGTCATGAATATGAGTGGGCAGTGTTTCGGGATAGATCACAAGGCACATGTGGTCCTCGTTGGGTACTTCTCGGAATAGGATGGCTACTTTTCGATCGCCATGTCTACCAATGTGTTTTAATGCCATTATGCATCTCCTTGGGGTTGTTCCACGGGCTCGGGGCTCTGTCCTTGTTCAGCTTGAGCTGCTTCGGCTGCGGCCTGTTGCGCCTGAATGGAATTGGTAACAAACGTGTTCAGTTTGTTGTACAGTTCGCCTATTGACTGCATCTCGTCAGCTTTGAAAGCACCGCGAGTACATGCGGTGTCAATAATTGTGCAGACTGCACCTAGGTCTTGAAGTGTGAGTGATGTGGGGTTTTCCATGCAGATATTTACTGCCGGAAAACCCCACCGTGTTTTTTTCAGAGCTGTTTTGTGTGTACCAGTTGCTCAAACGTGTCCCACAAACGATCAAACTTTCGCTCGTAGTATTCGGCCAGCACTTTGAAATCTTGAGTTTGGGCACCTTGCTCTACGTACATCTGGATGTCGTTGACAACTTTCCAACACTCCATGATTTCTTGCTCAAGATCAAAACGGTCTCGGGTCTTGATCATCTCGGTCTCTTCGACCACCGGGGGGATTACGCCATTCATTTTTTGCTTCCTTTGCTTCATGTACAATCTTCTTTGCCAGGTCCCACAGTGGAACAGCAAACCATCCTGCTACAAGTCCATAAACAAACCATTCAATCTGGATCATAACACTCGACCCAAGCCCAGCCAAATCAGCTGATCCAACTCAGATTGATACTCCTGACCCAGCCTACGCTTTTCATAGATTGCTCGCAGTACTTCTGTTCCGTTACCATACTCTACAGTACCGGTGCCACGCCGTTCTAGTTCTTCAATTAAGTCGTCAGTGTCAAAATCTTCGAGCTCGACATCTACTTCAACTTCTTTGTAGATAGTTTTGTACATTTTACTTGGGCATCATGAGTGCATTGAAGTTTGAAGGCACCACAATGGTCTGAACTTGGCCGTTCTTGATACCTTCCGAGATATTGAGCATGGCCTGTGCCTGCATGAATGCAATTGACGCACCCGAGTTGTTGGCCAAGGCTGCCATACGTCGGCTTTCGGCCTGGGCTGTTTGCACTTCAACTTCCTTCTGCTTGAGTTCGTTCTTGCTACGAACCAGGGCATTGGCACTCTCCACAACTGCATCTGCTGGCACAACATTACGAATCAGGACTTGGCTGATCATGATGGTGCCGTCCAGCTTTTCTTCTGCTAAGTTACGAATAATCTCGTCCTTAATGAAGTTTTCCATGTCGCTACGAGCGTCGGCCATGTCCAAGGCTTCGTACTTGCGAGCTGCCTTATAGATGGCATTGCGAGCATTTTGCACAATGTAGTTGTACATCACATAGGTGTCGCCTTTGAACTCAGCATGGAAGGCCCGGTTCTTGGTGCTATACAGTTCGGCCACTTGTTGCGGGTTGATGTTATAGACCACAACTGCATCAAAATCTTTCATTGTGCTGTTGTCTTTGGCCACCGGAGTCATGTCGTTCAATTGTACGTTGACATCCTTGATGGGAAAGGTCAAGACCTCGCCAATGATGGTTTGGTTAAAGCTACCCGGCAACAGTTCACCAGGTTGAACCTGCTTGTCAAAACCCACTCGCACACCGACTTCGCCGGTTTCAATACGAGTGCAACCTGCGGCCAAAACGGCAGCAGCCAAAATAGAGAGAGTGAAAATACGCTTCATGTGTGCCTTTAAAATAAAACTACCACGGCTGTCATTGCCATCAACGCCAGCAGTGCAACAATTATACTGTACCCTATGCTTTTTGTCAAGGCTAGTTGTTCTTTTCCTTCCATCTTTCTCCAAGCAGTAATGCCAAAGTGAATCAACGCTGCCAGGACCGCAAATGCCAACCAAAGTCTAATCATAGTTCAACTCCAAAATGTTCTCTAATCTGTTTAGCAATGATAGCACCCATATCATCATCACGGTGGCTATTTTTTAGTGATACTTGTTCACATTTCTGCACAATCAACTCGGCGAACTTTTCTGGATTATCAATTGTATACTGTGGCCAAGTGTGTTGATTACCACCATCATAATTCCCGCCAGCCTGTGCCCAAAGTTCTCGAATTCGTTCGTTCATTTTGGCACTCCTTAGTTTTTCTCTTCCTCATAGTAGGCGTATTGACCCCAGGGCGGAACAATGGTAGTGGTGCCATGCAAGATCCATACAGTGTCTGCATAATTCTCATCGCCCCACGAACCAAACGGGTAACCATCTGTAAACACCACAAGACGCTTGGGCTCAATTTCTTCTGCCTTCAAGTAGTTGTAGATGGCATCAAAGTCTGTACCACCACCGCCCTTGACTTCGTAGTCGCAGATTGAATCCAAGTTGTCTGAATCATACTGAGCAGGATTGTATGCCTCAGTATCAAACGTGATCACATGAATTCGGTATGCCGGGAACGAGTCCATGATGCCTTGGATCTCACCCAAGAAGTCCTTGAGCATGGTCTCGCTGATCGAGCCCGAAGCGTCCAAGGCAACTGCAATGTCAATCATGGGATCCAGTTTCATGCCAGGCATGATGGCATCTTGGTGCCAGCCTTTGCGTCCGGCTCGCATCCAAGTGTAGTCGCTCTTGATGGTGCTCTCCAACTGCATGCGAAGCAGTTCGCGCCAGTTCATCTTGGGCTCAGTGAGCTCCTCGATCAGTCGCTTGACACCGGCTGGGATATTGCCGGCACCGTCCACTGTGGCCGCAGCCGCCAGCATGGCTTCTTTGATCTCGTCCTTGATGGCCTGGCGATCAGACTCGCTTAACCGGGGACGGCCTTTGCCACTGCCGTCAACTTCTTCTCCATCTCCATCACCGTCGGGGTCACCATTGCCGTCCAGGTGCTCGTCAATCATTTGATCCAGCAATTTGCCAATGTCAATTTTTTCGGCTTTTTCGTACAAGATATCGTAGATCTCTTCCGAGCTCATGCCGTCATACTTGGGATCATGCAGGCAAGGCACTGTGGTGATCTTTTCACCCACCTTGTGTTTGATCAAGTCTGCGTTCACAGCAAAGTCATTGGCAATGTTAAACAGCTGAGGATCACGCTCACCACGACGTCCAAAGTGATCATAAACACAATGCAACACTTCGTGTCCAAACAAGAACTCAATCTCTTTGGGACGAAGCATCTGAATAAAGCGAGAATTGTAATAGAAATTTCTGCCATCAGTTGCGGCTGTGCCACACCATTCATCGGCATTTATCAGTTTGAGTCGAGTTGCCAAATTACCAAAGAAGCTGGCACGGAGCAACAGGCCCACACGAGCAGTGATCAGTTTTTCACGTACCTCGCGATCTATCTTGGGATCAGTCTTGCCAATGAGATTTTTAAACTTGGCTTTGTCTTCTTTGTTAGCGGTGGTTGCAGTCATGCGAGTCCTTTGTTTGGTATGTGTATATTATAGCAGATTGCAGTTTATCAGTCAATGTCTGCAGAAACCCGGCCTTCCGCAGGGTCATATGTCAGGTAAACCTTGGTACTGTCACGGCCGCCTTGCTCATCGACCTTGTAGACCACAGTGTAGCAAAATTGTCCACCATTGGTGATGCCCAGGAACCGAGCACCTGTAAACTCCATGTCTTGAGCCTTTTTGTCCAGAGCCCGTTGCAGGGCCTGGTGTGTGAATGTTGTGAGTGTTTTGAGTTTCTCTGCTGTGATCATATCACATGCTCCAGTAAGTTTCGCTAGCCGGGTTGCAACACCAAGGTGTGTCTGCGTCAATCTCCACAGACTTGCCCGACATCAAATTCTTCACAGTGATCTTGGGAGCCTGGTAGGTGTCGCGAGCCACAATGTGCAATTGGCTTTCGTTCCAACCTGCTTTGCGGCAGAGTCGAGTGCGGGTGGCCTGTGCGGCACCCCAAGTTTTGTATGCACGGGTCTTGTTGGGACCGTCTGTAACAATTAAACCAGTACCTTTTGCAACAATCACATAACTCATTTGGGGCTCCTTTTTGCTGTCTATGTGTATATTATAGCAAAATGGCGAATTTCGGTCAACCAAAAAAAGTGTTGTAAAAATGTAACACTTTAGTACTACAAATTCAAGTACTTTAGCTGGAACCAAGACTGTGCTGGTTCACTGTAAAAATCCAGATGAACCTGCTCTTCGTAGTACATGCTGGGACCATTGGGAGTTGGGGGTTCCGCTGGCACTAGGCCTTTGTGATAGCGATACACAAACCCCAGCTCACGTCGCATGCGTGGGCGTATGGCCATGCCCATGCCGTAGTCTCGTAGAATCTGAGCATACACATCCGACCACTCTCCAGGCCGGTGAAAAACAATCAAGTTCTTTTTTACGGTGATACGGGGTGGCATAGTACAAACCAACTCAGTGTTTTGTCTTCGTCTATATAGATACGATAGTCGCCGTACTTGACAGCATACGCCCAGGTGGAATTGATGTCGTCCTCTTGATAGTCCTCTTGATTGCGAATTTTGTTGCGCATCATTTGATAACGAGTCTCAACATCTTGGCTCCACCCAAATTGCTGGTTGAACCAACGCCGGCAACGATCAAAGTCCAACACGCCAGTGCCATGACCATGGTCTTTGTTGAACTCCACAAGGTACCGGTAACCATGCCGAGTGTACCGGTTGTCCATCTTGGTAATTTTATATTTCATATGATGTCAAGTAGAAAAGGGCTGTGTAGCACACAGCCCGTGTATTTGATCTACACAGCCCTTCCCTGACTTAGGCCGAAGCCTGCAAGATGTACTTGCCAAAGCGCGAGTGGAACTCGTCAAAGTTCTTGAGCTTGGTGGGCAGGAAGGGCAAGTCGTATGTGGTCAATGCAATACGAGCACCCATCACTGTCAACTCAGTCTCAAAGTTCTTCATCATGTAGCCCAGGAAGTTGTCGGCCATTTCATGGAACTTCTTGTCTTCCACTTTGTTTTCAACTGCACTCTTGAGCTCATAGCACATGGAGATCACCAGGCTGTACATGGCCGACACTTCTTTGACCTGCAAGTCCTTGACCTTGCCTGCCAAGATGTCTGCAGGATTGGGCATGCGGCTTGCAACCTTGCGGTGAGCCATGAACTTCACTGCCAAGCCTTCACCAATTGTGCCTGCAATCAAGTTGGTCAGGGTATCGTTGTCGCCGTCGTCATCCAACAGCTGGCTCACAAAGGTCCATGAGCGCGGTGTAGCAAACGAACGCGAGCTAGACTTGGAATCAAAGTCATACAAGTCTTGCTTGGCAAAACTCAGGTAACCCACCACGTCTTTGTGGATGCGGTTTTGCACTGCCCACTCTTGCCAAGATGCAAAGTCCACCTTCATCTCTTGGTGGATAAAGCGGTTGGCCAACGGAGTCGGCATGCGATATGTAACACCTTTGTCGCTTTCACGGTTGCCTGCGGCAACCATCACAACATTGTCGGGCAAGAAATACTTGCCAATGCGTCGATTCAAAATCAACTGATAAGCCGCACTCTGCACACTCGGAGCAGCCGAGTTCATCTCGTCCAAGAACAGCACCACAATAGGATACTGGCTGGCAGTTTCTGCATCGGGCAAGTCCACTGGAGCCGCCCAGTCCATTTTACCCGAGTCTTTGTTGTAGAAAGGAATACCACGAATGTCTGTGGGCTCCATCTGACCCAGGCGCAGATCATACATGATGCCGCCAAGATCTCGAGTGATGCCTTCCACCAGCTCACTCTTGCCAATTCCGGGAGGACCCCACAGGAACAAAGGACGCTTGACTTGGAATGCTTTGAGCAGGGATTTTTTTGCTTGAACAGCGGTAACGGTGCGTGTATCTGACATGGGCTGTGCCTTTAAAAGTTTGTTGCTAAGTGTTAATTGTAGTTGAAACTGAAATATCTGTCAACTGTTGACAGTGTCAAAAGGACTAAACATTTCTTCGTTGGTTTCCTGCGACAGTTCTTCGTAGACCCACTCCACAGGGATCTCAAGATATCGTGCAATGGTACGGGGTTCGTATCCTTCTTCCAACATCCCTTGAATGTCCAGGCTAAGTTCGCTCATCTTGCTCATTATGCAGTCTCCTTGTCCATGATGTAAGTGAATAAAACAAATTTGGCGCGGTTCAGTTGCTGACGAGCATCTTCGGCTCGCATGCTGTCAACTTCACCGTATTCGGTATTGACCATTTCTTGTGCATCACTCATCATTGATGCCACAACCATTGCAGGTCCTGAAAAACGGAAACTAGGACTAGATTCCACTGCTTCACGCATCTGCGCTTCGGTGCAACCGTACATGCGGACCTCGTTGATTTCGCGAGTGGTAAGTCCTTGAAATGCTGTTCTCATTGCTGGCTCCTTTTTGTTACACTATGCCTATATTATAGCAAATTGTGAATAATTGGTCAACCGTTTTGTTCTGGCATTAGTTATTAAATGTCTGTGTAAACACTCGCCCGCGATAGCTAAATGTGACTATTTCACCTTGCTGAATCTGTACAGGAATAAATCGGCACACTTGTCTTTGTTCTATTCTAGACGAATCACGACCAACCTCATTGCCAATGGCGCCACCTATCAATGCTCCAATCACAGTGCCAGCCAATTGGTCATTTCGATTGCTGCCTAGTGTACTTCCCAACAGGCCGCCGGCCACAGCACCGACGGTGCCTGGCCCAGAACTGCCCTCTCGTTGAAATTCCTGCATGTGGCATTGTTGTTGTTGCACAGTGACCAGTCTCGGCTGTACATTTACCACATAGACATCTTGTGCCGCTGCCGCCAATGGAAGGGTTAGTAATATTGTCAATAACTTTTTCATTAAAATCTCCTTGTTGCTGTTTAATTATAGCAAATTGGGAATTCCTGGTCAACCAAAATCAATTGGCCATCAAATCAATTTGAACTTGAATGCCTTCGTGCGTGATACCCACACCTACTGGACGAGCTTCGCCGCGATTGGGACTGACTCGGCGGATGTAAGCCAGGTGATTGATTGCCTTGCGCAGAGCATCACCATGCGAAACTGTGGCTGTTTTTGTAAACAGATCGTTTATAGTTCCGTACATGCCAAAACCGTTGACAATGTAGCGAATTCGGGTGCTGTTGCTAAAACCGGTAACGTGTCGCATCTGGGGCTCCTTTGTTGCTGTCTATGTGTATATTATAGCAAATTGGGCATTTCTGGTCAACCAGTAAAAATGTTGTATTTTTACAACATTAATACTCAAGTAGTACGATAAAATTCTACTTTGTTGCGCAGGGATTCAATCTCGTCGGCGGCCTCTTCCAAAAGATCACTGATGCGATCTCGGGCGCCCTCTTGCACACTTTTTCTGTCTTGATTTTGCCTGCGTATTTCGGCACGTTTTCGTAGACGGAACACCAGACTTTGTTCGCTGACCGGCAGGTGTGATTCGTCGTTCATTGTTTTACCTTTTGCAGATCTACTAGGTGATATCTGCTGAAGGGATAATTTTCATTAAGCCACTCCAGCAGATCTGGTTCCCAAGGAAATTGTATGCTACCATCATGGTTGGTAATAATAATCATGATTTCACACGAGTGATAACACTGGCATGCTGCCACAACACACGATCACCACGGGTCATTACTTCCAACAACAATCTCTTTTCTTCCAAGTATGTGCGAGCAAACTTTGCGTCATGCTCAACAATGCTTCTAGTGTTAGAGATCAAATCAGCCAACTTGACGGTCTGAGCCTCAGCCGGTGCTGCCGCTGTATGAGCACGATCAATGGCCTTGCGTGTGGTACGATTGCCTTGTTCAGGCCTTGACACATCGGTCAACCATCCCACCAATTCAGCAACCTTGTCACCAAATTCAGCACGAATTACTTCGTTGGTGACACCAGTGTCTTCGACTACATCATGCAACCAGGCCGCTGCCAACATCTCGGGAGTGTGATCCACTGTTGCAACAATGCCAGCAACTTCACGAGGGTGAACGATGTAAGGCTCCATGGTGTACTTGCGCAATTGAGCCACGGCCGAATGAGCCGCAGTGGCAAATATTCTAGCACGTTCAACTATTTCCATGATATCTCCTTAACAATGCTGTATTATAGCACATGAGCGAATTTCGGTCAAGCGTACCAGATTTCACTAAACCCTTCCTCGTGTGTGGGCATTTCAAAGTTCCATACCATGTCCCACAGCACAGCTTCGGGGATGACTTTGCCCGGCCGAGTCTTTAGTCTACGCTGATGTTCCTCTTCGTCTGGAGTCTGAAACACCACAGCAATGTGCTCATAGTCCGGCAACATGCGGAATTTACGCCTGCGGCTAGCAAAACTAGTTGACGTTTGATCCCAGATAATATCATGCCCGTGATTGCGAGCATGTACAACAACCTTGGACATTAGGTCCACTGCTGTGGGCATGTATTCTTCAAACACTTCTGAATAAGTTTTGCCTTGAGCTCTAGCATAGTCTTCCACAAATGAATCTGTGCTGACCACAGTCAGTCCCAGAGCCCAGATTTGATTCTGGACCCAGGTACTCTTGCCCGATGCCGGAACTCCAATCAGTTGATAACATCTAGGCATACACTCTCCTCAATAGTGAGATCGAATCTCACCCTTTAATGCATCTGCAATCAATCGGTCCATGTCACTGGCCACACATCCTGTGGCATCAAATGCCACATCTCTAGCACGATATTTTTCCAGGCCAGTTTTGTTGCCATGCACATGACCATAGAAGTGTACTGATCCACGATGCATTTGGTCCCATTCCCAGATGGGATAGTGAAACATTATCACCAACTGACCATTGTGAACATAACGCAGATACTGATGTGTTTCACGAAAACATTCCCGGAATTTTTGATCCTTGATCAGCTTGGCATCATGATTACCTTCAATCAAAATCTTGTCACCATTGAGTCGTTGCAGTATTGACACTGCTCGTTCCGCGTTACAAAATGCAACATCACCAAGAATAAACGTTTGATCACCAGGATGCACAATCTGATTCCATTCTTGAATCAAACATTCATTCATGTGATCTACATCTCGAAACCCAGCACGAGTCACAGGACAAAACTTCATGATGTTGGTGTGTCCAAAATGTAGATCACTTGTGATATAGGTCTTCATCATTTCCTTTTTAATAATTGTTTTTAAATGTGCGCCAATCATCAATGTTGGGCTTTTCTTGTTCGTCGTATGTCCAACCCAGGGCCTTCATCATGCTATGCTTGACCATCAAGTTTGGACTACGAAAACGCTTGGTATCATCAAAGCCCATCATGACACCAACCTCGGTCACTGCACCCGACCGGCAAATACCTGCCATGCAATGCACGACCACGTTCATGCGATTGTCTAGCGCATGTTTTAACAAACTAACAATCTCCTGAGCCTGTGCATCACTGATCTTGGCATCGTCGGGAAAGATGTCAGACTTTTCGGCATCAAGAAATTCAAACCGATGTGTTTCTTTGAAGTCATGGGCTGGAGTGGGCCACCAACTGGGTGCAGGATCCATGATCTGAATCAGCATGCTATTCGCACCAGCATCGTGATGGAACTTCATGGGCACATCAGCGGCGGCTACGTTTTCAATCCAGGGCATAAAATTCTCCTCAATGTTGTATTATAACACAAAGGAGATTTTTGGTCAAGTGTCTTTGTGATGATTAGAGTGTGTGACCAGCCATGCTCGTAACCCGTCAACTGAGTTGAGTTCACGATTCATCTGGTGCCAGTTCTCTAGTACTTTTGTTTGGCCAGTGGTGGCCCACTCGGCTACTCCAGCAAGACCAGTTTCGTTGCCCCGACGAATGCCATAGTTGAAGTGCAAACTCTCGCGAGCAAATCCCGGCGGCACCATTCGAGTCTTGTGCAGTTTACGATAACGATTGTCGTTGATGTAACCCCAGTTTCTACGGAACGGCACAGTGTAGTATTCATTGTCGTCAACTGCCACTGGCAGCGAGTTACCCTGCTCGTCAAACCCTTCATTCACAGTGCTGTTGATCTCTTCTTCCAGCACAAACTGTGTGCCCAATTCTGGCATGTCAACATCTGACAGATAAACCTGAACATTCATGGCCCACTCGGCAGCGTCAAAGTGCGGGTAAAAGTTAGCCCCGCTGAGATCAAGATAACCGCGGCATGTGGCCAAACTCAACCGCTCACCAGTGAGTTCTTCCAGATAAGGGATCAAGGCAGATCCAAACAGTATAGCATCCAGCCAGTGGTTGTTTTCCATCACAAGACGGTTTGGATACCGGCTGCTCCACAGGCTTTCAGTTCTACGAAAATTGTTCTTGATTCTGGTCAACCACTCGTCGTTTAGGAAGTTTTCCAACTGCCACAGGGTGGGGCAAACTGATCGCTTGTTGTCCCAGTTGAACATGGTGTTCTCTGGATAAGTTAAATTTGGGGGATAAATGGGTTCTGACATGTGCTTATTTACGATAGGTGCGACGACGTGGTGCCGGCTCTACCACTTTGGTAAGGTACTCGTTGCCAACTTTGCCTTGCTCAATTTCCAACAATGCAGTGAGAATGGGACCATGCTTGGAAGTGACTCGGGGCATGTCTCCACGAGACAGTTCTCGAATTCGATTGCTGGCAATCAGCACCAGATTGTATCGATTGCCCACCATGGCCACTGCGTCTTCACTGGTGAGACCAAGAGTTTGAATGTTAGAGTTCATGTATGTCCTTGTGAGTTACAAAGTATTTATTATACACAACTTGTTGATTAAACACAACCTCAGTTGCCCCGTTTATAAGTACTGTCATGCCCATGCTACGTTTCTATATCGAATACCATTGGGGGCGACGTCGCCCAAATTTGGAATTTTACATGAACAACCAACAGCTATCCCCGCAACTGATCTGGTGTGATCGTGTGCTGCCTCATCAAGAAAACATCATACTTGAAACCACGTGCGAATTGGCAAAGCACAATCAATTGCAGGTGGTCATGCGGGACAAGACTGATCATGATCTAGTGTTTGAAGATTCTGGCATGATTGATCACTGGGCCAAGATACAGGAAGTTGAAATTGATGGCATTCTGGCACAGACGGCATTGTACTTTTGTTCCAACTTTCGTCATGCCATGAGCAGTGATTGGGTGGAACACATGCGTCAACAAGGGCACACAATTGAACCAGTGTATGCCGGGGGAACTGACATTAGACTCAATGGCGCATGGACCATGAATTTTAGCACCCCGGTATGGGAGTGGTATGTTAACAACTATGAACAAACTAACAGCTGATTTTTTTGCCGCCGAGTTTCCTAGATATCAAGTGCCGGGCACTTATGAAAATGCCGTTGCAACTTTTTGGCAAAACACCAAGATACCCTTTGTCGAACTTGACCTTGACCTGGACATGGACTCCACATACCAATGGTGTGTCAACAACTCAGATAATTTTGATCTAGCATGGAACCAAAGAAAATGGAATCAACACAATCAACACCAGGGTTCTACATGGTTCAAACGACCACACAGTGAACACCGGTATGATTTAGAAATTCAAGGAAAACGTTTTGCCAGTAAAGTTGACTCGGCTACCAATCTCACTAGAATTGCCAGGCCCGATGGCGCAACTGATTTGCAAATTCAATTGAAAAAATTAGGAATTGAATATTCTTCTCTCAAACTGGCTAGATTGGATCCAGGTGGGTACCTTGAACCCCACAAGGACGCATTTCAAGACCCTGACTGTTTGTCTCATGTATGGATTCCCATACACAGCTCTGAGGCCGAGTTAAAAATTTATCCCTGGGGCAAACTGCCACATCGCGTGGGATGTGTATATTTGCTGAACAATCAATCTTTTATTCACAGCATTGTCAACACATCTACTCAACCAAGATTTGTTGCCACCATGCGCTTGATTGTAGACACTGTGCCTGAAAGTATTTGGAACTTGATAAAGCATCAAGTTCAACATCAATGGTTTGACCATGGTTAACTGTTGAGAACCTTGGCCACTGAATTCATAACACTGGCGATACGTCCAATGTCACGAAGTTGTTCCACTGTGTATCCTTCTGAGTTCTTTAGTGTGTCATAGTGTGCCTTCACACAGAAATGACATTTGCCAACAATACTTGCTGCCAAACTAAATGCTTCAAAGTTGGCCTTGGTAGTTCCGCCATGTGACGCAATAGCGTTCATGCGCAACTGTGCTGGCAATCCTTTCAATGCAGGATCTTCAGCCATCTCAACATAGGGATACCAAACATTGTTCTGTGCCATAATTGAAGCGGCTGTCATTGCAGATTCTGAATGCACTGGAGCATCTGCCAACAGCACTGCAAGTACCCGGCCGTTGCCGGTTGCAGCCAACGCGGCCACAGCACAGCCCATGGCCACATCTGCATCCAGTGTGCTACGTAATAACACAGCATCAAGATTTAACTTGGTGTCCTTGGCATAGTCAGGCAGTGCGCCCTTGATTGATTCAATAAAACTCATCGGGTCTGTTCTCCTAAAATTTTATACCCGCGACCAGTGGGGTGAACACCGTCGGCACTCATATGATTCTTTGGACGTGGAAGAATGGTGTCTCCGTATTCTTTGGCAATCTGAACAATTGCCTCATGTGGAATAGGTTTACGATCCTGCCCTGGATCAATCCAAAAAACTCGAGCTGTGGTTCCGATCTTCTCACGAACACGTTGCAACTCTGCCTTTGTCCTAACGCCTTTGTGATCATTGGCACCTAGACTAATGATGACCGTTTTTGCAGATAAATCATTTTTCAAATAGTCTTTATTCCATTGCCATGTGTTCCAGCCGCCTTTGGAATAACTTACACATTCTGGTCTAGCCTGATGTATGCCCACAGCAATGCTATCGCCTAGTATTAAACATTCTAACATTTTATGCTACCTCATCTTTTTTATCACTGGGGAATTTTGCACTGGTGTATCGGATAACCAGTACACTGATGGCAATAACAAATGTGGACCCGGACACCGCCAGCATTTCACTAATGTTAATAGGCTGATGACTCATGATGTCTACCATGTGTCGGGTCAATGCCGTTATTGCTATGTAAAGTAGAAACCTAACAGGCATATGGTTGGTTTTAAAATAAATTCCAACCATGGCCCCTATTTCTAAATAGATAAACATCAGCAATAGGTCGCCAACTGTGGCATGGTGTTTCTGGAACATTTCAAAAAATGTCCATCCTGCGGCCCATACTGTTGCGGCGCCTATGCCAAAAAGTGCCAATCGATGGAATATATCAACTAGTGTATTTCCAACTCGATCAACATTTTTTGTGTCTAACATTACAGTGTCTCGCCACCAACTGTGCGGTTGCATGCACAAAGTTCGCCAGTTTGCAATGCGTCAAGAACACGGAGTGTTTCTTCTGGGCTACGACCCACGTTCAAGTTGTTGACAGTGACGTGTTGGATAACGTTGTCTGGGTCAACAATGAATGTGGCACGAAGTGCGGCACCTGCTGGAGCATAGAACACGCCCAGTTGTTCGATCAAACTTACGCCACCGCGCTCTTCACCGGGTTGGTGACGAGCAGTGTCAGCAAACTGGTGATGTGTGATCTTACGCAAGTCATCGTGGCTCTTTTGCCATGCTACCTTGCAGAACTCGTTGTCTGTTGATCCTGTGAGCAACACTGCATCACGATCCGCAAAGTCCTGTGCCAGTTTGTCATAGGCCACAATTTCTGTGGGGCAAACAAATGTGAAGTCTTTGGGGTAGTATACAATTACTTTCCACTTGCCAGGGAAGCTGGTTGCAGTGATGTCATAAAATGCATCATCAGGTTGTCCAGGCTTGACGCCTGTGATTGTGAACGGGGTCAATTTATCGCCAACTGTTTTCATAATTTCTCCTTGTGCTTGAAAACCAATAACTCTCAGTATAAACACTGATACGCTATTATAATAGTATGTATCAATGAAGTCAAGTGAAAAATAGAATTTTTGCTATTGTATTTTTCAATAGCAACCATTAAACTTTTTTATAGGGAGGATCAGCAGTCCACACAGCAGGCGGTGTATTTAAAATTGGGTCAGGCACAAACGACGAGTGGGCGTTATCCAACAACGGATAACTGCCCACAAATTCTTTGACACAGGTATATGACAGCGGATTTGATGCTGGGCGTGATCCAACCCGGCGCAACCGTGCCATCATTTCCTGATCACGTACTGAAAAGTCCATGCTGTATTTAATGGTCTCACTGCCAGGACTTGAACCTGGATCTACTGCTTAGGAGGCAGTGGTTCTATCCAGTTGAACTACAGCGAGTCAGCGCCAAAACGTACACACTTGACCATTGTGCTCGGCACGGATATTTGTGACATGGTCGTAGATCTTGTCAAAAATTGTAGAGTATGTTTTGGTTGTAAAATGTGGAGCCACTGATGTAAACACTATACCATGTGGGCTGTGTTGGGCAAGGGCCAACATGAGATGATTTTGCATGGCCTTGCCACCGGCATAGCCAGCTGCCCAGGTGCTGTAGTCTCTTTGGTGTTCCCATGACATACCCGAGGTCATGAATACAACACTGCTGCCTGGCTTCAAGTATTGCATTGCACACAGTGAGACGGCATGTGGTATTCCGGCATGTATTCTCACAGTGTCTTGCCAGGCATGTTCTTGATAATGCTGTGTGCCGTCAAAACATCCAGGTTGGTCAGGCCAGCTGGCGGCAGTGGTATTGTACAGCACCAGATCCAAGGGTATGGCAGCGGCCACGGACTGAAATTTATCAACCACATCTTGGGTATTGCCAAAATTGGCAGTTATGCTGTGGGGATGATCACAGTGTGATATAGTGTGAACTGTGTGCCCTTGATTTCTGGCACGGCTGCAAAAATCAGGACCAAATTTACCGGTTGGTCCACCTCCCCCAAAAACGCAAATGTTCATGACTGTTAGCTGGGAATAAGTCTGGGAAGGTAAGGAACTGCACGTGGTCCGTAGCGGGATTGCAGTAAGAGACGAGCCTCTTGGGCTGTTTGAGCACCCACACGGTCTTTGAATTCTTTGCCATCGGGTGTGCGTATAGTGGCTTCAAAAAGTTTCATACCACTATTTATATGGCCGGCCCTGCAGGAATCGAACCCACACCGCTTGGTTCGAAGCCAAGCATTCTATCCATTGAACTAAGGGCCGTGTTTGATAAGTAATTTATGCAAACAATTTTATATATTCTCATTGTAACACACATTACCATTGCATGTGTTACGCTATTTTTACATCGAAGTCAAGCACACCGAGGAGTTGAGTTTCATCCTGTGGTGAGTCATTTCATGCGATTCTGGCTATGGCTAACGACTGGCATGGTCACTCGCCAATGGGTTGCCGTACACCGCAAGCATCATAGATTTACCGAACAGGATGGTGATCCGCACAGTCCACATGTGCATGGTTTTTGGCGTGTGCTGTTCACAGGTGCAGGTCTGTACCACTTGGCCAGCAAGGACTCGGCCATGGTCACACAATACGGCGCAGGAACACCCGATGACTGGGTAGAGCGCAACATATACTCCAAACACAGCAAACTAGGTATCTTGCTCATGTTGCTGATAGACATGGTATTGTTTGGTTGGTGGGGGTTGGTGGTATGGGGCATACAAATGATATGGATCCCATTCTGGGCAGCAGGAGTTATCAATGGAATTGGACACTGGACCGGATACCGTAATGGTATTACTAAAGATCATAGTCGTAATATTAGTCCACTGGGCATTGTTATTGGTGGCGAAGAACTACACAACAATCACCACTTGGATCCAGCAAATCCTCGTCTCAGTCGTCGCTGGTTTGAATTTGATATAGGCTGGGCGTACATACGCCTGTTGAGTGTGCTGAGACTGGCACACACGAGATAACTGGTGCTGATAACCAGAATCGAACTGGTGACCTCATCCTTACCAAGGATGCGCTCTACCGACTGAGCCATATCAGCATGAAAGAAAAACCCTTGCCATGACCTCATTGAGCATCACGCAAGGGCCATGTCTGGAGCGGGATAGGAGAATCGAACTCCTAACTAAACCTTGGCAAGGTTTCGTTTGACCATTAAACTAATCCCGCGATAACTTTATAATAAAAAGTGTCCGGCTACTCACACCACATGAGCCCCGGACTGAGCGGTTACTCTGTCCACTACATTTATTCTTTTGGAATGGCGTTAGTACCACACCCTAGGCAGTTTTCAGGATCTCCGAAAGGGAGACTGTAAGGTCAGGTCCTAGTGTACCCCCTGGTCTATCGTTACAGGGACGCTATTTCGTTAACGTAGAAATAGTAAGACGGGATATTACACCAAGCCTTGACTGGTCAACACAGCCTGGGTACTGGCACTCACAGCAATCTCAGTGCGAACATTGAGCTCTAGGATTTCGTCCTGAGTTTTCTGTTTGGCTTTCTTGAGTTGGGCCACTTCCTTTCGAAAACCATCAAGGTCTTCTTGTGCAAACACCGAAGTGTCCACTGTGGATTCAAAGCCGTACACACGACTGGTTTCAGTGCGAGTACGCATCTTTTCCAGCTTGCCAGCAACCACAGCCGCACTCTCACGAACCTTTTGACTCACAAGGTTGGTGTACAGCTGGATCAGTTTGTCCTGGTGCGCAACTTGCGCCAGCTTGGCGTCAATGCCGGCTGTGTGGTTGGCTGTGCTCACAGCCTGGCGAATTTCGTACAAGGCATTGTACAAGTACTTGCGAGTGTCCAGCTGACTTAGAGTCTGCACACGAACACGAGCAATTTCTGCTTCGGCGTCCTGGAATTCATTCAGGCCAACCACTGGGTTAGACTCAAGACTCTTGATGGCATCATTGATGGAGTTTTGCAAGGCATTGGCTTTACGCAGGGAAATATTCATGGTATTCTCTTTTCAAAGTAAAAATAACGATGTTGCAAAAGGTCAAGTAACAGACTGGACAACATGCAAACATCAAGTCACAACATGCAAAGCACAGTGACCTGTATATGTCTGGCTAGCAAATCACAAATCCGATACAGTAATTCCAGAGCACACAAGTACGATCCGGTTGTTACACCGGAGGCCATAATTGTTCATTTTAGCATGAAGCTAAAACGTTTTTGTCTGTCCTCATCTACCTTTTGCTTCACCGGTTGACACAGTGTGTCAACAAACACAATTATAGCAAAACACTAGAGGTTAGTCTAGTGTTTTGGAGATCTATGCGGCTTGCAGACCTTTGAATCGGTCGGCAGCATAGCTGGCAGCAAATGCATAGGGCTTCACAAACGGAATCACGTTGCATGTGCCTTTGATGTAGCCCACGGCCTGCGAAATCACACAGCTTGAGCCATGCATTTCGTCAGGGTTGATGTCCAGGTGAACTTCAACATCCCGACCTTCCAACACTTCGGCCAGTTTGAGATACAGTTCCGAAACCTTGTAGACTTCGGTCATGAGTCGCATGGCAGGCTTACCGGGTTTTTGATCCCACACCCGTTCACGCTGAACTTCGCCAAAGATTTTGCAACCATTGTTGCCGTTGATGTGAACCACAATGGCCAACACATAATCGGCCCACCACTCATTGTTGATCTTGATACGTTCCGAGTCGCATCCAAGATAGATGCGAGTTTCGGGCGTTTGTGCCTCGATAAAAGTCTTGACTTCTTCTAGATTGAGCTTTTTCATAAGTGCCCTGTAATATTTAGCTATTGTGGTACCCCAACCCGGACTTGAACCGGGACGCCGAAGCAGTAGATTTTGAGTCTACCGTGTCTACCATTCCACCATCGGGGCATGGGTCCAATATAAATTATATTGGAATCCAGTGATTTAATCTATCTCTGGGATCAATACGGGCAGCTGGTACAATATCAAATGCTATGGTAATGCGAGGCTCAGGCAAGTGCCATGGCCAAGTACGATGGGAATCGCCTTGATTTTCACTCAACACCAATAGATTATTTTTTCCAACCACATCAAATTCTGTTTCATCAGGCAATCGATACGTGGTGTTGCTGGGCTCGGTGTCCACACAAAAAAATCCATGCCAACCACAATGCAATGAAAGATTGTGCCTGTGCCAATCTATGTATTCATCTGTGTGACAGTAATTTAACCAAGCCTGACAATAGTATGCAGTGTTGTCGCAATGTTCTCTAAACATTGTTTTTAGTTCTAAATACAATTGATGAAATTCTGGATAAGGGTACATAAAAATATTGTAATTCTTAAACAGTTGAGTTACTAACGAATTGGTTATCCTTGTCGTGCCAGGATCTTGTTTCTCAGGCCATGTATCAAGCACCAGTTGCCGCATCAACTCACAACTTGATTTTAGCTGTGCAAGATCTAGCTTCAGTTCTTTTGTTAGAATATAGTTGTGATGATTCATAAAATTAAACACTCTAAAATTGGTCTCTGTAGCAGGATTCGAACCTGCGACCCCTTGCACCCCATGCAAGTGCGCTACCAGGCTGCGCCACACAGAGATTTATTTTTACATACAAAAATAAAAAATGCAAACAATCCGGTTTCGCCAGGGCCTCTGCAAGTCATCGACAATAGATAACTTTTCACACCGGAAACAGAGATAGACCTCTCATCTACCCAACTGGTCCATGTTAGATTAGTCGGATTACCAGTCCAAGAGCTAACTGGGGTATTACCCCCGCACGAGTCTTTGTTTGCAAAAATGGCGGGCCTGTACAGGAATCGAACCTGCCATCCGGCGCTTTGGACACGCCACGAATCTCCAGAGTGACCCATGATTGGTGGACCGTGGGAGAGTCGAACTCCCGATGCTGCCATGCCATGGCAGAGTTATCCCATTTAACTAACAGCCCGTTGTGGTACGAGAGACGGGACTCGAACCCGTATGCCTTGCGACGGGAGATTTTAAGTCTCCTGAGTATACCATTTCTCCACTCTCGCATTTTGGTGCGTGATGACGGAGTCGAACCGCCGGCATCCAACGAGTCAAATTGGCACTCTACCAACTGAGTTAATCACGCAAGACTTGGTGCCCCAGAGGAGACTCGAACTCCTAAAATTTGGTTTCTAAGACCAACACGTATACCAATTCCGTCACCGGGGCAAATTTCAATAACATGGTACCACGAGCTGGACTCGAACCAGCCACACACAGATTTTCAGTCTGCTGCTCTACCTGATGAGCTACCGCGGCAAAAATGGAGGAAGGCTAGTAGAATCGAACTCTATGCGCTTTCGCACACCTTCTGTTTTCAAGACAGAGTCAGGCCCAGCCTGATTAACCTTCCATTATTCAATTACTTTTTTTCTCGACGTGTGCTTTTTTGATGCACTTGTTCTTGAGCAACTTTCACATAACTGCGAATAAATGCACCACGTCTATGGTTATCCAAAATGGTGCAAGCCAGAGTTTTAACTGGTTTGCCAATCTTTACTGCACGTGAATCATAACCTCTGCAAGTCATATTTGTTCCTTTAAATTTTTTGGTCGGAGTACAAGGATTCGAACCTTGGACCCCCTGGTCCCAAACCAGGTGCGCTACCAGACTGCGCCACACTCCGAAATACTGGTACCTGGACACGGTTTCGAACCGCGGACCCTCTCGGTGTAAACGAGATGCTCTACCCCTGAGCTATCCAGGCAATCATGGAGCGGGATGGGGGAATCGAACCCCCGACTTTAGCTTGGAAGGCTAAGGTAATACCATTTTACGAATCCCGCATGTTTGTATTATACAGCCGACAATCGCAGTTGTCAACATTATCTGGTGGATGTAAGTAGATTCGAACTACTGACCTGCCGCGTATGAAGCGGATGCACTACCGCTGTGCTATACATCCAAAATTGGGGTGTCGTATGAGAATCGAACTCATGACAGCGGAATCACAACCCGCGGTTTTGCCACTAAACTAACGTCACCATATAGAAACACTTTCAATATCAGTTCCTTGCTGGCACAAAGAACCTTTCGCCTCTGCCAGGAGACCGAACATTGGCCGCGCTCATTGGCGGTTACTGTCCGTCAAAAATGTTTTTATATGGTAGGGGCACAGAGAATCGAACTCTGATTAATAGGTTAAAAGCCTACTACTTTGCCGTTAAGTTATACCCCCATATGGTCCCTCCGGTGAGATTTGAACTCACACTTCTCGGATTAAGAGTCCGGTATGCTACCGTAACATCTCAGAGGGATGGATCGTAAAGAATTGTCTTTCACGTGCCATCCCTGACCATACGGGGTCAAGAATGACACTAACGTTTGGCACGTTTCATGTCGTTCTCCTTGTTTAAAAAATTGGTGCCGCGTGAGAGATTCGAACTCCCCGCCCCTGCGTTCGTAGCACAGTGCTCTATCCAAATGAGCTAACGCGACCTAGAAAAGAATAGCCCAGGGACCTAACTCGTCAAAGGAGAGTATGGACTATGTTTGTGGTGCCCCGGGGGTGAATCGAACACCCGACCTCGGATTACAAAACCGATGTTTTACCACTAGAACTAACGGGGCATGTTGTTGGCGGTGCGACTGAGACTCGAACTCAGAAAGCGGCTTTCACCACTCGACGGATTAGCAATCCGCTCCAATACCATTATGGGACCGCACCTCAAAAATTGGCTCCCCAGGGTGGGATCGAACCACCGACACCTTGATTAACAGTCAAGTGCAACTACCGCTGTGCTACTAGGGAATAATACAATTATATAGTCAACAGGTGTTGCTGTCAACTAAAACTTGGTGCCGCCACATGGGATCGAACCATGGACCTACGCCTTATCAAGACGGTGCTCTACCACTGAGCTATGGAGGCATAAAAACTGGCACGGGAACTAGGGATCGAACCTAGGACGACAGAGTCAAAGTCTGTTGTGTTACCTCTACACCATTCCCGAACAAAACTTGGTGGACCGTGGGAGAATCGAACTCCCGCCCGAGCCGTGCAAAAGCCCTGTGCTACCACTATCACTAACAGCCCAAAAAACTTGGCATCCCGCCAGGGACTCGAACCCCGACCAACGGTTTTGGAGACCGACATGCTGCCATTACACCAGCGAGACACGTTAAATACTACATGAAAATCAATTTTACCACTGCATCACCTGCCATCTATTATCTTGACACTGTGGAACCCCCGCAACCTTGGCCCACCTTGTTACACGAATTGCAACAGTTATTATGGCAACAGGAACCAACCATTGGCGGTCAAGATCACTTTGCTGTGAGTTGCCTGGGCGCACATACCATACCATACCATTCTGCACCGCATAAATTTCAACAACACTTTGTTGCAGACACGTTCAAACAACAAGTGCTAGATCAGCTGTTTGACAATGAAGAATTCATGATGCAGTGGGCCAACCCTGAACGCAAACATGTCAATGACATAACTGTGTTATGTGTGAATTGGGTTGCAACCCCGCCAAGATATCGCAATCATCCTTGGCATGTTGACAGTCGCTGTCAAATGGCACATGGCATGATCTATATCACCGAGCAAGACAATGTTTTACACAGCACTTGGTTCGATACTGGGCGTAACGGACATTTGTTGCGCATTCCGTCGGCACCGGGGCAAGGTTGGATGGTAGTAAACACTGACCAAGCCAGACACTGTGCTATGAACGACACTGACCGCACACGTTACAGTCTCAAATTCAGTCTTGAGCTAAAAGTGAGAAAATTTTAACACACTCTTTGGAATGTGTGTATTAAAACAGACTGTATGCTTAGGGAATAACATTTCTGTCAAGCGACCGGCAACGGGTACGCAATCTGTTTTAATACGCTCGGATTTTTTTATGTACAAGAACATAAGCCATCCCCGAGGCCGCCCATTTGAAGCATGTTTAGAGTGCGCTTCGGGATCTCGTTTCCCATGTACACTAAATGAAAAACCCTGGAGTTTTTAGTTCCAGGGTCTTTTGAATTTTTCTTGAGTCAGTTAATCTAGTTAACCATCCCAACCTTCAAAGGACCCCGACACTCCTGGAATACTATTCAAGCCCGCAAAACCGCGTGACCAGACAGACGCTGTCTGGAGCATTGTGGATTTTGTCAGCAGTGAATGATTCGTTGTGTTCATCATAAGTCCTATTGTATAGTATTTAGCAATTGTTGTCAACCACTAAAGTGTTTTATTTATCCATTTGTAGTCATTGTGTATGTTTCACTCATGTGAACCATGTACGCACGACTGGTGTTTGTTTCGTTATGGCTCTTGATAAAATCTCGAGCCAAGGCCTCACTATCAAAATACACAGTGCCACCAACAGTCATGTCGGTTTCTCTTTGTTCGTTGACAATAACAACTTTGTATTTCATAGTTAATTGGTTGCGGGACTTGGATTCGAACCAAGGATGGCAAAGGCTTATGAGACCTCGCTAGTGACCAGACCTTCCCCGCGCTATTCAGTTACAGTTATTTATACATGGAGTCTCGGGAGGGATTTGAACCCACGAATCAACGGATTTGCAATCCGAGCCATTGAGCCACTCTGGTACCGAGACATTACCCTATATGTAAACACACTGTCATCACCACCATACTTCCACGTCTTACGGCAGATGTGTCTGTCCTGTGTGTTTACATATAAGCATGTTGAATTTGAGAGCCTACGCCGCTTTTATCGTAGATTTATTCAGGACTTACCGGCCGCCTAGCCTGACCTCGAGCACGATGGATATCACTTGGGCTTCGTCCAGCGTAGTCTCCTTTACAGACCTCCGCAGTTGCCCGCGGGTGGGAGTTGAACCCATTTGCCTTTTACTGCTTTGGTCCTTCGAAGAAACCTAGACAGCGTGACTTCACTTGCTGACACTCTCAAAACTTGGCGGTCCTAGGGGGTAACGATCCCCACTCTTACGGCGTGACAAGCCGTCGTGCGTCCATGAACACTTTAGGACCAATTTTTATAGTCAAGCACCGAGAATGCCAATTTAGGAGTCCGGTGCTTCCGTTCCAAAGCCGATGCAGTTATGTCAGGATCCGTTCCCGGCCGGTTGGACCCGAATAGTGTATGCGTCCATACACGATACCTTATCGATGCTTGACTATAAAAACAAAAATGCTCTGCATCCCCCGGCGGTAATTGTAGTGCATCATCTCTTGGATTTCTCCGCAATTCTCACACACCTTCCACCCGCTTCCCGACAGGGACCGTTATCGCATTGCCAGCGGCCTTTCGGTAAGAAGACTACCACCCTTGGCTATCACACCACTTCTCATCTTGCGGGTCACAATATCTGCTGATTAGGCAGAACGTTTTGGTGGAGACGGATGGATTCGAACCACCGCGCTTTTTAGGGGCCAGATTTACAGTCTGGTGCAATCAACCACTCTGCCACATCTCCAAAAAAGGTAGGATCACGGTTGCAGGACCTAGTGCTCTTGCGAGGAAGTATCCAGGCGATGTGATCCTAAAAATGGTACACGATACGGGAATCGAACCCGTCTTACCAACGTGAAAGGCTGGTGTCCTAAACCGATAGACGAATCGTGCATGCTATATGCAACCACATTAGGGAAGTTCTTGACACGCATCACCAACTTGCATCAAGACCTCATTACGGGCCTAGTAGTTCCGCCGCCTTCCTGGAGTTTGGTGTAGCCCTATCCCTCACGCTCGATGGTGTCTCGCGCTACTCTTAGGCCCTCCTGCTTCATGGGTATCCGGCTCGAATCAGCCTTTTGTTCACCCCTAACGGACTAGGTAACCCTAATGTGTTTGCATATAGTAGCTGGGCAAACCCAGCACCATATGAAAATAACTGTAACTTGTTAAAGAACTCTGGAACTAGTTGTGATCAACTATTTCCTAACTAGCCACTAGTATAACATCATCTGCCATACCGGTCAACTTGTTTTGTAAAAGCCCCGCCTTGTTGCAGGGTCTTTACAAACTCAGCTGTCTTTCCCGACTTGTTTCTATTGTAACACTCTACTCAATTTTGGTCTAGCACTAAAAGAAAAACCCGCATCATGTGCGGGTCTTTGGTTGTTAGTACTTTCTACTTAGGGTGTTACACCCGCTGTAACACCTGTACCGTTGACGATGGCTCGCAATCGCTCTCATAGGCTATTGCTGTCCAATAATTCAAGGTGATTAGTTGTGTCATCATAGTGTTATTATATATGCCTGTGCAATAAATGTCTATACTTTTCTGGGTCTTTTTGTCCATTTTGTCAGAGATCCAACAACACATGATGCTCGCTCACGCTGCCGATGTAGTCACACCGAACTTGGCTCTGGTTGAACCAACCAGGGTGCTGGTGTTGCAATAGGTCACAGTAGGCTTCAAACTTTGCCAATGTGGTTTGACCCTGGGAACTCAGCGCACAGTTATTGATCAACAGCAGTTCCTTGCGGTCAAATTGCCAGTCATGTTGATGTGACACTGTGCCATTGATTCTTGGAAACCCCCACTTTTTATCCAGGCAGTTTCCTGGTGTGGGGAACCCCAAGGCAGCTTTGATGTCAAGCCCCTGCACTCCCTGTTGCGCAAGATCATGTAGGCCGTATGCATACGCAAACGCTAGGTTAGGGTTGCGTTGGTCACAGAAAAAGTGAATCATGCGAGGAGTCATGAAATTCAAATTGAACCGGTTGTCCATCCAGTAAAATTTGTTGCCATCTAACACTGGCATGGCAGCACCACCAACATTGACATAATTATCTTGTTGTAGATGTGGATAACACTCAATGGCCTGCAACGGGTTAGTGGTGCATGGGCGCAGTGTTTTGTGTCGCAACCACCGATGTTCTACATCTTCCATGTACCAAGCATAGTGCTCGGGCAAGATATCATAGTACACCACTTGAGCTCGACTGCGGTATTGTTGCAGAGTCTTGGCCAGCACGGACCTAAAGGGAAACACATCAATTTCTATATTGACATACTCATCCACAGCACCAGGGAATCTACGATACACTGCAATTTCATCAACATCTGCCCCAGTTTCTAAAAATGCCATCAGGGCAGCATGACTGTCCATGCCACCGCTGTACCACAGGCGTATGCGACTGTGATGATCACGTATGAGTTGGGCCTGATCCAAGCACAGTTGCCAAAAAGTTTTTTGCGGTCGTAATCCGGCTAGGCTGTGGGACCAAACACGAAACCCCGGTGCGGCATGCCCCAGTTCTTGAGCTTTTCTCAGCGCATCAATCTTGCTGTGTCCATGCCATGTGCTCACATGGTAATGAGGTCCTGTGTAGCCCTGCCCTGGATCAATCTTTTCTGTGACTTTTACTGGTGTCATGAGTATAGTTGAATCAATCGATTCGTTATGCCATTGAGTTGATTTTCTAACAGCAGCACCAGCACCAAGGGCATGAAATCCACTCGACGAGCTGTAATCCAGCCCACTGCACCACTGGCTGCAAACACCAGCATGTAGTACAGAGTCTGATCGCTACGCCAGCCCTGATACATCACAGTGGCAGTCAACAGCACAATCAACACTGATACTATGGCATTGTAGTACTGTTGGAACCAGCTCAGTAATTGTTTTACCACTGACGAGCACACCCAGGCCACAACAGCACATCCGATCAGTAAACTTGCAGTTACCAGGCCCACCATGTTCCAGTCAAGATTGGTGGCACGCCACCCATGACTGGCCAAGATATCCAATATCACCAACTCACTGGGCTGTACCGCTAGGCCCAACAACACAAACGGAATCAGGCTTGAAACCTGGCTGGCATTGTTGGCAGCTTCTGCAGCCGTGAGACGAGACAGACTGTCTGTGAGATGCGGTTGTTTGCGAAATCTTGATTCCACAGAGTGTGCCAAATTGGATGTGATGATACCGCCCACGTATGGCACAAGCCCACACACAAATCCCACTGCACTGCCGCGCAGTGCAGATAGCCAGGCAAACGATCTTTGCGTGTGACCATTGATGTCAATGGGCATGCCCATGGGGGATTGCTGGTGCTTGATCAACAGCATGGTGGGCACTGCATACACTCCCAGTATCACCGGGGTAATTGGTATGCCTCCGGCCAAGTACACATTGCCCAGAGTCAAAAAGTCCTGACCAGTCTGCATGTTGTGTCCTACTGCGCCTATAATCCAGCCCAGTGCAATCAACCCAAGATTTATCATGGCTCTGTTGCCGGGCCATGCAGTGACAAATGTCAGTGTGACAAACAACAACACTGCCATGACTTCGGTTCTAAACAGCATGGGCCAGGCCTGTCCTTGGTGCAAGCAAATCAACATTGCGGAGAGACTCGCTGCCATGCCAATCAAGCTGGCTCGGGCAGTGTCTTTCAATGCTTGCTGGATAGCATTGTGACCAATAATGATATTGCGTTCACGCAAGGCAGGTGCAGATGTTACTTCACCTAGAGTGCCAAAGCACAGCGCAGCCACTGATCCTGAAAAGTCTCGAGCCGAAATCATCACAGCGTAAAATGCAATCAACACAGCCGGACTCATCATGTTCAGCATGGGATACAGTATCAACAACATAAACACCGGACCCAGACCAGGCATGAGCCCTACCAAGATTCCAATGGCTGGTGCCAACAGCAACAACAGCAGTTCCATTATTGTGTTACTTCGCTATAACTTTTTAGCAGTTGAAGTTGACCCGCAGGTGTCAACGGAGGCATTGGGTTGAAATTTCGCTGTTGGTACTGAGCATAACTGACCAAGTTTTTTTGCACGTCTAAAATATCTTGGCGCAGCCGATTCAGGGTAGCGGCGTCAAAATTCTTGGCCCTGAGATAGGTCACTGCTGCAAAGTCACGGTATTCAAAGTGCGGAAGAGCATCCTGCACAGCCGGGATGTTCAAGATTGAGTATGTGCTGGAGTTGTACAAACACTGTGCTTGTGATTGACTTTGCCATTTGGCCCCAATGCTACTGAACACAAAATCAACCTCGTTGGCAGCAAATGCCAGCTCGATTTCTTTGCTGTTGTTGTATTTGATCACGCGGTGGCGAGTGCCTAGATGCTGATTCAGTGCCAGGATATAGCGTTCGTCAAATGGCAACACAATGGTGCCAATGGTATAGCTGGCACCTCGACGTTCAAAGTCTTGTCTGGTAATGTTTTTTGTAGTGCAAGTGAACCTTGGCACCAGGTACACCACGGTCAGTAATTCTGCAGCACTGGGCGGTGGCAAATACGCCGGGTCACGCTCACTTTCGGCCAAGTCGTTGCCCCATGCCAACAAAAATGGTCGGGTAGCTGAATTAAAAGTGGCCTTGCTCAGTCTAGGATTGTGAGTCACACGAATGTCAAAGGCCCAGCCGCGTGTGGCAAGTTCGGTAGTGAGCATTCTTGTCAGGGCCTGAGCATTGCCGGTCTGACTGTAAGGGATATGCACCACAATGGGATCAGCCCAGGCAGCAAAGCTGATCATGGCTGCCAGCACAAAAGAAACGATGGATTTCATGTTATTCCTTGAGGTAGTAAATCTAGCTCTGGGAAACCCATCACGGTCGGCGTTCTGAGTGTATCACATCAGTAAAGGAGTTGCACTACTCCAGGCGTCAATTTGATCCGACGTCAGCACCTGCTGGCGTTGCTGGACTTACTTAGTGTTTGATTTTACGCTTGACCAAAAAAAATGTCAAGAAAACTGGGCCAAAAAAAACAGGGCTCTGAGCCCTGTTTTTGAACACAGTGTGAATTAGAAACGCACACTGATGCCTAGGCCGTATGACCGTTCTCTAATGGTTTCCATTGAACGTCCAACAGTGGCAGTCAGGGATACTTTGTTAGCAATTGGATATGCGTATTGTGCAAACACCACTGTTTGCTTGGTTTCTTTGGCTGCTGTGGTAAGAGCTCGAGTGTTGATCCCGGTCAGTGCGTAACCTGGACCAATCGCTGTTCCGGCATTGATGCCCACTTTACCGTAATTGTATGGGTTGCCGGCCCCATTTCGAGTGTTGTCGTATCCAATGCCCACATAAGGAGTGATGGTTACACCGTTGGTTGAAAGATTTTTTCCAACTGTGCCTTCGAGACCATTGAGCAGACCGCCGTTGTCGTAACGAGCGGTACGTGACTGAACTCCGTATTGAACCCCGTCAATTTCTTTGCCAAATCTAACAAACTGTGCTGTGCTATTGGCCCCAGTTTTGAGATCAGTCACACGTTCAACAGTGACCGAAGCAAAGTCTGCGGCAAACACGCTGGTGGACAATGCCAACATCAGCATTACAAAAATTTTCTTCATTGTTTTTCCTTATAAAAGTAAGGGCTTTTGACCCTGAGCAATTATATATGCAACTGCATGTTGCAGTCAAGAAGAAAGGTCAGATTAACTGACCTTTCTGGTGGTTTCTGTTACGAGGTATTTCCTACCCTAAGCAGTGTTTAGGCTGCTAATGCGAACTGTGAGTCGTTTGCGTTTACTTTTTTGCTTGATTAACGGTCATCGCCTACCGTGCTGTCCACTCTGTTACTTGTTGCCCTGTCGAAACTATGCAGGCCCATCATAAAGAAACTTCTTCAAATCTAGATGCCAAAAGCACAATACGCAAACCGGCATCTGTTTGAATTACTACTCCATTACCCATGGTATAGACAATATCATAGTCTTTGCCAATTGTTAGTTCCTTATGCACAGCTTTAACATCAGGTAATGATTTAAGTATCATAAACTTCCTTATGGTGGACCTGGGGGGATTCGCACCCCCGTCCAGAACACTGTTCTCATCACTTCATACAGCAATAACTTTTAGATCTGCACCACGGTCCATTTGGTTGTAAATGGTTTGCCTTCGGCCTTGTGTTTCAGTATCTTCGCAAACTCTTTTTCACGGAGTTTGGCAATGGTTTCTGTATCGTGGTCGAAGCAAGCCTTGTACAAACGAGAAACCAATTTCTTTTGTTTCATAGCTTACCCCTCCTTGACAATTATTTATGCAAATTATACAGCATTGTCTGTTGGTTTGTCAACCGCCAATTTGGTCACAATGTCATACACTTGAGAGTACACGTTGGTGATTTTGTCCAGTTGTTCGTCACTGACTTGTGTTTCAAAATACACTAGATCTCGTGCTAGATTTTCTTGTAGCTGTTTGAGTTGATTTTGGTCATGCATGGCAGTATCCTGTTGGGATACTGTTATTTAGTAACTGACCGATTGCCGGTCTGCCAGAGAAAATTCACCGTTTCTCACAAACGCAGTCAAGATCTGTTTGGTGCCAGCAGTGACCACTTCGCCTTGATGCACCAAGGGATTGGCAACGTCATAATAATACACCAGAGCACTGCCACGCTTGGGCTGAATTCTTAAATTCAGCTTGGGAAAATAAGTGCAACCACCCTCAAAATCATCATTGAGGTACATGATCATGCTGGCAATTCTTTGAGTCTGGAACCCACCAGTCAAGTCACTGTGGCAATTGAAGTAGTCGCCACTGCTGTACTTTATCATGGGCAGTGGTTCAACATGACTCAGGGGCACCTTGAAAAAATTGGCCACTCGTTGAGCAACGGAATCAAAGTATTCATCACGGCCATATTCAATCCGGTGAGTCATGCACTGCCTGACAGGTCTAAGTTCCAACTCACCTGACCCAAGGCGAACCCGCCCGGGTACCAGGTCAAGCTCTTTGCTCAGGATCAGTTCAAGCTCGGTTGGACTCAACCAGTTATCATACTGTGCAATCCATGGCTGCTGACTGTACACCTTGGACGCCAACACATCAGGTGTCATCACTGTCAACCACCAACCAACCCAGCTGAAACAGATCCTGACGTACCTCGTCAGTGACCAGGCCCTCGCCCACATAGGCCTGGCATTCAAGATAATATTCTTTTTGGTCTTCGGTCAACTCAGCAAATTCTTGATCACTCAGCGGGCCTCCGCGTATGCCCGAACAGTACCATTCAATGTAGTCGCCCTTTTCCAGCATGTCAGCAACAATGCCTCCGGCATAGCGCCAGCTGCAACTCCAGGTCTGACTCTTTAACAGGGGCATGACCTCGTTGCGTTGAAAATCATTGTTGCACATGGCAGCATAGAGATTTTGAGCATACACATGACTGCTACGTGTCTTGGCCAAGATCCAGTCAGTGGTTCTCAAGTCCCACTCAAGGTTGTTTTTCTGCCACTCGGGATCTTGTTCCTGGGCCAGTCGGTCAAAGTCCATATCTTCAATCATTTTGATATAGTCCTGGTTGAGTTCTTGGTTGGTTTCGTCGCACCTTTCAACATACTTATCTCGTTGAAAGGTGTTACGCTCGGGGCTTCTTGAAAGTTTCAACATCTTCCACAGCTTTCTTTAGAGTTTCTGCATAGTTGATGGCCTGTTGCTGAGTCATGATCATGCTGGCTTCGTATTCAACATAGCCACGAGTCAGCAAGATCCACATGGTCTGCCAGCGATTCATACTCCACCATTTGCTTTTTTGTTGGGTGTATGTGGTCACAGTGATGTTGTGATCCTCGGCTTCGATCCAGACATTATGATCGTGATTGCTATCCCCACACTCGCATACCACTTGATAGGCCATGGCGTCGCCCCAGTCGTTGCGTTTTAGTATGCCCTGTGCTGGCAGTTCCGGAGTCATTGCAGTCGATCCCCACGGCCTGCACTGCGCATCAAGGCCTCTACCACAGCTTCGTCACCACGAGCAATCAGCTGGTCGATGTCCACAGGACTACTCTGAGCCTCAAGTTCTTCAGGAGTCAGGTTGGCAAACATGTCAGTGATCTCTTTCATGAGATCATCAAGCTCTTGTTGTGTGCCTTCAAAGTCGTCAAATGCCCCCGGGGCAAATTCAATGCGCAGTGGCTTGGTCATTGTGATTCCTTGGTTGATACGAGTGGAGAAATGTGAGACATAATTCTATTGAAAATTGGATCCAGATTTTCTTGTTCAACGACTGTACTTGATTTTATACAAACACAATTAAACTTGTCAATGTTATCTAGTTTTAGAAATTCTTCAATGGTGTAGTAGTCAGGATGCCCTTGCCACCAGCAGCTGGTGGTGTCATCATAAAGGCTTAACCGATGTTGAAATTGAAATCCAGCGTTGGGATTTTTTTGTAAACCTAGGTTGCCCAGCAGTTCATATTCGCTGAACCAAAATGGGGGAGAATTGTCGGGATTGACATCAGCAGAAAACACCTGTTCCATGGCCAGTAACCAGTTACATCCGTATGTTTGTTCCATGTGGGTTTTCAGCGCCACCCAGTCTTTCTTTAGCACAGGCATAAACTCTGTGACAAAACAATGACTGGTTTGCCGTTCCTGGCCTGTGAACTTTTTTACGTATTGATAATACCCTTGACTCTGAGTGGTGTTTTCTATCACGTAATATCTTGGGGTTGACCCATCAAAATACTGATAAGGTATTAACGAAAATGTATCGCAATCTTGAATCAACACACGATCGCTGTTGACTTGATCCAGTGCTAGTAATTTAAAAAATTGCTGAGCTATCCATCCTGAGAATTGATAATAGTCAAACTCTGGAAGCAACTGTTGTCTCATCAGCTGCTGGTCAAAAATAACAGTCATGTTTGAAGTATCAATGCCATGATCTCGATAAATCTGTAATACATCAACGGGTTCGCGATCATGGCCCAGGCCAAAACAAACGTATGTGTGATCAGGTTGAGGGTCAAGAAAGTGATCAAACTTCAGGGTAAGTATTGAATCTGCAATTCTTGAACTTGCAACAAAAAATAATCTTATCATTTTGTATTTTTATGACATTGTGTCATGATCCTTGTGCGTCTGATCCATTATACAATGAAAAGGGATTTGTTGTCAACAGTTCTTGATTGATTTTGATGTTGTGCTGTATTCTTTCCAGCTGTTGAGTATTTAATTTTTTGTTGTGTATTTCTTGATACAGCTGATGTACAAATTCCACAGACCATAAATCACTGTAGTTTATGGTGCGATCAAATCTGCAACGCTGATATTCAGTTTGTAAATTTTTTGTCAGCCAGTATCTACCGTAAATGGTTCGCCAAGTCAGCTCGTCATGGTCCGGACGTTTGTTGAAATTGAGCCAGGCCACGTCCCAAGATTCTTGATCAGTATTGACCCATATGCACCAGGAATACCACTGGCGCAGGCTGGCCGGGGAAACAGGTATTTTTTTATACTGAGATGGGCCAAAACCATGAATTTTGTCACAGTGGCGGTGATGCGCCGACGGGTTAAATTCGTCATCAATTGAGTGTAGATGCCAGGTGGTTTCGAGTACATCGCCATAGAGTACGCTGCTTAGAAAATCGCCTCGAGCACCGGGCGCAAACACAAACAAGGGCACACGATTATTTTTCATGACATAACTGGCCCGGCGTGAGGGAATCGAACCCCCATAATGACTTTAGAAGAATCATGTCCTATCCATTGAACGAACGCCAGATTCTGGTGGGCCCACTAGGAATTGAACCTAGACTCAATCGATTATGAGTCGACTGCTTTACCATTAAGCTATAAGCCCAAGTGTGTATTATACTGGAAAAATTATTTAGTGTCAACAGTGCCGTCGGCCAAGTGGTCCTGCTTGATTTCTCGCACGGGATGGCCCAGGATAGTGGCAATGGAGTTCTTGTAGGCTATACGCCGATTGTTGAAATCTCTAATGGCAATGGCTCTGCGGCCAATTTCTTGCAGGCTCAGCATTTGCTCAACGCCAGATTTCAGTTGCCATTCTAGATCCCAGATGGCATGGTGGATATCGGTCATGGCCTGGATGTCGGCATCCAGCTCGGGACTGTGTGGTAATTGTTGATATTTGTCCTCGTACCAGTCCAATTCAATTTGATTGGCTCCATTGGTACGGGCATGTTTGACTCGTGCAATGCACAAGCGATCGATCAATTCAAGTACAGGTAAAAATTCCATTGGTAACTCTTTCTTTTGTGAACTGGGTACTTATTGCCCAGATCATTCCCACTGATTTTTTTCATAATCCCAGTGTCGAGTATCGTAGATCATAAAGGACAAACTATACCCCAACACGGCCAGTGCCACTGTGAGTCCGGCGTGACTTTGTTGCCGAGTAAGACTGAATTCAAATCCAATCAGTTGGTTGGTTTGCAGTAGTTCTGCTTCCCAGGCCTTGTGGCGGGCAATTGGTCCTGAACGATTCCACAAGTTCTCAAAGGGCCTACCCCAAGGATTGCTCAATCCAAAACTAATATGAATCATGCCAGTTCTGGTCAATAGACTTCTTTTATGATGTCAAATTGATCAGCGGGCCACTGGGCCTTGAATTCGTCAGACTTGACATATTCATTGTAGGCCTTGGCATCAAAAAACATCTTGTGGAACACAGTTTTAAACTGTCCCTTGGGGTTGATTGTCAGGTAAATTGATTTTGCTTTTCCGGCCATGATGGTTCCTTTGTGTTAATCTTTGATTTCAAAATTGTCTAGCAGTTGAGCACCAATTCCCGTGCGGCCTTGATGTTCCATCAAGCCAGCGGTAAGGGCACAGTGCCGAACAATCAACTCGGCGAACTTTTTAGGATCAAAGATATCGTAAACAACACCATCACCACCAAAATGAGCACCAGCCTCAACCAGCAGTTTATCAATTTGTTTATTCATACAATTCCAATTCTTCAATGCAGTATTCAAGCCTGTCACCGTATTCCTGCAAGCACCATTCTATGTGCTTTTCAGCCGCAAGCCGTGTCGTATAGGCTCGTTTCGCTTCCCAAAAATCTGGCGCCCATGATAAGGTCGTTATTTCTGGTCCCATATTAATTTCAATTACGTAGATGGTTTTCATTCTTCAATCCCAGTCTTTTTTGTTACCACTGGCTTCGTTGTCACGATAGCCGGCCATGTATTCTGCAATTTCCTCATCACTGTGTGCAGCCATGCGATCACCATGATAACTGCCCTGGGGGTACCAGTGCGGACTGGGATCACGATGATAATAGGAATCTGCTGAGCCACGGTCATACAGTGAGCCATGGCGGTTGCGATCAAACTGTGGAAGGTGTTCAAGAGTAACAGTCATTGTCGTCTCCTCAAGCCGCTTTGCGGAAGTAACCATAGGGCAAGCCCTGGGTAAAACAAAAATATTCAAAGTCGCCATGGGCGCCTTCGGCGTCCATGAGCCATGCAATCACACGCTCACGATTGGTACCGGTGTGCATGAGATTCAGCACACGATCTTCGAATTCAACAACAGCACGAGCTTCGGCGGCCTTGCGAGCAACATCTTCACGCTGGATAATTTCTTCCAACTGCTTGAACTCAGCAACATAGTCAGCTTCGGTCCAAGACGAAGTGTCAATGCCACGTGGACGGATACCAAACGCATCCTTGTACATATCCCAATGGATGCAGGCATACTGCTCAAGAGTTGTCATCTGTTCCCAAGATTTAAATTCTGTAGTCATTTGTGGCTCCTTGTTGCTTACTATACTCATATTATAACAAATTGGCCTTTATTGGTCAACCAAGAACGCAGTGTTGCATTCAAGCAACACCACGCACATCGGTGTTCAAGTTGGGCTTCATTGCACGGATCATGTCACGTTCCAAGGTGTGTGCTTGAGTCTTGCCACGCACCACAGCCAGAACACGAACTGTAAATGACTCAGTACCGCGCTCGCGCATGCACTCATACAGTGCCCAAGACTTGTCTTCGCTACGTGAGCGATACAGGTGCTTCATGCAACGAGTCATAACACTCAGCTTCACAGTCGAAGCAGTCTTGGCAGTGACTCCAATGTAGAAGTCTGCACCCGACTCAATCTGGTAAATGATGTGAGTGCGATCTGAGCGTTTTTTGCGGGTCAGTGTTTTTGTGTTCATGTGTATATTATAACCGATTTCGCCATTTTGGTCAACCAAGATCAACAGAAAACCCCAGAATTTCTGGGGTTTTTGGTGTTGTATTTTTACAACACCTGGGCATTATCGGATAATATTAAACAAACTCAATATTATCAGTGCGTAGTTGTTGTTTTGCATGTTCAATAATACGAATTTTATCATTTTCGATTGTTTCGTAAGCAATATCCCCTGAAACAAAATCGCATTTTACTTGAGTGGGAAATGGATATACAATATCTCCTTGATCATTTTCCCGAGGAAATACATTAAACGCAATAATGATTTTGTAAGTTTCTTTATTTTTATTATAGATAATCTTTGCTCGTGCAATGTTTGCAACACGAATATTTGATGTAGACATAGCAGGCTCCTTTGTGACTGGACTGTAATTATAACGCATCAGGGTTTTTTGGTCAACCGGATTCCCGGGCTATAAGTAACAGCATGACACAAGACCTTTACCACGATATCTACACTTCCGAAGTGTTTGAAGCCAGTCAATGCATCTGGCACGAAAACAATCTCATGAATTTCTTGCACAGCATGTTGATCAAGCTGGGCTATGAACCTGTGAAAGATGGTCACAAGACCTGGCGCCGGGGCGACAAAACAGTGGTGGTGTGCCTGGTGGACGACTATATCTCCACCACAGAAAATTATGATGTGCCAGTGGCCTATCGCTTTGATCGCAACACCACAGTGATCACTGACAACTTTGTCACCAGTCCCACCTTGTACCGAGTATTTCAATTGCCCTCGTCATGGTTTGGTATCTACAACTATGAGCCCAAGCAAACAGACTACAATCCCACACGCAGATTCAACTTTTCAGTGAATCGCATTGACAGCAAACGACTTTTGTTGTTGCTGGAAATTGCTCTGCGCAGTGAAAAATACCCAGACCGAGACACCCTGGATTTCGTCAACTTCAACTGCTGGTCTTGGGAAGGTGACAATGCCACACCCGAGGGCTTGCGTGACAGCTTTGTTCGAGTGTACGAGGCCCTGGAACCGCAGTACCGAGAAGTATATCAAGAAACATTCCAGCGTCTGTTGGAAAACATGCCATTTCGCAATCATGACATGACCATGGAACAAGCACACTTGTCGGCCTATGTGAACATGGTGGCCGAAACCTACAGCTCGGACACATCCATTGCACTAAGTGAAAAAACATTTCGTGCCTTGGTGACCGCGGCACCCTGGCAATTGTACGCCGGCAAACATGCCGTGGCATACCTGGAAAGTCTGGGGTTTGATACCTTACGTGATGTTGTGAATCACAATTATGACACCATCATTGAAAACAAGACCGCAGCCTATGGTGACAAACTGGTGGAGTGGATCTTTTCTGGTGCCGACACATTCACACGCTTGAGCAGCATGGATCGCACTGAACTGCGCCATCGTTGTTTGACCGCAGCCAGAACCAATCAAGCAGTGCTGGAAAGCATGAGTCGTCGTTGGCCCACTGAGTTTGCGGCCTGGCTGCCCGCAGTGATTGATCACATCCGGTAATGTGCGGCGTCCTGTTGATTCAAGGCGCAGTATCGCCTGAACGCCAGCAGGCTGCACTGTCTAGATTGCGCCAACGTGGTCCTGATTTTGAAGTAGTGCATCAAACAGGATCATGTTTGCTGGCGCAGTCGGTGTTGCACATCACCGGCACTAGAGATTTTTATCACCAACCTCGAGACGACGCCTTTGTGTACAACGGCGAAATTTACAACTGGCGTGATTTTGGTGACACAGCCAACGACACTGAAACTGCATGGATGGCAGCCCGGCAGGATCCGGGCATGTTTGCCAAGTTTCACGGTCCCTGGGCCTGGGCCAGAGCCACTCAAGATCATGTTTGGTATGCCACAGATCCACAGGGAGAACGCTATCTTTATCGATATCACACCCGAGACCTCACAGTGGTGGCCAGTGAAGCCGCAGTGGTGCAGGACATAGTGGCAAGTCTGCATCAGGACTGTGAGTACAACAACAAGTGCTGGACCCTGCAAGATCAAACTCCCTGGCAAGATATTCATCGCTTAGAGCCCGGCAGACTCTACTGTGATCATGAGCCACAGCAGAGCCTGGACACAGTATGGAATTGGATCAGCCCAGTTGACTGCACTGCTCAGGAAGCACAACAAGAGTTTCAGCGACTGTGGCATCAGGTCATCAGCGACATGACGCCCACGTGTGACTTTGCCATCAGTTATTCCGGCGGTGTTGACAGCAGTCTGATCTTGAGTCAGTTGCCCAATGCTGAATTGGTCACGGTCAACATGCTGGGCAAAGACCCCATTGTGGATCGAGTCACTGAATTCCTTGCCTCGGTACAACTGCAAAATCTCAATCAAATCGATGTAGACGTTGAACAATATGCAGGCGAATACCGGGCCCTGATTGAACGCACACAGATGCCGGCACAGAGCTGGAGTTTTGTGGGCAAATGGTTGGTGGCCAAACACACACAATCTCGGGTGTTGTTCACTGGCCTGGCCGCAGACGAGTTGTTTGGCGGCTATGGCATCTATCAACAACTTGAGTATTCCACACAAGGCAGCACCAGTCCCTACAGCAGCGACGACCATGCAGGATTATGGGATCAGTGCTTGTCGGTGTACCAGGGCGATCCTAGACCGGCCACCTTGCTCATGGACTATTGGTATCAAGTAGTGGGGTGCGATGCCCCGGGTCAGGATAGAATTGCCGGTGCCTGGGGACGGGAAACACGCAACCCATTCATGCATCAATCAATCATGCGGTTTGCATTGAACCTGCCCTGGCATTTGAGAGTAAATACAACATGCAAGCCTGTGCTGATAAATGAGTTCTTGCAGCATTGGCCCAGAGAGTTGCTGTTGCCCAAACAGGGATTTGCAGGTCATGCAAATGACAGTCTGCCCTGGATGGCAGTAGATGTGGCAAACACTGGTGATCGCTATCGGGATTGGAAACAAATTGCTAAAACGACTTATTACAACTACACACAAACACCAACAGCCCTGGCGCCACTGGATAACTGACGATTTTCTCACTGTAGAAGCCTTGGCCGAGTTAAAAGCCATACCAGTAAAGGCTCAACAAGCACAACCAGGACGCAGGGTTGGCAGTGAACGATTTGTGATAACTCCGGGTGTTCACAGCAAAACATTGCCCTATTTGTGCAGACTGTATGATGACTTGTGTTCAGGACCTGTGCGCCAGTTCTTTGAAGTCTGCACAGGAAAAAACTTCAGCGGACTTTACCTGCGCCTGGAAGTCATTTCCGACTGGGGCGATTTTTCGCTGACTCCACACCATGATCACTTGGAAAAGAAACTGTCAGCAATGATCTACACTGATCATCAACAGCTTTATCCGGGCACAGCACTCAGTGACGGATCTCGAGTGGAGTCTCGAGACAATCGTTGTTTCTTTTTTGTTCCGGACACTGACACTGTTCACAGCTATCCTGCCACGCACTTTGATCAGGTGCGCAGGTGCTTGATGATCAATTACTGGACCTATAACGATCCCATTCGATTGCCTGATCAAACCATTCAGGCGTGATCTGTGTGCCTGGATGTTGTTGCATGTATTGCACAAACATGTCAACTGCCTGATCCTGCCCAGGGGTCACTGCTCGAGTCAACTCACTGTTGTACTCATACCAGAACAATCCGTAAGGTGCATCGGCATCAGTGAATCTAAACAAGAACTGTTGCCCTGGCACGGCACCGCACAACTGAGCAAATTGATCAAATGTCATCACTGGTTCTAGATTGGCATACAAGTGAGCACGATCTTGGCGTGTGCTCACAAACGCCGACACAGTGACAATTTCAGGCATGCGTTCAAGACATTTCAATCTTGAGTCTCCGGTACCAGCCTGGAAAGTACCGTCACCGCGATCTTGCAACAACCAAGGTTTCACAATGCCCTGACGTCGAATATCATGCAGCCACATGTTGAGTTTGACCAGGTTGGCTATGTCATAATGACACCGAGGCTCTGCCGCAAACCCTGCAAGCCCGTCATGGTTCAACCACTGCATGGCCCACTCACAGAGATCTGCCAGCTTTTGATTGGTCACCACATGATCTAGACCAGCAACAGGGTTATAGAACAAACAGTGTGTGAGATTGTGTTCCACAAACGGATCAGCCTCAGTGGGCCATGTGATTTGAGTGAGAGGATTATTCCAGTACATGCTCATACTTAGTAAATATCAACATGGATTACAGTGTTTTGTTCAATCAGACTTTGCATGCCCTGGGCTTTGACGACTTGCATTGTGTGTACAACTGCTACGATGTCCCAGTTGATCCCAAATCGGGATGGCCGCTCAAACTGCCCGATATTGAGTTTGGGCCCAGGACCCTGTTGTTGTTGCACTTTCAAGATTTTGTCAACATCCGGGATGGACGAGTGCTGGAACTGGAACAGGTTGAAGCCCGTTACGGTGCCAATTGTGACCGTGTGGTGGTGACTTATTGGAATCATGGCCTGGACAAAATTTATTCAGGGCCTGTGCGTCTTGTGGAGTTCAGCAATCACAACTATGACATCTGCCTGGCCCTGCACCGAAGAAGTGCGGAATGGCTACCGGCCATGCAGAATTCACGTGAACAAGCCTGGCAATGTCTCAACGGAAGAACCTGCAGACATCGACAACGTGCCTACTGGGCCTTGAGAGATCTTCCCAATGGCACAGTCACTTATGGCACTGAACGTCCCTTGAGTCACTGGAATTATAGTTGTTATCGTGGCACTGAGAATGATGACAATTTCATTGCCTTGTCTTGGTTGTATGGTCACAATGCGGTGAACATTGTGACTGAGACTGAATACGACACTGCTCCGGGCATTGTGACTGAAAAAACCTTGATGGCCATTGCAGCTGGTCAGATCCCCATTGTGATTGGACATCAGGGCATTGTACAACATTGTCGCGAACTGGGGTTTGACATGTTTGATGATTTGGTGGACACCAGTTACGACACCTTGCCCAATGATGTTAGAGTAGAAGAAGCTGTACGTCGAAACCAAGATCTAATTGTGGGCAATCGAGATCTTGTTCCCTATCAAGATCGTATCCGGGCCAATCGTGATTACATGCTGAATGACTGGCCTACCCTGATGGAGTTGAGATTTATTCGCGATTGTGAACGCTTGGCTAGCGACTTATTGCCTGTACAAACCGTTTGATATCACCATAGAGTGCATACATGGTAGCTTCTCGACTGCCAAACAATGTGATGCTGGGAGTTTTTCCCATGCGCAGAAAATACGGGCAAGTAACATGTCTACTCAAAGCAATCAACTGAGCTGGACTGGCCGGTGTGTTGGCTGCTACGCTAAACACATACTTTTCAATTTTTAATTCTTCAAACACATGGTAGCCATGTTGGCTCAATCTCAATCCACCATCATCTCTAAGGTCTTGCCACCAAAGTTCATTGGCAGCCGCCAGTGTTACTTGGTCGCGCTGAGACGCTGGTAATTGATCATAAATGCTTTGAGTCAACTTGGCACGGTTCACAGCAGTGCATCATGTATCATCTGTGTGTGATTTCGTTCCCAAAACAAGCGTTGGTTGTATTTGAGTTTTTCCTGAACAGGTGCGCTCTGTAGTATTTCCAGAGCATCGGCACGATCACAGAAAGATTTCAAGTTTTGACCAATATGCATGACCGGACCAATGCCGGCATTCATGTCATCATAACCTTCTTCAAACAGTTCAGGAAAGGTTTGATACCCACATTGTCTCAACGTATGCAGGCTACCGCGGCATCCATTGATCATGAAAGGCATACCGTACAGTATGGGCCTGTAGGTTTTTTCAGTCAAGAATGTGCAATTCCACATGGCGTGATGTGTTTCGTTGACCACTTCAATCATGCACTGTCGTTGCATTGAATCTGTGTTGAACCACCCCACAGTGTGTGAGTTGTTGTGTCGGTCGTTACTGTTTAGGTACGTGCCACTGAGTACTTTGTTTTTTTCCAAAAACAACTTGAAGTTGGGATTACAACTGATACCATAGTGAAAAACTGATCCTTTTTCAACATAGTGATTCCAGGGCAATTGACTAGGCTGAAAAGTGATCAACCCATCTCCTTGAACGTCCAAGTATTCAAGATACAATGCCAGCACCAGTCGATGCACACGTAGCACACCACCTAGAAACAAAAACTTGTGTTTGCGGTCTGCAAAGTCTGTACCAGGAAGTTCTTGATTGTGAAAAAACTTTTGTGCCTGTTGTTGAAACATGGCCTCGCAAAACGGATGATAGATCCATTTCACACGCCAGTCTCTGTGCTGGCTCATTTCCAAACTATTGGTGCCCAAGAGAACTTTTACTGAATCAGATCTGGTAATACCTATTCGATTCAATCTAGTGCAGAACTGATCTTGCCACTCTTTGAGAGTACGGTCGTCAAAACTTTCGTGCGTGAACACCACCAGTAGATCCAGCATGCCTTCGTTGACTTTATCACGTACATCAACTGGTATCACAGACAATGCAGCATGATCCTGCAAATGATGTATGGTTCCGCAAAACATCAAGTACTGGCCTGGCCGCTTGATGTCCGGGGTATATTCACGAACTTCAAAATACTGGCCAGAGTCTCGGAATCCCAACAGCTGATTGATAAAAATTTCAGTGTTCCACCCATGTGGTTTGGTAGTGGGCCATAGTTTGTAAAACTCATCGGGGCTTTGCCAAGCCATGGTGGCAGGATCTTGGTGTGAATAGATTCGAATCATGGAAAAATAGTATTGCCTTGCTGTAATAAAACCACAGTGAATTTTTCAGTTTTGAATTGGCTATTGAGCTTGCGAGCAAGATTCCTGGCATGGCCAGGATTGCTAAAACTGACTTTTTTATACTTGGGCCCTGGGTACTGCGTGAGCATGTTGGTGGTTTTTAAGTTAATGGGTTTGGAGTCGTAGAACACTGCCCACACACCTTCAGAGGCCAAGACCTGTTCAGTCTTGTAGGTCTGTTTGTTGGTGTGTTCGATTAATATTTGCGGCTTGGGTCTACTCATCATTAACTCCTAGTATTATTTATGTCATTAACTAGGGTTTTTAAAACTACCACCATTGACCACAATGTCCAGGATTTCTTGTGATTCTTGCTGATGTGTTGGCTGGTGTACATTTTGCAAGGCCAACAGCAATTTTGTAATGTCTGCATGCAGATCCTTGGCATCACGCAAGGTCATCACAAAGTCACGTTGACCACGTGCTTCATGTGATTTGATGGCATCTACAAACCGATTGATGTGTAGGCTCATTCTTTTCTTTCGCCAAACAACTGCAACAGATTCAAAAACAAGTTGATAAAGTCCATGTACAATGTCAATGCGCCGCGTACTTCTGCAGCCGCACTGGTCTCTACCGAGAGTTCTTCACGAATCTTTTGTGTGTCATAGGCAGTGAGTCCCAGAAAGATTATGATGGCCAGGGCTGAAATCACCATCTGCATCACAGTTGAGCCAATAAAGATGTTCACGATGCTGGCAATCACAATGGCAATCAAGCCCACAAACAAGAACTTGCCCAGGCTGTCTAAACTCTGTTTGGTAAAGTAGCCATAGCCACTCATCACACCAAACAGGATGGCAGCACCCATGAACGCACTCACAATTGATCCCATGTTGAACACAGCAAAGATCATTGAAAAGCTCAAGCCCATCAGCGCGGCAAATCCCCACAGGCATAACTCTGCCACACGTTTGCTGGGATTATTGCCCAGCACATAACTGACACCAAAAATGGCGGCCAAGGGTGCAAAGATCACGATCCACTTTAGTACACCGGTAAAAAAGAACTGCAATAGTTCGGGTGTGGTGCCCACAAAGTAGCTGATCATCATTGATATGATGACAGCAAAACTCATGTGTCCGTACACACGACCCATGGCCGAGTTGATTTCGCTTGCGCTGCGATAGTTTATCACGCTACCGTCTGTATAATTTGCACCAAACATGATTTACCCCTTAGTTAAAAATGTATTTAATACCGGCGCGGTCCAGCCCAGGGGCTTGAGAACTTTGCCATCTTCACGTTTGCGTACCTTGCCTGTTTCTGGATCAATCTTGGCAAAGTTGGTACGCATGACTTCTTTCCATGCACCTTCGGCATCGGCACCCATGCTGTGGATGGCACCAATTGTGACCACCAAGATATCAATCAAGGCATCAAGATCACCTTCCATGGTGGTGCTCTCTTCAAGCTCTTTGACTTCCTCTTGTATTAGGTTGTAGTAAAGACGATACTGGTCAATGTTTTCAACGTCTGTGGTTTGATCACAGGCCTTCATGAATTTTTCTTGATCTCTAAACGGATTCATAAATTTCCTCTTCTAAATAGCGTTTTAATTCTTTATCAGTGGGTTCTACACTGTAGTTCTGCTTGAAAAATATTTCATAGCTATCACTACCGTATTTGCCAATGCCATGTAACTTGGTGGCATCATCCAAGTTCCATTCCAGGAAGTCTTGGGTCATACGGCACAGTCTTTCGTAACGTCGATTGACCATGCCTAGACTCCGTATCACATTCTTGACCTCTTGTTCCTTTTGATGTATCCAGAACGTGGATGGAGTTGGCCAGCGATCCATGAATATAGGGAATACTGTTTTAACTGGTTTACGTCCGGTTTGGTTCAGCATGATCACGGCCACCATGTGTTGCCAGGCCGCTACCCGACCTTCGAGGCCTGCAGGCAACTGCTGTTGTACCATGAGATCATCGCGCAATGGATTTGTCACGAGCTTCTCCTTCGGTATGAAATGGGCCCTGGTACGGGTAACGTTGAAGTGAAATCAACTTGGGGTTTTGAACTGCTTTCCAGTTCTTGTGTTGTTTGACTATATACCAGCCTGCGGCATACCAGGACTTGGACTTGGAGTCACGAGTAAACAACGGCAAACGATGCTTGACGTCCCATAGTGGGTTGTAAACACGACCTGATACTTGGTAACCGTGTACATGATTGACTGATTGTTTGACAGGCCGGTTGGCTTTTTCAAATTCAATATTGGCCGCTCGCCCGGCCATTTTGATGGTCTTGTATCTAACCACTTGGTCTTGAATACGAACTACTACCCCATCGTCTTCGGCTTCAACTTGTCCAATCTTGCGATCGTCTTTTTTGAGAATCCAAAATCTGTTAGCTACCACTGGTAGTGCTTGAATCATCTAATACTCCTTGATATGTTTTGTTGAGCCAGTGTCCAATGGTGTCGGCATGGTCACTGAGTTTGATTAAATCGTATCGGCCACAGAACTTCATGAAGTGTGCGCCCACCATGCCGATGTCACGATGGCTGATTTGTTCACGTATTACTGAATCCACTGTGCGTTTGATGTCATCGGGCTGTGCAGTGAGATCAATCAACACACAATTGCGTTCATAATCTTCCAAGACCTTGTGTTCAGTCTGGTTATGGTCCAGCCAACGCTGAAGCATGAGATTGTTCCAGGCATATCCTTTTCTGTCACGATCTTCAAACGCTTCTGTGAGTCCCACTTGATTTTTTGTGCCCTTGACTCGCACACCTGGATAGGCCGAGAACACATTGTCACCGGGATCGCCGCGCATGCATTTCATGAACAGCACCCATTTCTGATAGTTGGCAGGAGTTTCAAAATCTGCATTGGCCTTGCCTACCTTGATCTTGCTGTTGCTTTCAATAGAGAATGCCAACTTGCGACCTTTGTCGTCAAACACGCCATCGGGTGTAAACAAGTGGTCATTGATGCCATTGAATAATTGCACATTGGGCGCAACCAGTTGCACGAAATCAGAGTCACTGCTGACAATAACATGTTCATCTTGGGGGTGCAGGGCAATCCATCGAGCAATCAAATCATCAGCTTCGGCGGTGGCACAACGGAGCACACTGCAATTTGTTTTGGTGGACAAATATTTAGTCAGCTCATCATAGGTCTCCCAAAACAGTTTGTCCTCTTCTGCTTCGGTTTCGCTCATGGTTTGTCGCGCCACTGTGCGATTTTTCTTGTAGGGCTCATAGTGATCTTTGCGCCAGCTGCGCCCCTCTAGACAGAAAACCACGTGATCTGCACCAAATTTTCTAGCAACTTTGTTGGCGCTCATCATGGTCAGATGTATAGCAAAGCCCAATTTGGTCCATGTGTCACTGGCTCTGTGTGCCTGATGACGAGCACGGAAAAACATGTTACTAGTGTCAATCAGTAGATAGCGCATTGTAGGTTACCAAGTTGTGTTTGTTGATGTATTGTAACAGATACTTGGACCAAAAGCAATGGCCTTTGGCATCAAAATGGTACCATTTTGTAGGCACATGCCCGTTTTGTTGTAAAATTGCATTGTAAGAACTAGATTGGGCATATGGGTCTAGGTAACTAGCACCCCAATCGTGGCGATTTTGGATATCACTAAAGGTGCTGTGACCGCTGTAGAACAAGTGGGGTATATTTAGGTTTTGTAATTCACAATGCAATTCCCAAATTTTTTCATGACATTCTTGAGTTTTGATTTCCCAATCTACGTCAATCACAAACTGTCGGTATTGCTGTTGCAGTTCTGCAGGTACCCAGTCCACGCCCGATGCATTGACCTGATACCAAGTTCCGCGGTGCAACCACTCTTCTCTTTCCCATGTGGTCCACTGTATGGCCATGAACACATTGTTTAGTTGATCGGGATTGTTGGCAATCCATTGTCTAGTGGTTCTGATGATACGATCGTTGCTGCTGGCCGATTCTGCATCACACCACAGTGTCATGCCAAGATCTTTGGACAACTGTGTACACCAACTGGCTGCTAGGTTCAGAGGATGCGGACTGCGGTCTATGCCAAGTTTCCCGTCATCCACAGCAAAGCAATCGGGCACCACTGCTTCAGCAGCCGCTGTGTGGCTGCAACCGTTGGCGTATAGTATCATGATTTTAAATTGTTTTCAATATATGGCTTCAATTCCCGAGCCCAGGCCAGATGTGCATCTTTTCCATAATGACCATCTTTGTCCGGTAAAAACCCACGAGATCGGCACCAAAGACAGAATTGATCAGTGCTGTCGTGTAGACCGTATGGTTGATAGTAACTGTGACCCCAGTCATACTCTTCAAATCTTCCGTCCAAGCTGAACATTTGTGCAGTGTTGAAAAACAAATGTTTGACTGAATGTGCATTTAGCCACTCATGAAATTTGATCAAGGTAGCATGATGTTGTTTCTGAATGTGATAGTAACCGGTTGAACTAACACTCCAATCAATCACCCATTGACGATATTTTTCTTGCATGGCATACGGTAATTTTTCGTAGCCACTGGAGTTTATGGGCCACCAGTGTCCATGATTGTCTGCCCATTCTTCTCGTTCAAAGCTGGGCATGCCAATTAGCACAAACACCTTTCCTTGAGTTTGATAAACAAACTGCTTGGTAGTTCTAATTGCTCGAGCAATGCTGCCACCTGATCTAGCCTGGCACACCAGGTCCATGCCCATGTCACGTGCCAGGACTGCGCCGTAACTGTGTGGTAGATTGTCTGGATGCGGTGCTTCGTCTATGTGATGGAACTGGTTATCATTTGTAGTCATGCCGGCTGTGCTGCCTGTGCCATGCCCTAGACTGTGACTATCACCATTTACATACAATATCATCGTTGTAACAATACTTTTTCTGTTTCAGCAGCTACAACACGTTTGCGTAGGCTTGAACTGGAGAACGAGTGATCTCTGCCGTTGAATATAATCTCAATACCGCGATCATAACATTCGTCGCGTCCTGAAAAATCTTTGTTTTCATACTCTACTCCCAGTACCCGAACATCTAATGGAAGGATCAGGAGAAGGTCACGTAGATCTTGTTCGGTTTGATACACCACAACCTCGTCTACATAACGGCATGCGGCCAACTGTATCTGTCGCTCAACAATGCTTTGTACCGGTCGGTTCTTGGTGCCAGGACGATCAATTGTGGGATCAGTTTGCAATCCACATATCAAGTAGTCGCAGTGATTTTTTGCTTCACTCAGCATGGCAATGTGGCCTGCATGCAGCATGTCAAATGTGGAGAAAGTGATACCAATCTTTTTACCATCAGCTTTGAGTTGTTTGACATGGTTGAATATCATGATACTTCGCTCCTGCCATCTCCTATATCTCGAGTGCTTACATATATGCCAGATTGACGCATGGCCTGTTCTTGTTCCCAGGTTTCCATCACTACGTGTCTGCACACATTTTGGAACCACCGATCCACAATGTCTGAATCAGTGTCTGTGGGCTTCATCATGTAACCGGACTTGACCAGGCGAGCAACAAACAATTCATTCCAGTCTAACTCAAAAGCACCCTGATGTAAATTTTCGGGATCCACATCAATTCTCAGTACCTGCACCCAAGGGTCTCCACGTTCGGTGGCCAATTGTTTTTCAGTCTTGACTGGATCTCGGGGCTTCTTGACAGGAGGTGCCGGCTGCGCATCAGGTTGGGGAGCAGCAGGTGCAGGGTTTACGTTGGCATTCTTACCAAACCATCCCTTGATTGATTCAAACATTTATTTTCCCCATCCATTGCCCCAGAGATCCACATGCAATCTTGGGCTGTAGTTGTAGCCACGCTCCAGGGCCCAGTTAGCCACATTCACACGATTCTTCTCATAAGGCACAGCTACGCCGCCCTGGGGCATGACAAAAACTTTACCTTTGAATCCTGCCTCACGATACTCAGACACAGCCTGATCAACTTCTTCAAAGTGTGCCGCACTGTCAACAACAAACTTGAGATACACTGTGCCAACCCACTCATAGTCCACGACAATCTTGGGTCGGATGGCGTCTGCCCATGATTCGCCACTGGCACTCAACTTTGGACTCACACTGAATGTGAGTGCTGCCGGTGTTCTTTTTTGCGCCAAGGAGTTGTGTTTGCTGTTCAAGGTCCAGTTCAACAAGTATTGTCTAAACGCAGGTTGTAGTTCCTGAGTGCCATTGGTTTCAAATGTTAAATTTTGCAAATTCAACATGTCAGGATGTGACAGCAATTCTTCATACGCACGTTGCCAACCCAGCAACGGCTCACCACCCGTGATCACAAGATGTACATCGTTACCATTGCGTTGTAACCATGTATGATTGGGAGTAAGCGCCAACATGCGCTCTACTACTTCACCAGTATTATAATTGGGACTTAGATGTTTGTAAGCCGGATGCCATGATGCATAGCTGTCACATCCGGTTTCTACCAGGGGTAGATCTTCAAACCGATTATACATGTGAACAACTTCGGCCACTTCATCTGCACCAGTGGATCGTTCTCCAGGTTTGCATCCAAACCCTGCACAGGTAAAGTTACATCCAAATGTTCTCAAAAACACACTGGGCACGCCAACAAATCGGCCTTCGCCCTGTGCAGAATAAAATAGTTCGCTGATTTTTAATTTCATACTGTATTGTACAATAAATTTAATGTCAAGTCAATGCCGCAGTTTGCCCACGACGTGCAAAAGTGTCAGTACTGCCCACACGCTCAATTGATGCTTTGCCAAAGTTACGTCGTCGAGCAAAATAAAACAGCTCTAGGAATCGCGGAAAACTCATGGTTTTTTCTTCGGGAAAGTCCAAGTGATAGGTCACTGTTGCTTTTTCAAGTTTGGCATCAGTGGTGATGTATTCCCAAATGTTGTAGTCAAGTTTGAGCTGTTGCGGATAAGACGATATGGAATCATACGCCACTAGATATCTGCGTTGGAATCGCATGACATCGGCCAACAAGTCTTGTGGTAGATCGTAGCGTTGCATGAACTGTTCCAGTCTTTCAAATATGTTGTCATACTGATGATGCACATGCATGTTCAAGATTGAACGATGAATCAAGTTCCAGCCATGTATCTCAATGCCGCCAATGTCGGGGTGGCGTATTTGGCCTTGAGTCATCCAGTTTTTGTAATACTGTCTTACTTCTTGCATCTCTTGCACGAACCATGAGTCCTGTTGCAAGAACTCAAACAGATCATCATAGAACTTGCTGTAATCCACGCCCTGATACTTGTAGACCAGTCGGCTCAGCAGTGTGCTCACACCATTGATATGGAATGTGTTGATGTACCATGAAAACACTTCGGCATCCAGCATGATTTCGTCGGGCAGATCCTTGGTGGCAGTGATGATGTCAATGCCTTCTTCAATGTGTTCGTTTGAATAACTGCCTGAGAAGTAGTCAGTCACTCGTGCTGACTTGATCTGAAACAGTTTTTTCTGCAACAGATTCATTTCTGCGTTTTCCAGCAGTTGTGCTTGGAACACAGTGAGGCCAGTGTGATTGCCCATGCGGAACAAGCGCCAGAAGTTGTCTTTCCATGTGGTAAGACTTTCGCCGGGCAATCCCAGAATCAGTTCGGTATAAGTGGGAATGTTGCGCTGTTCACAAAGTTCAAACACTTCTTCCAGCTTGTTCATTTCCATGTTTTTGCGTCGAATGTTTTCCAACACATCCACGTCAAGACTCTGCACCGACAAAGTAAGTCCTTGGTTGAACCCCGGGGCATCCAAGAGTTTCTTCACAATGTCTACTACTTCTTTTTTTTGATTCTTGGCCCAGGCCACTGAGAAAGTCTTGGGGTAACCGTATTTTTCTTGAACTTCAATGATCTTGTCAGCAATCATATTGTCACGCTCGGGAAACATACCAAAGTTGGCATCTGTGATGGATATAAACCCACAACGATGCTTGGCCATCCATTCCAGTTCGTCAAACACTCGTTCCAGTCCAAAGTGCTTGACCTTGTTGTAGGTCAAGCTGCCCCAGTCGCAAAAGGTACAGGCAAACGGACAACCACGATTGGTCTCCAGAGTGCCGTTCCATTCCACGTCGGGATTGTCAGCCATGATCTGATCAAATATTCCTGTTAGATACGGACTGGGCACTTCTCCCAGGGTTTCTATTCGTTTGGCGTCCGGCGTTTTTACTGCTTCTCCGCCGCGATTGATCAACAGGCCTGGAATATCTTCCCAGCGTTGATTTTCAAAGTTACGCAGTATTTCGCGAAATGTGATCTCGCCTTCAAAACAGATCACAAGATCCATGTAGGGCTCTTTGCGAAAAATATCAGGATCAGTCACAGCAGGTTCGGGCCCACCAAACACAATCAAACAATTGGGATTGAGTTCTTTGACCATGCGAGCCAGGGTGTAGTTGTACTGGTGATTCCACACATAGGTGCTGAATGCTACTACATGATTCTGCGCCAACTGTTGTGCCAAGGGCTCCACAGCATCTCGACGCCACACCATGTCAGTACATTCAAAGTTTTGTCCAATCCACTCATCGGCCCGGGCATAACTCCAGATCACTCCGGCAGAATAAGGCAAGTAATGGGCATTGAATTCTTTTGGCCCCTGTTGAAAGTTGGGTTGTACCCATGCAATTTTATATGTCATTGGGTATTTATTTTGATTTACTGTGTGGATATTTGAATTGCATCATCTGGCTGTTGATATCATTTTGTGCTAATTTCTCCCAGGGGTCCTGTGTGCCTTTGAATATATTTTGAAAGAATTCCACACTCATGCCAATGTTGTGCATGTGATTGGCCAACTTGATACAATCCTTGTGTCGCAATTCAATCATACCGGCGCTATGGAAATCGTTGGGGTCATCAGGCTTGCCCTCTAACATGGGACGATTGCGGAACACATCATCGTTGTTGTTGCCTGTTAGATCATAACGATCGTGCAACACATGTACGTCAATGCGCTGGTAAATGTCCAACATATAAGCCTGCTGGCTCACCCAGCCATCTTGTGTGGGATGTGGTGATATGTAGCCCAGTAACTCATACCACTTGCGCGGTACAATGGGAAAAATGCTATAGGGATGATCTCTGTGAGTGCGGAAAGACAAAAGTTTAAACTGATCAGTATAGCCGGCAATGACCTGATCCCAGTCCTGTGTTTCCATCACAGCATCATCATTCCACACTATCAACCAGTCAGCATCAGCATGTTTGGCCAAGGCATTGCTGTATTTGTGCAGGTTCACATAGCCCATGCGACGAAATTGCATGGCAATGAACTGAATGTGGTGTTGTTCCAACCAAGGTTTTAGGTGATCATGGAAATAAGTCAGGCCCACTTGATCATCATCATCAAACGCAAACAGCAGTTGAATTCGTTCTGGGCAGTCAGCAAGTTCAATCAAACTGCGAACACTGCGACCCAACATGTTGTCAGTACGTCCACGAGTAGCCAGCAGCACAGCAATGTCAAATCTAGATGTCATGTTACTCCTCGTAGGTTGCACTGTTTCCGGCATGTTCAAATACTTCAACTGAACGCAGACGAACTTGTTCATTCATGAGATAACCAATGCTGTAGCCTTGTGATTGACCAGTGCGGTGGTTTGTGAATTCATAACGTTCGTCATCTTGAAATTTACGCAAGATACGAGCCATTTCTTCATATGCCAGTTTGGCAAATTTTTCACAACCCACACCATTGTCGAATATGCGTATATCACAAATGCCACCTCGATCTTGTATCCCAAGATCGGCCATGCTCTTGAACAGATCCACATGAGGATCATCACGTGCCACCAGTAGAGTATGATCAAACATGTTTTTAGCCCAGTCATGGAAGGACTTTAGCACGTCCGAATCTATGACCCAGTTGCAAACATCTAGAGACTCAGACTCAAACACCAAACGAAAGCCAATGGAATAACCATGAAGCAGACTACGGTGACTGTGGCGACTACGCCACTGTCTAAACACGCAGGAAAATCCTTGATCAGTGCCGTAGGTTTTTGTACTAGTATATTTCATCCAACAAGTCCTCGTTCCAGTTGTTATGACCTTCGTAGATGGCGCTGTTGGCACCGTGTTCAGCGCACTCAACTCGTACACAATAACAACGATCGTTGGTCTTTTGTCGAATCAAGTCATCAGCAAAGTTAAAGGCATGTTCAGCAAACTTCTCTGCACCCACGCCATCAAAAATTCTAATCTCAGCTAGATCCAATGCTTCCAGTTCTTGGAATTTGGCCAAGTGTGGATCATTTTGATCCAAGGCTAGCTTGTGATCAAAGTGATCTTCCAGCCATGCTTTCAGCGGTTTGAGTCCGCCAAAGTCCACAGCCCAGTTCTTGTTGTCTAATTGATCACATCCAAATGTGAATGTAAACGCCAGACTGTAGCCATGTAGCAAATGACAGTGTGAATGATCTGCGTTGGGTTGACGGAACACCGCTGACAGACCAATGTTGTGTCCGTAATGTTTTGTTGAGTAATATTTTGCCATTGTGATTCCCCTATGTTAGATTATAGCATAGGCAGCAGAGTTTGTATAGCGGGATGAAGCCAAAGACCGCTTAAAAATACTTATGCAGGCAGTTGATAGCCGTCTGCTTTGTAGTTGGCTTGCCCGGCAATAACTCCACGCACACCGCCAATGGGATCAGCACAGTCACCCACACGGCGTGGTATCAAATGCACATGTGGGTACATCACAGTTTGCCCTGCTTCTCGACCCATGTTGATGCCAATGTTAAATGCCGCACATTCACCTGTGGCTACCATTCTACGACCATGCCGCATGGCTGATTCAAAACATTCTATGATTACATCATCGGTATTGTACTTGGGCACAAACAACAAGTGTCCATGCGTGACTGGAAACCGGTCCTGAAACACCGAGACATGATAGTCTGATAATTCACCTACCAACAGATCCCAGGGTGCAACACCATCTTTTTGTGCTTGTTCTAGGTCGGTCATGTTTAACCTCTGGTACAAGCATTGACAATGTTCATGAACTCAGTGCGCACTGATGGGTCACTGCGGAACACACCACCTAGTCGACTGGTCACAGTGCTGGATCCTGTGTCCTCAACACCACGACTTTTCACACAGTAGTGTTGAGCATTGATTACCACGCCAATGTCATCAGTTTCCAAGATGTATTGCAAGGCATGATACACTTGTTCAGTCAGTCGTTCTTGAATTTGAGGACGCTTGGAGAAGTACTCTACGATGCGATTGATCTTGCTGAGTCCCAGAACTTTTTGCTTGGGAATATAGCCCACAGTGGCCAAGCCGTCTATGACAACAAAGTGATGTTCACAGTTGCTTTGTACCGAAACGTTGCGTTCCACAACCATTTCATCATACTTCATTTTGTTGTCTACTGTGGTACACTTGGGAAACGCCTCGTAGTCCAGACCCCAGAAGATTTCGTTTACATACATCTTGGCCACACGCTTGGGTGTGTCACGCAGGCTGTCGTCATCTAGATCCAGACCCAGTACTTCCATGATGTGTTTGAAATCTTTTTCAATCAGTTCAATTTTATCTTTGCGATCAACTGAATGTTGAAATGTTGGAGTTTCCACACCACACTTGATCAAGTGCTGATGTACTAGTTGACCCAACTCGGGGTCGCATTTGGTTTTGTTATAGCTCATTTTGATATCCTTCCTTACACGGATGTTAATTTTGAAGTTTGCTACCGTTGTGTAGCATGTTTATTTAGTCAGTGATTGTGATGGTTCTACAATCTGGATACATAACATGCTTGGGTGGCTCACTAACATATTTTGCCAGCAACTCACTGCCATGCTGGGCTTCTTCTATTGTGGGTTTGTAGTGATAGCCCACGCGGAAAACACGTTGGTCCTGCCAAGGGGCAATATTCAAATCCCTGCCATCATAACGCATGCGGATAATATCCTCATAGGCCTGGTGGTCATCAAGTAGTATAGCACCACCGCGGCCTATTTGTAAAGGCTTAGTGTGTCCAAAACTCAAGCACTGCATGGCACCACCCTTGTACATGTCCTGCTCTAGCCTGCGAGCACTATCCCAGATTCTAGTGCCCACAAACTCATATTCGCCTTGCCAGGACGTTGCCGTCAACTCATAATCAATGCCCAGTCGATGCATGATCATGGGCACACTCAAATAAGTGTAGCAGGTAAATGAACACTGCTTGACTTGATCATATCTCATGCACAGTTCAATTGCATGTGTGCAGCAATCGGTCATGATGGCATAGGGGGCGCCAGTGAACTTGGCCAGGCTTTTTTCAAATTTTAATATTTCGTCAAACACAATTTCTCTCCGGAAAAAAATCTTGTTTCTCTCCCTGTCGGGCAAGATCCAATGTAATGCAGTGTATGCCACCGTCCCAGAAATATCTATGTCTAAATGGGACAATGTGAGGGGTGATGCCATGACGATCAAACGCCTCGAACACTTTTTCATTATAGTTATTGACAATCACATTGGTTGGATCGATGGTCAGCATGTTGACATCAAACACTGTTTCTTCAACATAGCCCACCCAATGACTCAACCAGGTTTCCACGCAATCAATTACATCTTGGTCCTGTTCAAAGCCTGGAATCCACCAACGGCCTTGGTTCTTTTGTTTGAGAGTCATGAAACCTTGTACCTTGGCCCAGCTTTGGTCAGGCAAGTATACAACTTCCCAATCAGGGAATGTTTCTGTATAAGTGGGTATGTCATGCAGACTTACAATCAATCCCGGAGCCACTGGACAAAATGTACCATCAGTGTGACCAAAAGTTTCAATCACATGGGATCGATAACCAGGAAACTGTGCAGCCGCATATTTTTTCATCTCTGCGTATGGCTCTGCTTGATAGCTACCAAAGTACAAGTCCTTGCCGATGCGACTGACCATGGCACCATTGGTCCATGAGTTTTGCATCAAGTGGGCGTTGTTGCCTTGTTGCTTGACAAGATTCAAAATTGGAGACCAGGTAGTTTGGTCATAGTAACTGTGATAAAACTCATTACCAATCATGATGGCATTATCACGTGGCTGCATTGGTGGGCGAGTAATAGTTCCGTATTGGTTAAACGGTTCAGCCGGTAATTCGGGCCTAACCACTGTGACATCAAACTCTTGAAGTTTGTTGATTATGGCTTGGTAGTCTTCTTCGGTCTCTTGAGCTATTTTTTCAAACAACTCACGAACATGCGGAACCTTGATCCATGAATAAAACTCAGGTGGATAACTACGGCCCACTGCACACACCTGCAATGGATCCCAGGGTTGATGTACGCTGTAAGTCATCGCTGATACCAGGCCCATGCATGGCGAATCATGTCATCTAATTCAAACTGTCGCCAACTTCCGGCAACCTGGGAAAATTTGGCAGCACTGGCTGTGAGCACAGCCGGGTCTCCGGGCCTAGCATTACCTAGCACAACTTTTAATTTTCGCCCGGTTACACGTTCAGCTGCGGCAATGATTTCTCTATTGCTAATACCGTTGTTGGAACCCAGATTGTAGACACCAGAAGGCAGTACTGGATTCAATGCCATGACATGTGCCTGGGCTATGTCTGCCACATGCACGTAGTCACGTACACATGTGCCATCCAGTGTGGGATAGTCTACACCATTTAATATAAATTCACGATCATCTCTCATGGCTTCCAACACTCTGGCAATGATGTGTGTAGCACCGGGCCTTTGCCCATGACGTTGTTGTGGATCAGCACTGCAAGCATTGAAATAACGGAATGCCACATACTCAAGCCCATAAGCACGATGATAACTTTTCAACATCATTTCAGTCATGTACTTGCTTTCGCCGTAAGGTGAGATTGGTTGAGCCACGTCAACTTCATGACAGGGATTCATCATGGGTTCACCATATACTGCGGCCGATGAACTAAAAATAAATCGAGTACGGGGCATGGCCTGACGAATAATGTCTAGTAAGATCTTGGTCTTGATCACATTGTTTTCGTAGTATGAAGATGGATCTGCAATGCTGGGACCTACCAAACTGGTACCACCACAATGAATCACAGCAGAGGGCCGTGCCACAACAATATGTTTCAGTGCATCGTCGCTGGCAAAGTCAGCTAACAAAAATTCGTACCGGTCTGAAGGCTCTATCTGTAGAGTTGATGGCATTTTTTGATTGTCAATACCCAGAACACTGTGACCAGCGTCGAGCAATGCCATTACAATTTGTCCGCCAATGTAGCCAGCGGCCCCTGTTACAATTATTTTATTCATATTATCCACAATGTTTAATACATTTTTGATTGGTCAAATCAGTGTCAACTTCTTGAATGTGTATTACATTTTGAAATTTTTCACTTTTTTCTAAATAACAACATCTACTAATACTACCGTCAGCTGACACGTACACACTTGGAATAGACAAATGCATACAATTTTTAGCTTCAACAGTAGTTTTGACTCGATTAACTGTTGCTTGCATAAAAGTAGCCGGCAACAATTCAAACTCTTCGCCTGTTTGATAATGCCTGGCTTTTTTATTTGTACGATAGGTGTGCGCTAGACAAAACTTTTTAAAATTCATCTTTTGGCTCAACATTAGGCATTCAGGAATCTGGTGCTCGTTATGCCGGTAAGGGATAAACTGCCAAATTGCATTTCCACCGTGATCAATAAATGCTTGTGCATTTTTTATGATCTTGTTAAAATCTGTGCCTTGCCTGTAGATTTCATGTACGCCAGCTAGTCCATCAATACCAAACCAAACTTCATGATTCATGTCGGCAAGTTGTTGTGCAAACTCGGTCCACCAACTTTCGTTACGTAAACTACCATTGGTATGAAGTTGTATTTTTTTACCGTATTTTTTTGAAATTGCAATCAAGTCAGTAATGTAGTCAGACGCAATGGGGTCACCGTAATTTCCACACAGTTGTACAGTATGAGAGTTTGGGAATTGTACAATAATCTCCTCATAGCGTTCCGGCATCAAATCCTGCTTGACAAGATTCGGATTGACACCAAATCCGTTTAGAGTTCGTGGACATGCTGGGCACCATGCATTGCATTTTGAGCTTGCTTCTACATGTATCCATCCAACGTCCTTGACAGATAGCGTCACTCTTCTATCCTTCTCGGTTTTTCCCATATCAGTCTCAACGATCCATTGAGATCCCCCAATGTTTGTCCTACATGATTTTCTACTACCAGCCAATGAAACGGCAATTGACGAATTGTTTGGTCAAAAAACTCAGCCAACTGCCAACTGGTTGGTTCAGCAGTTCCGAGATATTCAATAAACTGATCTGGGCGATTGGTTCTATTAACCATGCCTTGCACTGGTAGTGTCACACATGCCCGTCCACCAGGTGCCAACAAAAGATCAACGTCTAACAAGGATGCAGTAAGCGATCCTACATGATCATGATAGAGACTGTTAAAAGCAGCAACTGAATCAAACATGCCTGCATGTTCCACAGCGTACTGGTGATCGAAAGCAACAATTTCATCAGCATGCCCTGCAAACTTTTGGTCTATATCTATACCATGCACTTGCGGATAAAATTTCTTAAAAATATTCATACCACATCCAATGTCAAGTATGGTAGCTGGTGACTTTTCTGCCACAATGTCGTAATATCGAAAAATTCCCATACCAAACATAGGTGTAAGAAATCGATCTCTAGGATTAATACCACGCATATCAGCATCGGCAAAAGTAGAATAACCAAATTGTATTCGATCCCCGGTATTAAATGCATTACGAACACGTTCTTCGTATTGTTGTTTCTTGGCCGGAGTCCAGAACTCAATTTCGTTATAAGGGTTGATACATAACAATGACATTGATTACCTTTTTATGATTCAATTTTTACCACTTGATATTTTTCATGGGCCACGTGATCACGATAGCGAGCACCTGAACGATTCCATGGTGTTGCTCGACACTCCATGCCACCTTCGGCTATGGTTCCAGCAGTCTGCATGATGTCAATCACACGATCAACAGTGGCATTGTTCCAGTCTGAGATCAAGCCCATGTTGTGATGAGGTTCACGCAACAACAACTGCATCTTGTGGTAGGCATCATCTATGCTCCAAGGGACATAAAGCCTGTTTGGATCGTTGGCAAAGGTTTCGGGGAAACTACGATAGGCAGGATAAAGCACGTTACAGCCAAGAGTGTCAGCCTCGGAAACTGTGTTAGAGACCCAGTCTTGTAAAGCACAATTAAACAACACACGAGTATTATTGAGATGAGCATAGTATTCGTTCTTGCCAATGTTGTCGTAAATCTTTAGCTTGCCTTCAGCTTCCATGCGGCGGGCACGTTCAACAAACTCGGGATTGTTGCTTCGCAAAGGGCCGCCTGAGTATACTGCAAACTCACAGGGCTCACTGGTAAGTTCGCCATACATCTCAATCAGGTCCATGAAAAAGCCCGGTTGCTTCTCTTGGTCAAAGCGAGCTGCAAACCCCACTCTCCGAGGACGCTGATCAAACGGCTGGATATTTTCTACTCCACCAATACGTTCTAACACTTCCTCTTTGCCAAATGCCAGGCCAGATATGTTGTAGATGGGAGCCGTCCAACCAGCAATACGCATGTGGGCAACCATTTCTTCGTTTGTGGCAAGAACCGCACCACCAGAGAATGCCACCATCTCATTGACCATTTTTTCATACAGGTCCATCCACCGGTTCATGCCCCAGACATGCACAAAGTCATCAGGATCAATGGCCTGTGCTAGACAACGCACAAAGATTCGTGGGCACTGCTCGCGAGGAATCTGATTCATGATGTAACCAAGACTTTCAAAGCCTGGTTGGAACATGTCTTCAAAGTAGATCACATCGTCACCGGCGATGTCTCCGTTCTTCATCAGCTGAACCAGGTTCATCATTTGACTCATGGCAAAGTAACTGCGACCATGTGCGTCTAACACTTGCCCAACTGAGATGGCCTGTGTGTTGTCAATTGTAGTTCCGGGAACATACACAACATCAAGACCTCTACGATCAAACACGCGGCGGTTCCACTCTGTGAGTTGTAGAGTGTAGCGAGCTTCGTAACTTTCCAAGCCCATGTAAAATAGTTTTCTCATCTCAGTCCTTTAGTAACCTAATAGTATTATTATACAACGTATTAAACAAATGTCTAGTGTTGGATGAATTGTATTTGCTCATACTCTCATTGTATTCTTGAATAATTTTGTTTTTCTCGTATGACATCTTGCCATGCGGTGATTGATAGTGTTCAATTACATATTCTGTGGGCATGATCAACACAGATTTTTTTAAAACATATTTAAAAAACAACGAATGATCAAGCACCAACTTGGACATATTGGTCCAATCGTTATCAATCCAGGTTTGAGTAATAGCAGGCACCTGGAAGTCATAGTTATCCAGGGGGCTTCCTTTTACGTTGTGGAGCACACGATTTGATGCTATCATTATCCACAAACTACTGGCGCACTCCCATTGGTCTTCTCTCCAATTTAACACAGACGATTCAGCATTTAGAAATCGTTGATCAATACGTCTTGTATGTTCAAAACTTTTTTTCCCTTGTGCTTTCCAGGCTTGCTCTAGGTGAGAACTTGCGGTTCTACCGGTAGTAATGATAACACACTCGGCAACAGAATTTGTGGGCAATACAAAGTCGCACACAATCTCATCTGAAAAACAAAGGTTATTCACCACAGCATTGTTTAACCAAGTAACTTGATCATACGGGTGACACTCGGGCAACAAGTTTGCTAGATCGTCGGCATGCGTGGATATATGTCTCACAATCCGCACTCCTAGCTCTCGTGCCTGTTGCAGATTTTCTGTAGAAGCGTCTGCGTGGCAAATTTCATACAGCCCCGGTTTAATATGGTACTTGGCCGACTCTGCCCAGTTACCATGAAACTGCAAATAACTAAATTTGTTTTTGTAAAATTCAACTATTCTGCGGTTGCCGTTATGAAAAATGCAAACACTCATGCAGGGCGGTATCCTGCAAAGCGGCGTAGATCTTCACTCCACATGTTCTTGGCGTTCTTGCCTTGTGAGAACTTGTTGTACTGTTGCCAGGCATAGGCCTTGAAATTGTAGAGATCGGCTTCGTTGTAGCGATAGCCGTGATCTACACAGAACTCTCGAAGTTTGTCCAAGTCGTCAAACAGGTCACGCACACGAGGATTGGGTTTGATAGTAAATTTTGCCATGATTAAATTTTAATTGAAAGATTGGGACGAGTGAGTTCATATTTAATAAAGCAGCCGTTCTCACCATCTTCGGCTATTTCAATCCAGACTGTACGTCCGGGATACTTTTGCACAATCTGATCATATAGATCGTCTGCGATCATTTCACATGATTTGTAGTCTAACGACAATACACCTTGGTCGCTATGATACAGTCTTTCCAACCAGCGTTTGAATTGTATAAACTCCACATCTCGGTCATTGTGGAATACGTCAATCCAAACCCTAAAATGAAAAATATGGCGATGAGGATAGCCCAAAAACGAAACATCATATTCATCTCCTGTTGCTAGTTGTGGGTCTTGTGAGGCTGCTGGATACTTATGGATACCTTCTTTGCGGAACGTGATCCAGATTTTTCGTTCAGCATGTTGTTTGATTCGGTCAACTGTTTCTCGTTCTTGTTGGTTCATAATGGTTCATCCTTGCTGTAATCATCCCATGATGTAAATGCATCACGACTCATTAGACTGTGTAGACTGTGACACCAAACACCAGGATTGGTGGCATCAAAGTCTTTGTCGTCTATTTTTAACATTGTATTATAATTCCACAACTTTGTATACGGTACACTTACTCGAATCTGTGGAATAAAGTTGCGGTACTCGCAAAGTGAGCCATCATTGAATTCTTCCACATGCGTGACGGGAATGTCCAGACTGCACAAATAACCCTGGGCCAAGAACGGCTCAATCATGCTTTCCCACCTCTGCCACTCTAGACGATCATCAGGATGAAAACTGTGATTGGCACCAAAGAAAATGTGCTCTGCCCCATTCAGGTTCAATGCAATTGCATCGGCGGATTGAACACCAACCACAAACAATGTGCGCCGGCCAAATGCTGGGGTTCGTTCTACTTCGGTTCCGGTAAAGAAATTGACATTGCCATGACCTTCTCGATTCATATGCTATCCTCTAATTCATCTAGTTTGTCAGTATCCAACTCATCGGGGTCAATGGTCACAGGTTCATCAAAACTGAACAACACATCAAACATGGGTCTTGCTGACACCAGTTTTTTGCCGGTAAATCCACGTGTGCCAATGATCAGGTCCAGGACTTTTTCATAGTGAGTGATACGGTCCATTCTGCTAGTATAGCTGGGTTGGCTAAAGATGTCATCCACTATGGCACGGAAATCATGATCAGGAGTGGTACGCCCGGCCAACATTCCAGGCTTGCTGCCCAGATCATATTGCTCGTTGGCAGTTTGCACAGCATTGATGTGCTGCCACACATTGTGGCCCATGAGCAATGCATAACTGAAACTGTCCCATGATGTTTTGCCTTCTTTGCCAATCTTGTTGAGATCACCGGGTCCGTAAACACAAACATCAGAAACCTTGAGCCTGGCCGAAATTGGAGAATCATCAAACTCGGTATGAATACCATCTTGAATCACTGCATCTCGGAAACTGCGTTGGTCTGTCTTGTACTTTTTGTTGTCGGCAGTGGGTGCCATGCGATAGGTCCACTTGTCACGATTGGGATAACTGCTTTGATAATACAGTTGACCATTTGCTGTGGCCAGGAACGGTGATGCACAGTCAAACGAAATTGTGAACTGTGGATTGTGATACTTGCGCACCGCACGTTGGATGTCTGTGAGCAAACACGCCCACTCCAGTTTGCTGGTGCCCAAGAAGTGCATCCAGTCATGTACGCCAGGTTCCAGCAACCGGTCACGCATGAGTGTGACTATTCTACGCAACACCAAGTGAACATCGCACATGTTCTGTCCGCCCATGCCCCAACCATTGAAGTGGCGTCCGGGGTATTGCACAGGATCAGAATACTTCTTCATGGTCTCGTACCAGGAGTCTGCTTCCACATGATTGGCACCTTGCAACACATTGAGCAGTCGTGCTCCACCGTTGTCTATGCCGCGACGATTGGCAATAAAGTAATCGTTGTTGTAGATTGTGGCATCCACCGCATCTTGGTAGTTGCGGATACCGGTCTTTTCACTGCTGCCAGGCCACTTTGATGTCCATGTAGGGATATCCAAGGTCAAGCCATATGTGGCCAGGCCGTCTTGCCATTTGAGCACGGCTTCTCGTTTTTTCTGTGCCCGGGGACAACCTGAATTGGCCTTCCAGTCACCGTCCCACACACCCTTGGCAATTTGGAATCCACCCGAGTCACACAACAATACAGTATTGGGGTCGCGACTGCGCAACATGTCCTCTTTGGGATTGTGCTTGGTCAAGTCTAAGTCAGCATGTCCAGCCGAATACAATGCCCAACGATATGGGAACAGTCCTTGCTGTGCATTGAGAAAATTCATGCTCTCCATGTCAGGCATGTTCTTGGGCATGCGGGCAGCTTCTACATAGGGTTCAAATCGTTGACGCCCAATGTAGGTACTGTAGAAACTGCTGATGGCCGGCAAGAACACAGCATAGTCATGCTGTCTTGCAGTTAGATCATGTTGCTCTATGGTCATGCGTGATTACTTGCTTTGTGCCGGCAGTGTGTAATCGTACACAGCAATACCTGAATCCACAGTGATTTGCATGGCACCGTCATCGCTGATGCGCATGATCTTGTTGCCACTCAAGGCCAAGATACTCATGACCTGCACAGCTGGCCACGACAGTGGTCGTTTGAGAGAATTTTTTACACCGCTGTGAAACACAAAGTTACCGGCATGTGTGCTATGATCACCAAAGAAGAACTTGAGATCACCATTGTCAGTCTTGACCTGAAAGTTGGCTTGTTCAGAGTTGGCCTGAGCCTGCATACGCAATCTCAGGATAGCAGCCGCGGCAGGCTCAAATTCAATGTGCCAGTTGACTCCGTTGAACTTGGGAGTCTTGAGCTTGTCAGTGATGATTTGACTGGCCATGAATCGATAACTGTTACGAAAGTCGCCAGCGGCATTTTCAAAGTCAATGCCCTCAAGATCACCGCTGGCCTGTTTCTTAATGGCCAACTTGGCGTTTTCCTTGTATTCGGGCAAGTTCAGCAAAATCTTTAATTTGGCCAAGTTTGGCATACCAAACGTGCCCACAAATTCTGCCACTGGGTTATGGAATCTAGCGTCCAGTACCACACTGAGGTCTGTGGCCAGGCCAACCACAGAAGTTTTGTCAGCTGTGCCAACAATTTTGATTAGGTCAATACAACCAAGATCAAGAGTATGACCCACTAGGTCCAATAAACAATCACGCATAATTTCTCCTTGTTTAACAGTATATGCTTTTTATTTAGATCGCGCAAGAATTTTGGCCAAACTTTGGCCTCCTCGAATGCTGTGCATTTCTCCAGGTTTACGAAATGCTAGCCAACACACATCACCGCTACCACGATGTCGATCTGTTACTGTCAAACCGGCCACATGTGCCTGTTCCACTAGACAGTGTCCTGGTACATAGCTCATGAATGACTGTTCGGCCAAGGCCACACCATGTGCCCAGTCGCAGTCGTTGTATGTGATGATAGCTTCGCCGCCGGGTCTCAATTTGTCCGCAATTTCTGTAATGTATTGCTTTACCACTTCCAACGGCTTGTAGTTCATGTAGTTGTAGGCCAAAATCAACCCAAACTGATTGGCAGGAAAATTTTTAAGATAAGGTTCAGGGGCATGATCGTTCACAGTGTATCGTCGCAAACGCCGTTGATACTCAAGAGTGAATTTGTTCACACATGGCTCCAACAATTCATTTCGTTCATCTACAATGTAGAGTGGATCCCAATTTACCATGTTGTCAACAAATGTATCTAGGCCTGGCCGTATTACCATGGCTGGCATGCGCCAGTCAGAGATATTGTTGACTCTGCCAACTAGCTTTTCACGATCTTCGCTGTCAATCAACAGTTGACGTTGCAAAATTTGATCTGACTTGTCGGTCAAGGGTTGCATGCGGTGAACTTCGCGACTGTTTTCTAACATAGCTGGTTCACGGTCCTGGATCATGGATTCAAGTTGCATGTCCATGGCCCGCATGGTTTCTAGAAAATTAGTCACGCCAGACCGCACAGATTCCAAATGCACCACAAGATCTTCCACTCGGTTGGGCAACCTTATGTTGTGCCCATCAACCTGATGTATCAATGACTCCAAGTGCCGAGCAGTGGAATAACACTTGGGGTCAGGGGAGAACTCGCCTAGCAAATTCTTGAGGTGTACAATTTCACTTAATCTCATTCGAATGTAAACAATAAACTAAATGTGTTTTCAGTGTTGGTGGCCGCGGCTAAATCCCAGTCCAACACGCCCAATAGGTTGTCAACTTTTTTGTCCACCACTGTGGCCTCCATGGCGTCACTGTCAAACGGCAATTCAGTAAACCAAGTAGGCAGCCGCTGCTCGTCAGTGGGATAGCCAATTGATGTCCAGCCCAGGGGATTGTCTTTGAGTTTGCACACAATGGTTTTCATGCCATCGACGATTTGCATGCTGTAGTTGTCTGAGTTCATTCTGCGCATTTGATTCCAGTTCATTGCGGCTCTAACATGTCCTGGCATGTTGGCTTTGCCTTGTTGTTTTTCTTTCTTGCCATACATGGTCAAGTTGTTCACACGCTTGGGTGATCCTTTTTCCCAGGCTGGACGTTCTTTGAACAAGTATTTGAATTCACGAATCTTTGAAACAACATCATCACGTGGCACGCCGCACAACACATCATGTAACACGTCGCTGAGAAAATCCTGAATTACCTTGGGTGTGTCACTGCGTTTGAGATCCAAGCCCATGGCCTTGACCTTGCCAGGTTTGCCATCTCGATCCAAGCGCCGCCCTTCCTTGTCAATGATCATCACAGCATAGCGTTTCTTGGTGATGAACAGGCCTTTTGACGCCACAATTTCACGGCCACCTTTGATCACACTGCCCATTTCTCTAGGACAGTGAAATGCCTGCTCCATGAATCCAGGAAAGCTCTTGTTGACTTCTTCGGCAATACCGTCATACAGGCTGATACAAGTTTCCTTGTTCCATTCCATACGGCCTTCTTCAACTTCTTTCTTGAGCACAGGCCATGCTGAGAAATAGCACGAGTCAGTGTCACCATAGATAATGGTTTCACCAGTGTGATCATATTTGCCAGTGATACACTCGTTGACATGAGCATCCATGTGACGGGCAATTGCACGGCCTGTGAGTGTGGTACTCTGTCCGATACGTTTGTCAAAGAATCTACATCCTGCATTGAGGATAGCGCCATACAACGAGTTCAAGTTGATCTTCTTGACCAACTGACGTTTGTCCCAGTACTCGTATTGAGTCTTGTCAACACCCTCTACTTCCTTGGATTTCTTCTGCATGTCTTTGCGTTCAGCGTACCAACGCTTGAGCAGGCCGGGAATGATACCTTCCTTCTCATAGGTAAAAATTGTACCGTTGGCACTGAGTATCCAAGGGCGGTTGCTGTTGAATATGACATCCCAGAGTTCGGCAGCTGAGTGTACGGTCTCTTCGCCATTTTCCCAGTCAACAGTGATTTCGGTACCACGCTGTTGTTCCATCACAGCAGTGTATTCAAGACTGCCAAACAGGCCTTCCCAGGCACCGGCAAAACTTTCGCCTTTGGCCATGTTTTCTTTGATCAATCGATCTGTCATGATAGGGCGCAGTTGCCCCACAATGGTTTCTGGACCCATGTTCAGCGCACGAATTGCACTGGGATACAAACTGTTGATGTCAATGCTGCCAATGTATTCATGAATACCTTTTTTGGGGTATGCCACATAGGCACCGGCAGCTTGAGTGTCCTCGTCGGTGAGTCGCTCACGTCGATTGGGCACCACAAATCCTCGTTCATGTGCTTCGTTGATAATGGCCTGTTCGGTCACAGCCACGGCACCCATGGTGGTCTGGAGCAACACAGTGTTCTCATGCGCCAGGGTACTGGCCAAATCCAGAAACTTGAGTTTCTTGTCCAGCTTGTGTACCAGTAATGTATCTTGGCGGTTGTATTCAATAAACTTTTTAAAGTGTTGATTGTACAGTTGATCCAAGGTACCTTCAAACTGAGTCTTGCGTTCGTCCAGTTCGTATTCGCCAATGGCATCCAAGCTGTAGCTGTGACGTTCTTCATAGGTGTACTTGCGATACAGTTGCATATAGTCCATATGCACACGACCCACTAGGTCAAATGTGATCTGTTCAGCACCGTACCGTTCAAATGTTCTTGGTTTGGGCAGTTGTCCCCACAAACAAAACTTGCGAGTATCGTCTTTGCTGAGTATGCGTATGGTACGATTCACAGTGTAGGGTATGTCATAGCCTTCTGAGTTCCAGCCACTGATGACATCAGCGTCATCAATCAGGTCCAGAAACGATTTGACCATGTCCTCTTCACGTTCAAACAATATGGTGTTGTCAAACTCACTCACCAGTTCCTGTGCAGTTTCCCAGCTCAAGCCACGTGGAGGAACTGCCAAGGTCACTAGTTGATCCAGCCAGTCCAGGTAAACAGAAATTGCTGTGATAGGATTGAATGGATCATCTGTGGGCGAGAACCCTCGCTCTTGGTCAAAGGCCACTTCAATGTCAAAGAATGCTGTTTGTAGTTTGGGCGCATCTTGTCCTTTGTAGTTGTCTTCAAAGCAACGAAACACAGGATTGATATCGCTCTCATACAATTTCTTGCCCGAGTGCATGCGAAGTTCTTTGCGGAACTCTTTGTTGTTGCGAGTTGAAAATCTGCTGACTGGTGTTCCATGTATTGACTGAAACTTGCCTCGCGGATCGTCATAATAGAACACATACTGTGCTGGATATTCGCGGTATACTCGTTCGCCATTGCAGCGTTCAACCACGTGAATACGATCGTGTTCACGATCAAAAAGTGCGTCTACGTAACTCATTGTTCTCCGTTTATGGCCGGTAAGCCGTGATTCATGTTCCTTACGGGAACGACTCGCTGTTGTAAACAGTATTTATAGGGTCTTGCCCACGGTCTCAAGGATAGTTTCCAATAACTCATGATCTTGTTTGGCTTTGCCAAACTCGGCCTTGTGTGCCAGTTTGATGGCTTTCTTCAACACCGCAGGTTTGATTTCCAGCTCTTCTGCAATGGCCTTGATGGTGTCGTTTAATCCACCCTGCAAGGTTTCAATTTCTTGGGTAACTTGCATGCCCTCATTGATGATTTGAGTGAGCTTGATCTTTTGATCGCCGTTGAAAGTTTTGGTTTCCATGATCTCTCCGTTAAAAAATTAGTATAACACAATTGTCAACGTTTTGCAATTTGATGTTGCTCAAACTGACGACGCTGTTGCAATAACCATTCTGTTGTATTGGTCACACGGGTACGTTCTTGCCACTCTTGCCACATCACTTGTTGAAACGGCTCAGTACTGTGTGCAAGGTTAACAATGTTTTCTAGCCCCAGTCTGCCTGCACCGCCTAGTCCATAGTTGATGTGAATACTTTCTCGAATCCGTCCAGGTGGTACTGGCAAAGTTTTGTGGACTTTTGGGTATCGATTGTCATTGATGTAGCCCCAGTTTGATTTAAACGGCACTGTGAAATACTGATCTTCTGGTATGTCCAGATCAATCCGGTGTGAATCAAACATGGTAAAACAATGTTGATTGATTTCAGAATTCAAACAGAATTGTGTTCCCATGGCCGGCTCGTCAAAGTCTATCATGTACAACTGCACATTGACCAAGAATTCTGAGCTGTCAAAGTGTTTGAAGAAAAAACTGTTGCTGAAATCTTTGTAGCCACGCACTGAAGCAATGGCCAACTCACAACCAGTCAATTGGTTTAGCTTGGGAATCAAACTGCCCCCAAAATTGATAGCGTTGACCCAATTTTCAGATTCGCACACCAATCGATTGCCGTACCGGCTGCTCCACAAACTTTCAGTGCATCGCATTTCGCGACAGAGAACATCAAAGTATTCTGGAGACAAGAAATCTTGCAGCACCCAAAGGCTGGGAGAAACTTGCGTTTTGTTTTCCCAGTTGTACCGGGGTTCCACAATATCAGTAGCGGTAGAGATCACTCTTGAAAGGTCCGTTGCGGGCAATGCCAATGTAGCTGGCCTGACGATCAGTCAACATGGTCAATTGCACACCCAGTTGGTCCAGATGCAGTCTAGCAACTTCTTCGTCGATGTGCTTGGGCAACAGATGCACTTGGCCTGAAACATAGTCAGCGGTGCGATTGAACATTTCAATCTGAGCCAAGACCTGATTGGTAAAACTATTGCTCATGACAAAACTAGGATGCCCGGTAGCACAGCCCAAATTTACCAAGCGACCTTCGGCCAAGAGTATGATCTTGCGGCCATTGGGCATGTGAATCAAATCCACTTGAGGTTTGATGTTTTCCCAGCGATATGGTTTGAGGCTGGCCACATCAATTTCAGTATCAAAGTGACCAATGTTGCACACAATGGCATTGTTTTTCATGGCATGCATGTGTTCGAACTTGATCACATCCACGTTGCCTGTGGCAGTTACAAAGATGTCTGCTTTGTCGGCAGCATATTCCATTGTGACCACACGATAGCCTTCCATGGCAGCTTGCAGGGCACAGATGGGATCAACTTCAGTGACCCAGACCTGGGCACTGAGAGCCTTCAAGGCCTGAGCTGAACCTTTGCCCACATCACCATAGCCGGCTACCACAGCCACCTTACCGGCAATCATGAAATCGGTTGCACGTTTGATGGCATCCACAAGGCTTTCACGACAACCATAGAGATTGTCAAACTTGGTCTTGGTCACAGAATCGTTCACATTGATTGCTGGAATTTTCAGTGTGCCTGCTGCCACACGTTCTAGTAGTTTGTGAACACCAGTGGTGGTTTCCTCTGTCACTCCAAGAATACCAGGCAACAAATCAGGACGACGATCATGCACATAAGCAGTAAGGTCATGTCCGTCATCCAGCAGCATGTTGGGCTGCCAGTTGTTGGGACCTTGCAGTGTTTGCTCAATGCACCACCAGTATTCTTCTTCAGTCTCGCCTTTCCAGGCAAACACCGGAATGCCATTAACAGCCAGTGCTGCCGCGGCATGATCTTGTGTGGAAAAGATATTACATGAGCTCCAGCGTACTTCAGCACCCAGAGCAATCAAGGTTTCAATCAGTACAGCAGTTTGGATTGTCATGTGCAGGCTACCGGCAATGCGAGCACCTTTTAGTGGTTGTTCGCCGCGATAACGTTCACGTATTGCCATCAAGCCAGGCATTTCACCTTCGGCAATGACAATTTCTCTTTGGCCCCATTCGGCCAGGCCAATGTCGGCCACTCGGTAGTCTTGGGTTTGTGTGTTCATAGACTATTATATATGTTTCTACAAACACCATGCAAGGATTATTTTTGGAAATATCCCCAGATCAAGAACCAAGCAATAACTGGGCCAAGATACAGCATCTGATATTGATGTCCGGTTCGGGCAAACAACTCGTCTCGTGTACATGCTCTACAGGTCCAGTTGTCAAACCACCAACCATCAGCTTCGCCAACCACATGATACCCATTGGTGGATTTTACCCGATGCAACCGATAGCGATGCAGAATCAACACGTTCCAGATAAAAGACCATATGTTGCTGCCGCACAGTAACCACAGCACGGTGATGCTGTAGTCATCGCAGTCACCGCGCAGCTGACCATCTTTCTCCTGCATCACAAACCAGTAGTCGGTGAAGAAGCTCCTGGGATCACTTTGATAGTGAAACTTTTGATTCACTGTGTCAATTGCGTGTTCAAGTTGCATGATGTTGTTTGATAGTGCTCACTTCCGGGATTCTGAGTAGCGAATTCAGCCGTCCCGCGCCAGCAGCCTGCGCACACTAGTGGTAACAAGTACCAGTCCTAAGGTGTGTTCTTTTAAACCATGCGGCGCTTGATGGCACCTACCAAGGTAATTTGTTCCAACAAGGCCTTGCGGAAGTTGCGTTGAGCTTCGGTCATCTTGGCAGGGAACTGCGCATTCACAAATGTCTTGACTCCGTTGAAGTCTTTTGCTGTTTTTGCTCGACGTACCATGTCAACGACTTTTTTCATCGCTTGTGGGCTAAATGCAGGACGTTGTGATGTCTGCGCGGTAGGCGCAGTCCAAGTTTTGTTGGCAGTCTTTTCTCGGGCAGCACGTTTGCGAATGGCATTGGGAGTCATGCTGACTTTACCGGCGACCTTGCCACCAGTTCGTTGTTTGACCGGTGTTGTGGCAGCGGCAGTAGTAGTTGCGGCAGTTTTGAGATTGGGGTTGTTGGGGTTAGAGGTATGGCGAACTACTCCGCTGCCCACGCCCGAAACTCCTGTGGTAGTACCACCAGTGCTAGACGTAGTGGGTCTTGACGCCAACTGACTTGCCATGTTGCCAAATACACCTGCACCAGCACCTGGCTCCACAGTAGAAGTTGCAGCAGGCGCAGCAACTGAAGTAGCCCTGGTGGTAAATGCCGGGGTTGACATGTTTGGCATGTTACTGGTTGGAACATTGTATGTTGTTGACTTGTACCCAGTAGTGGCTGCCGGTGCGCGGTTCAAGGGACGAATACCTTTGTTGGGAGTCTTGGGCAAATACGGGGTGTTGGCAGATCCATCGGCCTTGGTCGTATCGGCCTTGGTCGTATCAGCCTTGGCTGTATCATTCCAGGTTGGTTCAACACGACCGTATGCATCTGCACCATCGGCAAAATCATCACTGGTGTACAATTTTTTGGTGCGAGGATTGATTGACGCAGTCTGTGTGGTAATGGCTTCGTTGAATAATTCTGAAACAATCATGTTATTTTTCTTCCAGGTAATCTTGGTTTTGTTGTTCTGGCTGTTGACGGCGCTGGAACAACTTTACAGCCATGTCGGCATGTGATAATTTGGGAAATCGTGTGGGCAGTTGACGTTGGCCATGACGAATTTCAAATCCTTGATCCTCATTGCCCCAGCACTCAAGCACTGTGCCATCTTCCATGGCATAGGTTTTGACCGGCTGCTGTGCAGCCACGACTGAGGTGGCCACTTGATCTTCAACATCATGTGCAACTTCACTGTCCATGGCAGAACCTTCTTCAGAGTCCCAGCCTTCTTCTACATCCTCTTCGGCTTGTTTCTGTTTCACAGCCGACTTGGCTTTGTCAATCAAATCACGGTCAACCCGAGCTTTCTTGGCCAGTTTATCTAGTTCAGGAGTTGAACGTTCACGACGGCCATCATCTCGATGGCTTATGGAATCTTCCAAACTATCCAAGTATGCATTGAGATCTTTCTTGACCTTGCTCAGCATGTCTTCTTCAACTTCTTGCATGGCTTCTTCGAGGCTGGACTTCTTGGGCTCCACTGAGTCGCCTACCATGTAACCGGCCATGGGATGTTTTTGATAGGGCTTCTTGGTCAATGTGGTAGAAATGTTCTTGGGCTTGAACAATGCCGGCAACTGAGGCACATCTCGTTGCTGTTGATTGAGTCCGTGCTTGACCGACACCGGGGTAGTCTTACCCTCAATCAAGGCCAATCTCTCAATTATCTTGTAGATTGGATCACTCATGCTCTGGCGTCTTTCAAATAACTGCGCAGTTGCCAATGATATTTTCCGTGTTGACTCAGGCGCTGACTCACAAAGTCTGCAATGCCTTGTTGATTTTCTTGTTCAGCGTCAGCAAAGCATTGATTTAAAATTTCAATCATCTGTTGATTGTTGGCCAGCAGTTCTTCCAGCATGAGCCTGGCACGAGGTATCTTGGTTTGTCCAGATATCTTTGTCAATTCGGCAAAACGTTCAAAACTTCCTGGAGCATATTCATCTAGGTATCTGATGTATTCTGCGGTGGGGTCTATGGCCGAATAGGCATCTTCATAGATATTTTGAAAAAACTCATGCAATTCACCAAAGTCAGGTCCTTCCACATTCCAATGGAACTGCTGAGCCTTTAGGTAATAGGCAAAATTACTTGCCAGGAGAGTTTTTAAAGTGTCCGCTAACATTCTTGTTCCTTTTGTATTCCCGAGGCGTATTAGGCGTAGGATCAGTTGTATATTTACCATTTAGTAGAGAACCGCCTGATCTTGATACCATGCCCATGGGTTGTGCCACAGTGGCAATTGATCCTGAAGTAGTAGTCTCTGTCACAATGTCATGTACTTTCATGCCATATCTCCACAATGTTATCATTGACAATACGACCTGGGCCATGATCTACGCGAATATTTCGTATTTTTAATCGAGCACCAACATCGTCAACAAACTCAAATCGAATGGGATATTGTCCTGGCACGGCCTCAATTTGAAGATTCTCTTCAAGATACATGCCCTGCCAGATCCAGGTGCGTTCGGCAAACAGTTCGTCATTGACATAACATCGATATGTTGGCTCAACTTCATACCACTTGCAGTAGACGTCACAGATTACTCGGACATAATTGCGCTTGTTCATAAGAATATTTAGCCAAAATCTACGTCTATAAATATCTCTATATGATCAAGTTCAATCAAATCACACGAGTACAGGTTGAGTTAACCACACGATGCAATGCTCGGTGTCCCATGTGTCCACGAAACTATCGTGGGTCAGACTACAACAGCGGATATCCCGTGACAGAGTTGTTGCTAGAAGATTTTAAAAAGATTTTTACTCCAAAGTTTTTACAACAATTGCGAGAACCTGCGGCTCCTCAGGATGGATTCAAGCATCGGTCATTCAAGTTCTACGGAGTGATGTTCAATGGAAATCTAGGTGACTTTGGCCTGGCTCGGGACGGAGTAGAAATTGTAGAATATCTTGTGGCACACAATGTACGTGTGATGATTAACACAAATGGCAGCATGCGAACTCCTGCTTGGTGGAGCCGCTTGGCCTTGCCCGGAGTAGAGATTGGGTTTGCCCTAGATGGGCTTGCTGACACCCATGGTCTGTATCGTCAAGACACTGACTGGAATCGTGTGATAGAAAACGCCCAAGCATTTATTGCAGCCGGTGGTCAAGCAGTGTGGAGATTTATTCCGTTTGATCATAACCGACATCAAGAACAACAGTGTCGTGACCTGGCCCAAGAATACGGCTTTGTTAAATTTGAAAACATATATGATGGTAGAGACACCGGACCAGTGTTTACACGATCAGGTGAATTCAGTCACCAAATTGGGCATGATCCTTCGGGGGTGACTCCCACACTACAGCCCTTGCTGGAAAGTCATCAATCATGGTTCAATCACAAGACCATACGCATTGCCAAGGACAAACCTGACCTTGAATTGACCTGCATACACAAGGTCAATGAAGAAATATACGTGGCAGCAGATGGCACTGTGTACCCTTGTTGTTTCTTGGGATTTTATCCCACACAAATGCATCATCCCGGCAACGAACAAGTAAAAAACATTGTGCAGGAAAACTCAGCACTGAAGCATGGACTGGAACATGCCATGGCCTGGTTTGAACGTGTAGAACAATCTTGGAGTCATGGCAGCATTGCTGAAGGCAGACTCTATAATTGTGTGAACAGTTGTGGAAAAATATGAACTCAGACTTACAAAAATTATTTACTAGATTTTACAATCCAAAAGACCAAGAACCAGAACCCACGCGAGGGCCCAGCAGCATAGAAGGGACCAAAAAGATTTGTGATGAGCTGTGGCCATTGTTTGAACGGCACGGCATTTGCAGTATGTTTGACGCTGGATGTAATGACTGTGTCTGGGCACAAGCAATTGATGCTAGGATTATCTACAGCGGCGGGGATATCAGTGCCGAGATCATTGCCGAAGCACAACGTTGTTACCCCCATCTAAACGTCCAGGTGTTTGACATCACAACTGATCCAATTCCTGCAGTGGATGTGCTGTTCATGCGTGATGTTGCAATTCATCTTTGCAATGCAGACAAACTTAAGATGTTACAAAACTGGCTTGACAGCGAAATTCCCTGGCTGTTGACCACGACAGAACCTGCGCACCCAGAAAATTTAGAAATTGAATACAACGCTGATGGTTTCCCTTGGGCAGGAATAAATTGGCAGCTGCCACCATGGAACTTTCCCGAACCTAGAGACTGCATTGTCGAACAATCACATGAAAGCCGAAGACTGGCACTATGGCACCGAGATCAACTCAAGGACCTGATATGGCAGTTGCCCGAGTAATGTTCCTGGCCAAGTATCGTGTGCCACATGCGTGTTTTAGTTTGCAGTGGGATCAACACATTCTAGGCATAGACAAAACCATTGTTGCCAGTCCAGTACCCCGAGATGAACTGTGGCGTGCGTTTGACTCTTACAACATTGATACTTCTCGGTTTGAATATGTCAATGATGACATCATTTATCGGCTGTATCCCGAAGTCAACAACTGGGTATTTGAAAATGACTATCGTATATGGTGGCTGCGCCAACAAGCAATCAAATTAAGTTACATTGATTATCTTGGCGAAGATGTGATGTTGATGTATGATCCTGACACATTCATGATTGAAGATTACCGTTGTTACAATCCTGACACTGACACATTGAATTTTATGGCCTTGTTGAATACCACTCAAGGCAGTTACAACCGTGTGTTTGAGTGCATCACTGGTTTGAACAAAGTAACTCCGCATTGCTTTGTAACCGAACTGGTGCCAGTGCGCCGCACCGACTGGTTGGCTCTTAGAGAACACCTTGCTCGGCGTTGGCCAGGCAAACACTGGTTGGATGCCATAATTGATCCTGTGCCAGGTTGGCCTGCTGTGCCGCCTTGGCACTTTGAAGGGCATATTAAGTGGTTTTCTGAGTACGAGTTTGTGGGCAATTGGGCAGCACGCCGAGGCAACGTCACCTATCAGGCACAACGCAGATTTGAATACGATGAGTTAGACAAGTTGGTTCAACTGGATCCCGCACAACATAATGCTGTGTGCGATGCTATGACCGACCTATCACGCAGCATGATCATGGACTGGGATACCTATACTATTCACAATTTTGATCGATATCGCAACATGGTCTTGGAGGCCTTGGCAAAATGAGATTCTGTTATCCTGTATATGATCCAGTGGGCACAGCATTTGGTGTGCATCGTCAGGCACACTGGGATTGTGATTTGACCACAGACCTAGATCTAGTATCACAGCAGCCATTTCGTGTGGCCACAGTGCCAGTATTTTTTAACAGTGAGACATTTTGGCCCGGGATCAACTTATTAAAGATCAATCCTGACCTGGCCGCAGTGAGGTTAGATGAATTTGATCTAGTACTGGTTCATGATGTAGAATGTTGCCGTTGGCCAGATGTTGAAGACTGGTTGCAGTCAGTGGGCATTGTGCGTTATCTATTTGTGGCCAATAATTTAACAGCCACGAGAAATTTGCCCAGTGAGAAATTCTTTTTTAAACCGCATTGGATGATCAAAACAGTAGACGACAATCTATCTGTGCCAACCAACCAGTCTGGTGATAAACCATACATGTTTGAAGCCATGATGGGAGCTCGACGGCCGCACCGTGACTACATCATGTTGGCCATGACTTGCAGTGGACAACTTGAACATAACATAGTCAACTATCGTGGATTTCCCGGCGGATCTACAGATGTTCACACCGAGGAGTTTCAAAACATTTTTCCTGGCACACAGTTGAATTTTCCCTATATCAGTCCCAAGTATGATCCTGCCTGGGAACCAGTCAGCACCGTGCTCAGTAGCAATATCAGTTTTCCAGTGCCATCGGGAATCTATCAGAAAACACATTATAGCATAGTGCCCGAATCCCAGTACACTGGAGACACATTCTTTGCCACAGAAAAGACCGCCAAGGTATTGTTGGCACAACGACTGGCAGTGTGGTTTGCTCCTGAAAACTTTTTGCAAAATCTTCGCAGCCTGGGGTTTGAAACGTTTGGAGATGTCATAGACGAAAGCTATGATCAAGATGACTATCATCGTGATTGGAAACGATTTGAACGTGCCTGGCACACTGTAGAGCACATGGCCAGGTTTGAAGATCCTGTGTTGCTGTATCAAAAGCTACGCCCAAGACTGGAACACAATCGCAATCACATGCTGACCTTGGAACAACGCACACTGGCAGCTTGGCAACAGCGCCTGCAGGAATTGATTCCTGCCGAACACTGGTCAGTTTAAACCAAAGTCATCACGCATTCTCTGCAGGAAGTTTTCGGCAATTTCCACCTGCCCCGATGGTGCCATGTGATAGCCGGGATCTTGGCCCACATGTTCGTGACGAGCACTGATGGGCAAGTAACTTTGTTTTTCATTCAACATGATGTTGCGGTCTGGAATCATAGAGGGGAATGCCGTACGCCACTGTGTTTGGTTGGCAGGATCAAACGGCCACAGCAGTATGGGAACCACTATGAAATTGATACCATCTAGATGCAGTTGCATGATGCCTTCGCGAATGATCCACTCGTCTTGTTGCTTCTTCCAGTCTGAATCATACAGGTTGTTGATGTAGTGCTTGACCGCAGTCTGCGCATCGTGACTGATTTTTTGTGACCTGTATTGGTGTGGATAGTTTTCAGCCAAGCTGAAAATGGTTTCACAAATCATGCGATAGGGATTGTTGCCATAGTTGACATTGTCAATGCCAGCTGCTCGATCGTATCCATTTTTCAATTGGGTATTCTGTAGGTGACGCTGTAGGTCTGAACCTCTGCCGCCCCAACCTCTGCCTTTGTCTTCACTATCACTGGGTTGATACGGAGCCGCTGAAGCAGGTATTTCCATTCTGTCCCAGAACGTGGGAGTGATTATTGCAAAGTCTGGACGCTGGCGTCTTATTTCTTCTATCTGCACACGCACACCACCGTTGCTGCACCCCTGACGTGCTAGATTAACAAGGTTCCAGCCCAAGCGTTGAGACATGACTTCGCTCCAGGCTGTGCCGGGCAGGGTTTGACTGGGTGCTGAATAACTACAGCCTGCTACCATTAACTTCATTAGTGATCCTTGAGAAATTCTTTGACTGATGTGGGGATGGTGTACTCGTTGATGTGTCCCAGACTGTGAAAACCAGCCACAATGTCCTTGTGCATGGGCAGTTCGCTGGAATCATACACGCCCGGGGGAATTACAAAACGATTTGTTCCTTGTCCGTGTGGTGCAAATGTTGCCAAGTTTGAGTGATTGGCCACTGCGTCATGCACCAAGCGATGGTGTATGTGTCCGTAATCACCTTCAGCATCATGAGTCAACACAAGATCAAATCCTTGGGCCAGGTCATACATGCGTCTTTGTGCTTCGGTACTGCTCCAACGAGTGAACTGTTGTTGTTGCTGATCTGCATAGTCATCTTCAAATCCCAGGAACACTGTTTTGATCCCACGTCGACGCCAAAATGCAGCAACTTCACTGCCGCGTGGACTGGTTTCAGTATAGGTCAAATAACCAATGGTCCAGTCCAGTCGCTGATAGCGATGGATAAAACTGTATCCAAATATCACACAATCATCAGGATGTGCAACTAGGCATAGTGCTTTCATTTGATTCCCTTTGTAACTAAAAAGTCTAGGTAACATTGTTGACGTTCACTGTCAAGATTTGACCAGGCATTGCGATGCACACTCACAGTCATGCTGTTTTGCATTTCTGTAAACTTGCGATCAAATGATTCAACTTCACTGTGACACACATTGCACACCGGAACCGATTGAATCTGTGTGTTGTACAGTGTGTCAAAGTTGCCATGCATGGCATGCACAAATCCCGAATACAAAATAAATTCAGTCAGTCGACCGTGAGCTTGAAACCACTGTGGGAACACCTGACCAGACTGTGTTTCCACAGCAGCAATCATGGCTCTAGCTGTGGCATTGTGTACAAAGAACGGCACCCCACCGGGACCAATCTGTTGTGGTAGATCAATCTTGAAAAAATCATTTACAATACTGCGACTGGCCTCAAACACTGGATAGATGTCCAGTGTGCCTACCTGCACTCGACCGTGCTGATCAAACAACTTGGCTAACTCAAGCTCATGTACAAATATGGTCTTGGCATCCAAGACCATGCTCCAGGTGTTGTAGCTCATGCCCGATGCCATGAGCTTGATGGCTTGTTGACTTACCCAACCAGTGGTGTGAAACGAGGTAGAGAATGCGCTGGCAGGTACAATTCGAACCCTGGACTGCATGCTGCCCCACCAAGCAGTGTCAATTTCTTGAGCCACTGCGTCGTCATCATTTACAAACACATAGATGCTGCTGGCACCAATGTTCCGACAGTAGAGGTCAAGGCTCTGAGCCTGCCGACGCAGCACATCAAGCTCGTCTCGAAAAACCACAGTAACAATATCAATCATGCAGTATGTATGAGGTCAAACAGTGGGCCAGCGTGAAATTCTCCTGACTGGGCCGTGATGCCTTGAGACAAATCAGCATGATTAAGTGGTACAATATGTGTTTCCACTGGGACGTCACCCTGTAACTGCATCAAGGCCAACATGCGGTGCCGCCCATTGTGTGCAATCACTGCGGGAGGATCTTGGTTGTCAAGATACAACACAGGATATCCAATTCCGGGATAAACCAGTCTGTGCTTGATCCAGTCAATGGTGTTCTGTTCTTGTGCGGTAAGCTCAATTGGCCGGCACAACGATAGAAATACTGTAGGGCGCATGCTCACCAACAAACGATGCGTATCTGCAGGTAAATGAGCAGCTCCTATACCATAGTCGTTGTTGATGGTGTACGTGGTCATTTGTTACGACCCGACTTCATGTTGGCGCACCAGTGATACATGCGGGCCTTCTCACCTGATGCACGTTTGGCACGGGCACGTAGGTCAGTAACTGATCCGTCGCAGCTGGCACCTGCCCGTTTCACACGGCCCGGGCGACTCTTGCCTTGGACTTTGCCGTCTGCAAAGTTTTCATTCAAGCCATTTAATTCTTGTTCACCTTGAGGTGTTAGAAACCAGAACCCGTCACCTGGTGTAACAATCAAGCCGGCATTTTCTAAACTGTCGTATACATTTTGTTGTGCATCAGTTATACCACGTATGTCTTGTTGAAAATCCAATCCATGGTTGTTGGCTACATCAATTGCTTTCATTAATAGTAATTTACCGTAACCTTGTCCTTGCCAGCGTGATTCAACTTCTGCTTCATTGTTGACGTCATCTGTGTCAGCACTGCGTACAAAATTGAAATACCCTACATGTTTTCCATGCACTGCTAGTGTGATTTGAAAACTGTGTTTATATCCGTCAGGTGAAGTGACTGTGAATTTTACAGGGTTTCCGCCATCTGCAAAGTTTTCTGCCACAGCTGGTTGTACTCTACTCAATTCATATATAACTAAATCGCCAGTGTCTGCACGAAAAGCTCTATAACCCCAGGCCCGAGCATAACGTTGAACCAGTCTGTCATACAACTTGGCACGACTTTCAGGATTTGGTTGAGGCTGGTCAGGCTCATAATATATTGTTGGGTCAGTTGCTTTACTGGCTGAAAAACTCAATCTTGAAGGTTTGTATTTTTTAATGTACTTTTGTATGGAAGCCAACACTGTGGCAAAGATTCTCTGGGCATCGCCTTCGCCAGTGACTTCTTGACTGTTGTTTCTATAAAATTCAACCTGCACTATTTCTTTGCCCTCGTCATCTTGTTGATTGTTGAACATGATGCTTAAATTTGTTCCGTCGGGCAATTTGGCCAACATATCAACATCACCATACTCACTTTTTTCTGATTTGGTTTTGTAGGGGTTGTTGAAAGCTTCTGGCACAGGTTCCCAGGCCATGTTTTTACTGCCCTTGACCGCAGGCCGGAATCCCTGTGATCGATAGAACTTCATCAGTTTGCTTTGACTGACTTGGCCCTTGTCCCAGGGGTATAATGTGAGTGCAATGTTATCTTCTTGTGCCAGACGTTGCAGTTCCCGCATGGCACGTGATCCAACTCCGGCACGCAGGGGATAGGCCTGGAACCATTTGACTTCCACTGCGTCACGTTTGCTGTTGCTGGGTGTGAGTTCAAACATGGCAAACTGTTGATCCTCGCCTGAACCGCCCATGGGCATGACATGATTGTTTTGCCAGGTCTGTGGATATGCTGCATAGACTTTTTGAATCCAGTCATATGCTCGTTGCTGTGGACTCAGCTTGATTGTGTTGTCAACAATGAATTCCTGTGCTCTCATAAAACTATTTAACTACGCCTTCGTCTAGCTCGTCTTCGGTCATGATTGGCACAACAGACATTTCTGTGCCGTATGCATAACCGTTGTTCTGCATCCACTGAGTGGCCACACGATTTGCATCACGTTGCTGATTACCAATACCTGAGAATCTATACAACTCATTACCATCAGCATCTAGAATCTGCCAAGCACCGGAGAATGTGCCCGGAGTGGCTCGTTGCTGTGCCAAGGCTGCTGTGCTTCCAGGGTAGACCACCTCTATATCTGGTTCAATGTCAATGATACCATTTTGAGAAGAATCTTGACCAGTCTGACGAGTTCTCACTTCAAACTCATTGGGATTGTGTCCGTTTTGGCTTAGCCAAGTTCGTGCTTCGGATTCTGCATTGCGTCGGTACGTGCTGGGCGGGTTGAAGTAAACTTGATTGTTGCTTCTGCTGGCCACTTCCCAGGGCCCAGGACCGGTGGGTCTCAGCGGGTTAGTATCTGTCTGAGTGTTGGTCACACCGGGGCCACGCCGCATGCCAAATGTTCTTATAGCATCCTGAGTGTTCAATCTATGCGGCCCGTGCGCACGATAATCATCTAGGCGAATCTGAGCTTCGTCATCGTTGCGTAGCTGTGCAGTGTCAACTACCGCACCAGTTTCTCTATTGTAGATTTCGTAATCAACACTGGTGTCCACACCTTGTGGCTCTGGTGCAGCAGGTTCAATCTCTTGAACTGTTAATTCAAGATCATTTCCAGGGTTCCTTATGTTGTAATCCTGTATCCAGGCTCGAGCAGCGGCCTGGTCTCTAAATCGTCTAGTCACAGACTCGCCGTCAACATTCATTGTTGCAAAGCGATCAAGCACTGCTACCCAAATACCCCAATTGCCAGTTGGTGTGCTGTCTTGTTCTTCAGCTGGGCGAATGGGCTGAGCCTGCCAGCCTTTGTCTCTAAACCATTCTTGTTCAGTGGCACCGCCGGTGTTCAAATTCCATTGTTGTCGGGCTTGTTGCATGGCTTCAAATTTACTAGAAGCAATGACCTCTATGCCTTGACTTTGATATGGAGAATCACTTGCACCAGTGACCTTCCATACAAATGGTCTATCCAAACTTTTATTATCAACAGGCTCTTCATACGGACGCACTGGCTTGGCCACAACTGATTGTCTGGTGTTGGCCCAGCTGGGATAGCCATCTGCACCCAAGGCTTTTTCAATGGCTTCTTCTTTAGTGGTGGCAACAACTTCTATACCGGCTAGACTTTGCGGGGGATTTGTCACGCTCCACCACATTTTTTTACCGCTAGTCGCGCCGCGTTTGACCTGTCGTGTCAGCTGAGCCTGCTTGACAAAACTGCGCAGGGCTGCCTTGGGAATCTTGCCGGCTACGTATTCGGAAAAATATCTTATAGTGTCAGCGTCATCCTTGTTGTTTTCAGTCAACAGCTTGTACAGCTTCTTGAGGTATTCTTCTCTGTATGCTGCAGGATTCAAGGCAGCACTCATGGCCACTGTGAATCGCAACAGGGTGTTTTCAATTTGATCAAAGTTTTCGTCCAGCCAGTCGCCACCAGGTGAGCGGAATTCAATGTGCCCGTCCTTGGTATTGATTGATGTGTACTTGCTGGTCACACCCGAGTGTATGGCCTTGGAAGCCAGGCTGTCCAAGTTGCCTTTCATTTTTTCCAGCAGTTGTTGAGCCGAGTCTGGATCGTTGCGCACCTTGCCCTTGACCATGTCCAGGGCAGACTTGGCATAGGTGTTGCCAGCTCGGCCAAACAGATCCAGCACATATTTGTCGCCCATCAGCAGGGCCAGTTTTACAAAGTCCAGATTCTCTCTGCTGTAGCCCGGCACTGAAATATTGATGTGCAGGCCTGTGGAGTCATTGGTATAGCAGCCATATTCCTTGGCCCAGGCCTTGACCTTGTTCAAGTCGCTGAGTATTTCGTCAATGGGCAAGGGCGGGCTCACAAACTCCAGGCCAGTGTCGCCAGGATTATCGCCATCCAAGCTGCCGTCTGGTTCCACAATATAGTGTTGTGATGTTGGGCTAGGACGCGGTACTCGTCCTGAATGATAGCTGCCACTGGCCTTGGTGTCACGACCAATGGCGTTTTCAAACTCCTGTGCCACATCTTCAATGCTGGCTTCGCCACCGCCTACAGTGGTCCAGTACGGCCAAGAAATCTCATAGGCATTTTCTACACCGCTCATGCGATCCAAGTCTTCGGCATCCAGCCAGTCGCTTTCGTCGTAACTTTCAAAATTTTCTTCACGGAACTCTTCAAAAGCATCACTACTGCCGGGGTCGATATGCAGGTTGGCAATGTATACCTCTAGTGCTTCCTCACGAGCTTCGCCCTCCAAGCCGTCGGGATTCCACTCAGATTCGTCTACATTGTTGGGCACCCATTCTTCTAGGAATTCTTCGCCACTGCGTTCCCAGTCTCGATAGAGTTTGTCATCCAGCCATTCCTGGAAATCATTCTGCATTCTTTCACGCAGGCGTTCTACTTCTCTACGACCATTGTAGTCACCATCATGGAAGAAGGCCACAGCATCATCAATGCTGCGGCAGCGTTCGTCTTGGTCATAGTCTGGCTCCAGATCACCGTCATCATCGTTTTCGGTGTTGGGCACAATCATTTCAAATTCCATGCCGGCAATGGCGCCGGTACGGGCAGCTTCCTGCCGCAGGCTTGACGGACTCATGTTGATCTCACCCAGGAACTCATCTTCCAACAAGGCAAATTCCCAATGTAGGTCATTGGCAAGCTCTTCACGCAGGTTGGCAGTCTTCATCAACAGTGCCGGGCGGCCTTGACTGTCAGTGTCCAAGGCCAGCTTGTTGGCTTCTCGGCCCACTTGTCCAGGCTTGATATCCACAGTCAAGGCCATGCTGTAGCGCGGGTCACGTGCTTCTTTTTTGTTTCGGGGAATGTAGCCCGATGCACTTTCTTTGATGGGTGCATCATCAAACTGTTCAGGATGTGCGACGGCCCAGTCACGCATGATAATGCCGGCTCTAGCATTGGCATCGTTTTCCCAGCGTGATCCAGTTTCTCCTGCGTCTGCAGGCAAGGGGCGAGTCTGATGCTGGGCGCAGTGTACCAGTTCATGTGCCACGGTACGCAGTACATCCAGTATGTGTCGATTTGTCAAGCTCACATTCAGCGTGTGTGCTTCAGGATCGTAGCGACCAAAGCTGTGATTGCTGGTGCCCCAGTCAGGGTCAGTGTGCAACACCACACGTGGTAAAGGATCAATATCTAACCGGTTGGCCACATGTTGTATAAAATCATTGATAGTGTCTGGATCCAAGTCATCTTCACAGAACATCTTGGTACTGGGGCTGACACCGTCGGGCGTGGATCCTGCATCTTCAGCAAAGCCATAACGGAAACGCTGACGCGGCTTGTTTTGTTCACGCAGACTCAGCTCATGATCACGAGCAGCAGTTCTAGCATCACGCAAGGCCTTGATGCAGCCCTTGGTTCTTAGAATTTTAAAAACAATGTTTTCGCAGCCAAACTCACCATGCTGGTCCAGCCCACTCTGGCGCATGTTTCTAATCTTGTCCCATAGCCGGCCCATGGCATCTGCATCACCCGACTGAATGGCGCTGTGAATGCGAGCGTCTAGGTCTTCTACCTTGGCTCGCACACAGGTGTCATCAATACGAGCACGTTTTTTACGTGGTACTTGTATCCAACGGTCATTCATGACCGAGTATTCGCCTTGGCTTACCGGAGCTTCGGCAGCATTTTGCACATAGAGTTCAACTGGTATCTTGCCAATGGACAATGTGTGTTCGTCATTGTACTGATATTTCTTGGCGTTGAACAGTTCTTGATACACATCATCCTGGCTGGGAAAATCCACCACAAGATGTAGATCAATATCTGACTGCGGAGTATAACTGAAAGCAGCATTGCTGCCGCTCACAGTTATGTCTTTTACCTGTAGGTCAGATACACCTAGAAACTCCCGAAAATCAGCAGCAATTTCCAGGAGTTTGTCACGTACCTCGGGCAACATGTTTTCATCTCGTGCCCAAATCACAGGATTGAGACGATTGTGAAATTTTACTGCGTCGGTTAATTTAAAAGAATCCAGCTCATGAATGTTCATGGCTGTATTTAGCTTTTATTCTGGAGCAACCGTGCTTTGTTCCACGGGCTCGATGTTGCTGGCAATCACAGTGGCTTCGGGTTCAACATTGAGTTGTTCCGGAGCAATATCATGTCCACCTTGTGGAACCATGCCAGCGACGTCGGCTGCAGGTGCAGAATTCACGGGCGAAAACACCGCGGCAAGATCTTGGTACAGTTTTTCTTGTGTGGTGCCATCAAACACATAGGTACCAGTGTGGCGCAACAGCACACGCTTGTCTACCCAGACTTGTCCGCCAAGGTCACGCCAGTTTTCACAGAATGTCCAGTCTTCCGAGTAGTAGCGATTTTCACGCACTGCTGTGTCAAAATAGGTTTTCATGTACTGATTCAAACTGGCATCTAGGCCAATGTCATTGTTGAAATGACGCACAGCAGGATGGCTGTTGAGCTTTTCAAACACTTCACGCTTCATCAACAAGAAGCCTGTGCCAGTCTTGGTGACTTCGATCAAGGGATTGTCGGGCGTCTCTACAAATCCAGGAAGTCCGTTCACACACCATTTCACTGGCAGGCTCTTCATGGGATACAAGCCGCCAATCACGTCTTTTTGTGCATCCAACAGCACCAACACATGCCAGGGTTCCCAGCCAATGTCTGCGTCAATAAACATCAAGTGTGTGCTGCCTTCAGTGGCCAAGAACTTGGCAGTGAGTGTGTTTCTAGCACGGCTGATCAAGCTCTCGTTGGTCATGGTTTCCACGGTCCAATCCAGCCCCAGTTGACGGGCTGTGTTGGCCCACTTGATAAAACTCATAAAAGTCTGCTCAGTGAGTTGACCACCATAACAAGGCATACAGAAGTGTACTCTTGTGGTTTTTAAATAGTCAAGGTTTACTTGAATATTGGTCTGGTTGGTCTGTTGTGTGTCGCTTGGGGGCGTAGTAGTGGGTTGGGCGTCTGCCATGTTTACTCCGTAAAAGTTGTGTATTATTTACAGAGTATAGCATGCTGGATGATTTTTTCCTAGCTATTTGACGCCAATGATCATGAAACGAGTATATGCAGTTTCAGGATCTTCAAGAGATAGGCTGCCTGAATACAATATCTGACTCAAGGGAAATTGTTGTTGAATATCTTTTGCACTGAAAAACGGGTTCTCTTCCACATGGTCACGTGCCTGCATGGCCACTAGTGTTCCCGGAGGAATATTCTGAAACCAGTCACTGCCCGCTATGTCGGTCAGGCTCAGATTGATCACACTGCCTTGGCCGTCCAGTTGTTGGTAGTCAAGACCATTGGCGTCTTTGCGCATGTGTTCAACGCCCTGATATCCCAGTTGATCCAGCATGGTTTTACCTGTGAACAAACGTTCACTGTTGGTTTCTACATTGATTATCTTGTCTACCTCCAGGGCAGACTGGCGTCTTATCAGCAGAGCCAGGTTACTGTACCAAGACCCCAGCACATACATCACAGAAACATAATCGGTAATCTTGGACAACTCCTGGATCAACCACAACTTGCTGAATACCAGGTCTGGTGTAAAACTACCACTGAAGCTGTAGCCTGAGCTTTCGGCCAGGCCCACTACATCTTCCACAATCATTTTTTACGACCCTGACAGTGAGCTCGCTGACTGAATCCCCGGGGACTGGCGCAGTTGATTGAACTTTTGTATTTTTGACTCCACTTTTCATCAATGTAGTCTTCGTCCACGGGCTGATTTTCTCTACGTTGATAGCTGGCAGTCATGCCACCCACAAAGTTTTGTGCATCAACTTCGGTCATGTCAGGCTTGTCCATCAGGGGACCACCTGTGACCCAGGCATCGCAGGTTCTGCGACTGGCACATTTGAACTTTAGAAACTTGCAGTATCCCAGGTCGCCGGCGTCAATCACACCTTCTGCATCTGCAGGCGAGTCAGCATCAATACCTTGCGCAATGCAGTCCAAGGTGTCTTGGCGTATGTCAAATGCCGCACAGTTGCCGCACAGGCTTTGTTTTGCTTCTTCTGCACTGTCAAGATTCCACTCGTCAACTTTTTTCATCCAGAACTTGCGGTTGGACATGTCTGGGTTGAGTGGGCCATATCCGTATTCGTCAATGGCTTTTTGTCTGTTCTTGAGATTCAGTGTGATGTCCTGTGTGGCAGGCGGACACTTCTTTTCAGCCTCCGCCACACCTTGTGATTCAAAATTATCTATATTTCTAGAAACTCTACGCTCACTGCCTTGAGCAGGGAATCCTGAACTTTGTGATTGCGGCGCAGGTCTTCCTGGGGCATACTTAGATAACTTTTCAGTGGCTTTTTCTCTAGCAATAGTCATCCACATTTGTTGTTGTCTGCGATCAATAGGCTGGCCACGTGTGGCAACTATTTGTTCATAGATTGCTCGTGCCATTTCCTCTATGTCTTTATTGTGTTGCACACGAGGATCATCTTGACGCATGTTTTGGAATTCTCTTGAAACATCAACAGGACGTGATTGTGCTATTGCAGATCCAGCTGCACCTGCCACAGCCGCCGCACCTAGTCCACGTAAGAATCCTCTACGGCTCAAGTCTTCGTCAAGTTCACCGCCAATGGCTGTGTCCAACAGTTTGACAACCGTGGCAGCTAGTCGGGGATTGGTTTGTGTCTTGGGATACAAGCTCATTACCAGAGCTGTTTTGCGTTGATCATTTAACCGGGGCCAGGCAGCGCGAATTTCTGTGGCCGATGTCATTCCGGGACCAAATTCCACAGTGGGCAAGTAGGCCATGTAGGCATGCCGGGCAAATGGTTCTAGTCGGCGAGCACCCATGAGTGGTTGCAGGTATGCAGGTGATCCGTCTTTTTTTACACCACCGGCCTGGGGTGGTTTGTTGGCGTCTTTTTCACTGCGTACAAAGATCAGTCGATCCTGTGCAGGGTCAAATTGAGCAGTGATTTCCTCGGCACGAAATGGTGATTTGACCTGCACAAAATGTCCAGGCTCAACTCCAGCCAACTTGGCCAGTTTTTCTTTTACAGCAAATGGAAATGGTCTAGCCGATGTGTCATTTGTGGCTGCCACAAATACTTTGGCGTCGGGAAATGCTCTGCGGGCAGAGTTGTAAAGGGCTGCATGGCCAGCATGAAAAGGGTGAAACCCACCCGGTATAATAACAACGGTAGTCATACCGTTATTTAGTTAGTATGTGATGGTGACAGAGTTGATGACACCGCCTGAAAAGCCTTCAACTCGTAAGCGTATCCAGGTAAAGTTTCCGGCAATGGCAGCAGGGTGATAGTCAGTCAGTGGCACAGTGCTGCCATCCCCGTACACATAGGTGGTAAACCAAGCAGCACTATCAGCGGTGTCGTCCAGTGTGGCTTCCACATAGATGATTCCTTCAAAGTTCTGCACACTGAATGTCAGGGTTTGAATACTGCCGCGACCATGATAGTAGTCGGCCGCAGTCACAGCTGGTGATGACCAATCTTGACTGCTGCCATCATAATTGCCAGCAGCTTGACCATATGTGGTGGTATCAAGAATGGTTTGTGTGGTGATCATTACGCTTGTTCAATTTCAACAATCACGCCGGCACCGGCCAACTCTTCGGCCACGGCCTGAAGCGCATCGCAGATGTCGCTGTTGGCAATCTGCTGATCTGCACTGTCTTTTTCCTTGATCAATTTTGAGAGTTTGATCACAACTACTTCTTCGTGTATTTTTGCCATAGTGTGTTATTTAGCCTGTATTGGTAGTGTTTTTCTAATGATCCCGGGAGACACTAGATTCAACATTTGAATGTCACGCACATCGTCATGATCAATAAAAAAGTGACTCTGCACATAAACATGCCGGGATGCGGCGAGCCGCTCGCGAAACCCCGGGGTCAAACGATAGCAATCGCCTCGATTCAGCAGAAATCTTCGCAGTGCATGCCCTTGCTCTTGCTCCAGCATGCGACCACGGAAATAACTGCGATACCGGTGTTGTGGTTTTTCCAGTATCACAACATCTCGGGGCAATGCTACCCGAGCTCGAGTACCGTTTCCGTCTGGCTGTGCAGCCACCAGCCGGTCAAGATCTGCTAGACTGTTGGTGTACACGTACATCCAGTCACTGTAGAAAATACGCTTGTGGGGTTCTTCAAATGCCGCCAACACATCACACATGTCGTGCAATCGTGCCACCCAGTTGTCATCAATGACTCTAGCCGGGTTTGACCAGCTGTATTTCAACAGTAGAGTGTTTGTTGCACCAACGGCGGTACTCACAGCTTCATGGGTGAGAGTGTGCAAGCACCTGGCTCCACGCATGGCAAAGTTGTAGCCAAATTCGTACTGATCATAGAACAGCCGATCTCGCACACGATCTTCAAATGTTGTCAAGTCTAATGATGCCATCGCTGCCTACTGTTTGTGTGCTGGGGGAAATTACCACAAATTCAACTTGATCATCTACTAGATCAGCCACAACTTCGCAATCTCTAAGTTGATCAAACAAGATGCGTTTGCTGAGTGGCACACGCAACAACTCGTCAATCTTGCGGCTCAAGGGTCTGGCACCCAACTTGCTGTCGTAGCCCTTTTTGGCCAACAAGTCCACGGCAGCTTCGCTCACAGTGAGTCGAATGTTGCGCTGGGCCAGGCTGGTTTTGAGATCGTCTACAAATTTTACCACGACCTTTTTAATGGACAAATTGTCCAGCTTTTGGAACTTGACCACTGAGTCAATACGGTTTCGCATTTCGGGCTTGAAAAACTCTTTTACTGCTCGATCATCTTCGCCGGTTTTCTCAAAGCTACCAAAGCCAATGTTGTTGGTTTCACTATCTCGGGCGCCCAGGTTTGATGTCATGATGATGATGCAGTTCTTGCAATTGGCTTTCTTGCCATTTGAACTGGTGATAACACCTTCGTCCAGCATCTGCAACATGATGTTGGTGACGTCGGGGTGAGCCTTTTCAATCTCGTCAAACAGCACAATGGCAAAGGGATTTTTGCTGAGATCTGAAATCAGTTTGCCACCGCCTATGTTGCCATCTTCAAAACCCACGTAGCCTGGCGGCGCACCAATCAAGCCGCTGACCGAGTGACGTTCTTGAAATTCACTCATGTCGTATTTCAGCAAGGGCATGTCAAGATTTGCACTCAACAATCGAGCCAGTTCAGTCTTGCCTGTGCCAGTGGGTCCTGTGAACAAGAAACTGGCCATGGGACGCTTGTCATTGCCAATGCCAGCGAAGGAAATATACACACGTTCCAGCACTGTGTCCACAGCTGAATCTTGCCCGTATAACTTTTGTTTGATATTGCTTTCAAGTTCCACAATTTTGGCTGATCGTTCGTTCTGCAGACGGTCTGTGGGCACACCGGTCACACGACTCAGTTGAGCTTCAATCAAGGCACGAGTAATGGTCACACAGCCTTGATCCCGCACACGTTCACGAGCACAGGCACCGTCAATCAAGTCAATTGATTTGTCGGGATTCTTTTTGTCATGAATGTAACGATTTGCCAGTTCCACAGCAGTGGTCATGGCCTCGGTGTCAATCAACACATTGTGGAATGTTTCCAGGCGTGGTGAGAGACCAATCAGGATCTGTTCTGTGGTCACTGCATCGGGTTCATCAATGCTGAGCTTGTGAAAGCGGCGCATCAAGGCACGATCTTTTTCAAAGCTCTCGTAAAACTCTTCCCAGGTGGTTGATGCCACTACCTTGAGCATGCCCTTGGTGATGGCCGGTTTCAGCATGTTGGCAAAGTCCAAGCTGGAGTTTGATCCAGAACCGGCGCCACGCATGGTGTGAGCCTCGTCGATGAACAAAATGGTCTTTTTCTTGGTCTCCAAGGCTGCAATCACCTGTTTGAATTTTTCTTCAAACTCACCGCGGTACTTTGACCCAGCCAGCAAACTACCAATTTCCAGGCTCCACACTTCGTGATCTTTGAGAAACTCGGGCACACGTCCTGCATGAATTTCCTGGGCCAGTCCATCCACAATGGCAGTTTTGCCCACGCCGGGATCGCCCACCATGAGCACATTGGCTTTGAAGCGTCGAGCCAACACCGTGATCATGTCTGACAGTTCGGTGCTGCGACCAATCATGGGTTCCAGTTGATTTTTTGCAGCACGAGCAGACAAATTCATGCAGTATTCTTCCAGCACAGCATCGGCCTGTTGCTCAGACATCACTGCCGAAGATTCTTGACTGTAGTTTTTGCTCCAGAACTCAACAAATTCTGCTTTCTTCACTCCATACTTGAGCAAGAAATAGTGTGCATGACTGTTGGTTTCGGCCATGATAGACAGATACAAGTCAATCGTGGTCAATTGACGTCGTCCAGTAAACATCACTTGTACATTGGCGCGATTAAAAATGCGTTCCAGTGACTGTGTTTTTTTAGGTTGTGTGTCTGGAGTGTTGCTGATCATGCCCACTAGACTGCCAAGATATGCTGTTATGTCAGCATCCAGGTTGACCACGTCGGCACCAAAGCGTTCCAGAGTCTTACGGAATGGGTCAAATCGAATCATGCTCAACAACAGGTGTTCAGTCAGCACATACTCGTGTTTTTGGTCACGAGCAATTTTCACGGCCTGTTCAACAACAAATTCAATATCGGGGCTATTTTGCATATGGTTCCTTGAAATACTTTCAATAATTTTAACACACTGGCCTGGCTGATGCAACCTTATTGGCAGTGTTCCTTGATGGCCTGTGTCACAGCGTCGGGCACATGATCGGGTATGTATGCTGTCAGGCGCAGCATGAGATCGCCACGACCTGTGCCAGAATCTTGCAGTCCACGCTGTCGCAGCCGCATCACAGTTCCAGGTTGGCTGGCAGCAGGTATGTTGATGGTCAGTTCATTGCCCAAAAAATCACTCAGGTCAACATCGCCGCCTGTGATCAATTTCCAGATTGAAATCCTAAAATCAGTGTGCAAGTTCAAACCATCTCGGCGCCACGCAGGATCGGGCTGCACTCGATACTGCACCACAAGGTCTTGTCCCCCGGGCGCTACACCACTGTATTGTACATTGTCCCCGTCCTGGATACCACGGGGCACTGAAATTTCCACAGTGGTGGTACCGGCACTGCTGCCAATGGACACACGTCGAGTGGATCCCAGTGCAACATCACGCAACTGTATAGTGACCGACATGCGAACATGACTGCGTCGAGGCTGTGCGCCACCGGGAAATCCTCCAGTGAATCCACCCTGACGAAACATGCTGAACAAGTCATTGATGTCCACTCCAGCCGGGTGAAACCCACCACCCCCGCCGCCCTGGAATGGCGAGGGATTGTCATAGGCTGCTCGTTTGTTGGGATCACTCAGGGTGTCATAGGCTACCTGAATTTCTTGAAATCGAGCTGTGTCGCCACCTTTGTCGGGATGATGCTGGCTGGCCAGTCGACGGAAAGCACGTTTGATTTCATCGGCAGCAGCGGTTCGAGCAACTCCTAGAGTTGCATAGTGATCGGTCATAGAAAAGGTCCAGTACAACATTAATTATACTGGACCTGCGGATGATAATCAATTATTTTTTGACTGGAACTGCTGTGGTGTCTTCGAGTTTTTTGTGAACTTTGACTTCTTTGCAATTCTGTTTGACTTTGCCAGTCTTGGCATCCTTGACTGGTTGACCTTGTTTGTCCTTGACATCCACACAGACTTGTTTGGTTTCTTTCTTGGGCTCGTCAGCAATGACAAATTGACTACCTAGAGCTAGTGTTAATGCGATCAATAAGTGTTTCATGTTTAATCCTGTTTAAGTTTACCGACTGAGTTTTTTATACCTAATCGGTCCTCGAGTATAGCAATGTGCTGACGATTTTCAGCAATCATGTCACGATTACGTTGAATCTCTTTTTCAAGATCTTGGCGTAGTTTTTCTCTAGCAAGTTCAGCACCGGTGTTTGTGGCCTGCTTGTTGTCCGTGGTCACTACCAGACTTACTTTCTGGTTGAGGATTGTGACATCGTGCTGTATTGCCCCAGGGCCGAAATCAAGTAACCTGTTGAACCAATCAGCAGTGGTAAGAGAGCAAACAACAGTTTCTCTATAAATGCACCCTTGGCGCTTTCTTTGTTTTCATCTGCCATTTTATTTTCCTTTATAGTTTTTGTTTACCGTTCTGGAAACGGTGGAATTATCGGGGCTGGTTTTCCGCCCCATCCGGCAACGACTTCTGTGAGCATAGGCGCTGGTGCTCCAAGGCCTGCACTACTACCATAGCCTGTTGTAGGTGCGCTTCCAAAGCCGCTTCCGCCGCCCAGGGGTTGTGTTCCCCAGGACTGTGTGACTGTGGTTGCTGTTGGTGTACCGAACATACTGGTTGTGGACTGTCCCACTGGCGGCGGTGGCGTGTATGTTGTTCCGACATTTGATGGTAGGGTGATTCCGCCATTGTTGGCTCCTGACATTTTTTCCTGTGTGCGACCATAGGCTGCGATACCCAGCACAGCACCCATGGCAATGTGGAACAAGCCGGCACCCTGCAAGGTAATGGGTTGCCACTGTATGTTGACCTGGCCTTTGCTCACAGCCTGCAACAGACTCCACAGTATGGGAAACAACACAAAGTCCATGACACAAACCAGCATGTACATCCAACCCATCATGGGTCGCCATTTTGAGTTCATCCAGTCTTCTTTTTTCTTTTCTGACTCACTCATGGGTTTTTGTTCTTCTGTCATGCCAGCTCCTTGTGTAACAAAAGTATTTACCGTCCAACGTAGATTTGGGGCAGAGCGTCTTGCGCACGTTGTTGTTCTGTGCGGGGGAACAGCCCTGGTCCATATTGAGGATACTTTTGCTGGCGGTCATGTGCTACCCACACAAACACTCCGCCCATGACAAATACTATTGTAATGATGGCAACACCTATTGTGAATTCTTCTCTGAGTTGTTTCAATCTGGCCTGACGCCGTCGTTGCTGGGCTTCGTGTACCTTCATTTGTTTTATCACAAGAGTCTGTTGTTCTGCACTCATTTGTTTCATCATTTCTTCTACTTCGGTGTACAGCGCACCCAGTTCTGGCGGGCTTTGATAGATCATTAATTCCCGTAGTTCAACTTCCATTTGTTGCAGTTGTTTGCGCATGAGCACACGTTGTAGAGCACGTTTGCCCAGACTGTCATCGCCGGTGTAAATTTCACGCCGGGCTCGACGTTCTTGTTCGTCAAATATGGCCATGCACTTGTAGAAGTTGTCATAGTATGTGCCCAGGTGATTGCCAATTTCTTGATAGACACTGCTGTGATCGCCTGCATTGGCTTTTTTGTTTAGATCTATTACACGATTCTTTTCTTCTATGTAGGCATTCTTTTGTGCCACAGTGGCAGGTTTTTCAGGAGGATAGAGTTTTTGAAACTGACTGTCAAGATCCTTGAGGACATCACGGACTTCACCGGCAGCGCCTTTGATGTCTTTGTAAAGTTTACATCCTGCCTTGACAGCGGACACAGCCCCGTTGGCCAGGGCAAATAATGTTAAGGGATCCATTTTTGATTTTTATATTCCCAGCAGCAGTCATGAAAAAGCCCTGTAAGTATTTACAGGGCCCGGGATTTATATTAAATGCAGGTTTATTAAATTGCCGGGATCCACAGCCAATAGCCCTGGGCCATCAGCACCAGTCCAACTGCGCCCACCGCCAGGCTGACATGATACATGCGATTGTTCACGGTCAAAATACTGGCACTCAGCAACACAATGGCCAGTTGGAACAGCATGCCTGAAAATGTCAACCATGGGCCATGAGCTCTGGCAGCTTCACGTGCAGCTTCTTGTGCTCGTGCTTTGGCCAGCAGTTCCCGCTTGCCTTCGCCGGTGTCGGGTTCACTTTCGTAACGAGCAATTTTGGCTTCAAGTTTGGCAATGCGAGCAGTGTCTGTGCCTTTGCGAGCTTCTTCCAACTGTCCTTCGGCAAGAGTTTGTTTGATACTCTTGCTTTGATAGAATCCGTAAGTGTTGCTGGCCTGTAACAGATTGGTCTGTGCTGTGCTGCTGAATCCGTTGGCAAGATAGGTATTGGCTGCTAAAAACAGCGCCATGAACACAATGACCAAGCCGGCCTTATCCTTGATCAGTGCTTCACGTTCACTGCGACTCAGATGTTTGTTTTCTTCTGTCATTTTGTTTTCCTTTTTTGTATTTATTAACCAGGTAAAAATCTAAAACCATCAACCAGCCATGAGGCAATGATCACGCCACAAATGATTTTGAGTAATTTGTCAACGTTATCTTTGTAATCAAAGACTTCATATTTGTGTTCGGGCTTCATCTACTGCAACTCCTAGATGTTTGGCAATACTGCATGAGTTCATACAAACCCCAGGCCATGCCCACCAGTGCAACAATGGCCAAAAACACTGCAATGACTATTTCTGTAGTTTCCTCTATCTCTCTCTTGCGTTTTGCAGCAGCTTCCTTTTCTCTTCTGGCATCATGGGCAGCTTCAAGATCCATGGATTGCGACCTTGCTTTGATTTTATTCCATACGTCAACCTTGCCAGCTTGCATGAACAGCAGTTGCAATTCTTTTTCAAACCGGGCGGCCTGGTCCAAGGCCATTTCAATTTCAATTGCCGCTGCCATGCTGGACTTCTTGCCACTGGTTTTGGCCTGTACTGCGGCCTTGGTTGCATTGCTTTTGGCATCAAAATACTTGCCCAACACCGGGCCCAGGGATGAAACATCATCCACGGTTTTTGATACTTTCTTGATTAACGCAACAGCGGATTGTATGCCTGCCAGTGCGGTGATTGGATCAATCATTTTTTTCTTTCCTTGTCAGGTTCTTTTTTGTGCCACTCCAAGCAAACCACAGTTCTATTGTATACATCACCGGTCCAGGTCCATCTAATGCACCTGGGCGGTGGTTCAGATTTGTTGGCTAGCAATGGTTGTGCTGCCTGAGGTTGAGGCGGTGTAATGGTTTGTGATGACGTGTTGATAAACGCCATGACTGCAACAGCAGCAATGATGGGTTTATTCATGGCTCCGGCCCTTTGTATACGCTCGATCTTTGCCGAGTCTATATACTTACAAGGGCCGGGGTTGAACTTTACAGTGTGTTTATTGATCTTTTCGAAATGCAGCAATCACACGTGCCTGTATGCGCTTGGCAAATTCGGGTTGAGGAAAATTCCATCCAATAAATGCGCCCAATACCAACCAAAATAGTGTTTCCAACATGATTTATACTCCCAGTACGTGTAATGCGTGTTCGGTGTGCTTGACACGATCTTCTAGACCAATGTATCCACCGTTGATGGCTCGTGTGAGGCCACGCACATCATTGGCGTCGGCAAAACGATTCAGGTTGTTTTGTTCCCAGTACCAACAGGCGCTTTGAGCAGCACCTTCAAATGTGTGCAGATATTCACTGGCTTCTTCTGTGGAGATTTCCAAGCTGCCGGCAAAGAATGTGTAGTTGTCCCGGCCTGTGAGCTGTATCAAGCCACGACCACAGTAGCGATATCCATCGCCTGATGCTTCGTCACCATTGCCCATGCGGCTGGCGTAGACTCGGTTGGCAATCTTTTCTGGTTTGTTGGCATATTGTGCCGCCAGTTCAGCTGTGGGAAAATACCGGGGAAATGTCTTTTGCAGGCTGGCAGCACGATAGTTGAGATTCTCTTTGATAAACACAAAGTTGCCCGACTCGTGTGCGCACTGTGCTACAAAATGTGCCACACGCAAGGGTGTGTTGATGTCATAGTCAGGCAGCAGTTGACTCAGTGCGTCATACCAGTTGTTGATATAAGGGTTCTTGACCATCTGCTTCAGCTGCGGTAGTGTTAGAATACATTCACTCATGGTGGGCTCCTTGTTTGATTTATTTTGTTATCAGCAGTTCCACTTGCGCAGTGCCAGAGCCTTGCGAGTGGGTTTACCATTGGGCTTTTTCATGGGGCCTTTGACGCCGCCCATTCTGGCACAAAATGATTTTCTGCGCTTGGCTGCTTTGGAACCTGGCTTGAGTTTTGAAGGCTTGGTGGTCACTGCCATTTGCAGTTTGCTACCGGGATTCTCTCTGCGATAGCTGGCCACACCCTTGGCATTGAGTCCGCCCTTTTTGCTCTTGCCTTCTTTTCTGCGCCAGGCAGCAGTTTCATACAGCACGTTGTCTGGCAGGGCTTCAAACTGTTCCCATACTAGATCTTTACTCACACGATTTTTCACTGCCATTTCTTCGGCCAGTTGATCCATGGCTTCAAACATCTCATCCACTTCAGGATCCACTTCGTCCGACGCTTCTTCAGAGTACATGTAGTCCCACACTGCGACCAGCATGCTCTTGGCCACAGCAATCTTTTCCTGGCACCATTCAGGCAAGTTGTCGCCTGAGTCAATCAAGTCGTCGATACCTCGAACAGCACGATCCAGGGTTTCTAGATTGTTGTCGGCCATGCCGGCTTCGTCGTCATACTCGGGATTGTAGTTTTCTGGCATGGTTTGTTCACCAAAACGTTGACGATAGCTGTTGGGGTTCATTGACGATCTGGTCCCGACCACAGCATTGCCTTCGCCACTTAATAACAAATCATACATGAGTTTGATTACTTTTAAGGGGCTATTCATTCTTTCCAGGGCGTTTTTAAACCATTCAACTTTTTCTGGTTTCATTGGCTTGGAACTGGGCTTGCTGATCAGCGCCAGGGCCTGAGCCTTTAGCGTGGACAAGTCTCTGATTTGTTCAAGACGTTTTAAATCCTCAATATCAAAGTTGTAATCGGCTTTGCCTTCCGCCACACCTTCTGACTTGTTGCCATAGTTGCCAGCGCCTTTTTTGCGGCACTGAACCAGGCGTCCTGATGCATAGGCTGACGGCCATACTTTTGCACTAGACTTGACCTTGTAGTAACAGGCGTCTTTCTTTTCCATCATCAGCATTTCGCTGAACATGGGGCCACCACAGTGTGGGCATGACTGTTTGGATTCAACCAAGTCTTTGAATTTCATTTGCGTTTTCCTTTGGTACTTACATTTATGGCTGCGCCTGATCGATTGGCATTGGGATCTTCTCGGCGCTTTCTTGCGGCTGCACTGGCACGACCCTTTTTGCCCAGGGCATGTGCCTTGGCCTGTGGCAAACACTTGGGCTTGCCTTCTTTGCTACTGCCTCTGGCACAGTCTCCACGTATTTTGCCGTCGGGTCCAAAACGAACCCATTTTTGTTTGAACCAGTCACGTAGATTTTCTTCCAGCTCTTGTGTGGACATTTTCTTTTCATATCCCTGCACAGAGGTGGTCTTGTCGGGGTCAGGCGCACCTTGCAATTTGGCAGCTGGCAAAAACTTCCGTATACTCTGCAGGGTCAGCGGACCCATCACGCCATCCACATCCAGGTTGGCACGGTACTGTTGATTCAGCATCTGTTGTATTCTGCGAACTTGATCTGACGTCATGTCTTGTTCTTCACTCACAGGCACACAATTGGGTACCATTCGGGAACCTTTTTTCTTCATGCCTTGACGACGATATCCGGTCCAGCAGGCTTCCAATATTTCTCTATATCTCATGGCTGCTGCCCTGTTGCCCGGTATTTCATTTATTTCACACTTTCAAAAATCTTTTTCTGTTCACGATACCACTGCTGCCAGGCCTTTAGTTTTTCGGCGTTTTCGTGGCAGCTTCCGTAGTTGTCGACAACGGTTTCGAGGAGGGTAGAGGCTTTAACATCGCTGGGGGTTCCATCAGTTGACTCGGGACCTCGGGCCACTTCATTACGACTGGCGCTGTCGTGCAGGCTGACAGTAGACCTAGGCAGAGTACACTGATTATCCAGCTGTGCGCCGGCAACTTCGCGAATGATTTCTTTGTTGATGTAAACATTTTCTTTGACCACCTTTATCTTTTCAACCACACGGGTTTGTACGACTGTGTTGACCTGCTGTGATTTTTCTTCAGCCGTCTTGACCCGGGCTTCTAGTTCACGCACACGTTCGCGCCAGGTCATTTCGGTGCTGTAGCCACCATAGAAATACGCTGCCACGATCACTGCCACGATGCCCACTAATTCAGCAGGCAGTCGATATTGCCGCATGATGGGAATCCACTGCACCAGCTTGGAAGCTGTGTACAGCGCCAGACCCAGTGCAAACAACACATAGGTAACAAACAAGATTATGCTGTCAGGCAGCCAATGCAGTATCCACATACTGCTATTTAGTTGTCTATTATAGAATTATTTCAGGCCCAGGCTTTTTCGTATGTTTGTGGCACTGATATTGTGAATACGATCATCAAATGTTTCCTGTTCTATTTTGTACCCAACATCCCTGCCGTAGGTGATGTTGACAATGTTGGGCACCACTTGGATTTCGTACTGTCCCTGATACACCATGTCTAGATCTCTGCGTATATAATTCTTTACTTGATCAATGGCAAATGGGTTTGATCCCTGCCAACCCTGACAGTCCCTGATTTGTATCACAACTTGTCCGGTTTTGGCAATGGCACGTTCAAACAGGGCACGATGTCCCTCATGCCAGGGCTGCCAACGTCCCAGCATTTGCACAGTTTCCTTCTGCCAGTCAAACACGGGTCTGCGGCGGTTGTCCAGTACATGTGCGGCAATGAATTCTCCCCATTTTTCTGCATGTTGTTCAGTGATACGGAAATCATATACTTCGGGTGCAACAAACGCTCGATTTGTGTCCTCGTAGCGGCCACGGTCAATGGTGTCAACCCATACAGTCCAGTCGGCCTTGAAGTTGTTGCGCATTTCCACCAAGGGTGCAACAAAATCACAGATGACATAATCCGCATCTGTCATTGCATCTGCTAGACTACGCATACGCAGACTTTGACGAATACGACCTGCTTCGCTGAAGTCCCAGTCATTGTGCTCTTTGCGCACATCGTCGGCATTGAGCCAACGCACACGTTTCTTTTCGGCCTGCAAGTGCTCAAGAATGTGCTGTGCTAGATATGTTTTGCCTGCACCGGGCAGGCCCATGATTAGTATTCGTTGTGGGGTCATTTACGTTTCCTTTGGGTTAATCTTTATCTGTGACTATGACAGCAGTTTGGTCAACCCAAACTATTCTGCCCTCACAGGCAATGTTCCATTTGGTTACACCGTGCTCGTGTGTGCATTCAGTGTAGGTTTCTCCAATGATGCGAACATCTGTGGCCAAGTGTTCCACACCATTTTCAAATATGCGCCACACCAAGTCACTGCCGTGGTGTTGTGTATTGAATCTAACGTGATACTTGTTCATCTGGGCAAGTGAGCCAAAAAATCATTTGTTTTTTCAGTTCTGACTCCGGTAAGCTGTAGTGTGACTCGGGCATGGTGTCCTGCGTTGGCTGTTGAATGTGGAATGTTGGCCCAGTCAAACGTGGTCACAGATCCGGCCCGCCACTGATTCCAGTGATGGTTGCCGTATTCCCAGAACTGTCCCGGTTGCCAGGCCGTGAGCTGAACAAATATTCGCATCACACGGGCAGGATCTTCGGGTAGCCATTTCTGCAGTTTGTCAATGTGCAGGTTCCACACTTCGCCGAGCCGTTGCACGTGAATGCGAGCCATGCAGTCTGCCAGTCCAAATTGATCCACAATCTGTTTCAATGAATCGGGAATTTGCCAATTCATGTGAGTAATGATCATTTGGGGATCAGCGCCCACCCGAGAGATATCATATTCTTCGGCTGCCAGGTCCTCGGACGGAACATGCACACCCTTGCCTTTGTAGCCACGTGTGGCCCAGGTAGCAGGTTGTGAATTGGCAATTATCAAGTCCAAATCTGCCAGCCACGTGGGTTCAATGTGTCCCAGTTGAATCAGTACATCTTCGGCACGGTCCTCACGAGTGGGGTCAAAATGATAGTTTGATTTTTGTTTTGTGGTGTCCCAACTGCTGTTCATATCACTGTTACCTTGATGTCGTTGTTTGTGTAGTTTTGTCTATAATTGCTGTCGGGCCAGGCAATGTTCAATGCATCACATAATTCCAAATTGGTAGATACTGGTTTTGATCCGCGATGTTTGTAATCCCACATGGCATCAGTGATGCCTGTGTTCTGTTGTTTAATTATGCCGGACATGGTCTTTAAATCTTTATAGTATGTATCATACAATGGATAGGTGATGTCAAAATGTCCACACTTGACCCACCAGCCCAGACAAGCATCATCTGAGCGATGTACCAACACAATAGGCGACTCAGGCCAGAGACTCTTTAGTGTGCCAATCTGTGTGGAAAAACAGTGACTTTTGATAATGCGAATACCCGAACCACAAAATGGTCTATCAAATTCAGCCTCCAGCATTTCTTTTTTATATTGTGCTAGATTGTCAAATCCTGTGCCAAACTCCATGCCTGGATCCCAGTAAGCACCCAGATGCATCAGGTCCATTCGGCCCGCAGCGTCATGGTAGTAGGTACGTGCATCAGAGTAGTCGGTTTGATCAATGCTGGGCGAATAATAAATGTTTTTTACCACACTGCTCCATTTTGAGCCTGGGGCACCGGCCACAAAGATGTATTTCATTGGTTGGGATCAATTCTACGTGCAATGGGTTGCCAGGTCTGTTGCAGGCGAGCCATGCTGGCTCTAACACCAGCTGGACTGTGTTCTTCGGGTGTGATATACATCATGTTTTCACGAAATTTAGCACCGGCTTCTGCTGACCGTATTGCCGGCACAAACTGGTCACGATACCATGCTTGTATTTCAGCAGGTGTACCTGGTGGCAACACCATGTTCCAGCAGCCGTGTATGCTGAGTCCAGGGGCGGCTCGGCTCATTAAAGGAATGTGCTCAAGTCCTGGTAGAGTGCGTGTGTCAGCAATGCCGATAAACTTGAGAAGCCCGGCCTGCGCATGTGGATAGCCCACGGCCACTGGAGTCACACCAAATTCCACATGTCCGCCCATGACATCTGTCAAGGCCTGTGCCGGTCCTTTGTACATCACAGTTTGCAAGTTGTCGCTGCCAGGCGCACTGACTCGGTCCACAAGATATTCCACTGCCAGCTTGTGTCCGCCGCCACCAATGGCCACCATTAGTCGCTGTCGATTACGAATGGCAGCCACAAACTCTTCTGGAGTGTTGATTCGACTGCTGGGGTGTGCCCAGAATGCCAAGGGGCTGCGGGCAATGTTGGCAATGGGTTCTAGATCCATGGGATTATATTTTATCATTTTTGGATACCATATCTCAGGTGTGACCCAGTTTGATTGGCAAGCAGGCACAGCAATGGTGTGCCCATCTCGAGGCTGTGTGACAAAGTGATTGATGGCAATGTTGCCATCAGCACCGGGACGATGTTCTGGCTTGAACACTGCACCAGTTTTCTTCTCCACAATGTCGGCCACGATGCGGAACGAGATTTCGTTGCCGGCGCCGGGTCCATTGGGGAATATCACAGTCACAGGTTTTGAGGGCTGCCATGCAAATGCTATGGCAGGCGCCAACAACAGCGCAGCAAATAATTTTTTGATCAACATGTTTTTCCTTAAATAATAGTGTTGATTTCAACAAGAGCCACAAATTTTTTGTGGTACTGTTTAAAATTCTACTCTATTTATAAAATTTTCTATGAACACCAAAATTTTTAACCTTTTGCAAAAAAATTTGCACACAGCATTTGCTCTGCCCAAGTATGCCAACATTGTGATTGATGCCAACACTCGGGTGCAAGACCTGCCCTGGACTCCGGCTCGATACCGCAAGTTCAAGGATGCAGTGGATGCTGAATTGAGCCTGCCCTGTGACTACATGGGCACCTTGCGTGAGATCACGCATGACCTAAGTGAGCGATATATTCATCGCTTCTTTGCTGAAATATGGAAACCTCGAACCAATGACTATGATTACACTGGCTGGCAACTGGCTGAAGAAATTAACCAACTCAATCCGCGATCGGTACTGGACGTGGGTTGTGGATACCATCCGTTCAAAGGGAGAATTAATAATCTCACTGGGATCGATCCTTACAACAACTGTGCTGATTATATGGTTGACATCTTGGAATACGTGGGATCACATGACGTTGTCATCGCGTTGGGTTCAATAAACTTCAATGATCGCGAAGAAATTGAAGCACGATTTGCTCGCTGCGTGAGTGTGCTGGATGTGGGCGGCCGGTTCTATCTACGTGCCAATCCTGGTATCACACATCGCACAGGACCTTATGTGGAAATATTCCCCTGGACGTTTGAAGTGGTCAAAGAATTTGAATCACGATACAACCTGCGCTTGGACACCTTCAAAAAGGATGCCAACGACCGACTGTACTTTGTTTATACTCGACTGTGATCAGCGCCCGGCCACTGCCAAGGCAGCACCGTTGTTGAAACTCTGACTGTGCGACTGCGCCTGACGCAGACCCTTGCGCTTTGACCACTCATATCCAGCACGATGGCCCGAGCAGTCCTTGGTACAGGGCGAGCCTAGGAACGACAGCTCTTGCAAGTGTTCGGCTGACTCGCCCAGTTCAATTTCCGGGGTCACGCTCTGAAACGTGCGATCCATCACAGCAGTCTTGAACTGAAACTCTGAGGTTTGTTCGTTGTTGCGGCGTAGGCCAATGCTGAGTCCAGTATCGGGATCACGCACCCAGACCTTGCTGGCAGCTGGCATGCGCATGAGCTGATCCTGGATGCTGGGCAGTCGGCGCAGAGCTTGATCCACAATGCCAGGATCTATTTCACGAAAATACACCTGTTCAATGGCATGGCTGTCTACGTCAATGGTCAAGTCGCCAATGTGTAAGTGTCCTTGTGATGTTTCTGCTATGTGTGATTTTGATTCACCGCCTCCATCACCGCCACCTTCGCCAGAATCTTCACTGCCGTAGTAGGCATACCCTGGGAAAAAATATCCACCATAACGACTGGATTTTTTCCCACGACGTTTTTTGCGCTCGGTGACAAACTCTTGGGCTCTCATTTTTTTGGTGGTTGCACTGCTGTGGGCACGTTACGGTACACACGTTTTTGTGGGTCGTACACTGTTTTAAGTGGGCCCATGCCTGCCAGTTTCTTTACTCTGGCCACCATGTCTTGATAGTCGTCACCGTAGTCGGCTTCGGGTGGCTCAGACTTCCGGTTGCCTTCCGCCACACCTTGTGATACGCTTTCAAACTCTGGCTTTTTATTTGAAGAAAGTCTATCTAATTTTTCAATAGTGCTACCTGCATTTCTAAAAAACTGTGCTGATTCTTTTTGGTATAATTCTGGATTATTTTTTAATACTTCTACACTTTGCTTTGCCTTAGGGTAGATGCTATTAACATAATCTTTAGCATTGTTTGCATCAATAAACCTCTTAATAGATGCGGCAACTGCTTTAAATAAATCACTATTATCTAACTGTCTATCTTTACAAATTGCGTATACTATTAAAGCATCTATTAGGACATCAAATTCTTCTTTACCAAGATTGCCCATTGCAGATTTTTGTTGTTGTTGAGATTGGAGTGCAGAATTATATTTTTGATACGCTTCGCTTATACCTGCTCTATACGCATTTAAAAAATCCTGATAACGATTTTTCATATTAGTTAGAAACGCTGACACTAACTTATTCTCTTTATCTAACCCGGATGCCTCATATGCTTGTTGATTGCAAGTATCAATCACATTTTTTGCATTATATGAATTTGTTTGTCTACAATAGTCAGAGACCCAATTACCAACATTAGTGACTAACCAATTTCTTAAATCATATCCTGTGTCCTGGTGAATACGACCCATTGTTCTTGTGGCCAAATCTGTAGCATATTTTGTCCATTGCGTAACTTCCTGAGCGTCTGCTTTTGTTGCAACACCACCGGCTGCACCTGTCACAGCCGCCGCACCCAAGCCCTTTAGGAATCCTCTACGGTCTATTTCTTCTAATGAGCCTTCCGCCACACCTTCTTGCATATTGTTTAACAATTCCTGCGCTTTTTCAATGCTGATCATGTATCTACCAAAGCGGTTAGGGTCTGCAGCCTTTTGTAGATATTCTTTGCTAAAGCCCTGTGGTCCGCTTGGTGAATCTATTCTAGCAGGAGCTGTGACTTGTTGCTTGCCATTTGCTCTGGCCTGTAGTTCTGCCTTGGCATCAGCAACACTGACCATTGGGCGAGGGTGTTCACCTGAAGCAACTTGTTGTAGATATTGTGTATTATAATTACTCAAGTCTGCCGCCTGAGCATGACCCATACCACCACCCATTGCCATGGCACCTGCTAATGCAGCTGAGCCCAATGCGCTTTTCCACCCTTCAGTTAAATCAGTTACACCAAAACCAATATAGCTGTCACCGTGTTCGTCGCCTGATCGAACAACAAATGCGCCGCCCTCTTCACTTTCAATTTCACCAATTTCCCAACCTTGGCGAGCTAGAGCTTGTTCAACTTGTTGTTGTACAGCATCATCACCATTGTACCACATACGAGCGTACTTGTGTAGTGTATCTTCTTCACCACTGTCACCGCCATCACCTGGCGCAAATTCATTCAACGAGCCTTCCGCCACACCTTGGCTTTCACTGACTTCGGCAGCGGTCAGGTACACAGTCCAGGTCTTGCCCGAACTGGCGGATTTCCGTTCAGCCCACTGCTTCATGTTTTCAAGATTGCTGCGCTCTTCTGCACTGTCTGCTGTGCCACGGCCGGCAACCACTTTCCATGGTCTGCCATTGATGGCAATTTGTATATTGTTGCGCTCGTGTGCCAGTTCTTGACGTAGGCCACGATGGTCATCGCCACGGCCCATGCCGCTCACACTGCTGTCGTAGTCACGCTGATAAGCATCACGACGGTCAAAGCGACTTTCTTGTGTTATTTGACTGACTTTCATATGATTCCTGCTGCGGCTTGTAACACACGAACATCAGCAGTGACTTCGTGTATGCGCCGGGTGGCCAGGCCAGCTGCGGCACGCATTTCATTTAGATCTTCCTCGTGGGTGCGACGATAGTCATCGGGTGTGCAGGGCACAGCTTTGGCAAATGTTTCTGGATTCCAAGGCCACTTTTTACCTTCGTAATGCACAGTCCAGTCTTCAGGGTCAAACTCGGTCAAGGTTGACAGGTCATCCAGGAGAGTCTGCACATGTTCAGGCGCTGACCTGCGTCGACGGATTTCCACATACACCAGGAATCTACTGGGCTTGATTTCACCTGGCGAGCGGTCAGCATCCATGACAAAGTCATAGCCTTTTTCAAACCAGGCCACTAGATCCTTGGCCGCAGACAAGTCACGTACAAAAAAGCTCAGCACAATGATGTCAGCATCATCGCCCATTTTGCTGGTGAATTCATCCACGTGAACCGTGGACTTCATTATGCCATCAAGGTCACGATACTGTAGACCCTCAGATAGTCGCTGGCGCCGCGGGTTGGTTGAGTTGTTGTTGTGCTGCATCAGCTGCTCCGTCATTTTGATATTCTTCTTGGTCAAGATCATTTTCATAGGCCTGATCCAATTCATCAAGTTCAATCTCTTCGTCTTCCATTTCAATGGAACCAGTGCGTATGTCCTGCATCAGGGCCTTGGGCATGGTGATTTCCACCAGCCACACTTTCTGACGCATGAGCTTGGCTTTTTTGGTGCCGGCTCGATAATCACTGGGATCTTCGATCTTGATGGGAATTTGAATTTCTTTTTTCATGAACTCCACGTTGCAGTCAAACGACAACAACCGGCGTGCGCCTCTAGGGTCGGGCATGAGTTTCAGGGGCCACATAAACGTGCAGGTCACTCGATAACGGCCAATTTCTGGGCCCGACACCAGCTCGCCAATTTCCCAGTTTTTGAAAGCATACAGGTCTACTTCGTCCAGCACACGCTCAAAATCCAAGAGTGTGACAAGACTGCCCTCGCTCATGTAGATGTCACGAATGTTGTCGGCTACTTGCCAGTAGTCGGTGTGATCGCGGAATATTTCTTTGTCCATGTGGTTATTTATGGGTATATTATCAGTAGCCAAATCTTAGAATGGTACAGTAGCAGTTTGTGTTACTGTGCCGTTGTTTGTGACAGTTTGTGTGCCCGATGTGTCTGTGGTCACAGCCGCACCCAACATCAGGTACTTGGTATTAGCCAGGCTAGTCAATGGTGCCGACGGTGCTGTCACCGTACTACTGGTGCTGTTATACACTGCTGAGCCCACAGTGATTCTAAGGTTGGTTATAAAGCCAGACCAATAGCCGCCATAGAATCTGCCGATCCAGTTACAGACACCTGTATAATCAAGATTGTTGACCTGTGTTCCGCCGCTAGGGCTGGTTCCGCCTGCGGCACCGGTAGCACGACTGCAGGTCACATAAGCACTAGTATTGACAAAAGTACCCACCCACATGGTTTCTACCTGTGTGCTGGCATTGCGGTTTAGTATGATGTACTGCCATTTGTTGACCTGCAAGGTGTTGCTGGGGAAAGTATAAGTCCTAGCACCGCCACCGCCGTATTTGTCCAGGGTAAATGACTGTGCATCAGTATTGAATAGGCTGAGAGCACCCGATTGATCTGTGGCAACCAACGCCTTTTGACTAGCATAGCTACTGTTGTTATAACACCAACCTTCTATAGTGTAAGCACCGGTGCCTAATGCGGCGCCAGGTGACATTGAGAGATACTGACTGCTTCCGTTGAACTGTAGGCTGCCTGCCAATGGCGTGTAATTTACAGCACTGGGCACATTGCTGGCCAGTGACATCATGATGCCGCTCATTATGACAGTCCTGTTCCGTTGATGAACCAAGTATTGGCTGCGGTGTTCATGATAGTGGCCATGCCAAATGTGGCCAACACTCGGTTGCCCGCGGTGGCATTACCTGCCTGGTACATGCTTACGCCTGTGCCCTGATTTATCAAGATGCTGGCTGTGCCGGCATTTACAATTGTGATAGCAGTGCCCACGGGCCATGCGACTGAAGTGTTGTTGGCAATGGTCAAACTCAAGTTTGATGCACTGACTGAGTAATAATGTCTACCAGCATCTGTAGCAGCAATGGTTGCGTTGGCAGAGAATGAGACCTGCGGTATATCTCGGTAGCCCACTGCTGTGGCACTACCATTGGGCGCATTGCCCAGGTCCATGTACAAGCCACGAGTGTTGCCTCCAGATTCAAAGAACCGCATGCCGTTTTGGAATACATCTTGAACCAGGCTTGTGCTCAACACTGTGTTGGCTAGCGCCGGGAGAGCCCAAAAAAGTTCAGCACCCTCGTTGCCACCCGGAGCATTGTCGATAGTAATGTTGGCACCAGTAAAACGAATGTTACCAATCACATTGCCAGTGACACTTAAATTGCCACCTGTAATATTGGCAGTTGTTGTGATATTGGCAGCACTGGTCAACGCTGACACAACGTTGCCACTCAAACTCAATCCTGCGGCATTCAATGTATTGGCACTGGTGACATTGCCGGTGGCACTGACACTGCCCGGAGCACTTAAATTACCAATGTTGCTAAATGACCATGTCTTGGCTGTGCCATTGACATCGGTCATAATAGTGGCACTGTTAGCATAGGCGGATACAATAGTGTCTGGGTTAGGTTGTGTAGTTCTCCATGACAGCAACTGTGCTGGATTGTCTGTGCCATTGTTCATGGCCGCAATAGCAATGGCACCATTGGCCACAGTTTTGATAAGCCCGCCCGAGGTACCAGGTATGACCAAGTTGCCTGTGGTATCAAAGGTCCAGGTATTGGTGCCGTTGCTGGTCACAGTCACGTTGCCATTGCTGGTTGCAACACTTACATTACTATTACCATTGACAATGTTGCTACTTGGACTTGCAACTATGCCAGTGAGTTGGCTACCATTACCTAGAATAAAATTGCCGCTGACGTTGCCGGTGGCTGATATTAAGCCACCAGTCAAGATGTTGCCACCTGTAACGTTGCCAGCCACGCTCAAGGGAACGTTTTGTACCTGCACAAGCACGTTGCTTACCACAAGATTGTTGTTGCCGCCAGCACCAATATTGATAGCATTGCCGGGATTTGGTGCAAGGATGTTTGTGACGGTTAGGTTTGTACTGTTGACATTGAGTATATCTCCTATTGTTCCTTGGAGGTTGCCACCAGTGATGTTGCCTGTAGCAGATATCAGGCCACCTGTGAGTATGTTACCACCTGTGATATTAGCAGTTACACTCACGGTAGTTCCTGTGTGTGTGGTGGCATTGACATTGGCGCCACCTAGTACGTTGCCACCAGTGATATTGCCTGTGGCTGATATCAATCCGCCTGTGAGGATGTTGCCACCGGTGACGTTGCCGGAACTTACCAGACTGTCCACATTGGCTGTTTGGAAATAAGCCACGCTGTTGAGGCTGTTGCTGAGTGTGCTGTTGGCCTTGTCGTAGACCAAGCTGATGATACTGTGATTTCCTGCTATGCTTACACGGGCCACATTGTCGGCTGCAGGAGTTACTATCTGATTGTTCATCAGTGTAACTACTGTGCCAGCACTGGCAGTGACAGCATTGGCTGTGTTGCTTGAAGCACGAATTATTGAATCAACAATGTTCAAACTACCTGCAGTGACCTGAGGCATCACGCAATCATTGGCTCCCTTGACCAACACAGCGGCTCCAGCATTGTTGACCACTAGATTGTCTATTTTGTTGCCAACAATGCTAATAGATCCTGAACCAGATATCAACACATTGCCTGTGACCTGTAGCTCACAATCATCAACTTCTACATAGCCTGAACTGCTTTTGGTAAATTGTCCGGTCACAGTTGACATGCTGATATAAGCCTGTGAGTTGCCTGCGATGATCAGATTTGCCATTCTGAGTCCAGCAATCCTGCTAGTAACATTGGCCATGGTGACTGTGCCAATGACTATAGTGCTGGCACCAGTGGCATCATAGGTTATTAGTTGTGTATTTGTACTGGTTATAGTGGGATTTTCTGTGTATTCACCTGGGTGTATCACAATGGTATCGCGACCACCAGCAACCTGTGTGAGTGCGTGAGTTATGGTCAGATATGGTCGTAGTATGGTTCCTGTGCCAGTGCTGTCATTGCCGTCTTTGCTGACATGCATCTCATCAGCAAAACTAGTACTGATACCAGTCAGCTGTGATCCATTGCCAATAAAATAGTTGCCAGTGACGTTGCCTGCGGCTGAGATCAATCCACCTGTTAAGACGTTGCCACTTGTGACATTGCCCGACACTGAAACTGTGGTGCCTGTATGTGTTGTGGCATTGACATTGGCACCACCAAGTATGTTGCCACCAGTGATATTGCCTGTGGCGGATATCAATCCGCCTGTTAGGATGTTGCCACCTGTGACGTTGCCCGAAGCTGACACAGTGGCACTTTGTACCAGAGTTGCTGCTATGACGTTGCCGCCGCTGACGTTGCCAGTGGTCACTATCAGACCAGCTGTGGTAATATTACCACCAGTTACGTTTGCACTTACTGAAACAGTGGTACCTGTGTGTGTTGTGGCATTGACGTTGGCTCCACCCAAGATGTTGCCACCAGTGATGTTGCCTGTGGTTGATATTGGATTTGATCCCAACGCAGCCAAATTGGCCACAACATTGGCGTTGCCATAACTGGCAGCAATACCAGACAGCAGTGAACCGTTGCCTAGAATAAATCCACCGGAAATGTTAGCAGTGGTTGTGATGTTGCCCGTGCCACTGATAGTGTTGGCTCCCAAACTGGCCAATAGAGTAGTCACATTTGAATTGCCATATGTACCGCCCGACGTAATGGTCATTGTGGCCACTGCGCCGTTGGCAGTGACAGCAACGCCTGATCCAGTGAAGTTGATTGCTGTGGCGTCTTTTACTATGATATTGCCATCCACCATGACTTCAATATAGTTGGGCACTGTGGGCTTGACGTTGGTAACAGTGGTGCTGCCAGCAGGGTTAACAGCAACTTCCTGCACAGGCACAACTGCAGGAGTTGTGCTGGCAGTGATGCCCAGTCCTGGTCCAGGTTCCACTGGTGCCGGAGTTCGATCTAACGGGGCTATTGGTGTTGGTGGGGGTGTAGAAGTGTCTACTGCGGCTGGTGCATAGGTGTAATTGTTATTTGTGGCCATGGTGTTGGGATCCTTGCAATATTTACCGCAGTATCAATTTTAATTCAATCTGCCTGGGTCAGCGCCAAACATGTTGTTTGGAGCCTAATACTTAGTCAAGCATGCCACTAAAATCTATCCACATAATATTCATTGCACAATGTCGTAAATATTTCTGTCTCAGAACAGAGACTAACCTAGGAGATTTGCACTTGAGCAGAAATCGCGCCGCTAAGGCACAGAAACGACAGAGTCCGGAAACAGTGGAAAATACCATTAAATTCAACACAGCATCTAAGGTGGCACAGCGCCGCATAGAATTGATCCCTCGAACACGAAATCAAGAACAGCTGGTCATGGCTCTGCAAGATCCCAATCAACACATTGTAGTCACCACAGGGCCTGCAGGTACTGGTAAAACATACCTGGCCATGCTGGCGGCTATACGAGCACTAAAAGAAGGAGAATGCGATCGAATCATAATGACACGCCCCGCTGTGGGTGTAGAAGGTGAACAACATGGGTTCTTGCCCGGCAATCTAGTTGCCAAAATGGAACCATGGACTCGCCCCTTGTTGGATGTCATGCGCGAATATTATCGCCCTCAGGACATCTTGGCCATGATAGAAGATCAGGTAGTTGAAATCGCGCCACTGGCTTACATGCGCGGACGCACCTTTAAAAACTCATGGATTATAGCCGACGAAATGCAAAATGCAACTCCGGCCCAGGCCAAGATGCTGATGACCCGCATAGGAGTGAATTCACGTATTGTGATCACCGGTGACGTGGAACAGGCCGATCGCCACTCAGGCGAAAACGGTTTGTTGGATTTGTGTGAACGGCTTTGTTCAACTCCGGTTCGGGGTATAGCCGTGTGTGAAATGACTGCTCGTGATGTACAACGTCACGCCATCATTGGGTCAGTACTGGGACTTTATTCCAACTGACCTGTTATCAGCTGGTAGATTTCACGCCAGTTTTTGACCACAGGATACGGGCACTCATGATTCATGTTGTGCCCGTGTTCCATTAGTATGCTCCGTAAACCCAGTCTATATCCTAGATCAGCGTTTTCGGGTTTGTCTTCAATCCAGTACAGGCCCGACCCACGATAGGGTTCCAGGGCAGCGTCTTTGTCTCCGCCGGTTTCCAGACACACCACACTTTCAAATGCAGTTTTACCAAACAACTTTCTGAGATTCATTTCTCGCAGTTTCTTGGCATTGGTGTCAGTGCTGAGACTGGTGATGCAATGAAATTGATATCCGTGTTCTTCATGCAGGCGCTTGACATAGAACATGGCATCTCTCAGGGGCGGCAAAAAACCAATGGCCGCTGACTCGTTGAACATCTTGATCAGCTTTTTGCCTTGATCCAGAGAAATACCATAACGATCACCAATGTCATAGGTGAGTTCACTGCCATGAGCCTTTTCAAATCCATGCTGTTCCATCCAGACCGAGAACGCATACTCCCAGTCTAACAGCACGCCATCGGCATCAACCAGTAATGTTTTCTGCAGGGGTTTTTTCATCAGTTGCTTTCTCAGGTTTGACAATTTCCCAACCATTTTCGTGAAACAGTCGGGTCAGGATATTTTCGTAAAATTGCATGTAGTACTGCACAATACGATCAAAGTCTCGGGGCACACTGGTGCCATTCATGCTGCATTTTACTACTTCTAGTTTTTTAAAGTCCAGTATGACATTGGCACATTGCAGATCCCGAGTTTTGATACTGCGAGCAACTTGGTTTTGCTCGTCCATTTGCCCATTGGGTTTTTTGAGGTAGGTGATTAAAAAATATCTCATTGCAATTGGCTCAGCTCAATCAAGGTTGCACTCAAGTTGATTTCAACATCGGCTACACTGTTGTGGCTGACCAGGCCATTGCGTATGATCACAATGGCTTGATCCTGTTGCTCGGGAGTTTTGCCCCAGAGTTCCAGATTGTCATACATCCAGCGAAAGATTTCTTCTGCATCTTCAGGAGACGAATTTTGACACATCATGGTTCGAGCCTGTCGTATCCGGCCAGTTTTAAACAGGTCCACAGCATCCAAGCGCCAGTCACGTGCGGCACGGTCTGATGCAGACGGTGCTGCCAGCACACCAGTCACTGAGTTTTGTTGCACCAGGTTCAAACACTTGCGCAGATCAGGGTAGGTGGCCTTGACATAGCTGTCCAGGGTATCAAGATCAAACTCCATGCCTTCAGACACCAACACTGTGGCCACTCGGGCTGTGAATTCTATATGATCAGATTTCACAATGTGAAAACCCTGCAGTCGGCTGTGCAAGGGGTCAATGATCTTGTGTGGGTAGTTACAGGTCATGATGAATCTCACAGTTTGACTGTAGTCTTCCATCAAGTTGCGCAGTGCAGGTTGCACTGACTCTTTGTTCATGTAGTCGGCTTCATCAATCAGCACCACCTTGAACCGGCCAAACGGCATGGTCTGACAGAATCCAATCAGTCGATCAATCCACTCAATCTTGCGACCTTCCTTGGAACCGTTCACATACAACACATCGTATTCGTCCACGCCCAGTTCATTGATCAAGACCTTGGCCAAGGTGGTTTTGCCTGTGCCCGGAGCACCACTCAACAGCAGGTGCGGAATAGTACCAGACTTGACCCAGCTGTCAACTTGATCACGTTGAGCCTGATCCACAAACACATAATCAGCCACTGTTTGTGGACGATATTTTTCAACCCATAACTGCTTCATACTAGATTCCTTTTCGCTGATTTAACACATTCCAAACTTGTTTCTTTTGTTGTTCGCGCAGCCACTCTTCTTCGCCACTGAATGTGGGTGCTGTGCGCAACATTTCATCTAGTATAAATTTTACTTGATATAGGTCTTGTTTGCAAGGCCATTGGACAAATCCAGTGAGATAGGAATCAGTCACGGCGGCATTGCACCGCCGCAGTTGTTGAACTATGCTGTCAACATCCCAGTCCTGTTTCATGTGTGCAGCATGTGATCGGGTTTTTTATCAATGTGAACAGCATCACTCCAGGTTTCGTCCTGCTGGGGTTCATCGCTTTGCAACAAGATGTCCTTGGGATCCACACGTCTCAGTGTTTGTTTGCCCAACTCGTCTTCAATGTCAATGCCGCGTGTCCAGCGGCCATGTGCTACTAAGACCCAGTCTCCAACTTGAACATCCTGTTGGTCTGGGCCCACAGCATACACCTGTGCCCAGCGTGGTCGAATTCCGGTACCTTTGCCGTTGTCGTTGAGAATGATGATACCACCTGTGGTGATACGTTGATCAAACACCATGTCCGACACAATCACAGCATCGTTGAGTGGTCGTAGTTGCGCACGATTGATGCGATGTGGTTCAAAAGCCAGTTTCATCCGTTGAGATCCAATCTTATTGCAGCGCCGGGGCTGGGTGGTCGAGTTTGTTTGTTGTAGGTCTGTTGATTGACCTGTTGTGGCTTGGTCTGTACAATTTGATTTTTGTCATCAATCATGTCACCACGAGCATTGACCTTCATGTTGCCAACTGCTCGAACATCTTCGTTTTGCAGCATGAGTTTGCCCATGTCCACTGCTTTGCCTTGTGCAGTTTTGTATACTTGTTTTGTCATTACGGTCTCCTAAATTGATATTTAACGTAGAAATTCCTCGGGGTCTAAATCATAATACATTGAGTCAATGCGATGAACTCCCAGTAGATACAGCACATAACTGGCAGTGCTACTGCCTCGACCCACACCCCAGATCAGCTGGTTTTCACGCATGATGTCCACAAGATACTTGAGATATCGCAATAGATCAAACAAGTCTCGTTGTTGAAACATCAATAGTTCAGTGCCCACACGCTGTAGTTCTTCTTGTGATGTGCAAAGACCTATCACATATTCAGCAATGTCCAGTTGTTTGTATTCGTTGGGCATGTGCCAGTTCTGTTGCTGTTGTTGATCCCATTTGGCCACTGGCAACACCGGCGCATCATATTTGAGCAAGTTGGGCATTGCGGTCAGTAGCTCTGCTGCCAACTCAAGGTCCACAGTTTCGTCTACCAAGACATCACGCAGGGCTTCTAGTTGACGCCCTTGCATCACAAGATCTATTAGATCTTGATCACTGTAGATGATTTGTCCGTATGAATCACGTTTCATTTTTGACAAAATTTGCATAGACTATGGTATTGTTGACTGGCCCAGTGGGCAAGTCCGCCCACTCCAAGCCATATTCACGCCAGTGGTTGTTGGAAATTTTCACCACATTTCCCGCCTGAGGCTGGGGCAAGTCGTTGTGTCTGGGAGTGGGCTCGCTCCACCAACCCTCAACCGAGAATGGTCCCAGTGGATCTTCGGCGTTGTGTTGATACCATACAGAGTCTCCCAGTGCAGAACATATATCCAAGGATGTCACAATCATGCGGTCTTCCATCACAGCATTGTACTTGGTATACAGCATCATGCCAATGATTTGGTCCACCGGATCCTGTGGCAAAGTAGTGGTGGCAATTCCCACTAGGTCCATGAGTTCAGCACGTTCAATAAGATCGTGATTGATGAAAACTGAATGTGCCAACTTGGCTTGAGTAAAATATTTCACTCGATCCATGGCAACATTGGTACTGGCTGCATCAGCAGTTTGAGTCAATAGTTGTAAATTAACCGAATAGTGATTCATCTGCAGACGATCTTCGTAATAGATGCCTGCTGTGAACTCTAGATCATACTGTAGTCTTACGTTCATTGGATGTCAATCTTGTTGCCAAAATCAGTGTCTTGAATTTGTTTTCGATAGGTTTCTTGCAATCGAGCTTGGTAAGTGTTTTGATAACTTTCCAAGGCCATGCGGATTTGATTGCAAAGATGGCCGTTGCCACTGCGGGCAGCAATGCTCAATTTGTTTGAAAGCTCGCCAATTTTTTTGGAAAGCTCTTCCTCGGTCAGGGTTTCTAAACTGCCAATTAAAGGATGTTCCATGTGTTGATTATATACTAATCAGCGCCGGCAGTCAACCAGTATTAACTCCAGTTGCCCACAGAAGTTACCGAACCAGATCCCACGGGAGTCAAACGGAAGAAGCTGTTGGTCAAAATAGTTGGTGCTCCGCCAGGTGCAGCTGAATATTGAATTTGGGGAGTAAATGTTCCCGCGGTATTGGTGCGTACAACGCCTCGCAAATGCACAGTGATGTTTTCATTTGCTGTGGTCGATGCGCCAGTTACCACAGTGGCTGTGGCCGCTGTGGCATAGATTCGATTATCTCCACTCAGTATATTACCAGCAGTGCTGGTGGTCTCCACAAGGTAGGTGATACTGGTCAGCGTACCACTCAGCGCAAACAGTGTGCTCAGAGTATGGCTTGTGGTACCAGCTGCTCGTGTGATATAGTACAGGCCTTCAATGAAATAAGTAGTATTGGCTTCCAGAGTCACCGCACCATTGGCAGGAGTGTTAAACACCTTTTGTGCCGACGCAGAGTTTGCGGCTGTGTAGTCGCTGGACAACACAACAAAATGTTCAGCTGGCAAAACACCGCGTTGGCTGGCAGTGGGTGATCCATAAAACACCACACCGTCGTATTCAAATGCGCCGGCCGCCGCAGTTGATGTGTTGGTACCCGAAGTAAACACAATTGGGGCTTGGCTGGCCGATCCTGATGCAGGGCGAACAAACCCAGTGACGTTGCCACCTGTGACATTGCCTGTTGCTGAAATCAACCCTGCTGTGACAATGTTACCTCCAGCCACGTTGCCAGTTGCACTCACCGTACCGGCTGTGACAATATTTCCGCCCACCACATTGCCCGTGGAAACCACACGACCACCAGTGACCAAGTTTCCACCGGTGACATTGCCTGTGGCGCTGATGTTTCCTGATGCTGTGACGTCATCCAGTGTGACATCACTACCGGTAAAGTTTGTCAAGGCACGATTCAAGTCAAAAATGGTAATAGTAGCGCCACCGTTATAGGTCCCAAACGCAAACTCATATGTGCCAGTTGCGCCAAATGTGATTGTGCCGGCACTGTAACCCTGTAGTCCTGAAGTGCCCAGGGTCACGTCAGCTGGCAGTGTCACTGTGTGTGCCACATTGGTAATGTTGATTTGCAACTTGATATAGCCGTATTGTCCCACTGGAGGCCAAGTGGTAAAGCTCAGAGAAATACTGCCCGAGGTAGATATTGACTGATAGTGTCCAACACTGTAGTTCACAGCAATTGCACCAGATGTTGTTGGAATAGTGTACTTGTAAGCTGAGAAATCCTTGATCTGGGCCGCATAGATCAAGACATCATTCATATTATTTTGCTCACTAGGTGGTAGTCCACCAGTTAGTTGTGCTGTTACAATCACCTTATTTTGAAGGTCCGTGATTTCATCAGCAGCTTCTTGGAAATTTACTTTGATATTGGTAAAGTTGTCCCGAAAGCCCTGGGAATTGTTGTCTTGACCGGCCACTGGATATGAGCCGTTAATGTTGTTTGGGTTGATTTGACTTGTCATTCTTTGTCCTAGTTACACCAATATATTGGTACGGGGAAATACGAGATATTTATCCAGGCTATCGCTTGTATCGTACATATCAACTGGTTCCACAAACGCCAGGCTGGCATGGTCAAACACAGTTTCTGCTGTGGTCTCGGTAAGCAAGGGCAACCATGAAATACGTGTGAGTCCCGCGCCTGGGCTGGCAGGATAATAGAATTGCCCACTGATGTTTTCACTGCCACGAGTGATTTCCACCCAGTCAAATTCCTCCGGCTGTGTGGTCAAGGTCAAGGTCACCAGGGTGCTGACAGGATCCACGCTGATGGTGTAAATGGCCATGCGTTGATCCACAGTGCTGAAATCGCCTCCGGGCACTGTGGTGGCTTGATCAAATAGGTCATGATCAAACGAACCTGGAGCACCATCAATCAGTGCGTTGCTGTAGGGATAAGCATATCGTTGCCAGGCATCAGCAATACTGGGATAATCAGGATAAAATTCCTGATTGATGAAAATAATGGTATTGCCGTTCACGCCTAGAATTATTCCATCAAGTCCCCCTAGATTGTTGATGTACTCAAGGGTGCGCTGGTTGACATCGGCAAATGCCAAATTGGTAGCAATGTCAACTTGGCCAATAAACACATACCCTGCTGTGTCAAATCGATCAAATGTGGTTAGATTGGCTGCAGGTGTCCACCGTTGTGTCACAGTGTCCCAATTGCGACTCAGCACTCGATCCAACACATACCGATCAACCTTGAAATCCACACTGTTGAGGTCTGGTGACGCTTGGCTGATGTAGTATGCAATCTGCGCACTCTTACCCGGGTTTGTGTAGCACAACACCCAGGCCGGTGTGAAACCCAGCACACGCCCATTGGTTTGTTTGCTGGTCATCCACAGCGGCAACTTGGTTGATATCTGTCCCACAACATCCACCACTTGATCACGCATGGTTACCAGGCTGTTGGGATACACAGATCGTATTTCTGTAGATCCATCCCGGGGATCTATAATGGCATAGGGCAGTGTTACAATTTTGTTCACGCTGTCACCTGCTGAATTTACCAGGTTGTCTATGATCTTGCTGTACACAACTTCATAAATGATGTTGCCGTCGGCATCCAGGGCTTGAGCAGTTTCAATTTGGCCCAACACAAGATTTTTCCAGTAGTGATTCTCGTAGAGACTTTCCACATACCGGTCCAAGGTGGCTGGAGCAAGGCCATATGCATGCTCATAAATCACTCGAGTGGCCTTGCCAAAGTTTGGATCAGTTGGGCGGAAAATAAAGTCCGGCACAAATATCGTATCGTTATCCAAGAGCTCAGAAATAACCACACGATCTGCCAAGGGTGGCATGGCTTCAATCAAGAGATTTTGATAGGGTCTATTGTATGCACGAACCACTCGAATTGTAAATGTCTTGAATACTGAAACCACATCACGGGTGCCCGTGGCGGCCATTACAGCAGTTAGGTTGGCACCAGATCCGCCAAAACCTTGAACAATGCTAATGGCAGCTGGTGATGTGTAACCGGCACCTTGGTCGCTTAGAGCAACACTGGTGATGGCACCAGCTACCACAGTAACGCTGCCGGCCTGTGCCTGCACTGCTGACGCACCTATGGGAGTGGAAAATTCTATGGTTGGTGGAGTTACATTGCTGTAGCCTGTACCGCCGCTTACAACATTGACCGAGTCAACTTTGTACAACACCTGCTCGGTGTCTTCAGCATAGGCATTGACTGTGAATGTAAACAAACTATCCCAGGTTGTGGTGTTGCTGTCAAATGTGGTAAGTCCAAGATCCACTGCAAAGGTATCAAAACTCACTCGCCCTGCAATTTCACCAGTGGGCAACAGCGTCAAGCCCTGAGGTAATTCATTGTAGGCCCCACTCTTGAGTCGATATGTCAGTGTACGGCCGCCTCGATTCACTGCTTGAATCTTGAACAGACTGGTTGCCCCATTTTCAATTATGCCAAGATTATGAGTGAATTCCGTAGTAGACACATATGAACCTGCCAGGGATTCAGTCGCAGTTGGGGCAGGAATCCATCGATCAATCACATCAAGATAATAGCCCGGGCCACCATTGAGCCATGTGACTTCGGCATCCAGTGTGCCAACAATGGTCACAGTGAATGGATACTGCGGGCTGACAATAATCAGTTCACAGGTCATTGATCCCGAAGCAGTAGTCAAGGGCAGTGAACTAGCAGAGTCTGCATTGGTCATTATCGTGAACGTGGTGCTGTTGATGACCGAATCCACATAGTAAATTTGAGTTGCAGCAGTACTGATACCGCCAAATCCTGTGCCGGTGAATCTAATGGGTGCGCCGGGACCCAGTTGTGCAGTACTTGCACAAGTGACACGATTGGTACTGTATGTGGTTGCAGTGCAGGTAATAGGAGTACCAATTGCATCTGTTTGTTGCACTGTGATGTAAAAACTGTAGGTAACTTCAGTTACACCTTGATCCGGAATGTAACCATAATACCAGCCAGTGATGGGGTCAAGTTGCAGTCCAGGCGGTAATCCTATTCCTTGGTTGACCGAGATAGCATACTGTATCTGTGTGGTATCAAAGTCTTCGCCTAGAAATTGATAAGCATAGTAATTGTCGCCACGCACACGACCAAGATCAGTCGGTGACTTGTTCAGTACAAACGGTGGACGAGTTGTAGTTTCGTCGGCTGTGACCTCAGTATCATCACTGTCAATTGTGGTGTCATCGGCAGTGAGTGTGGATCGATCATATACAAAAAATTCAAATGTACGCAGATTGCTAGTTTTACCATCTGTGACTTCTAGGGTAAATTGATAGTTTTTGTTGATGGCCGACACCACAAAGTCATATGGTTCAACATAAATGGGAGTTAGATCATATCCTGGTGGTTCATCAACATTGGCTGCCGGAGTGATCTGTCCAGTGATCAATCCGCCAGGGGTCACAGTGACTCCCACTGGCAACTCGCCGCCAATCACCCGTACCACCGTGACATCGCCGGGATCATTGTCAGTGAATTCAATTTGAAAATTAATTGCATCACCGTCGTAGTAGGTGCCAATACTGCCAGCGGGAGTAACAAACTCGGGTATGTTGTTGCCGGTCACAGTGATTTCAAATGTACGATCAGCAATACGTGCTGGATTGCCATTTATGTCAATGGTATAGGCACGAATCACAAACTTGCTGGTGACATCTCGATTGACCAGGGCTGGTACACCCTGCAGGTAGGCTGTGGCCAAGGGTATACCTATCAAGTTGCCATAGGTAGTACATTGCAATCCATCGGGCAAGCTGCCAGCTACCACTCGAAAGAACACATCTTCACTGTCGGGATCATATGCCGAAAGATCAAATTGATAGAAAATTGCTTCGGGAATAACACCCAGTTGTCCTGCCGATGTTGTCCATATTGGTTGTGCCATGTCAGGTCCTCATTGTGATGTTGGTGATTCCCACTGAGCCAGCAATGCCAGCATTGACGCTGGTGCTAAGGGCTGCACCCGGGTACATCACACGATTTGGCCCAGCATGTATTTTGTACTGATTTGTATAGTCGGTTTGCGTGGTTGCTTGCATCTGGTTAGTGGCTGCAAGTTCTAGTAGTTTTGCCTTGAGTTGGTCTGTGGTTGCACTGGGCCACACCTGAGCCAGGCAAGCGGCCAGACCTGCCACTTGTGGTGCTGCCATGCTGGTTCCACTAAGGCGTGCTATCTTAAATGAGGGATTAGGTGGATACGAAAATGTTGATGATGTTGAGTTATTGGAGGTACTCATGGTACTCATGATATTTGTCCCAGGAGCCCAAACGTCAATACCAGGACCTGAATTACTGAAATAGACCTTGTCCGAAGCACCAAGTGTATTGTTGGTGTCCATTGCTCCAACAGTGATTTGTCGACTATCTCTAGGACTGGGGCCACGTTGATAATATCTTCTATTGTACTCTATGATATCAAAAAAAGTTTCTTCAAATATGTTGTTGTCCCAGTCTGGACCGCCAGGCACATCAAGTGTGTTGTTGTTGTTCCCAGCAGCCTTGACCACATTAATTCCAGCATCAATCATTTCACTCAAGTTGGTGTCAAAAGTGGGCTGGTTACTGCCAAATGTGTTCTCCAATCCCACCATGCCCAGGGCGGGATTAACTGAACCACCATAGTCGTTTCCTCGGTATTCCACACCATCAAAATTGGTAAATGTGGTAAAACTTCCCCAACTCATGTTTACTATGGTAGGGCGTTTGAATCCTGTAACAGGGTCCACGGGTTTGTTGAGGTGCCATCCAGTCATGCAGTCCATTGCTGTGTTAGAGTCAATACCATTCCCAGCGCCTGGATCTCCGTCAAGTATAATATGCATGGCATAGATTCTGGCGTTCTTGGCCCACCCATACAACAGTCCAGCTACGATACCTGCTACATGTGTACCGTGTCCATCAAGGTCTGTGTAAAAATTAGCCGGCATTGTGCCGCTGACCCCAGACTCGGTAAACCAGTTGATCTGTTGCACACGACTAACGCCACTGCTGTCATTGAAATCAGGGTGGTTGGCTTGGATACCAGTGTCCATGATGACAACATCAACTCCAGTGCCATCTAAGATGTAGTTGTAATATCCCGAAGATGCACTGCCAACATTGCTGTTGTCGGGGTACTGGCAACGAAAAAGTCCCCAATTTAATGCGTCGCTTCCAAAGTATGAAAAGTTTCCATATTGCCTGGCACAGTGACGTAGGTCTAGGTCTGTGCGATTTTCCGGGGGAATTTCAACAACAAACACTCTTGAGTCGTTGCAAAGTTGCCGAGCTTCGTCATCGGTTAGTGCATAATGACATTGTCTCAGGCTGACTGGTCTCTCATTGATTATATCCACAGCACGAGTTGGCACATAAGGAGTTGTACCGTTTCCAACAGTCTCCATTTCGTACCAGAATGCGTCATAATCGACGCCTTTATTTAAAATGACGTTGTATTCTTTTTGTTCCATGGGCGGTTAAATCAGGTTGCCCCAAGCACCATTTTCATAGCCTTGGAATTTGTTCAGTGTTGAATTGTAAATCATGTCACCGTTGACAGCAATCAGTGCATTTCGTTGTGTTGTGGTCAAGCTGGGTAGTCTAAACGAGCCGCCACCTACCACACGCACTGCGGTAGCTGCCGATAGATCCAGGTTCGTAGCCGAACTCAGTGTTGGTGTACCTGCGCCGCCACCTTGAAAATTTCCAGCAATCACATTGCCAGCTGTGGAAATAATTCCAGTGGCAAGGATATTGCCGGCTGTGATGTTGCCTGTGGTTGATATTGGGTTAGACCCCAGTGCAGCCAAGTTGGCCACAACGTTGGCGTTGCCATACGTGACTGGAAGCCCACTTAACTGTGAACCGTTGCCAAAGATATAACCGCCTGTGATGTTGCCTGTGGCTGATACAATGCCCCCGGTTATAACATTGCCCCCAGTGATGTTGCCTGTGGCTGTGATCAAACCAGCTGTGCTGACATTGCCCCCAGTGATGTTGCCTGTGGCTGTGATCAAACCAGCTGTGCTGACATTGCCCCCAGTGATGTTGCCCAATGCACTGATTGTTCCTGTGCTGCCAATTATTGTGGCATTGGCAGTTACAATGTTACCGCCTGTGACGTTGCCACTGAGCGATGCAGTGGTACCTGACAGTAATGTGGCGTTGACACTGGCACCACCCAGGATATTGCCAGCAGTGACGTTGCCTGTGGCACTGATAGTGGCAGCAAGCACCTGCGTGGCTGCAACATTGCTACTTGTGGCGATATCTTGTGTGGTAACAATGGAACTTAGTACATTGCCACTGATGCTCAATGATGATCCAGTGATGTTTGCACCAGTGATGTTGCCCAGAGCAAACAAGATGCCACTAGTGATTAAGTTGCCACCAGATACATTAGCAGTGGTTGAAATTATATTTTCACTAATGATATCACTCAACACATTACCAGTTAGTGCAAATCTACCAGTTGACACATTCCCACTGACTATATTGCCAGTCACACTTAGAGAAGCAAGTGTACCAACATTGGATGACACAACTCCACTTAGCTGTGAACCGTTGCCAATAAAAAAGTTGCCAGTGATGTTGGCTGTGGTGGTTACATTGCCAGTCAGGGCCACAAGATTACCTGTGTATGTGGGCAGGTACGCAGCCACATCAGCATTGCCATACGTGGCAGGGAGACCAGTCAGTTGTGATCCGTTGCCAATGAAATAGTTGCCAGTGACATTGGCTGTGGTGGTTACATTGCCAGTCAGGGCCACAAGATTACCTGTGTATGTGGGCAGGTACGCAGCCACATCAGCATTGCCATACGTGGCAGGGAGTCCAGTCAGTTGTGATCCATTGCCAAGAATATATGAACCAGAAATGTTTCCAGCGGCTGATATTTCTCCATTGACAATTAATCCATCTTGAATAGTGACAAAACTAGAATCATCACTAGAGATATTGTTAACCACAAGATTAACAGCTGATAAATTGCCACCTGTGACGTTGCCGGTTGCAGATATTGATCCGCCAGTTATCAAATTGCCGTTGTTAATATTGCCGGTCACGCTCAGACTAGCCAGTGTACCAATATCTGTGGCAACTACACCAGTTAACAATGCGCCATTGCCTAAAAAGTATCCACCGCTGATGTTGGCAGTGGTTGTGATATTTGCCGCGCTGGTCAATGTACTTACAACATTACCACTTAAACTCAATCCAGTAGCATTCAAATTGCCGCTGGTGATGTTGCCAGTAGCTGAAATTAGCCCAGCAGTCAAGATGTTGCCACCCGTGATATTGCCTGTGACAGTGGCCAGGCCACCTGTGACAACATTGCCACCTGTGACATTGCCAGTTGCTGAAATGATACCATCTGTCAACAAGTTACCACCGGTGACATTGCCTGTCAGTGATGCTGTTGCGCCTGTGTGTGTGGTGGCATTGACGTTGGCGCCACCCATGATGTTACCACCTGTGATGTTGCCCGAGGCGCTGATTACCACAGCAGCAATGTTGCCAACTGTTGAAATATTTCCACCAGTGATGTTGCCTGTGGCACTGACAACTCCAGCAGTTAAAATGTTGCCACCTGTGACATTGCCCGCTGCACTTACTCGGTCCCCGGTGACCAAGGATGTGGCATTGACGTTGTTGCCACCAATGTTGCCACCTGTGGCATTGGCACTGATGTTCTGAGCAGTGATATCGTTGGTGGCAGTGATTGTGGCAGTGTAAACAACCCCAGTGGTGATAAAATTGGCTGCTGTGACGTTGCCAGTGGCGCTGACTGTTTGGTCTGCATTGATGTTGTTGGCTGACACATTACCCGATCCGCCCAGGGCATTGCTAACTGTTAGGTTGTTCAAATTGCCCACAGTTTGTAAACTGCTGTTTGTTACGTTTGCACTCAGTGTGGTGCCAGTGATCAAGGCTGCATTGGCGCTGACTGACACCCCGGTCAGCAGCGCACCATTACCAACAAAATAATTGCCAGTGATGTTGCCCGAAGTAGTAATATTGCCCACTGAAGTAATTGCACCTGCCGTGGTCAAATTACCTGCTGAAACATTCCCTGTGGCACTGACAACACCCCCGGTGTTGATGTTGAGTCCGCCCACGTTGCCTGAGGCGCTGATTGTGCCAGTTGCAATGAAATTTCCACCTGTGGTATTGCCTGTGACTGCTAGATTTACGAGATTTCCCACCGTGGTCAAACTGGAAAACAACACATTTGAGCTCAGTGTATTTCCTGTGATCAATGCCGCGGCCGGACTTGAAACCACCCCAGTGATCAAACTGCCGTTGCCCAGCAAGAAGCCGCCGGCAATGATGTTGCCTGTGGCAGAAATTACTGAATTTGCCAGCAATGTACCAGTAACTGTGGCCCCTGTGCCTGACACCACCAGCACATTTGCCACGCCTGTGGAACTCACACTGACAGTGGAATCATCAACAATGCTGATATTGGAATTACCATTGGCAATACCCGAAACACCGCCAATGTTGTATAATTCAGTAAAGTTTTGATTGGTCTTGGTAAATGCTGTGCGCAGCGGATCTCCCAGCCCGTCATTTGGGGATGATCCTACGTCGATTATTTGTTGTGTCATGAGTGTGGGGTCCTAGTGATTGTATTTACCAGAAGCGACATATGGCGCACAACACTATAAGTTGCGCTAAATAATCAAAACTGGAGATGCAATGAGTTATATTATCAACAACAGCCGGGGACAATTGGTGGCTGTCATACCTGATGGCACTGTAAACACCACAGCAACCAATCTGGCCTTGGTGGGACGTGCGCTGACTGATTATGGCACCTACGAAAACGAAAATTATTTGTTTTTATTGGAAAATTTTGCCAACTCCACTGCACCCACTCAACCCATTCTAGGTCAGCTGTGGTACGATTCCAGCACAGACATTATCTACGCATATAATTCAACCAACAACTGGACACCACTGGCCAGTCAAGATTATGTGCAGGCGCAGAAAAACAGCCCGGCTTTTACTGGCATTCCCACTGCACCCACTGCTGCCGCAGGCACTGCCACCACACAGCTGGCCACCACGGCATTTGTCACTAACTCCCCACAGTTTTCCGGAGTGCCCACTGCACCCACTGCTGCCGCAGGCTCAGCCACCACACAGCTGGCCACCACGGCATTTGTCACCAATTCACCACAGTTTCTGGGCATTCCCACAGCACCCACTGCCAGTCAAGGTACATCCAGCACACAGCTTGCCACCACTGCATTTGTGACCGCTGGTCCGCAATTTGCCGGCAGTCCCACTGCACCCACTGCTGATGTTGCAGATAACACCACACGCATGGCCACCACGGCATTTGTGCAGTTGCAAAAGGCCAGTCCAGTGTTTACTGGTGTTCCCACTGCGCCCACTGCGGATCCAGGAACATCTACCACACAGCTGGCTACCACGGCATTTGTGCAAGCTGAAAAAGTCAACACTGTGTTGCTGGGAGTGCCCGTGGCGGCCACAGCACCTGCAGGCACTGTCAACACACAGCTGGCCACCACTGCATTTGTCAACACTGCCATTGCCACTAGTAATTTGCTGGGCAGCATGGCCTATCAAAATTCCAATGCAGTTGGTATCACTGGCGGGTCAATCAGTGGAATCTCTGCTCTAGAATTGCCATTTGGTGGTACTGGTGCAACATCTGCCGAGGGTGCAAGAACCAATTTTGGCCTGGGCAGCATGGCTGTTCAAAACGCCAATGCTGTGGCCATTACTGGCGGGTCAGTTACTGGCATCACAGCCTTGGCCATTGCCGACGGTGGAACCGGTGCCAGCAACATCAGCGGTGCAAGAACCAATCTTGGTCTGGGCAGCATGGCTGTTCAAAACGCAGCTGATGTTCTCATAACCGGAGGTGTGGTCACTGGAATTTCTCCCTTGGCCATAGGTGACGGTGGTACTGGTTCCAGCACTGCTGCCAGTGCTAGAGACAATCTTGGACTGAGCAGCATGGCCATTCAAAACGCCAATTCTGTGAGCATTAACGGGGGTTCCATTACTGGCATCAATCCCATTGCAATTGTCAGTGGCGGCACCGGTGCCAACACTGCCGGCAATGCTAGAACAAATCTAGGGCTTGGCACAGTGGCCACACAAGACAGCAACAACATCAACATCACTGGCGGGGTCATCACTGGTATCCTGGCACTGCCAATTGCCAGCGGTGGAACTGGTGCCAACACTGTGGTCGGTGCCAGGGACAATCTTGGAATTGGTACCCTTGGACTACAGCCTGCCGGCAATGTTGAAATCACAGGTGGCAATGTTTCTGGACTGACCAATCCCTTGGCCATAGTCAGCGGTGGAACTGGTGCAAATTCTGCAGTTGACGCTAGAGCAACTCTGGGACTTGGTACCATGGCCACTCAAAACGCCAACAACGTAAGTATCACAAATGGTATAATATCAAATGTCAGTATTGTCACTGTGTCGGGATTGACCGTGGCCAATGCTGCTGTGGCCACAAGTCTACGAAGCAATATTGGTCTGGGCAACATGTCTTTGCAGGCTCCCGGCAATGTGACCATCACTGGCGGCTCAATTACTGGCATCACTGACTTGGCCATTGCTGATGGAGGCACAGGAGCATCTGATGCTGCCAATGCCAGAATCAACCTGGGGTTGGGCAATATAAATCCAGATTTTGTTGCAGGTACCATAGCCACTCAAAACGCCAACAGTGTGAATATCACAGGTGGCACAATATCAAATGTTGGTATTGTCACTGTGACTGGATTGACCGTGGCCAATGCTGCTGTGGCCACAAATTTCCGAGCCAACATTGGACTGGGCAACATAGCCACTCAAAACGTCAATAACGTGAGTATCACTGGCGGCTCGATCACCGGCATCAATGACCTGCCCATTGCTGATGGAGGTACAGGAGCATCCGATGCTGCCACTGCCAGAACAAACCTGGGACTGGGCACCATGGCCACACAAAATGCCAATGCTGCGGCCATCACTGGCGGATCAGTTATTGGCATCACTGACCTGGCCATTGCTGATGGGGGTACAGGAGCATCCGATGCTGCCACTGCCAGAACCAACCTTGGTGTGGTAGCAGCCACAACCAACATCATAGCCGGCGGAGGCCTAAGCGGTGGTGGTGATCTCACTGCCAACCGAACACTGAGCATTGCTGCCAACAGCAATGGATTTGGCACACGCTATATCAGTACATCACCTCCCACCGCGGGTGTGGGAGTCAACGGCGACATTTGGTATCAAATCTAATATGACAGCACCTAGCATTATACGCCCTGTGGGGTTTTCTGGATCTGTAGAACAGTTGGTGGTCAACAGCAGCGTGGCCGGCGAAGTCACTGCTTATCTCTGGGGCGGTGGTGGCGGCGGCGGAGGTGGGCCGAGTAGTGGCAACTCATTGCTCGGTCGAACAATTCAGGGATCAACGGCCACAGACCCATTTCATGGTGTGTTTGCACCAGGCAAGTCGGGGTACTATCAATCAGTGGTACTGGTATACAACGACGTGGGAAACTTGATTGATCGCAATAACATTGGTTATTGCGTGGTAGTCAACGATGTTGTTGTATATCTAAATCAAACAGGACCCGGACAACCAGATGCGTTGCGGCCGCCAGATGATCTGGCCATTAGAAGAGAGTATGTGGGATACAGTTATTATAATGGTACTCCTGGACCCTATGCCACAGTTGACGTTGTTGAATGTTACAATTTTACATACACCGCGGTGGAGCCGGGTGCAGGAGGCAATGGCCAGGCCGGCAGCTACAGTCGAATAACATTCAACGTAGAGCCCGGTGACATCATTGATGTCGCAGTTGGCCAAGGTGGCGGGGCTGGCAAGATTAGAACCGCTCCCACCAATGGTGACTCTGGCGGCCCATACTACCAAGGATCACTAGCAACGAATCCGTTTGCCGGGGGTGTGATTGCTCCCGGAACATCTGGGTATTATGTGTTTGGATTTGGCCGCGCCTACGAGGTGGTCCAAGGTTTTGGTGACCTGCGTGTGAGCTTTCAGCCGTACCAATGGTGTGTGGTCGTAGACGGAGTCATTGTTTATGGCCCGTCGACAGCGGCTCCTCCAGAATCTTTTGCCAAACCAACAGCATTTGTAGGAAACAGTTATTATGTTGAGTCTGGCAATCAATATTATGGTGAGTATGACGCAGTTCAGTGTTACACTTTTCAATACACTGCCGCAGGGCCAGGTGGCAACATCTCCGCTGGTGGTCAGCCCGGCCTGGGATACAGCCCCAAAGAAATTTTCAGCAGCAGAAATCCAGGTCCGGGAAATCCAGTAATCCCAGTCAAAAATGTTGCCTACAATGAATTCATGAATGCCTATGGAGTCTGGGATCCAGACACAGGGCTTCCAAATTTTACTCGAACATACGAGGTGTATTTTCCCAGTTCTTCAAAATACGTTTTTGCCATGGGCTGTGACACTTATGGCCGTGTGTATCTTGATGATGTACTTTTCATGGAAGGACAGGGATATGCCAACACAGGACATCCAGTTGAGTACGTTTTGTATGTAGAGCAAGGATTTCACACAGTCAAGATGCAAGGCCAAGGTGCGTCACTGCTCCCAATCTGGACCACTAGATCCGGCGGGCAAGCAAATCCCGCCGGTGCCCCGGTGTATGTGGGGTACTACTGGGGGCCAGTACCACAGAATCCAGCATATGGATTTATGAACGAATACGGAATATGGAGTGTGCCGGCTTCATTCATGCCAAACGGGCAAGGCACCGAGTTGGTACCTATTTGGAACTCAGTGTCCTTTCCCATCTCTGGTTACTATACCATTCAAGCAGCTATTTTTGGAACAGGATACAGGCAAGACACCGCAGGCACACCCGGACAAGTGGCCATAGATGGAACCCCGGTGTGGAACTTGCCGGCAACTTGGGGAGAACTACTCACACAAACAGTATATATCACTGCCGGGACTCATAGCATTGGTGTTTTTGCCACCTCAGCCTACCCTAGTTCAGGCGATGAACAGGGAATAATATCAACAATGGCAGTTTCAATACAACTAAATGCCGGAGTGCCTGGAGCCAACAGCATGGGCCTGGCCATAGCCTTGCCCGGCAGTCTCAATGCATACTCAGGTGGTGTAGGAGGAAACTCGGGACAACAAGGCATTTCAGGATCTGGTGGCGGTGGCGGTGGCGCCACCACGTTGTTCAAGAATGGTGTGCCCATTGCCGTGGCTGGCGGAGGTGGCGGAGGTGGCGGCGCTGGACGTCTTAATAGAATTCTTCAATGTGATGCCCCGGGCCTAGGTGGGTTTAACACAGCGTATGATGGTGTTCCCACAGGCACAGCTGGCCAAACCTATCTAGGCGAAGGTGGTGGCGGTGGTGGCGGTGGCGGTGGTAGCACCGGCCCCGGTGGTGGCGGTGGCGGCACGGCTTTGGTGTTTGACATACTCACAATTGGCGGTGGCGGCGGCGGTGGCGGCGGATCATCACGGGCATTTCTATGGAGCGGTGCAGGTGGCGGTGCAGGTGATATAAGATATGCGTCTGTCAGTGTCAGCCCAGGTGACAGTTTAGGTATAGACGTGGCCGCTGGTGGGGCCGCTGGTAGTGCTAGAGATGGACCTTTTTCTAGTGGTACACCCGGAACTGCTGGCGGCACAAGTCAATTTCGAGTCAATGGGGCTGTTGTATCAACAGCACCGGGTGGCGGTGGCGGGCAACAAGCTCAACCAAGCCCGCCAACACCTGGTGCAGGAGGCTCGGGCGGAACAGGCACCCAAGTTTTGACTCCTACAGCAGGAACAAATAACGATACTCCTGAGTTTTTTTGTACCGGAGGCACAGGAGGAAAAGGATATCTAGCACCCACTGATGCAAGTGGCCCATATTCTTATGGCAACACCGGTGCTGGTGGCATTGGCCAAACCGAGACTTCTGGACAAACTGGCACAGTATATGGCGGTGGTGGTGGTGGTGGTGGTAACAATGCCTCACGCGACCAAGCCGGCTATAATCCAGCACCCGGTGGCTCAGGAGCGGTGGTGATATCTTATACCAGTCCAGATGGCGTTCCTGTGTTGTCAGGCGGAGCTATCACAATTGTGGGGTTGAGAGTAACACATGTTTACTCTGTTCCTGGTACTAGAACTGTGTACAGTGGCAGTGGCTCAGGGGTTGTAGGTGGCGGCCTTGGCGGCGGCACTCGTGGAACCGGAGCCACTGGGTTTGGCGGCGCCAATGGTGCCAGCTATGGCGACTACATCGAGGCGGCCACTAACTTGGACACACCTGGACAGGAATCGCCATACTGGGACAGGCGCAGGGGCAACGGCGGCACTGGTGGTTCTGCTATTGTATTAGCTAGGTCTCTTGCTCAGCCCGGTGGCGCTGGCTATGCTGTAGTGGTTTTCAAGCAGTCTGGCGTACGGGTCAAGGATGAAGATGAATGGAAATCGCCCAGAGTCATATGGATCAAACAAAACAATGTTTGGACTCAGGTGGACACAGTCTGGGTCAAGGACAGCACTGGTGAGTGGAGCAAGGTTCTAGGCAGCAATTCAAGCGCACCAGATTTTGAACCCTTGTACAATCAAATGGGCTGGACTTACTATCCTTATCCCCTGGGCGATGCGCCTGCGCCACCGCCGCCACCACCTGATCCCCCAGTGGGCTATGTTGCCGACACTGGTACAAGTTGGGCAATGTTTTAATTACAAGCGTTCATTGCAGACATCCCAGTCAATGATCCGCCAGATATTGTCTAGGTATGCTTCTTTGTCCCACTGATAGTCAGTGGCCCACACATGTTCCCACCAGTCCACCAGTACGCATATATCTGTGCGTACTGCGTGGTTGGCAATGGTCTTGATGTCACCTGAAGTGCTCAAGTAAACCCAACCCGAACCCTGAATCTTCATGGCAGTTTCTTTAAACTGCTCTCGGAAATCTTCGTAAGTCTTGAACTTTTCTTCAATCAAGGCCAGTACTGCACCACGGGGTCGATTGGCACCTTTGGGGGGTCGAAGCTGGGGGAAAAACTTATTATGTAGAAAACTACCAGCACGATTAAAATCCGCATTGCCTTCTCCTGCATTGTAGCGTTTGGCATAACCTTTGGCCAAATGCCCGTAGTGATAGTTGATACTGTCTGCACTCAGTACAGGTGCCAGTTCTTTTTCGCCATAGGGCAATGGGGTGGTTTCCAGCTTGGCTGGTCTGGTGCTGGCTTCCACCAGGTCAATGTGTTCTCTAATTTGCATAGACATATTTATTTTCTGCGGGTAACACGACCCTTGGTGAGATCGTAAGGTGAGAATTCAAGTTCTACTCGATCGCCCAGCAACACCTTGATGTTGTTTTTTCTCATGCGTCCTGACAGGTGTGCCAGTACCATATTTTCCAAATTGTCCAATTTTACTCTAAACATAGTGTTGGGTAAAACTTCTTCAACTCGCCCCTCCATGTTGATAATGTCTTCTTTTGCCATAGGCTATTACTTAGCAGTGAATCCAATCTCGGCTGTGATCTTTTGCAGTCGATCAAATCGGAAACTGCGCCATTCTTGCTTTTCTAGGTCAAACACTCGCAGGCTGTGTTCATCAGGTTGCTTGCGCTTCTTGGTTTCCAAGAGCTTTTCAACCGGCACATCTTGAGGCTGTTTGTCTGCAGGAATCTGTTCCCAATCCAATGTGCAATTCATGTCCCTAACAGCACCGTCGGCCTTGACAAAGGTCACTGTGATTGTGCCTTTTTGCAACAAACTGCGCACCCAGTCGCGCATGATGGCTTTGTTGGCGTCATCGGCTTCTTGGTAATGTGTGCCAGGTGCTCCTTGGAGCAGGCGAAACATTTCCATTTTTTCCCACATGTCTGTAGTCATCTCAAATTCACCTCTATCGGTTAATAAACGTTTCTTTTTCATTCCCGTACACTGGCCAATCAGCCTCGTCGCATGCGTGAAATTTCCACGGCTTCTTCGTCTGAGAACACCGGCACTGCATTTGACTTGTGCATGGTGGCAATGCCCTTGACCTTGGTACCGGTGTAGACCTTGGGTGCGGCCAGGGTGGCATTGCCCCCGGTGTCACGACTGGGAATGTGATGAGTACTGCGGCCCTCGGGTATGGCCAAACTGTAGTGGCCTTTCAAGGGCGGTGCTAACATAGCACGTTGATGTCGACGAGAGTCGGTATCAACTTCCCACTTTTTTTGCAGTTCTTTCCAGGATGCATCCAGCTCACGTGCCTTGCGAGCTTCTTCGGCGTTGCGGAACTTGGGCTTGCCTTTTTTCTTACCGTTGAGACTGAGGCTGGGGTGGTGTAGGTGCATGCTCATTTGCGCAGTAACTCCATGGTGTATTCAGTGTCCCGCATGTGTGCCACGGGGTTCAACCAGCCACGGCCAATACATTCTGCTATGATTAGCTTGTATTCGCGTGGACATTCATTGCTGAGTTCAAAACTGGCCCGGGGCACTATGGTAAGGCCATCGGGCGAGAATTTGAAGTCAGCATCTTTGTGACGCAGTGTTTTGTGGGGTCGACCCGCTGTAATCTTAATCATGCTTTATTGTAGCAGATCATGATTTATTGGTCAACCGCTTATCTGAACAAGATCAAGGCCATGAGCACAGCCTGCACTATAAAACCCACACCAATTGTGACAATGTTCAGCACATCTCGGAGCACCACTGCTCGCAAGAACATCAGCACCAGGCCTGCCCAGGCAAACAGCACAATATCCAAGTTGGGTGTGCGGTCACTCAAGCCAGTCATCAGGGCCAACAAGGTGGGCACTGTGGCTGCATGTATCACAATGGCTGCCAGCCAGCCCAGAGTTTCTGCTGAAATCTTGCTGAGATGTTCGGTAAAAAAGTTTCGAACTGCGGGTGCAAGGTCATTGATGTTCATAAGCGTTCTCCATAAAAAATGTGTCGTCCAATTTTTTCAATTCGGGGTTTGTTCCAGCCAGGGTTGACATAGTCAGCATGGTAGTAGATGGCATGTTTGAGACCGGGCAGTCTAAAGCCTTCCAGCAGGACCTTTTTGGCCACTGTTTCGCTTTCTTCCCACATGGGTGAGTTCACGGGTCGCACACGACTCTTGTTTTCGCAGTACCAGCTGAACTGACATACCACACGTTCGTAGAACACGTTCTTTTGATAAACCACACCACAGACCGAGTTGGCAAAGCGACCGCTTTCCAGTCGGTTCAGTGTGACCTGTGCCACACCAACTTTGCCTTCAAATGGCTCACCGGCAGCTTCGTGATAGATGTTGCGAGTCAGACATTCCAGTTGTTGGGTGCGTTCGGCTGCTGTGACATAATTGTCTGGCATGCCAGTTTTTTGGTTACGCAGAGCATCAAGATGATTTTTGCATACCATGATTAGAACCACACTCACCAGCAATAAAGCCAGTGCTTGCATGATCCGTGAACTCCATTTGGCTAGTTCATTGGTCATATTTTCTCCTTTGTTTTGAGTGGTAGTTTTACTTAACCATCGGCTAATCAAACCACCCCAAAAGTGGGCCAAAAAGGCAAGTTTTTGCCATTATATAGGGAGATAACTCCCTATACTACAATTATACTACAAACAAGATTATTTGTCAAACTTGCACACCGGAATTGGGGTCATCTTGTGCATGTTTCTAGCACGAAGTTCTTGATAGCGTTGAAGCTTTTTTCTATCATCTGCTGACAGTTTGGCACTGCCCGGCATCGCCGAATCCACGGCCTGGGCCCGTTTTAAAAAGTCCAAGGCCATCATGCGCTCTAGATCTGGATAGCTCATGCCCAGTTGATCTTCATCATTGCGGCCATCGGGCCACAGGCCATCGGTGGGTGCAGCGTCAATGATTTCTTGCTCAAGACCCAGCTCGCGTCCCATGTCCCAGACTTGAGTTTTGAGACAGTCACCAATGGGCGAAATATCCACCCCACCGTCACCATATTTGGTAAAGAAGCCCACGCCAAAGTCTTCTACTCGATTGCCGGTGCCCACCACAATTGCCCCATGGCATTGTGCAATTTGGTACAGGGTCATCATTCTCAGTCTAGCACGTGAGTTGGCAAAAGCCAGCTCAACTTGTGATGCATTTTCTGCATCACAAAACGGCGCAGTTTTCTTTTCAAATGCCAAAAACACCGGAGTCAAGTCCATGCTCATGTGTGTGACAGTATCTGGGTAACGTTCCAGCAACCAAGTGGCCTGCATGCTACTGCGGCGGTCCAGTTTTCGATGCTGACGTATGGGCATCTGCACCACAATGGTTTTCAAGCCAGTTTGGGCGCACAAAGCACTCACAACTGATGAGTCAATTCCGCCTGAAATTCCCACCACAAAAGTATCAATTTTGGCACTCCGGGCATACTGCTTTAACCACCGCACAATGTGGTTGATACGTTGTCGAGGTGTCATAGCTTTGGTGGGGGCATTTGTTTGAGTTTTTTCCATACATCTGCTTTCTCTTTGCATTTCTTTTCCAGTTTACGATAACGCTCGCCCAGTCGGCGCAGATCATCCCAGTCTTTTTCCAGTTCCACATTGGGTTGCATCCAGTTCAACCTCTCTTCCATGGCTGCCATCCATTTGACCAAGCTCTTGCCATTGATGTCAAGATCAGCGTTGTCGCCTTGCAGGCTCATCTTGCCACCTTGCTCAACATGAGCCGATGACGACCCCCAGGTGATATTGCCATTGACAAACGGGTTGGTGGTGGAAGTGGTCCAAACTGTGTTTGGCATGGTGTTGGAAAATGTGTAATTGCCAGTGGCCCCAGTGGCACCACCAATGGTATATCCCCCATTGGACACAGTTGACATATCCCCGTAATTGACATCTGAATATTGCAAAGATGACAAGTCAATTGTGTCAGCCGCTGATGTAAGTGTTATTGTGTCTGTGTCCCAGGCGCTGTAAATGTCGCCTGAATTTTTGTTAGGGTCCAAGATCCGTCTCCGTTGTCTTTCCAGTCAATTGTGTCGCCGACGTTCCAACCCAGCTGTTCACACAATTCATTTCCCAGATCCAACGCTAAATCTCCATCGTCAGTTTCAACAATGCTGAGTGTCTTTGTCAAGTGTTCCATTTGCTATATTGGGTATATCGAACTCCACTACCTTGCCATGCAGTCGTTGCTGATACAGCCGGGCTCGGTGCATCTTTTGCCGCAAGAGTTCGGCCCGTTGCTCTGGTGTGAGTGTAATGGGCCAGTCTGTTTCCGGAAAAAGATCATTTAAATCTAGATTCATTTAGCCACAGTCAACGCTTCTTTTTCAGCGGTGATTTCTTTACGGCGTTCCTTGATGGCCTTGGTCATGTCTTGCAGGGCTTTGCGAGCTCGTGCAGCCGCGGCCTTGACGCCCTTGGCCGTGAACTTTTCGTTTTCGGCAATGTATGTCTCGTAAGCAGAGACGATGGTTTCGTGTTGTGTCATTATGAATTCTCCTTGTATATAATGATCTCATAACCTTGGGCTACCAATGCAGGTATGCTAACAAGGTCTTGACTGGCTAGAACAATAAATCGTTGTCCATGCAGCCAATCAGTCAAGCACTGGTCTTGATGTAGAACAGGATCGTCAGTCGAGGATCCAGCTGCCAACAAGGCCTGTGTCCAAGCATAAAGTCTAACTTCGGGAATGTCAGCAGTGTTCATACAGTAATTATACTGTACTGCGCCTGCAATGTCAAATCCTGGCACTCCAGAATCTAGTCAAAATAGATGTGTCTGCGGTGCCATGTGTCCCAAACAGCAATGTCGTCAAATCCGTGTGCCCAGGTCACACGAAAACATTCAAACGCAGGCTGGGCATGCAACATCATTCTGTTGCCATTGACCACGGCGTGTTCAATTCGATTTTGTTTGATCCAGGCTCGGAAGTTTTGCTCAGCAGGGCCATGGCGCATGATTATCACGTACAGTGGTTCCACTGCGCGAAATGTAGTTAAGCTCATGAGTTGGTGGGGGTTGTTTTATTTACCGAACATCCCAAAACGGCCATGGAAAAGCGGCCCGGGGGCCGCTTGCGCCACACTCACAATGTTATTGGGCAACAGCAGCCAACACTTGTTCGGCAGTGACTGCCTTGGTGGCCTTCTTGGCCGGAGCCTTGACAGCCTTGACCTTGACTTCGCCTTTCTTGGCAACCTTGGCTTTTTCTGCCAACTTGTTGCTGACAGCAAAGCCTGCGTCACCTTCGGTGATGCCTTGCTCAGTGAGATACTGAAGAGCTTGCAGTTTGGTCATGGACTGGGGCAGTTCCACCAAGTTGATGTCAGTGCAACCTGCCTTGTTGAGGATCTTGATGCGAGCCACCAAGTCGTTTGCAAAACGGACCTTGACGGTGCCATCGGGGTTTTTAGCGGTACCAGCTACGGAAAAGAGTTTGTCAGTTGCGTTCATATAAAATGCCTTTTTTAAGTTGCCTTACAAGTTACAAAAAATGCTGTGTTTCTCAGCATGTCCTTATTGTAGCAGATCATGTCATTATGGTCAACCACAATCTAGACTCAGTTTGCCCAAATTACTGGGCCAATTCTTTGCTTTGGTGTTTGATGGTCTCAATACCGTTGTCCAGGATTCGGGCAATGCCCCCAAAACCCACAGTGGCCACCACCAAGCCTGCTACAAATCCAATGATCAAATTGCGCATCACAGCACCTTTACATAGTTGAGTTGAGTAACCCCATCTCGGTGTGCCTTGACAGCACCCTTGATGGTAAGAGTTGCACCGGGTTCAAACCTTGCCCGGTTGCTGAACATCACAGGTTGATCCGCCTGGGTCACACCACGAATCCACCAAATGTTGTATTGTTGACTGTAGGTGGCACTGACCACTTCCACAGTGGTTGTGATCTTGTCGCCAGGTTGGCCAATCAAGCCACCACGAGCAACACGCAGGCGTTGTTGCTGTTCTTGACGTGCCACTGCACGTTGATGGCTTTGTGGCAGGCATGCTATCACTGCCAGTTCATAACGATTGCGCACAGTGTCAAACACATCGGTCACAGCCAAGACCTTGCTCACACTTTGATCAAAGTCATTGAGTCGACCCTTGAGAGCTCGGAATGTAAGATCGTTCTGCAAAAACTTGCGAGCATCTTCGCCGGCCACTACATCTTGTGGCAACAGCTGATCAGGGTTGTGCAAAAACTCTACCATGATGTCGCGATTACGGCGTGTGGTACTGAGCACTTCACCTTTGTCACCGTATTCATTGCGACCTTCTTTGACATACTCGCCGTTCACACGTTGGGCGGCACTGGCCGCGGCCCACACAATGTTAACTGGGAATTGTTTTGACACCGGCTGAGCCGCACGGCGTTGGCGAGGTTGATACTCATCATGGTCATCTGCTTGACCCAGACGCTTGATTTCAAGATCACTCATGTGTGTTACATCTACAAATCCAGGCATCATGTTCTCCTTAAACCCAAAAAGATTCGTTGCGTTTGTTGGCACCAATTCGGCTGTACACAATCTCACGAACCATGGTGTCAGTGGCTTCGCCAAACATTTTTTCTTCGCTGAGCACCATCAGGGCTCGATAAGTCTGTTTCCAAGTCAGGTTGTTTTCACAGGCAGCCACCACAATGGCATGCACTGCGGCATTGCCAAGTTCGGTAAACATGCCATAATCTTGCACAGTACCAGTTAGATTGTATTCAATTTCAATGCTCATTCCTGACTCCTTGTTGCTCACTATACCCATATTATAACAAATTGGCCTTTATTGGTCAACCAAATTCATACATGTGCTGAGCCATGCTGGGATCCAATTTCACCAGGGCTGTTGCAGCCGCTGTGAGTTCGCGGTAGCGTCGGTTAGTTTCTGTGCGGCTCAGTTCACCATCACAGGAAAGATTTTCTGGGCTAAGAGCACAGTCAATCATTTTGGCCACACGCAGGCGGCCTGCCGCGGTTGCAACCTCGTAAGGTGTGTGCTTGCCAAAACAGGCGTTCCACTTGTTTTGACGATCAATATAGGCTTGCAGTGCTTTCATCTTGGCTCCTTTTGCGTTAACATGTTCAAATTATAGCAGATTGGGAATTATTGGTCAACCAAAATAGTTGTCAACTGCACCTTCAATACCTTCTTCAAAGGTGTCGCTGTAAAATCCCTCAATGTCCTGCTCAAAGAACTTGGCCAGCTCTTCTTTGGAAGGAGCCTTGCCAGTGAGTTCTTTGGCATACTCTTTGACTGACTTGATAGCATGTTTTGGAACAGTGATCGTGATCTTCATTTAGCACTCCTTTTGTTACAATATGTCCATATTATAGCATTTGGGCAATTATTGGTCAACCATGAAAAAAGCCCTAGTACCAGTAGGGCTTTTGTAGTACTTGAGTATTAGTTGTTTTTTCGCAACACTTTTTCACTTTTTATGCGCCGTTGTTTTTTTGCAAACTCTTGTTCAATATAGTACTTGACCAGAGTTCGTTGCATCATGGTTATTAAATCGCCGTGATCTTCGGGCACCACAAATCGCACAGGGCATCGACCCCAGGTATTGGATTTCACAAACTCATGATACCATTCGCGATGTTGTTTACTGGCAGGATTGAACACTGTCCAGGGACGACCACACAAAGCAAGTTGACTCATTATTACACCTTGAAGTAAGTTACATGGGTACCGAGATTCCACTGAGCAGGATCCACCGCGGTACCATCGTGTGTTTCCAACTGAATACCCAACATAGAGTATCTTTGCCAAAACCACCAAACATCCGGGGTTTTGTTGGCCAGTCCCTGCTTGTGCAACAGGGAATGGTTCTTTTTCTTCAGCAAGCATGTGGGCGGATTCATGGCCAGTTCAACTGAGATCCTGCCCTGTATCAGCAAGGCCGCCAAGGTAGATGCCGGGATCACATGCTCAAAGTCAGTTTTGTCTGTGGGCTTGAGATCCAATTCTCGATAGTGAGCACGAATGCGCTCTTTGATGGCATAACCATGATATCGACGCAACAAGAAATCAATTGCATCACGCAACAATCGAGCAGTCTGATCCAGGCGTTCCATCTTGCGATATGCTGCCAAACACAGTCGAAGACCACGACGCACAAACCGTTCGGTGGCCACGTATGCCGCACCATCCCGCACCACCCGACCGTAGTCGGGTGATGTGAAACCATGGACTTGTTGTTCCAGTAGTTTCAAGTCCATGTTAGAACAAGTCCTTTGCATCAGGATAAAACTGCGTTTGAATGTTGAGTCGGGGCATGTGCATGGGCAGGCCTGCGGCATCCTTCCAACGCTTCTTGAGTAGGTGCCAGAAAAATGTGCCACCTTGTGTCCAGTCCTTGTTCATTCTTGGACGTTCTGGGCGCATGCTAACATCATGATTGGCATAGTAGCCTTCCCACCAGTTCAGGTAGGCAGTTTCCAACTGCGCCCAGAATGCACCAGCTTCATCAAAGTCGGCACTGAACAATTGGTGACACAGTTGTGCTAGACTGCGAACTTCGTCGTCGGTGTAGGTGACATTGTCGCCTTGAGCCATTTTAAGAAACCCCAGGATAATGGGTGCTTCTTTTGTGTTTATGGCACGTGGTGTAAAGCCCAACACTGTCTGTGCATACACACAGAACTGTCGCACAATTTCTGGTGACACCTTGCGATCCACAATGTCTTGAACTCGACTTATGGCGCCGGGCTGATCAGTGTCCCCAAACTTTTTGTCAGTAAGGAACAAATCTGCGGCTTCAAGATATTGTTGCTTCTTTTCCACTTCCAACCACTCGGGGTAGGTGGCACCGTCAACACGAACACCATACACCTGTTGTTGGAAGATGTCAATCTTGTCAAGAAGCTTTTTGCCGCCTTCGGTGTTGCTCTCAATGAAGTTGTTGCGAATTTCGGCCTTGGTCTTGACGTCGTATACCACTACAGGGATATCTACGTCCCGGGGATCCAGGCCCAGGATAAACACAGCAATCACGTAAAATGCCACCGCAGTGTGTTGTCCATCCCAGCTGGCATACAGGCCTTTGCCCAGGTACACCAACTCAGTATCCGCATCGGGTGCCACAGTGTACACCTGCACTGGCATGGCCTGCCAGCTACGCCACTTCTCAATGATCTCCAGGACCCAGGAGATGTTGAGTTGACGTTGCATTGTGGTGTCAATGATGATGTCACTGAGTCGAACCGTTTCGGCTCGACAGATGGGCATGTCTGAAAATAGTTTGACGTTGGGATGTCGCACAATCCAACCTTGAATGTTTCGCTTGAGCGTGGAGCGAATGGTGGCCTGTGTGTTGAGGGGATACAGACTCATGGTCTGGTTCCAGCGTTCCTTGAGGTCCACAAAGTGGCTCTGGGTGCTATGATATTTTGCGTTGACTTGGCTTGCATACGTTGCCATGGTACTTCCTTTAGATTGTGAGTTGCAACAATTTTACCTTTGTTGCCTACTGTTTTGTACTGACACTATTGTCAGCACAGTTTCTAGTATAACACTAGAAATCTTTTATGTCAAGACCCTGACTGCCACTTGTTGATGGCGCCCCACTCGACCAATGTATTCATAACTGCGACCATACGCAGCCACATGCTCAATCCAGGCGCGGTATTCATCCATGTACCAGCCCGGATAGTTGAGATACTCATCAAACACAATCACTGTGCCGGGCACAATGTTGTCTTTCAAACTGTTTAATATGGTAACTGTGCTGGAATACAAATCACAGTCAATGTGCAACAATGCAATGGGTCTAGTCAATTGTATTTTGGTCTTGAAACCTGGCAGTGTTTGATCAAACCAACCAACATGTAATTCACAGTTGCCACGAACTCGAGGCAGTGAACTTCTTGCAAAGAAGCCCTTGCGCATGCGACTGGTCCAGTCTTCGGGCAAGCCCACAAATCCATCAAATCCATGCACAGGTTTGTCAGGCAACCAGTGTGCAAATTGATTCAGTGTGCGGCCTGTGGCCACACCAAACTCCAGCACAGTACCTCTAGACAACAGGTCAGGGTCAAGTTGTGTGTTTGCAATCCACTCATGAAGGTCATAGTCGGTATTAAAGTTGGGCACAGCTCGCATGTGTTCTAGCACATAGCGGGCCGACTCTTCAGACGCCAAGCGATTGGCTGTGAAGTCTGTGTCTATCACATCAGTGTGCAGGCCCAACAGTTGTTGTTGTGCTCGCGTGGGCTGTGGGTATCTCCACCACTCGCCCAGCCTATCTCGAATTCTGTGTAAGTTTATCATGTGATTAATATTTCATCTCTATTTGCACGGTCACTGTATATGCGTTGACCCAATCGGCGTATGGTGTCAGCAGACACTTGTGGGTTGGCTTCAAACATGTCTCGTATGTCATCCACAGTGATACCATCAGTGGCGCTGACAACATAGATCTCATAGTGCCGTTGCATATTATAACGTGCGCGAAGCATGAGATGGTGTAGATTGGGAATAGTGTATTTTAGTTCTTCGCCCTTGAGAGCGGCCCAGGTGCGTTGCTGTTCATCCAGTGTGATGTTGCCAACGTATTCCAGTCCGGTGTTGTCCCAGACCACAATGAACTGGTGATTCACAGCATGAACCTCTTGAGATAATCTCGAGCCTGGCTGCATTCTTCCAGTTGCTTGAACTGTTCTCGCTCGATCACTTCCATGATCACCAGTTGTTGCAGATCATCGGCTGTTTTTTGTTCTTCAGCATCCAACAGCTCGTACCACTCTAGGTATTCCTCAGCGGAATCAATGGTCCACATAGCATCCAGCATGTCTACCTGATGGGACGTCAGATTGGTCAGGGTAATTTTGTCCATGTTTGCTCTCCTTTGTGTTATTGTACAAGATCTGCAATTTTGTGTCAAGTACTAATAAAGTACTAAGATTATTTCCAGCACAGCGTGAACGCAAAGTAGTCGCGCTCGTTGTCAAAGTAAAAGTGGTATCTTCCCGGACCAATGGCAGTGCTGACGTCAATGAGTTCCCAACGCCATTCGTCACGGAGTTCGTGCTTGCACCATGCCAAGATGTGATCAAGTTTGCCAGATGGTTTGGAGATCTCACAACTGAATCGAAATGAGTCTTTGGTGCGGTAATCGGCAACTTGCATCACCATGTAATTATCACTGTGCCCATTTCAGCTGATAAAAGGTTGCCAGAGCAGGATCACGGAAATAGAAGTTCACATGTCTGGGCGTTGTAAGGCCCGAAAATCCATCATCCTGGTAAGGCATAAACTGCCAGGCAAAATCAACTCCCATGACCAAGCCCGATTGTTCCAGGCCTTGTTTGAGATCAATGGCCTGTGATGGACCTACGTCTGCCAGTGTTACACAGGTATTCTTTTCGTATGATTCGATCACAAATTTTTGGATCCCGGGTAAATTTCAATCTAAGGTCTCGAACAGCAAAGTGGTTGCAAAAACTTTCACCGTATGGGATGCCTTTGAGAGCGTCCCAGGTGGCAATCTTTTGCCACTTTGCCAATTTGGGTGCAGTTACTTCAAGTGGTTCAGTGTCTTGAGTTTCCAATAGTTGGGAAAACATGTTATCAAACAAACAGATTGGCCTTTTCATTGAGACAGTCGCAACCGAGTTATGGACCAAAAGCCACGATTGCGATGATAACCCCGGTGTGGTTTGGGGTAGAGTAAAGCAGTCAACTGTGTTGGCCGTGCCAGCACACTTTCAAGCAGTGACGCCATGTTATTTTTTGTGTCAACTGCTATCATGAATGGCGCAGAATCAAAATCTGATGCCAACCAGTAGTGGTGGTACTCACAGGCTCGACGACTGTACAACACCTGCTGTAACAACCTGAACTGTGTGGTTATTTCCAGTGGTGTAGTAAGACCATGAATCTTGGACACCATGTTGCTGTCATCGGTCACAGCAATGACTTCATCTACCGCAGTGTCTTCTGCATAAAAGTATGGCAAGCGATACAGTATGCCCAGTTCATCCTTGGTAATGTCAAGATTACCAGTGACCAAGGCATGTAGCTTCTTTCGAAACTGGCTGACCGTGTTCTGTCCTTTGAGAGCTGACCAAGTCAGTCTACCTCGATAGTATGAACGAATATCATTGGCTTGCACACGATCATCTGCGGTTGGTTTCATTTGCTCAAGTTCAAGCCAACGAGCTCCGGATTCTTTCCACAAGCGATAACTTGCACAGGACATGGCAATGGGATCGTCGGTCAGAGCCACTTGTTTTTTGACAGCTTGATTCCTGTCCCAGGTAACCCAGGGTTCTTCATCTTCAATCAAGTTAACACCTCTCAGCATGGTTCTCATGTCAGTCCCACAATCCCTGGTAGTACTTGCCAAACAGTCTAAAGCCGTTTTGAACACGAGCTTCCACCACTTTCATGCCATCGTAATCGCACTGGTAAGTGTCGTTGGGACCACGCCGCATCTCGGTGAACTTGTGATCACCTTTGGCAACTTCGTTACCGTCTGCATCCACAGGAACCCACAAGATATCATGCTCACCGGAACGAAAAGCATCTTGCCAGGAATCATCCACTTTGCACTCAAATGCAAAGATCATTTCGTTCATGGCCCAGTCCCAACGTGCAAAGTGATTGGCATCTGTGTCCCACTCGTTTTCTTTGGCCGGTGCGGCTGTGCTACGCAGGTGTTCGGGCACATCCTCGTCGTCTACAAAGGGTGCGCCGTGCTTGGTTGCTTTGAGCTGTTTCAGCATGGGCAACACAATGTGAGCCAGGGTATGATCCATGCTCCAGGTATCCCAGCGATCAATTTTCACATACTCAATTTTTGGATGCACAAGATCCCATGCCCATTGAATAGCTTTGCTGACTGGCACCAATCGATCACTCCACCGTTCTACCCACTCTGGTCGGTCAATGTATTTGCGATCTCGATCCAGTGCCGAAGCAAGACTGTTGTCTCTGTTGCACTTTGACCAGTCAGTCCAGAAGAATGCATAGTCCAACATGGTGTAGGGACTAATCCAGTGATCACGATAGTTGCTGAGATATATTTTCATTACCAATTTCCTACGTCAGTTATGTCTTCCACAAGATCATCATGTCCGTGATACACAGCACGATGATTGGCACCAATGCCAGATACATACTTCTCTTCTATTGTAACACAATCTATGTTTTCCTGCAAGGCCAAAAACACCGCAAGACGCTCGATTTGATGTCGAGTCAGTGTTATTTTACTTGACAATGGTCATGCTCTCTGAAGTGTAGTCCAGGAAGTCGCCGGCAGCATTTCGAATCAACGCAGCCGAAGGATCAATTATGACAACTTCACAGTCATGATTGGTGATTTCATAATCAACAAATGCATGCGTTTCATCCCCAGTGGCATAGACTCTAAACCAAATTTGATTTTCAAATCCGCGGATCAGGAATCCACGTTCACCAATAGCCCTGGTCTCACTTGGCTCGATTAAATCTCCACTGTTTTCAATTTCCATTCGCTGGCCTTTGGTTCATAGTTGATATATCCGCGTGGGTTGCACACTACACGAGTTTCGCCAATCATGTAGTCAAAGTCATCATGAGTGTGACCGTGTGTCCACAATCGAATTTGTGGATGGTCAACAATAAAATCATCCATGTTTGAACTGTAACCACCATTCATAATAGTGTCATGTGCATAGCGAGGATGTGTGCTCTTACGGCTGGGCGCATGATGCCCCACCACCACAAACTTGTGATCAAATCGTCCTTCAACGATCTGTTGTATATAACCTCGAGTCAGTGCATGTTCCTCGGCTGCATCTTCGGGCGAGAAACGACCCGGTTCTTGTTTCTTCTTTGTGGCAATCTGTGACTTGTTGCCCTGCTCGTCTTCCACATACTGCCCTTGCTCGTCCTTTTGGTACAGCGGCACAGTGCGGTACACTGGCCGCAGACTGTTTTTCACACAGATAAAATCGTTCATCATCTTGCGCATGTGAAACAAAGTAAGAGCATCACCATTGTTCATGTCAGTCCACAAGGTGCCACCAATGAAAGTAACATCGTCAATGACCTTGATCTCGCGTTCCAGCACATGGAGGTTCTTGATGTAGGCCAACTTGGCCTTGATGTCCGACACCGTGGTACCAACGTCACCGTGATAGTGTTCATGGTTGCCTGCCACATAGATCACATGTGGAAAACGTTCTGCACAACGCCTAAAGAATTCATGGAACATTTCCGAGCGCCAACGTGCAAACCCCATTTCGGTTTGACGACGATCCCACATGTCCAAGTCAGCGGCCACACAGATATCACCTGACAGAATCAAAACATCAGCGTTCTGATCGTTTTGTATGTCTAGGTCACCAAACTCTAGGTGTACATCTGATGTCACAGCAATTTTCATATTTTTACCTTTTTTCTAGACAACTGCACACGCAGGGTTTCTACAGCCTGGGTATCACCGTTGTATATGGAAGCACTTTTGTCAGGATACCGAGCCTGGAAATGCTGTACAATCTCATCAAGGTCACTGCCTTGACAGACAAATTCCTTGTTGATTGAATTATAACACAAATAGGTATTGCCAGCAACCTCAACCGTGAGTGGAATTAGGTCACCTCTTTCCAGTTCGCTGGCTATTTTGGCAGTGTCATGAGTCTGGGTCTCTAGGCCTAACCAACCAACAATGAACCGAGCCAACCAAAACGTCAGCACCGATATCAAGAACAGATCCAACAATTGAAACCAATCCATGTCAGCCTCGCATGCTTTCCAAGGTGATCATCTTGCCCAGTTCTCTTTCAAAATCTAATTCGTCGGGAATGATGTATAGCTTGTGACTGTTGCGATCTGTTTTGTGATCATAGTGTCGAAATGTCACAATTTTACCACCAATGGCTCGTCGAACAGTGATATTTAATCCGTTTTCACCGTCAACATCGTCACTGGCTCGAATCAGTCGAGACGCTTTGGTCTGCACAACTTCGTTTCTACTGTCACGGAGCTCGCGATTGAAATCCCAGCCCCACTTCATCATCATTGACCATAACCATCTAATCATACATCGGCCTTTCTGTTTATCAAATACTGTTCCCACTGCACCCACTGATTCCGCACCAGGAAACCCCAGTCTCGGCACTTGCGCCCGGGCATGAACAAGGTCCAACAAGTCACTTCAGGATCCAATTCAATGCGATGATAGGTGTTGGCACTGGCCCAGCGAACACTACCGGCACCGCACCATCGGGCAATCTCACCTGTCTTTTGGCCTGCACTGTCAAACTGTGGGCGCCACTCGTAGTAACCGCCCCGAAGGATTATGGTAAGAAAGGGCCAGGGATGATCATGCACATCATCGGGATCACTCTTGAGAAACTTGTGCAAGAACACATTGAATGGAAAACGTTCACGATCCTTTAGAAAAAGATAATATCTTTCCAGGTATGGCTCATTGTCCACTCGGTCATACACAATGCGTTTGCGGCCCAGGCGTTCTAGAATTTTAAGTAGCATGTGGTTTCCTTTGTGTGACAATTATACATGGCGTAGTCATTTATGTCAAGAAAAAGCCGGCATTGCACCGGCTTGTGGTTAACACTACCGAATGGAGTATTAAGCGAGGCCCATGGCCATGGCCTTGTAACCAGCGGCAATCAATTTGCGGCTGGGTTTGCCCATGACGTATTCAGTCACTTGCACGCCATTGCCGGCTTTACGGCTGTTGGCATAAACTGCAAATCCTGCCTGACGGATACGGCTGGCTTCAGCAGAAATGTTCTTGATGCCAAAACGCTTTTCAGCGACCGAGGCAGAAACAGCTTCGCCATTGCGCAGTGCTGTGAACAGTTTGAAAGTTTTGGTGTCTTCGTTAAAACGCATTTTTAAATCTCCTATAAAGATGCTGTGCGTCAGCATGTATGTATTGTAACGCAAAAGTAATGCAACATGCAACAAAATTGAACAACATTGTTTGGGCAGTTGCACCAAAAATCATGCCACTTCTTTGATGTGTCGGCAGCTGCCACGGAATCGAAAGCCTGAGCATGTGCAGGAGAGATTACCATTTACCTCTGACACCTTGTATTCGTCGCCCTTGCTGCCTTTCACTGTCCAGGTACGGCCTTCTGGCACTTCAGCTTGTACCTGGGTCACAAACTGTTCAGGATTGACCATAAACTTGCGACCACGGGTGTCAATGCGAATGGGATTGCGGAACACCTTGATGTCGCCGGTGCCCCGAGGTCGGAACGCATACATCTTGGTCTTGCCATCATCCAACAGGTAGATGCCGTTGGGGGTGGAATCTTTCCAATCAGTTGTTTCAGCAAACCATTTCATTTTAACTGCTCCAGTTTTGCAAATTCTTTTTTGGTGATTGGGAAATGGAATCGCCGAGTTTCATTGTAGCAAAACACATAGCCTTGAACCCAATATTCGTAGTTGGCCAAATTCACAACACGGTCATCCACCAATTCCTTAGCAGCCAGCAAAGGGTATGAATACTCTTTGCCTAGATATGTGACCGTGATGTGGCAGGGGATATTTTCTGTATCACCATCTTGTGCATGTACAAATCCCAACGCCAACATCTCGCGCTCTTCGGAATAGGTACAGTGAGGACGGAAAACAAACAGTCGGCAAGTGAGATTATCCCGACTGTAGTAGATCCTATACCGAACTGATTCCTCACCCAAAGTGTCTGCCAGTTCCTGCAAGGTGAATGCATCTGGCCACGCTTCGTCTACACTAGTTCGAGTCTTTTCAAAGTAGAAATCCTGCATACGCTGTATGGCCGAACCTTGACCCCAGAATGCATTTTGCTTGCACCATGCAATCTTACGGTCCAGCATTTCTGTTGTAATTTCATTAGCCATTGTTCAACTTTCTACGTCTATGTGACGTCCTTTGTCTAGGCCCAAACGAATATTCCGTGCAACACGTTCTGCAATGATTCTATCAAAGTTGCGTTTTTCAACTATCTTGCGATAGTCTTCATCGCGCCGGTCTTGCAGTTGAATCCGTTCTTGTCGATCCAAACGTAAGTTATAGTCAACTCTTGAAACGTTCATTTTGACATGATCCTTGCTAGTACTTCGCGGACCCGGGAGAGATCTCGAATGGGAAACTCTAAGGGTTCCCACATGGTATAAGGCTGGGTCCAGCGGATGGTGTAAAGAGTCATTACTTAGAGTCCGGTGTGGAAAGGGTTGCGTTTGCGAAGATGGGCCAGTGCGGCTTCTTTGGTTTCAAATCTACCACTGATGGGTGTTTGATGTGCGCCGCGCACAATGAACCAACCTGACAATAAACTGTTATAAACGACTTTCATCTTACATGCTCCAATAAGTTTCGCTGGCAGGATTGCACGACCAAGGAGTGTCACGATCAATTTGAATGTCCTTGCCGGTCATCAAGTTTTTCACTGTCTTCATTGTGGCATGGTATTCAAACCTCCAGCCCCGAGTAGCAGGGTAGAGATCATAGAGCTCGTTGCATTCACGACGCATGCCAGCTTCATCACGATCACGCCACACTGTGGTGGAAAACAGTCGCTCGCCCGACTTGGTGCGACGATCTGTTTTGTAAATGTACACGGTGTAATCTTGCTTGCTCATTTGGGGCTCCTTGTTGCTGTCTATGTGTATATTATAGCAAATTGGGAATATTTGGTCAACCAAAATAGCGCCAGGCCAGTCCGGCCAGGCCCGTGGCCAACATCACACCATTGGTGACAATGAGACTGGGTTCACGCCAGTGTATACTGACCCCCAGCCAAATGGCACCACCTGCTGCCAGAATCAACGGGCCCTCGGGATAGAATCCCATGCTGTTCACCGCAGTGCCCACGATCAAGGTAGCTGTTGCCACCCACTTTGCATACCAATCAAGTTTTTTCATATGTGTATATTATAGCAAATTAGGCCATTTCAGTCAACCGGATAAAATTAGTGATTTAGTACTAATCTCAGTAGAAACCATGAGTTTTTGTGCAGTGCAACATCATCTCATGGTAAATACTAGCACAAGGAGAAAAACTATGTCACAATTTATGATGCAATTACTGGAAAGATTGGCCGAAATGTTTCCCCGGCAAAATTACCAAAGTCGCCTGGATCAATATTTGACCTCAAAGCACGTACAAAACGTTGCTGATGTTGAATACTGGACACGTCAGTACGAACAAAATTCTGAATGGAGCAGATCACTATGAAAAATACAGTGCAATACATCTGGAACTTTTTTCAAGGATTTTTCACTGCCATCATTGAAGCCCGTCAACTGCAAGCAGATGCCATGATCAAACGTGGTGGATTCTGCGATTACTCGTAAATCCCGTGTGGCATCAACGATGCGGGGTCAACAACCAACCTTGGCCCGACGCTCGATGATACCAGTTGTAGAATGGTTCAGAGATGGTCAATGTTCCGTGCGTGGACAAATGCCAATATTTAGGCAATACCTCAATGTTGTCAATGATGACAGAGTCATCTGCATTGAAAATCAAATTGTCATGTAGATTGGCCATGGTGGCAACTCCATTCACCACAACATTTAATTCTAACTCAGTAGCCAGCAGTTCTGAAAAGTTCTTCATATTGGGGCAGGTATGTTAGTATGCTGTTGCCGCGGCTGGTTTCAATACGCTTCAAGTATGTCACCAACTCGGGCAATCTAAAACTTTCATCACCTTCACTTTTTAAATAGTTTACATAACTTTGCAAGTCTTGTATTATGTGTTGTCGGGACACATTTGGATTTCGACTGTTCACAATGGTTGGGACAACCGTGCCATGCTGAGCAATCCAGGACTCCATGCGATCAATAATGGGCTGGCGATAAATCATGGGCAACACTGACGGGCGCATGCACTCGGGATGATCCAAAAAATTGCAACTTTCAATTGCTATCGATCGTTCCCAGGCATACTGGTACACACTAAGCAACGAGTCAATGGTCAATATTGTAGGAGTGGTACGGAACTGCATCAACCAATCATGCTGTTGTGCAATGGCCAACCACTTGTTCAGTGTTTCATGTATCTTGGGCACAGTGGCAGGCCAACGCACATAGTCATTTACAGTTTCAAATGTTTCAATACTCATTCCAAGATTGACGCCGGCAAATTGCGTCAGCAGATCAACTGTTTGCTGATCCCATGTAATGAGATTTGTGGTAAATCCAATGGTGGCCGTGCGGTGTATACCTGTTTGGATCAGTGCTTCCAGCATGGTTTTAAAAGCTGGTGTGATCAAGGTTTCGCCACCAATAAAATGTAGATATTGAATGTGAGGGCTTGCCCGAAGCATGGCAACAAATCGATCCACCAGCACTGGGTCATCGGTCCAATTTGCTCTTGGCAGTTGATCAATAAAACCTATGCGTTTCCACTCACTGGCCAATCTTGAGCTGGCCACAGGAGTACAAAAAATACAGGCACTGTTGCAATAGTTCCCAAGATCTATCTGCCAATCTTGTGGAAACTGCACAAATTCTTGAGAGGTAAATGTATCAAACCAAGGACTTGATGCCATGGTTTTTTCAAACTGATCAACACGCACACCGGTCTTGAGTAATTGTCGTTGTCGGCCACTGATCTTGTTGTGACCTTCCATTTGATAGCACTTTTTGCATGCCTCTACTGGTTGGCCTTGTAGCATACGTGCCCGGATGTCTGACATGTGTTGCTGAAAAAACTCCACAGGATCGCTGTCACGTATATTGATCTTGGCAACTATATTCTTGTCTGCCCAACGGCAATAGGTCATGTCACCATTGTTTGTGATCCGCATGTGAAACCATGGGCTGGGACAAAAATATTGTTTTAAATCGTTAGGCACGTTGTGAAATTACTTTGTCAGCAAGACCGTAGGCCACAGCTTCATCGGCACTCATGAAAAAGTCTCGCTCCATGTCAATACTTAGTTGTTCGTAGGTTTTGCCCGCAGTATTGTGTTTGACATAGATCTCGGTCAAGTACTCTTTCATTTTCTGAATTTCACGAGCTTGAATCTGAATATCAGTTGCTTGACCACGAGCACCACCTGATGGTTGGTGAATCATGTGTCGTGCATTGGGCAGTATCATGCGCTTGCCCGCGGCGCCGGCTGTACCCAGCAAGCTACCCATGGAACAGGCCTGTCCCATGACAATGGTTTGAACATCGCATTTGATAAACTGCATGGTGTCATAGATGGCCATGCCTGCTGTGACTGACCCACCAGGTGAGTTGATGTATAACGAGATATCTTTGTCAGGATTCTCACTTTCCAAAAACAACATTTGTGCTATTAACAAACTGGCTGTGTGTTCTGAAACTTCTGTGTCCAGCATGATCACACGGTCTCTCAATAGTCGGCTGTAGATGTCATAACTGCGTTCGCCTTTGGCGGTGTGTTCAAGCACAATTGGTACTAGATTTGGCATGGGTTCTCCTGTTTATTAGATAAGTATAACACTATTCTTGGAATAAAACAATGCGTGACCTACTCAATTTACTCGACAATGTACTAACTGAAGAAAATCTAGGGGCCAAAGAAATACCCGCTAGAAAAATGTCTACATTTACAGATCCCAAAACCAAAAAACAATTAAATCGAGCTGAGTTGTTTTTGTGGAAAGTCAAAAACAGATCACCTTTTGAACTGGTTGCAGGCGGATCAGTTGTGATTGACCCCAAGGAAGCACAAAATGTTGCCACTTGGATTATGACTGGTCCCACGGGTGTCATATCAATGCGCACCGCAGATGGTGGCACAGTAAAAAATACACAACTACAAAAGACTGGAGAATTTGGTAGTAAAGAAGCCGAACTTCTCAAAGTCAAGCCCAGTGACATTTTTCAAACAGACGAAAAAACTGAAGTGGCTGACCTAGGTAACAATATTAACGCACTGCTACAAGCCGGCGGTTTCCCTGCGTCTGAAATGTATAATGCGATTGCTGATAACCCGGCCCTGAAGTCCATGGGAAAACTGGGCGATGCAATAATTTACATGGCCAATCAAGCCAACAACGGACAGGTCCCACAATTCCCAGACAACCTCACCAAGGATCAAACCAAGGCAATTGAACTATACGCCAGCGAGTATATTGGTGTGTTGGGCCTGGTCAGCGGAGCAGTGCCGTTCATGCGCGGTTCTCGAGAAGAATTTGAAGGATTTGTTGGTGGCGATCTCAAGAACATGATTATGTTTTTTCCCAAGGCATCCAACAATCCCTTGGCCGACAGTTTTAGTGTGGTGAATGATGAAACTGGACATGCTGTCAAGATCTCCAGCAAGGCCGGGGGTACTGGTGCTCCGCCCAGTCTGGGCAGTATGAAATTTCCTGCCGACGTGCAGAAAAAATATCCCGAAGCCACCAAGTTCCTGGCCCAGGCGCAGGACTCGTCGTTGAGTGCATTTACTCAACCATTTGTCTTGATGAACTACCTGTACGAAATCAATCCCAACAAGGTGCCCAAGGCATATCGCAATCTAATGCCATTTACCCCGGCCTTGGTCAGCCAACTTGAAAGCAATATGAAATCTGACCAACCCGTTCCACGAGCCATCATGCGACAGTTTGAAAAACAGTTGAGTGAAAAGGTTCTTTACGGTGATGCCACAGATGGTGGCAAAGCATGGTATGCTGTGATTCAAGACGTGATGCGAGCTGTCAACACTGACCGTGCTGTGCCCGAACTACGTGCTGCCTTGATTGAAAGTCTGGGCTACAACTTTGTTCAGCTGTATACCAAAGTCAAGGGCGGAAAACTAATAACTGAAGCATTTTGGCCTGCAAAGATTTCCGGACAGGTCAAACTCAAAAGCAAGGGATCAGCTGGCGAACTCAAGGGCAAAATGAGTGTGGAAATATCACCAGGTGGCGAGGACTTGTACGATCCTTACAATCTTGACGACAAACGTGGTGACCTTGGCAGTATGGACAACACTGACGACACTGAAAAACTAGACCAAGTTACCAACAGCCCACGTCTGACTGGTCCCGGAGCGCAGGCCAGTAAAAAGTCTGATCCAGACTACAGTGAAAAAACTCTGGGCAGACGAAAAAAGTAAAATCATCGACGACTTATTTCGCTGATGGAGTCACACACATTTAGCGCCAGGGCTTCTTCGGCACTGAGCCACACATCATGTGGTGGCAACAGAGTTTTGCGTATTTCTTCTTGGCCAAGTCCAGTGCAGGCCTCGTAGTGTGCCAGCATGCGTTTGTGTGTGAGTTCAAACTCTTTCATGGTGGCAAACAGTTCATGTGCTTTGCCGTCTGACCCCCAGCTAAATTGATGACTCAAGATAGATGTGTTGGGTGTCAGCACACGTCGGCCAGCGGTGCCTGCTAGAAAAATCAACAGGCCAGCTGATGCAATAGTGCCCAATCCCACGGTCTTGATTGGTATGTTGCTACTGTGCATGACGTCAATCAAGGCAAAGGCCGCGGACACATCTCCGCCTTCACTACAGATCATCAACAGCAATTCTTTGCGTTTTTTCTTGTTGATGAAATTTTCATGCAAAACCCACTCGATTATGGGACGAATGCTTTCAGTGTCTACTGCGCCCATGAACACATACATGCCTGCATCCGCAAGCTGTTGACTGTGTGAATTTGTGGTTTCTGTTTCTGCTGTCATTGCATGCCCGTTTTTGGTATTTAGCGACACTGGGATCTCCTGACTACATTAACTTCTGCTGAAGTGACCTGTTCAATTTGATCAATTCCTATTTTTAATACTACATTTAATGTTTCTTTGCCTTGAATCTGGATGCGTCGGCTGCCAATCTCATTGAGATAACGGCTGCGATATTCACTCTGATCCAGCTCGGCTGCTGAGAAGCAGTACACCCGATCTCGACCCGTGGTGGTCTGCAGGGTCAAGCGATACATGGGTTCAGAATGCACCATGTGACGGCGCATGATGTGCCAGGCCTGATCATCGTTGAACCAAGCACCGGGATTGTCGGCCACTAGATTTATATCCAGCACAATGCTGGCCGGCGCTGAGGCACAAGAATTTAGACCCGGATTGCATCGTGGGTACTGATTGATTGTATGCAGGGTATCTTGCATGGCTTGAATAAACTTCTTGTTCCAGGAAATGCGAAACGGAACCAAAAGATGTGCTTGTCGATTGCTGTCAAAATCCACCTTGACCGGTTGCAATCGCAGATCAAACGCTCGAGCAGGATAATCCTGCATCACAGTGTTCAGCACCTGGTCGGCGCCCTGGCGTTGTTGCACAAGGGATCCGATTTGCACAGCCACACGATCACCGTTGATCTGTCCTGCTGTGGCACTGTTGTTGAGCAATCGGTTGGCAATGGCATTGTGAGCCACCCAGACTTCCATGACCACTCGCACGGATCTGCCCTGGTCCACACGCTCAACAATGTTGTAACGATCAACCACACCTGAACTGTAGTTGATGATGTCTTCGCGCCCAATGCGATTGTTGCGCATCTCAGTTTCATTCAGCACCACAGTGCCCACAGCCTGCTCAACTGCTAGCCTAAACGCCTGTTGCCGAGCCTGCTCAAAGTTGGGTGCTGTGGCTTCGACCTTGATGTAGTACACTGGCACTCGATCCAAGACCAAGTACTGTGCCGCAGTCAGCACCAGCCCTGCCACCTGAGCCTGAGCAGTGGCTGTTGCTGTGGCCAGCAACAGAGCCGCAAAATAGCGTTTCATTATCGGCCGAACCGGCTGCGAAAGTAATCGGCTGCTTGCTCGCTGTCACGATCCCAGCGAATGGTCACGGACACTTCTTGTATGCCAGTGATATCTTCACGAGTCTTGCGGAAACCACGCAAGATGGTCTGTGCATTGCTACGCACATTTTCAGTGAGTTCGACCACGGTGTCGTTGTTGTTCTCACGCAAGGAGACCTTGTTGGCTTCCTGGTCAGTCATGGCCACTGTTTGGCCATTGTCATTGCCCGAACGCACTCGGTCCTGTGCTTTTTCAAGATTCTTGGCAATCACATTCTTGACCTGTGTGGTAGTGATCTGTTCATTCAAGAATCGTGCCACCTGTGCCTTGGCCCTGAGTTCAGCGCGAGTCAGCGCAGACTTGCGGTTGGTAGCAGTACCACCAAAGCTGGAATCAGTGCCCACTACTTCCAAGGCAACAATTTCACAGTTGGTCTTGGACCAACTGAACCATGCGCACTTGGTTTCAATCTTGATGTTCTCGCCAACAAAACTAGTGGCTAGTTTTTGTTCGCTGATGGGTCCAGTTTGTTTGCCAGTAGAACTACAGCCGGCCAAGATGGCCACAGCAACTAGGGAAAGAGCAAGGTGTTTCATAACTGTCCTTTTGAGTTTAACATGTTAGTATTGTAAGTGAATTTGAATTATTGGTCAACCAGAATCTGCATCGCGATTCTGATGTTTGGGTTTGCGCCGGTACTCGGTCTTGCTCTTTTCCACACGACCGCGAAACGGCAAGTCTCGATCAAACAAGGCTCGATGAGCACGTTGCTTTACAGGCGGCAGTGTGAATTGGATTGGCTTCATAATGCAGTAATTATAGCAAATTGGGAATTATTGGTCAATCAGACCAGTGTTGTGTTTTTACAACCCCACATGTTTTTTGATCACATAACGAGCAATTTTCTCGTCAAAGTACATGCGAACACCGTCACGCTCAGGCTCGTTGGCTACCATTTCGCCCAACTCTGTGGCCAAGGCATGTGTGAATCGAGTCAGAATGGCCTGGGTATCTTCCATCTGATCCAAGGGATCTCGATCTAGGATTTCTGCAAATTTGCCGATAAGTTCTTGTACGTTTGAGTGCATCATGTTGGGCTCCTTTTTGTCAATCTATGCTATATTATAGCAAATTAGGAATATTTGGTCAAGAAAAACCCTGCTTTAAGCAGGGTTTTTGCAAGGTAGTACTTGAGTATTACTTTTTAGCTGTTTGTGCTGTGTAGGCTTTCATGATACCTTCGCCAAACTTGACATAGTCAAACTTGGTGGCTTCTTGCATGGCTTTCACAGTTTCACTGGCCACTGTGGCGGCAGCATCTGTGGTGGCCTTGACGGCTTTTTTGGTGTAGTCAGCTTGAGAGTCAATGAACTTGATCATGGCTTCTTTGGCTGCTTCGTTTGTGACAAAGGTGTTGACAAAAGTCTTTTTACCGGTTTGAACGGTGTCGATGAATGCGTCTGCTGTAAACATAGTGTTCTCCTTAATTAAGCAAGTTTACTATAGGACCCGGCCTATCCAGCGCCCTATGTATTATTGTAACATTATTTATGCTGCTCTGCAACATTTTTTAAAAAATAAATTAGTAGCCGATCACTAAATACTTGTGCAAGGAGACAAACAATGTTTGCAAAAATCAAAGAGTTATTTTTTGGAAAGCCAGCACCGATCAGTGCAGAAGCCCCGTACAAAGTCGAAGCGCCTGAGCCGTTACCCGAAGTCAAAACCGAAATCAAGAGTGATGGTGGTACATGGCCATTCCCTACCATGGCGCCAGTTGCGGAAAGCACAACCTACAAAGTGCCCGAGCCAGCGGCTACCACACCAATCCCATTGGTACCAGAAAAGTCTGTGGCTTCCACTAAACCTGCCAAAAAAGCACCTGCCAAAAAAGCACCTGCCAAAAAAGCACCTGCCAAAAAGTCCAGTGCAGCCAAAGCAGCCGCCAAGCCCCGCGCTAAAAAATCTCCCAAATAAAAAGGAGCCCGGGGCTCCTTTTTTACATCATCATTCTAACCAGGCCAACTGTGTCTATTGTGGTCAGCAATAGATAGTTAGCCAGCATGCCAAAAGATTTCCTAGTCCAACTAGCCCAAGCATACATGGCACAGCCAAGAATCCAAACAGGATAAAGAGCAAGAAGCGGAGGCGTGGGGACTGTGAGTGCCATAGTAACACTGCAACCAATGCTAGCAGCCCAAGCAAGCAACTCAATAACAAAGCGAACTCGGTTAGATCTAAAATCATCTCGTATCCAATCAAAGGTGGGTTTTAAAAGTGTGTTCATGATCTACTGGGAAAATAATCTTGTTGTTGCCCTGGTCGGTTCAGGTCCAATGTCATGCAATGAACTCCCCCGTCCCAAAAATAAGAGTGCGGAATGTCTAGCACATGCACAGCGATTCCGTGCTTCTCCAGTCTAGAAATTAGTTTGGTGTTTTGCACACTGGAGATGACATTTTTTTCATTGACCACTAGCATGTTCACATCAAATATGCTTTCTCCTGATGATCCAATCCAGGAATTGAAACTAGCTTCCACAGTTGCTATCAGCTCTTGGTCTTGTTCATGTCCGGGAATCCACCAACGTGATTTTGTTTTTTTAAAAAACTCTTTGTACTTGCTGTATTGAGCAGCCATTGCATTTGTGTTTTTGACATATATCACTTCCCAGTCTGGAAAATACGTGTCATAGTCGATTACACAGTTGGGATCATCATGTGCCACAATCAGCCCCGGACACACAATACAAAATATGCCATCGGTGTGCCCAACCGAGTCAATTATGTGATTGCGATAATTTGGAAATTCTGCATCGTACATGTTTTTTAATTGACCCATGTCCCGATCCTGGATTGATGTTCCAAAATACAAATCCTGTCCTGCCCTGGTTAGTGCGCCGCCATCAGACCGGTCCCAGTCAATTGTTTGATTTCCTTGCTGTTTGACAAATTGCAAGATATCACCGTGGGTGTCGTTGAAATGAGTGAAAAAACACATTTCTTGCGCCAGGCCAAATTGATCATATGCTTCAGTTATGTGCGATTCAGGGGCATGGGCTAAGAAATCATAAACGTTGTTGTACCTCTCCCAGGCCGGATCTGCTATGTTGTTGTAGTATTTTTTCCAGTATTGTGCGCTCCAGTCTTGATAATAAAATTTATCACCAATCATCATCATGTGATTACGCGGTTGTAGTGGTGGTACAAACACATTTTTTTCATGTGCAGGATACTGCAAATTCACGTTTGGCCTGAGTACTTGTACCCCAAGCTCGTGCAGTTTGTTTGCCAACAACTGTGAGCCATGTTCGGTCTCAATAGCCATTCTTTCAAACAAATCTCTCACACGGGGCACAGTGATCCAAGCATAGTATTCAGGAGGCAGTGTGCGGCCAACAATGCATGTTTTCAGTGGATCCCAGTCTTGATTCACACTAAGCATGTTGTTGGTATCGTTGATAAACTTGTTCGCTGGCTAGATTCTTGCCCTTGGCCTCGCACTGGATATCAAAGTCTTCAGCAAACTCCAAGGCCCAATCTGTCACAGCGTCATTCCAGTAAAAGTCGCTGTGTGCTCGTAACTTTTGCTTCTTATAACCTGCATCAAGAAGGGCAGCAAGGTCTGGGAGAACTCGTTGATCATGATTGACCAAAATATCTTCGCGACTAACTGAGTAGTGAAGAGCAGGACGAACACCACGCCAAGAGTCAATAACCCTTGCCACACGATGATCTTGAGGGGAGATGTATTCGCCGGAATTGATCCAATGATGGTGTATGTCCAGTACGAGAGCCACATGCTCAGCCACAAGTAAAGTAGTATCAAGTCCATTGCTTATTTCATCATTTTCAATAGTTATGAGGTTGCGAGCCTCGGGTGTTAATTTACCCAGTGTGCGCAAGAACTTGGCCGGGCCACCTTTGCCCGAAAGATGCACATTGATTTTAAAACCATGATCATGCCAGGTAGCGCCATAGCCCATCCAACGTGCCATGTCTGCATGATACTCAAATTCTGCAATGCTACGTTCTACAATTTCGTCACTTTCCGACGCCAGCACACAGAACTGCCCGGGATGGAACGATATGCGCACACCCAGGCGACGAGCAGTCTCGCCAACAGGTGCAAAGATCTGGGCACAGTGCTCTTGTATTTCTGTGCGTTGCCACCAGCTGATCCAGTCTTTCTCAGTGTAGCCCTGCAACATTTCTGAGCCCAATCGAACCATACGCCGTTCGGGCGGCAGTGTGCCCACACGCTCGATCATGCGAACGGCTGCGGCAGCATTGTGATTCATGATATCCCATTGGCGTTGTTCAGCTTCGCTTTTGTGCTCGCGAAGCCAGCGCATAGTGGTTGAACGCCCGTTAAGGTCCCGGTCCTTTGCATTGACCTTCATGCCGCCGCATTCGGACGGGTCATTGAGCCATTTGCAACAGAAGCCAATTCGAGTATATGTATTCATGCTGTATTGTAGCACAGATTTGCAATTATTGTCAAGCCTTGACATAAATACTTCATTATAGGACCCCAAGCATGTACGTTACTATCAACACCTACAACAACGAAATTGACACTCCAATTTTGGCCAATGACATTGAAACTACATACCTACAAATTTTTGAAAAAAGATTTGAACTTGGTCTAGTAGACGGCCAAGGTTTTACTTTCATGCAAAAGGATACCGTTGATGATAGTTGGTATTCCCGTGCGGCATGGGCTGCTAGTATAACATCTAACGAAGCAATACATGGCAAGAGTCAGATCGGTGACACGGCAAAAGAGTTTGCGGAATCAAGAGTTTATTACTCACAGCGCCGTGCATGGAATACCCAGGAATCAGCTCAAGCCTATGTGGATTTTATCAATCAATTAAACTCGCCTGCTTGGTCCGCCACGTACGAAGGATTTGACGAGTCAATTCAGAATGATGGGTCAAGTCTGCTTTAATTGCTTCTGACCAAGTCCAAGGTAACACAATGAAATCCTCCGCCCAGTGTTCTGCTGTGGCGGAGTTCCAATGGGACGGTGGTGAAATTCCATTGCTCCAGTTTACGAATCAGTTCGGCTTGATGTTTGTCCACAATCACAGTGTGCGGGTCAACCACTAACATGTTCATGGCAATCCATTTGGAAGCATAGGGATACTGATAAAAGCCCTGAGCCACAACTTCATCAACATAGATCTTGTCCCAGGTTTTGAACACCTGGGGACAGTTGTTTTCATTCACACGGGCAGCATTCAACATCACCAGCCCCTCTCGCAAGGGCACCACAGTTGAGTCAATGTGTACTCCAGCATAGAAATTGCATAACTCAATTTCAACACTGGGAAATACTTTGCACAACCAGTTGTAGGCTGCTCGATTTCCGCTGTCTGATTCCAAAAACAGCATTTTGTCACCCAAGCGACAAACATTGGCAGCATCCAGAGTCAATCCTTCGTTGCGAGGCATAAAATGGTAATGCTCAGCCTGATCCACAATGTCATGATAGCATTGCAGTTCCATGTCTCTGCAGGGATACATCATGGCAGGATCCACAACAGTGCTGCCATGAATCAGCAGTCGATCTCGTGGACAATAATTGTACATGCCATCATGAGTTTGGAAATTCATGGGAGTTGGACGTTCTACCTTGACACCCAGGCTCATCAGGGTCGTTGCCAGACCATCCAAATCTTCATTGGCTTCGTCAATGATCCACTGTGGCACTGCACCCGACGGCACCGGTGTTTCTTTCCACGAAGTTTTTTTACTTTCCTGAGCAAACACTGGGTCATGCCGGGGCCAGTTGGCCCAACTGGCATCGCCGACTACAATCTTTTTTAGAGGATCCCACTCGTTAAATGTTGAAATCATATCCATCCTGTTATTTGCAGTGTGTATCTTGGGTCAATGCCCATGTTGGCCGCCAGATGCGGTGTATCGTATGTCCACTCTACCACATCGCCTGCTTGCCACTCAGTCACAGGCACGCCATTGCCTTCAAAGTAGTGTCCGGACCGCCAGTCCTCCAAGAACACAATGGCTCTGTGAATACGATGTTGTTGTCCCTGTAGCTTGAACAAATCAATATACTTCACATATAGATCCCCATGAGTGGGGAGAATTGTACCTGTGCCCATTCTGTAGTAACTGGTACCAATGTCTTTCCACCCTTTTTCCCGGTACAGTTCAACAAACTGATGATTCCAACTGGGCTGGGGACTGCGCATGTCGCACATGTCACCAGTGAATTGATTGGCATAACCCAGTGCCAACCAAGCCTGCAGGTTGTCCACATCGTTGAATGTTTCGTTGATGTAGTTGAGACCTTTGAACTCGTCGTCCCAGAACTTGGTGATATGGTACTTAGACAGCTCGTGTGTTGCCATAGTGTATGACATTGACTGTGTTGGTTGATTCTAGTTTGCGCCATGGGTCAACAATTATGCTGCCCGGCAAAATGTCACAATATGGTTTTGTGTCTGCTTGCTCGCCGGTGTATTCGTATGTGATTTTACGATTGTGTGCCCATAATATAACACTGGGCCCAGTCAGTTCTGAAATGACTTCTGTTGCATCATCTGCCAGGGGATCTATGTATCTGACATTGAATCCCAGTTGTTTGACATAGTGCCCAACCAGGGTTGAGTATGATCCAATACAATATTCAACGTCTGGTTTGTATGCTTTGCCGTGTATCACAACAGGCAAATTATATTTCTTGGCTTGTTCAACCAAGAACTTGGCAAGGTTTTCTGCCTGTACTTCTCTAGCATGCATCACAGTGTCAAACAGATCGTAGCCAATGTTGTATTCCTGTGCCAACCAGCGCAGTGCAATATTGTCACGTGGATGGCAAGCACCCGCATCGCCCATGCCAGCTGTCATGTACTTGGGCCCCATGATGCGCATGGTGCTTCGAGCCAAGGCATTTGTGACCACGTCAACGTTGATGTTGCCAATTTTTAATGCAAAGTCCTGGATCATGTTCACAAGACCCACCTTGGCTGAAATAAATGTGTTGTAGAAGATCTTGATGGCTTCGCACTCGTCCCAGGTGCCAACTTCGTAACGAGGATCATTTTCCATCACTGTTTTGTACAGTTCGATCAGCTCACCTGCGATGCCTGTCAAACTGCCGTCCTCGGTACCAATCATGACCATTTCAGGATTGACCATGTCCCATTTTACCGACCCCATGGCAATGAGATATGGGTTGTAAACAAATTCATGTTGTGGATCCAGCAGGGGCACAAACTTGCGGCGTGTGGTACCCGGCAACACTGTGCTGATCAACACAACTTTTTTGGGCGATGTTGCATACCGGTTGATGTTGTTGATGGCATCAATCACAGCGTCATGGCCGAAGTCTCGGGGTTCCATGTGGCTTGACGGCACTGATCCATCATAGCCCTCGGTGTGCGGTGTTGGCACAGCCACAAAGATCCAGTCACTGCTGTTGACCAATTCTTCAATGCCGCATACTTTGACCAGGTCACTGGTGCGTGGGTAAATATCGTAACCCCAAACTTTGTGCTTTTCTGCCATTACTTCAGCACAATCAAGGCCAAGTTTTCCAATACCAATGAATCCAATTTTTTTCATACTATGAGTGTTCCTTTAGATAGATTATACAATTTCTTGCATGCGGTCAGCGACCAGGATATAATAATTTATCGCTGGCATGTGCCCGGCTCAAGAAAACTTGAACACTGTACACCCCTGTGCCCATTGCCCCAGGATCGTGTGAAAAAATTCAGTACCATGCACATGGTCTGTCATGACCAAGAACCCTTGTTTTTTGATCAGTGGGAACCAGCAAAATTACAACCATTGTTCCTGGGGCCTGAGCATAAATCTGGGCCTCGTGACATACCCAACACACCGTACTCGGTACTGATGAATGCGGTTTCCGGAGAGTTCTTCTTACACGATCGTGTGCTGTTGTTACACAGTGAGCAGCGCAGCCAAGATCTCGACCAATTTGAAGCCGATGGCGCAGTGGGATGCTACTGGTGGAGTCATGCTGTGATTGCAAGAGACTGGTATCGATATGCCGAACTGGATCCAAAATTGCAAGTTGAAAAACAAGCCAAAAAAGATTTCTTAATCTATAACCGTGCATGGGCAGGCACCCGAGAATACCGACTCAAATTTGCCGAGATGTTGATCAACCATGGTCTTTCCAGTCATTGCCAAATGGGGTTTGCTGCAACTGACGCCGGAGTTGATTATCGCGATCATCAATATCACAACACAGTATTTGGCATCAATCGCAGTGATCTTGAACAGCATTTTGTTGCCAATCATTCTCCACCTGAATCTTCAGCAGACTATGTGTCACAAGACTATGTGTCAACTGGCATAGAAGTTGTGCTAGAAACACTATTCGATGACTCACGTTGGCACTTGACTGAAAAAAGTCTGCGCCCCATAGCCTGCGGGCACCCGTTTATATTGGCAGCAACTCCAGGCAGCTTGGAATATCTGCGCAGTTACGGGTTCCAAACCTTTGAAGGCATAATTGACGAAAGTTATGACCAAGAATCTGATCCAGTAAAACGCCTGGAAAAAATCACCAAACTCATGCAAGACATTGCTGGATTACCCACACACGAAAAACATCTTTTGTGGGCACACATGCAAGTACGGGCAGATCATAATCGGCGTAGATTTTTCAGCCAGGAATTTCATGATCAAGTAATTGGCGAATTTTGTCAGAATCTCAATACAGCCGTGACGACCATGCAACAGTACGCCACGGCTGCACAGTGGCGCAGTTACATGCGTGAATTTGGGCCTGACATCATGTGTGCGCCCGAGGCAGACACTAGACAAGATGTGGTTGGTAAATGGCTAAGAATTTGGGCAGCACAGCAAGATAAGTAATACATGCAAGCCAAAACTTATAGATCTATCTTTGTCAGCGATGTACACCTGGGCACACGAGACTGCAAGGCCGAGCAGTTGAACAATTTTCTCAAACACAACACTTGTTTTACACTGTATCTAGTGGGTGACATAATTGATGCTTGGAAAATACAACAAAATCAACTGCGCTGGAAACAGAGCCACACCAATGTGGTACGAAGAGTGCTGGGTCATGCCAAGCGAGGAACTCGAGTGGTCTACGTGGCCGGCAATCATGATGAATTTTTGCGTCCCATGATTCCATATGCTGCCAGCTTTGGCAGCATAGAGATATGCAATCAAACCGAACACATAGGTGCTGATGGCAAGCACTACTTGGTCACACACGGTGACATGTTTGATGGTATCACCAGACTGGCGCCATGGCTGGCATTTCTAGGTGACAAAGCATATGATTTTATTCTTTCCATGAACAGCAGATTCAATTGGATAAGACATCGACTGGGATTTGGCTACTGGAGCCTGAGCAAGTTTCTCAAATACCGTGTGAAAAAAGCAGTTGATTTTGTATTCAAGTTTGAAGAAAATCTAGCAGGCTATTGTAAAAAACGTGGGTTTGACGGAGTGATCTGTGGACACATACATCATGCAGAAATAAAAGAGATCAACGGTGTCATGTACATGAATGACGGCGACTGGGTAGAGTCAATGACTGCCTTGGTCGAACATCATGACGGGCAGTGGGAAATCGTTACCTGGACCACAGCACATGATAACAAAACCTAGGATAGCAATATTTTTAAATCATCCTGAATGTTCGGCGCACTGTTGTGTTGGCATGTATGAAGCCTTGCATCCACACTATCAAGTTAGATTCTTCAACCGAGATCAAATCAATTCTAGATTGTTTAAAAATCTAGACATCATTGCATTTCCCGGGGGCATTGGTGACAGTGACACCTTTGACAAATTGGTAAAACCACGAGCCGGCTACATCAAGGACTACATCAACAATGGCGGACGTTATCTGGGAATATGCATGGGTGCATACTGGGCCGGGCATCACTACTTGAACCTGCTACATGATGCAACCGCAGAACAATATATAAAAAGACCCAATGCTGATGTGCGCCGCAGTTTTGGAACAGTTTCCAAGATAACCTGGAAAGAGCAACAAGAACACATGTACTTTTATGATGGATGCAGTTTGATTGGCGACGAAAGTCAATTTGACATCATTGCCAGGTATCCAAATCATGACCCCATGGCCATTGTTCAGAATCGCATAGGTGTGGTTGGCTGTCATCCCGAGTCCTTGCCCAGCTGGTATGACAAGCCACACCTAAAGCCAAATTGGCATAACTATCGACATCATGAATTGTTGTTGAACTTTACTAATGAACTGCTAGCAAGATGAAAACTGTTTTAATCATAACAGATAACTTACCGGATCAAATAAATGGCGTTGTCACAACATACAAGAATATCGAGGCGTGTGCGGTTCTGGACGGTTATCGCGTTGTTTACCTTACTCCCGGGGACTTCGGCTACATTGATTGCCCTATGTACCACGAAGTCAAGATTGCCTATCCCCGGAACCTGGGCAAGAAGATTGCGGAGATCAGTGCGGATTATATCCATGTCGCCACAGAGGGTCCTTTGGGTTTGTGGGCTAGAAAGTATCTTTCAAAACATCGTATTAGGCACAATACTGCTTATCATACTAAGTTTCCTGAAGGACTCAAAACTCTTTTAGGCATCCCTGAACACATCACATGGCGCTATGTGCGTTGGTTTCACAAGCATTCGGGCAAGGTGCTGACCACGACAGATACCATGGTACAAGATCTCAGATCTCATGGGTTTGATGGTGAAGTTATTCCCTGGACTCGCGGTGTTGACCGCAAGGTATTCAATGCTCGTCAACGGCACGAATACAGCGACATGACCACCTTGGTATGTGTGAGCCGAGTGAGCAAAGAAAAAAATCTTGAAGACTTTTTTGAGCTAGAATATCCCAACTGTCGCAAGATCATGGTGGGCGACGGACCCATGTTGGAAACTTATAAAAAACAATATCCCGATGTTGAGTTTGTGGGATTCAAGACTGGAATAGATTTGGCCATATACTATGCCAATGCTGATGTATTTGTTTTTCCCAGTCGCTGGGAAACATTTGGATTGGTCATGATCGAAGCCATGGCCTGCGGCACTCCAGTGGCTGCATATCCAGTGACTGGTCCCTTGGATGTGGTTGAGCCCGGAGTCACTGGGTTCATGGATCAGCACCTGGCATCAGCAGTGCATCGATGCATGGGGCTTGATCGATCCAGGGTATTGCAAGGCAGCCAACGCTGGTCATGGGATCGTGCCTGGGAGATTTTTAGAGATAACCTAGTCAGCCCTTGACAATCACGCCAGTCCAGTCCGGTTCAGGTTCATGCTCTTTGAACTGTTGCACACGTTGCAACATGCTGGAATAAAATGTATCCAGCTCACCATTCCAGCGTCCCATTAATCCTTCAATGGCATGTTCGCAATAGGTCCAATGGCGTTGTTTGAAATACTGTATGAGATCTTGGTGTATTTTCTGGTATGCTTCCAAGGTATCAAATTCGTTCAATGGAACTTTTTCAACCACACAGTATGCAGTCTTGGGCTGATCATCCCCGGGCACAACAAATGTGTCCAGTTCCAACACAGTAAAACTGTCGGGTAGTTCTTTTAAAGAGTCTCCAAAAATAATGTGCATACAATTTCCTTTTAAATATGTATCATGCAACTAGCGTTTGATTTAATTTCTGACTTACACATTGACACATGGCCCACAGAGTTTTCCTGGTCTGAGCAGGCCACCAGTCCTATCTGTGTGGTGGCTGGTGATGTTTGTACTGATCGTGCCCAACTGGTAACGGTACTCAAGCATCTGGGACAGTGTTATCAAGCAGTGTTCTATATTGATGGCAACAGCGAGCATCGTGATTATCTTGACAACCTAGGTGCCAGTTATAATGACCTTGCCCGGCAAATTCGACGTATCCCAAATGTGGTTTACCTGCAGGACAATGTGATTGTGATTGATGGCGTTGCAATTTTAGGCACCAATGGTTGGTGGGGATTTGACTTTGACTTGTCCATAGACCCTGAGCAATCTGAACTCTGGTACCGAGAGCGTCACCAGTTGAACCCTGCTGATACTCTTGCCATACGAAAAATGAGCAATACCGATGCCACGTACATGATCAACAGTGTCAGCAGATTGCAAACACACGCCGATGTCAAACACATTGTCATGGTCACTCACACTGTGCCTGATCCTGCATTGATAGCACACGACATTGATCTTGACGGTAGCATGAGATTCAATGTCATGGGCAATCGGTTCATGATGCAGGCGCTGGCCGCTGACACTGAGAAAAAAATACACACCTGGTGCTTTGGACACTATCATGGATCAGTGGATCAGACCCGGGCCAATGTTAGATTTGTCAACAACTGTCGGGGTCGAGGTGACACAGACTATTCTCAATATGTGTACCACCCTCGACGCATTGTGATCAACTATTAATTTTCTTCAGGTTCTAGTTTGATTTGCAAAGGATAACTTTGCGAGCGAGCACTTATTGTAACTTCAATACCTTTTTGTTCAGCCAGTTCGTATGGTAACACCGCTACCACAGCCGAACCAGCTTCATGGATATCCACAGTGATACGTTCAGCAGTTTCTGCGTTGTAGTTGAAATATTCAATCAGACTTTCAATCACAAATTCCATAGTGGTTTGATTGTCATTGATATACACCACACGATACATTGGAGGCTCCTTGATATCCGTGGCAGGTTTAATTTTAATAACTGAGTCAGTTTGTGGCATTTTTTGTCCTTGTTGCAGTGGCAGCACTGTGCTGCCACTGTATTTACACAATTATATTAGGCTGTGTATGTGATAGCAATGGCCTTTGGCTTGGCTTCCTCAGGAACTTCACGTTTTAAGTGAACACTCAAGATACCAAGTTCAAGATGTGCATTGGTGATTTCCACATGATCTGCCAACTGAAATTCTCTACGGAAATCTCTGTTGCTGATGCCTTTGTGCAAGTAGTTTGGCACAATCTTTTCGCTGTCAGGCTGATATTCTTTGCCTTCAATGATCAAGAACTTTTTGTCCTTGGTAACTGAAAGATTGTCAAGTCCAAATCCGGCCACCGCAAGACTTATCATGTACTCATCTTCATTGATTTGTACAATGTTGTAGGGTGGATAGTTTGTTGAGCTTTGCTGAGCACTCACACGCATGAGTTCATCAAACATGTTATCAAAACCGATACCAAATTTGGTGAGTGTGGGAATGTCGAAAGATCGAAGGGTGAGAGTTTTTGTCATTTGTTTTCTCCTTTATTAAGCAAGATGACTTTGATGTAGCCCCACCATGGGCACTACATGTTTATTTATTATACACGAAAAAAAAAACTATATTTTGTTATTTAGGTCAAACTAAATGTTTGTTATTAGAACAATTTTTTAGGAAGCTCTTGCTCGCGTAGTTTTCGCTGCCAGCGTTTTTTTGCAGCAGCGGCCTTGAGTTTGCGTTCAGTAGTGGGCTTGACGTAGCATTCACGGCTGCGCAAATCATCCAGCAGTCCCGATGTTTGAATTTTTTTCTTGAACTTGCGCAGGGCCTTGTCTACGTTGCCATCTTGCACCAGTACTGATCTACCGTGTAATTTAGTCATTTGTTGTGTTGAGTGCGCAGGGATTGTTGATCAAGTCAGTACCAATATTGACTTGTTCAATCCCTTGCTCACGATATTTAACCAAATTGAACATATGAGGCAACAGCACTCGCTCAAGTTCGCTGTGCAGACCACGAGCTCCTGTACGGCTGGTCATGGTTCGTTTTGCAATGACCTCTAGTGCAGGGACATCAAAATTTAATTCAACTTTGTCTTGGGCAAACAACCAACGATATTGTGAAACATAGTTGTGTTTTACATCAGTGAGAATCTTTATAAGATCGTCCTGTGTGAGTTCTTGCAGGGCCACCCAACTGGGAAAACGTCCCACAAACTCAGGAATCATGCCAAACTTGATCAAATCTTCAGGTGTGGTCTGTGTCAAAGTTGCTTGTTCTGTGTGCTTGGTTAGATCAGCCGCAAACCCAATTGAAGTGCCCTTGACTCGATTCTTGACCACAGTGTCCAAGCCTACAAATGCGCCGCCGGCAATGAACAAGATGTTTGTGGTGTCAATTTCAACCATGTCGCCCGATGGGTGTTTGCGATTACCAGTGGGAGTTACTCTGCACTTGGTGCCTTCCACCAGCTTGAGCAGGGCCTGTTGCACACCTTCCCCTGACACATCTCGAGTGATACTGGCACTCTCGCTGCGCCGACTGATCTTGTCAATTTCGTCAATGAACACAATACCGCGTTGTGTTTTTTCTACGTCGCCGCCGGCAGCGGCAAACAGTCGACTGATCAAACTTTCAACGTCGTCGCCCACGTACCCTGCTTCTGTGAGGCTGGTGGCATCGGCGATCACAAACGGAACGTCAAGGTAACGAGCCACACTGCGAGCCAGCAGTGTTTTGCCTGACCCAGTGGGGCCCAGCATGAGAATATTGCATTTTTCAATCTCAGTGTCAGATTTCAAATTGTTAATGCGTTTGTAGTGGTTGACAATGGCCACTGCCAATACCTGCTTGGCCTGGTCTTGACCGATAACATATTGGTCAAGATGTGCTTTAATACGAATTGGATCCAGCGTGGGTTCAGAACTGGTCGCTGGCAATACATCATCAGTCAGCAATGAACCGCAGAGGTCTACACACTCGTTGCAAATTGCAACAGTGTCGCCAACAATGAGTTTGGTCACTGCATCTTTGTGTTTGCCACAAAAACTACAGGTATCAGGTATGTCTTTTTTCATTCGGTATGATGATTGTTAGATTTAGATTCCAGGCGTTGCGCAATTTGTTCTTGCTCACTCTCACTCAGGAAATCAGGATCGTATTGCCCTTCAGCCAGCAATGAGATCAAGTGATCAATGTATGCAGTATCGTAAGTATAACTGTCAGCTATGGTTTTGTCAACTTCAATCCACTCATCACCATTGTGTTTGAACACACGATTAGGGATTGAATCAGTTCTAATATAAGTATCACCGCGAACAGCGTCCTGTGGAAACTCTGCGCCAAACCCAGTCTTGGAAGTGGGCTCAATTAATTTCATCCAAGGCAACTCATCTATTTCTCCCAGTCTGTGTCGGAATCTTTGTCCCTTGAGTGTGAGATGTGGGTTGAGCTCTTTCCATTTTTTAATGGCAGCTTTTTCTGTTGGGGTTGTATCGTGATGATCGTCGGGCTCTTCTTCAGCATCTTGAGTTGGTTGCTGAGGCTGGTGGACCATGGGAGTTAAATTTTCAAAATGCACAAATGGTTTGTTTAGATATGGGTGTTGTTCCAGTATAGATTTTTCTTCAACTGCCACTTCTGGAACCACCGGCGTTGGGGTAACAGTACAATCTTCTTCAGTGGGCGATTTTTCGACGTCTGGTTCCTGGCGTTTTTTATTTTCTCGTGCCCACTTCATGCTTTCAGTTGAAGCCAACACCATCATGATGGCCAGGGGATCAAACACTATCACCAGCAAAATAATAACCCAACGCACTGCTCGTTCCAGCAAGTTGGCATCAGGGTCGTCGCCGTAAATCAAGGCCGCAATGTATTTTATTGGACCTACTTCGGCTTCCACCTTACGTATTTCCGCTCGTATGGGTGCGGCTTCTTCATTGAGAGCACCAATGAGTTTTTGGTTGGCTTCAATGCTCTTGGCTAAAGCAGTCCTGTCACGGGCCTGGGCTCGACGAATAGCATTAGATTTAGTGGCACCTTCTTCTGTTGTGCTCCTGGCCATGACTTGATCAACAGCCTCATCCATTTGGCGAAGTTGCCGGCGATCAGCTTCGATATTCTCTCGTGCTGTTTTGATCTTTTCATCATAAACTGCAATTTTGCTCTGCACATCACCGCTTATTATGTCCTGGTCCAAGTGGGCCTTGCTCAAGAAACCAAAAATACCCATGGAGGTAATCACCATGAGCATAGCCACTGCTGGCACAAGATACAGTTTCATAGCCAGGCGGCACTGGTTCCAGTACTCATGCAGCCACACAGTTACCACTACCTTGGCAACCTCTAACATACCGCCCATGACAATGATGGGAATGACTGCTGATGCAAAAATTGCAGTCAAACCAATAATGCTGTACCAGGCAGCAATGGCGCTGAGACTCAGCGCCACCAGTAAGGTTATTATACTAAGGAGCATGCATTTATTTATTGTTAGTTTCGGTCAGCATCACTGCATACTTTAGACTGCACCAGGTGCCAAACGTGGGATCTGGCACTTCAAACCACACTCGAATTGTTTCTTTTTTCCAGTTGTTGTCTAGTCTACGTTTCACATGCGGTTGTCCGCGCCAGCCAGTTTTACCAAACATGGCATTGGCTTCGCGAATGATGTTGTACCAGGATTTTACTCCTGCCCTACCCACCGCAATATTGAACCAAATACGGTGCATGACCGGGGGCGTTAATTTAAGAGGGCTGAGAGGCTCAGACATACTCAACGTAGAGGTTTGAACTTCAACAGACATAGAGTCCTTTCACTGTTTGTGTCCTTAATGAGCATACACCGGACCAGTGCCCGGTTTTGGCCGAAACCAAGGACAGTGCCTCATCCTATGTGATTTACATCTACATGCCACGGAACCAGCGGGCCCGGGTTGTCGACTCACCCCGCCAGGTCCATTAGATAACACGATTTCCCCGATCATGCCATGTAATTATACACACAGATCAGTGAAGTGTCAATTGATTTGGAAACTTATTAAGTTTTAGAGTTCTTGCGTGTCATTTCACACACCAGCAAGAATTTGTTGTAGGCTTCTTGCACAGCTGGGTGAGTCATGAGTTTGGCAGCTTCTTTTTGAAGCGCCGTTACACCTGCTTCCACAACGTCATGAGTGCTTGCACCGTTCAAAGTGCAAAGTTCATCGCCAAACTCTTTGGCCAGTTGGTGCCATGCACGTTGTTGACCCAGTGTGAGCGGAGTTCTCTGTGGGCGCAGTTCGCTGGCCTTGCGCATGGCTTCACACATGGCATCTTCGGCCACACGTCCAGCCGCAATCATGGCAGCATAATTGGGATCAATATGGTAACGACGACTCTGTCCGCCGGGGTAGCACATCACAAGATGTGTACCTTGAGAGAAACTGTCCAAGTACTCACTGTCGTACTCACTCACAGGCACATACCTGCGGCCACGTTTTTCATAATAGATCTTTTTCATCGATATTCTTTATCCAATTTAACATTGGTCAACCCTGCTAGAGTTTGAAATTGATCCCAGGCCGCTTTCACAGCGGGTCGAGTTTCAAGTTCAGAATCCGGCAACACCGTTTCCAACCAGATTTCGCGTCGACGGCTTGGATGCGCACCAAACTTGCGAGGCTGATGTAGCTTGCCAGTTTCCCACAGCTCAATGCTGACACTACGAAATCGATCTTCGTCTTCAAAACCGTAGCTTTCCCATTCAGGATTACTACCGCTGAAAAATCCACGCATGCTCTGCATGCCAGAGCCGCCGCCGTAACCTTGCCAAATTCCTTGCCACTGCTCGTCATCACGTGGGTCAAAATCTGTACGAGTAATCAACACCAACACATCAGAGATGTCTACCTTGCCGTCCACAATATCGCGCACACACCGACTGTAACTGAGACCAATTTTCATTTTTTATCCGCCAAAGTACTTGATCACAGCGTCCAGATGGTGAACCATGATTTCGTTATCAACTACATCTTCAGGGTGTAGCCAGTATCCGTCGGGATTGGCTTCTGTGCGAGGATTTTTCTTCCACATCCGAAGTTCTTCTTTAAGATAGTTTCGTTGTTCTTTCAGTGTGAGCACAGTGATTCGATCCGCGGCTTCACCGTCTAGTGTGATGGGGCCAACACGTTTGCTCATACTTTTTCTCCTGCGTCAAAATCACGGAATCTCAAGAACCTGGGGAATCGGAGACTGTACGATCCGTCTTGGTTTTGAGTAACTGCGTCCGCTTGGACTTCAACCAAGTGACCAAGTAAGTCATCCCTATTGGCCCAATACTCATCACGAAGAGCATCACTAAAGCCAGTACCAACATTAACACGAATTCTACGGTCATTGTCTTCTCCTTCACAAATTATAGCACCAAGACGATTTAAATTCCTACCGGTGCCAGGTTCAAATCCCACAATGGTCAAATCAACACTAATAGTGGGTTTCCATTTCATCCACGAATCACTGCGTTTGCAGATGTAGGGTGCATCCATGCTTTTAATCATGATGCCTTCAAAACCTTCGGCCACTGCATCTTCGGCAAAACGTTGCATGATATCATGTCCCTGGGCAGTGTCCAGGTCCACGTCCAGGCCCGTCATGGCACGTAGACAATCAGTTTCCAACAACCGATCTCGAGCAGATTCAATCCACTCAACACGCTTGTATTGTTGCATGTTGCAGTGACCTTCTTTGAAAGCATCCAAGGGCAATACATCAAAAATATGATATACCATGTTGTCGGTCTTGGCATCCGATTTGCGATGTGCCTGCTTCATGAGTTTCTGGAAGCTCTCGCCCACAATCTCACCGTCCAGTACAAAATGACCACCGGTGCCACGGCCGTATTGAAAGGCCCGGCGGTTGTCTAAAATGGCCTGTGCAATCTGCGGAAAGTTTTCAAACTCTTTACCATTGCGACTGTACAGTGTGCAAGTATTACCAGAAACCACGGCCAGCACACGCACACCATCCAGCTTGACTTCCAGCCGCTTGATACCCCGGAGTTTTTTGGGTTGATCAGCAGAGTCCTGGGCCAGCTGGCAAGTAAACACCGGAATCTTCCAGGTGGTGTTGCCCAGTACTTTGTTCAAGGTCTTTTCTGAGATGCCACAGCGCAGGTCCTTGATCAGCACACGACGAGCCAACATGTTCCACTCTTCGGAGTCAAACTGCTGGCTCATTTGCTCAATGGCTTCTCTAGCACGATTGCCTGTGATTGATCTGGTGCGCAGGCCTTCTAACATGGCCCAGAACTGCGTCCAAGGATTGTCACGGCCAGTCAGGTTCTCAGTCTCTGGCACTTGCCTGATGCCAAACACATAGAATGGATTGTAGGCTTGATAACAGTTGAACAAGAAACACTGTGCATCGGCACTGCCCAACTTTGCGGCCATGAGTGCTTTTTCAATCACTTTCTCTTTGTGAATGCGACTGTCTGAACTTTCGAGATCGCGTATCCATCCTGCGGCCATTATGGCATCAAACCTTGAGTGGCTGTAATCAGTTTCATTCATATACTTAATGCCTTACCACGATGAGTTATAGAATACTTTCAAGCCCAGGAACATTTCTGCACGAGCTTCTTGAATGAACTTCAAGTCATTTTTGTAGTAGTGCTGGTCAGAATTGTCGCCAAAGAAGAATCCCGACGTTGCTGGCAGTTGACGTTTTTTTACTGCGTACTCTAGCGCATCCAAGTCCTCGGCGGTGAGCTCGAATTCAATGCCGTTGAAGTTGTTCACATCACGTAGTTCATTGCCTTCACGAGCCAACCATAATCGGGCCATCCAGCCGTGCAGGTTGGGATGTTTACGCCAGTAGGCAATCTCACGTGGCCGGTTCACGTTGGGATTACGATGCTCTTTGAGATTCTCGTCCCACTCTGCACCTTCATAAAATTCATCTTGTTGGCCTGCCTTGGCGGCCACGTATGCGTACATGTCAAGTCCCATGTTCTTACCTTTTAGAAATGTAAAGGATTGCGTTTACGAAGGTGTGCCAGTGCGGCCTCTTTGCTGTCAAATCGACCCGAGATGGGTGTTTGATGTGCGCCACGCACAATGTACCAACCACCCAACACGGCATTGTATACCACTTTCATTATACTGCCTCCAACATGTTAGCAGGCACACGCCACAACATGCCACCGTCTTTGACTGTGACATACTTGATGGCCACTTTGGTCACAGTACCAGTCACAGCCAGGCCACGTTTGATGCTGTAAAACTTCACAGCATCGCCTGCTTTGAAAGTTCGAATTTTGGTTTTGCGAAGTTGCTCGCGAGCATACTGTACCGCATTGGTGATACTGGTGAGTTCATCGTTGGTAAAGTTACCAAACATGATTGCAGAGTTAATGTCTTTGATGTTCATCACAGGCTCCTTTTTGTTACACTATGCCTATATTATAGCAAATTGTGAATAATTGGTCAACCGTTTTTATACAGGTTGGCCTGCTACCAGTTTACGGATACGGTGGCCCATATCCTCTGGCGTGTCGCCTTTGCCTGTTAACATGTAGGCACCGTACTCGACCATGTCGGCACTTTTGAACTCTAGGTCGATGCCCAGGTTCTTGAACACAAGGTTCACTTGCTTTAGTGTTTCTTCCACAGTGCGATGAACAATTTCTTCATGGCCGGGGTCAACTTCGTCATCGTCGTAGCCGACTGTATCTGTCAGCACGTTACGAAAAGCCATTTGGTCGTCCATGATACAGAACTTGCCAAAGGCCTTGTTCAGGGTTTCGTCGCCAAAGTCCTCAATGTACTCACCAATTTCGTTAGTGTCAATGTCGTTAAGGTTTTCTTGTTTTGTGTATGTACGCATTTCTGGGCTCCTTTTTGTTAAACTATGCTATATTATAGCAAATTGGCAATTATTGGTCAACCAGCATTTTGTACTACTAAAGTAGTACAGCATTCAGCAGTTGATCTGTGGGCACACCATGCACTTGGTATCCTTCCATGACAGTGTCATAGTAGTGCTGGCTGGGCAAGGCCGGATCATTGCCGGGTTGCATGCGATACACCCAGGCCAGCATTTGTCGGTCTTGTAGACAAATTGTGGCCTGCACACGATCGTAGTACCATGGATAGCCTTCCAGTCTGTCCAGGGCCTGCAGATGATACTGATCAATTCGCCAGGCCACGCCCTCAACATGGCTGTGCTCACAAGGTACCACGTCGGCATGATGTGCAAACCTAAACGAGTGCCCCAGTAACTGTGCTGGTCCCAGACTCAATGCACCACGGCAACGGTGATGCATTTCCTCTCTATTGGTGTTCATTCCATATGCAAAATATATCATACAAGTATTATAAGATAAAATGAATATTTGGTCAACCATGAGAAACCCTGCACAGGGCAGGGTTTTGTTGTGAAATTACAACAGTATTAGAACTTGTGTTTAGAAACTACGTGTGTAAAATAATCCAACAATGTTTTGATCGCTGTCGCCACGCTGTCTGTCAAATCTCATGCCAACTGCATCCTGCTTTGTTAGTGCATAGCTTGCACTTACGCGAGCGGTGTGTGTTTGATCGTTATTTGTTTCTGGATCAAAGGATGAACGATAGCGATATCCAACTCGGGTATTGAATGGGCCAATTGGCATGGTTATGCCAGGTTCAACTACCCAGTAACTGGTGTTGCCTTTGGTACTGAATCTTTCACCAACTGCGCCACGAACATATCCTTTTACACTGCCAAAGAGTGGAGCACTATAGGCCAGGCCGCTTTCGACGCGGGTGGTTATTGTCATAGCAGCGGTGTCGGCTTGTGTTTGACCGATGACAACATCGCCAGCAAGACTTTTGCTAAAGTCATGTTTGTAAGCCATTCGGTACACAGTAGCGTCAGACGAGTTAATGCCTTGAACGTTTCGTGTCTCTAAAGAAATACTGTCAGCCGCAGCCACAGTGGAAATGGCCAAGGCCAAGATTGCAAAGATTTTCTTCATGTAATTCTCCTTTGATAATGAAGTGTGTCTAGTATACAAGATTTGTACACAAGAGTCAAGCTGAGTTGATATTATATCAACATCAACATTGAACCAGGTTTACCGCACTGGGCGGTGTTATTTCGGCATCTGACGGAATTGCCAGAGCCGCAGTGCCAATGCCGGCAGCATCAAGCCGAACTTGATTCTGTGCCTGGCGTAATGACCCTACCAGAGCTTGTCCAGCCAAGATTGTGGTATCAGCAATTTCAGACAAGAACTGGTTTGGGCCACCGGCAACAGTCTGTGGACCGTATGTAGCTAGGTTTTGCACCAGGGCCAACACACTGGTTTTTTCACCAGATTGTAGATTGAAGTAATCAATTGAGGCCTGTGTTTGATATGCTTTTTCAGAACTCAATCTAGCAGCCATGTCATTAAAACAGGTGTTAAGGCTTGCCACTTGTGTGGGATAGCTTGAGACTACTGTGGCAATTTGACCAGTAGCAGTGGCAATAAGTGATTGCATGGCAGCATCGGATGCCGCGGTCTGCATGCTGTTGTAGGTGGCAGTGAGTGCAGTCAATGCTCCAGCTGTGATAAGACTTTGCATCACCGCAGTGGCACTGACCAAACACTCGGTATGCGTAAGTCCCAGTGCAGTGCCCAGCACATCGTTGTTGTTGATGGTGCCGTTGGCACCTGATCCAGTGGCCACCGAGTTGGCAAAATAACTGGTAACTGATGCATCCACCGGTGTGGTTTGTGCTTCAATCAAGGGCAGGTCACACATGGTGTTCAAGCCTCCCAGGGTAGCAGGTGCCCAGTAACTGGTGTTGGTAATGTCCGTGCCTGGCGGAACATCTTGTTGAGCACGATAGTTAGTGGGTGTTGTTCCAGACACAGCAACCACACTGTTGGCTAGATACTCGTTGACTGAGTTCCAGGTCTGCGGTGTGTTTCCCAGTATGGTCTCGGCCAGTTCGGGCAACGTGGTGTTGTTGATGTTGCCAATTTGTTGCAGGCTGACCTGTATTGCTTTGTTGGCAGTGGCTGTGGATTGTGGGATTATTTTACCAAGTGCATCACAGGCATTGTTGACCGGCAAGTTGACTTCCACTGCCGGGGCCACTGCCGATGATACTGATTCAGGACCATTGTAGATTGGTATGGGCCCGTTGATGGTGGGTGTTTGCAAGGACTGGTAACTCAAGGGAAATACCTTGACTGGATCCAGCAGATCTGCCATGCTGGCAATATTGGGAGTGGTCACATCAAGAATATCCAGCACTTGTGACAAAGCAGTGTCTTTGACACTGACCATGGCGTTGTAGGCCAGACGCTGAAGTTGATCAAACTCGTTTTGCGTTAGTCCATTGGGATTGAGCAGGCCATAACGGTTGTCATTGACTAGGTCTGCAATGTTGCTGTCAGTTAGTCCAGTTGCCAGCAATGCAGGTTTGACCAGGGGCAAGGTGTCTCCACGTATTTTTCCCTGTTGTGAAATTTGTTGCAACAGTCCAGCCGGAGTTCCATACAATTCAAGATTGCTTAGATCCACTAGATTGCCCTGACGTGCTAGATCAATGCCAAAGTTTTCAAGATCAGGATTCACACTGTAAATGTTGTTGGTCACAAGATCATTCATGTTGGTAAAGAATGGTCCAAGATAGCTGTTGGCATTCACTGCTGACTCAATGAAACTGTTGGTGGTTCCAAGATAGCCTTGCACTGCCATGAAGCCCTGTGCAAATTTTCCTATATCACCGTCACCAAGGTAGGCATTGCCAGTTTGTTCAATCAGGCCAGTGAAGCCGGCTGGATCAACCACAGGTGTCAGTGTGGTGTAGGCAGCAGGGATACTGTCGCCCAGGGCAGGGCAGTTGGTGGCGCCCAGACTCTGCAATGACAGCAGGGTGGCAGCAGTGGCGTCGGTGGCATAGGTCTTGGCTGCAAAATTGTCAATTGCGGTGCGCAGGTATTGAATAGGTGTTAGACTGTTGAAAGCCAACAATGCCGCTGTCAAGTCAGCAGGAAGTCCGCCAATGCCGGTGTTGTTGAGAAGTCCAGCGGCTGCTGTGAGTTGAAGTGGTGATGTAACTGATGTTGTCATGTTAGCCTACGTTTACTGTGCCACTGCCAGATGATCTGGCATGACCACATGTGTCTGAATTGCCGTCCACATTGATGGCAATACCTCCGGCCTTGACTGACCCAACACCACCAGAGGTCACTGCACTGCAATGCACTGGTGGACACCCACGACGTCCACAGCAGGGATGCGGTGTCACTGAAGTACCGTCCACAACGACTGGGCGATTGTTGACTCTAACCGAGCCAACTCCGCCGCTGGCCACGCCGCCAGCACCGTTGGGATCACCTTGTCGTTGTGCCGCTGGCATGTTAACCCAGTATCAACTTTTTCTCAGGCACCTTGATGCCGGTCACAGCTTCAATGTATTTCATGCGAACTGAATCATCAGTACGAGCATACAGAGCAACACTGTTGCTGTTCAGTGTGATGGTTTCCTGCGGGTCAGAAGTAAACATCGTGGGCACCAGACCCAGCCCCTGCGGCCCCGGAGCCACGCTGACCGGATCTTCCAGGGTGGCTGTGCTGCCAACGCACGATGTCACCTTGGCCACTAATTCTTCACCAGAGTTTAATTTAAAGGTATAAACTTTACCTGTTTCAAGTACAAGTTGCATCATGTTAATTTCACTTTCAGTTCGTTAAATCCGCCCACTAACTCTTCGTCAATAAAGATCTGTGGCACTGTTCTAGCTGTGGGCACAGCTTCCAACAGTTGTTCTCGAGTCCAGTCACGACTCATGTTGCGTTCTTCAAATTCAATACCTTTTTGTTTGAGCAGGGCCTTGGCCTGGTCGCAGTAAGGACATTGATCTTTTGACCATACAATTGCTTTCATTTAGTTTCCTCGGTTGTTAATTATTGAAACGGTACTCTTGGGATAGTAATAATACTTGGAAGTGTGTGACTCTTATGGTCGTGTGGCTTGTGCGGCTTGTGCGGTGCGCCGTGAGGTTTGTTGTGTGCTCTCAAATCAGCTGACCCCAGGGCTTGGTCATAGTTGACTGCGCCTCTAAAACACCCAACAGCGTATGGAAATTCACGGTTCAAGTGATAGTGATAGATATTCTGCATCTTGCCGTCCCACATCACTGGATGAGTGTGTCCATGACATTCGTCCAGTTGGGCATTAGTGACCATTTTGCCATCATCGCCTCTGGGACCATAGATGCCAAAGCCGTCTAGGGCATAACCAAATAAAGGTGAATGACCTTCTGTGCCTTGATTGGGGAAACACTTCCATGAATAACCATGCAAGTGATATTGTTGAGCATAAGGATGACCCCAGCATTGGTCAACTGGCAACACTGAAGCTGGTGGGTACCATGCTGTGTTGCTGGCGTTTGCAATCTCAGCATGCCACACTGTGCCTGTGAGTGTGACACCAATTGGCAATGCGGCAATGGGATTTGGTTTGGCACTGACCTTGGGATATTTAGGTAGTTGAATATTTAAAACATAGGGACTAACGCCAATGGCTGCGGCACTGGAATAGTCTGAACCAGGAATGCCTGTTCTAAAATCGTGTCCACCGGGTGCCACACTGTAATATTTGTAAGCAGGGGTGCCGGGCTGTACTGGAAAGTCGCCCATTGGGGTATTTGGCAATCCATTGCCCACAAAATAACGATAGTTGGCATCTTCGGTAATGGCAAACACACTGCCTTCCTTGGCATAGTCCGTGGCATATTTGGTACCACTCACATATGGCATCTTTGCGATGACCACAGTGTTGTTTGTAGTATCCATCCAAGGCTGTGTGCTTAGTTTAAATCTTGTGTTGGCCGGAACTGCCGCAAGAAAATCTGCAGCCATGAACAGTCCATTGCGTTGGGCCTGGTAAGGACTTATGGTTCCGGCGCTTAACAATGTTGTCGGTGCATCTTGGGCCGCAACCACATGGCTACATAGAGCCAATGCAAATGCTAATAAGATTTTTTTCATTTAGTTTCCTTTTGTTGGTATGTGGTATGTTTTGGCAAAGATGTCTGTTTTAACAACACCGTAATCACCTGGGCCATGACGAACAATATAGTCATTGCCTTTGGTGTATTCTAAGTTGCCCCAGCTGGCTTTTACCACACCGTCATGGTCAGCCAGTCGAGCTGTTTTCATGATCTTCTTGGGAGTAGCTGTGCCATCACCGTTGTCGTCGTAGTACGCAGAGAACTTGATGGGACTCACAGGATACCGCTCGCCCTTGGGGCCTGTGATGATCTTGTGACCCACAGTGTAGTTCACAGGACCTTCTAGGGTGTCTACTGTGCCGTTGTCTGTGGCAGTTTCATAGCTAATGGGCGTTGGATGCTTGTAGGTTGTAAATCCACCTTGCTTGAACCAGTTGTCGTCAATCATAAATTAGGCAATTCCTCGTAGTCAATGGCATCTCCCATGACACCAATAACATAGTTAGTTGATTCGTTTTCCTGGAGCGCAGTTTGTTTCTTGCTGGTGTCCACATGCTTGTTGAACCACGGTATGGGTGTGCTTCTGGGTGCTGGTTCTAAATACTTGATACCAATTTCCTTGAGAGCATTGGCTGCTGTATAATCCACAAAGTCACGCAAGATGTTGGCATTGAGACCAATCACTGGACCATACTTGAACAAGTGGTTGGCCCAGTCTTTTTCTTCACGAATTACATCCAAGTATAACTGATACACTTCTCGCTCACACTCGGCTTTGGCTGCGGCAAAGCGTGGATCTTCTTTTACAACTTGATTGATCAACCACCCTGTCCAGTCCCGGTGCAGGATTTCGTCTTGTAAAATCAACTGAATGATGTTGCCATTGCCAATAAAGATACGGTTCTCTACCATGGCCAAGCTGGTGGCAAACGATACCATGAAACGGAATGCTTCCAATGCATAGCTGGCATTGAGTGCCAACCAAATTGCTCGGATGTGTTCACTCTCTGTGATTAGTTCGCCTGCTTCTTTACGACAGTTGATCACATGCAATGCATCGTAGTAGTTGCCCACACTGCTTGCCATGTCCACAATCTCTTGTGTGTCGTGAATGGTGTTGAACACATCCTTGGGCACGTTGTAGATGTTACGGATAATATGACTGTAGCTGCGACTATGAATATTGGTTTCAAAGAAGCTCCAGTTGAACATCAAGGCTTCCAGTTCAGGAATGCCCACCACAGGAGTAAACACCTGTGCTGGTCCACGACCTTGCAAACTATCTAGAGCTGTTTGACGCAACAGGTTTGATGTAAAGATGTGTTTCACAGTGTCTGACGCTTCCTTGAAGTCATTGGCATCTTTGGTCAACGATACTTCTTCTGGCACCCAAAAGAACCCCCGGGCCTCTTGTTCAAATTTCACAAGTTTGTTGTACTTGACTTCTTCAAATCGTTGAATGGTCACGGGACCGGCAGGGTCCAAGAACATTTTACGATTGAGATAATCTGTTTTTGTTGATAAATTATATTGTTCTTTGCTCATTTATGTTTCCAGTGAATACTTAATTATGCCGCTGCGAACACTGTGTTCAACAACCAAGTTGTGCTGTGGCTTGACCAAGATAACAGGGTTTTCCCCAGGTCCCCAGTGTCCGGTGTCCAGGTAAAGTTTGTCTGAATCTTGTTGCATGCCCATGCGAGGCACAACCAACACTGTTTTATCACGCCAGTTGTCAGTGGGTATTTCAAGCACCAACGAACGTGTGTCTTTGTTCCAGGTCATGACACAGTAACTGGCCACACAGGTGCCTGCTTGTACTGCTCGCATGTATGGAATCCAATTCCAAATAGTGGAAACTTCTCGATCAAATTGCATAATGCCATTGGTTAGTTCTATTGGCGGTGTGGGCAAGAACGTACAATCGTATGTTTTACATAATAATTCATTTACTGTGCGCACAAACTCCGAATCAATATCTACTCCTGGATTGAATATCCTGTTGACTTCTTCTTGTTGTTGTATGCCACATGCAAAACTATCTGGAACTTCTACTGCCCACATTTCTAAAAAATACTTGCCGGGTAAAAACGTAGATTTTTCATCACGTGGCAAACTATTCCACAATCCTTCCCACCACAAGTTGCCATTCACAGTCTCTGTAAATGTAATAGGCGTGGGCTGATAGTTGTGATCATAACGTTCATTGATCAACTCAATTCGATCTGCCAGTTTTAATTGTTTAATAATTTCGCAACCAAGTTGATAACGATCATGGTCAATTTCGAATGCACGAATATGTCTGGCACCATGTTTTAGTGCCAACATTGATAACAATCCTGTGCCAAACCCAATGTCGGTACAGTGTTGATTGGCCACATAACGAGAGAGAATTCTCTCGTAAAATTGATTGCGAACAAAGTCATTGATCATGTTGAGGTTAACACCATCGTGTTGATACCAATCAATCTTGTTTAAAAAATCCATTACCAGTGCCTTATTGTGTTTGCCATGATAAACAAACATGTGATCACATGCAGTATCACCCAGAATGTTTTTAAAAACAATGCTATTCGGGCTTCGCGTAGTGTCAAGATAGGCACATCGGGCCTATCACTGTCAGACTTGCCCATCAAATGACCAGTGGCTCTGGCCCAGATTCGTTCAATACTGTTCATGTGTTTATATTCTAAAACTTTCGCCGCAACCACATCGGTCGCGTTCATTGGGATTGACAAATTCAAATCCTTCGTTTAAACCATTGCGCACATAGTCCACTTGCATGCCGTCAAGATACACATGGCTTTTGGGATCCACAAACAGTTTACACTGTGCGGAATCAATACAGATGTCATCGGGGGCAGGAGTATCTACATATTCTAACACATAAGCCAGGCCCGAGCAACCAGTGGTTCTAACGCCCAGACGTATGCCAAGCCCGCGACCTCGTTTGCTCAGTACTCGTGTGACCTGAGATTCAGCTGCGGGAGTCAGCGTTATCATACGCCAAAACTGCTGCCGCAGCCACAGGTGGTAGTGGCGTTGGGATTGTTGATAACAAACTGACTGCCATTTAGGTCGTCTTTGAAATCTACCATGGCCCCGGCCAGGTACTGCATGCTCATGGCATCGGCTAGAACACCATCAATTTCAAAGTCGTCTTCGTTTTTGACTTCATCAAATGTGAATCCATACTGGAATCCTGAACATCCACCGCCCTGCACAAACACTCGGACTTTTAGATTGGGATTGTTTTCTTCAACCAAGAGGTCAGAGATTTTTGATTTTGCTGATTCAGTTATGGTTATCATGTTTTTCTCGGTAATCTTTTACAGCCGCCTTTATGGCATCTTCGGCCAGTATTGAGCAGTGTATCTTCACTGGCGGTAATGCTAGTTCTTCGGCGATTTGGGAGTTTTTGATGGCGCCTGCTTGGTCAAGTGTTTTTCCTTTGACCCATTCTGTAACAAGGCTGCTTGACGCAATCGCCGATCCGCAGCCATACGTTTTGAAGCGAGCATCTGTAATAATACCTGTATCATCATCTACCTTTATTTGTAGTTTCATAACATCGCCACAGGCTGGAGCACCCACCATGCCGGTGCCTATGTCTGTGTCGTCCTTGCCAAACGATCCCACATTGCGTGGATTCTCATAGTGATCAATAACTTTGTTAGAATAAGCCATGTGATATTTCCTTGTTGATTATAACATATTTACTGGGCCAATACATTATTTGGTTATCCAGTCGCACAGTGTTTGTGCAATTAATTCATGGCCTAGCTCGTTTGGGTGGCCACAGGTCCGCAAATATGGGTTTGATGGACTGTCTAGATCATCCAAATAGTCTGTCATGTCTTTGTATCCAAATAGTTGCACACAAGATTTGTGGTATATCCTATCAGTGTTAACACCTGGTAAATTTAGATCAATATCACTCCATCCAACAATGTAATAATCTTGTATTTTGTACTGTTGACATATTGCCTGCATGCTCAATACGTTTTTGTGTAGATTAAAATCTACCCCAGAAATTGAACTAAAATATTTTGTATAACTCCGAGACGCTTCATCAGTTTGGCCAGACCTCAAATCAACCACCTTGAACCCAGCAAGGTCCTTGGAAACAGTGATGTGTTTATTTACATCAGGAATGGGACTGTATAAATCCAATAGCACACAGTCTCTTGCCGGAGTAGTAATTAAAAAAACTGCCATTGAATTTTCCACATCTACATCGGTGCGCCGAACATAGTCCAGCAGTTGCAATACTGATCTGCTGTTGCTGGATCCGTTTATACCCAAATTGGTAAAATTGGTAGTGGATAATTTAACAGCCAGGCGTGCTCCAAATGTATCTGTTGGCAGAACTCCGGCACCTGCGGTCCAGCTGCATCCAAACACTGCCAATGCAGGCATGGTCACAACTTGCAAGCCTCGCAGTCCTCGACATCATCAAAATCAATTTGTTCCAATGATGCGGCTACTTCTTCGGGTTTCATTTTACTGCCTGCTTTGTTGATCAAGCTGTAGTAGAATGTTTTCAGTCCCCAGTAGTGGGCTTGCATTAAATTTTTAGCAATCAGAGTTGTGGGCACTTTGCGATCAGCCCAGTGTGCTGGGTTGTAAAATGTATTGGTTGATATGCTTTGATCCACATACGCTGCCAACACGGCTGCTGTTTTCAAGTAGCCGTCACAGTCTTTCTGTGCCCACATCAGTTGATATCGATTCTTGAGTCTTTGATAATCTGGCACCACTTGTGTGAGTGATCCAGCCTTGCTTTCTTTTACAGAGATTAGACTCATGGGCATTTCAATGCCATTGGTAGAATTGATCACAACTGAACTGGATTCCACCGGTGCAATGGCCATTTGGGTGGCATTGCGAACACCATGTTCTTTCATTTGTGCTCTCAACGGTTCCCAATCCAGTTCAGGAGCAAAGTCTGCTAGATCGTTTACACCCTGAGCTCTTAATTCCCAGGGGAATACACCTTGTCCATATCGTGTTTGGTCACTGCCTTCACAACGGCCACGTTCCCGGGCCAGCTCAACACTGGCTTCGGTCAAATAGTATGCCTGGTGTTCGGTCCATGTTTTGACATCTTGCAGGGCATCCTTTTCACCGTACTTGAACCCACGTTTGGCATGCCAGTATGACAAATTGGTAACCCCAATACCCAAGGGACGAATTTCATCATTGCTTAATTTGGACTGAATGCTTAAAAAGTCTTGATAGTCCAATATATTATTGAGACTACGGTGTAGGATGCGACAAGCACGGCGCATGTCTTCAGGATTACGAAATGCGCCCCAGTTGATTGAGCCCAAGGTGCAAAGTGCAATACGGCCAGACTCGTCATCCAAACGTTTAAAAGACTTGGTAGGAAGTAGAATTTCACAGCAGAGGTTACTCTGGTAAATGGTGTGGTACTCAGGATCAAACGGACCTTGCTTCATGACATTGTCAATGAACACTAGATAGATACGTCCTGTATCTGTTCTCTCTTTTAATATGCCACCCTTGAACACTTCTTCCGCAGCCATTACTTTCTTTCGAAGTCCACCCTGCTTTTCGTATTTGACATACAGTTCTTCAAACAGTGCAGTGTTTGTGTAGAACGCTTCGTACAAATCAGGAACTTCGTTGGGGTCAAAGAAACTTATGTTTTCTCGGTTTTTAAATCGTCTCCAGAAGAAAGCACTAAGCACAACCCCATAATCCATATGACGGACTCGGGTTTCTTCGGTTCCTTGGTTGTTTTTAAGTACAATAAGATCATCAAACTGATGATGCCAAATAGGATAGAATACAGTAGCACTTGCATTACGAATACCTCCCTGTGAACATGATCGTAAATCTCCGAACCATTTTTTCAGGAAAGGTATCATACCTGTGTGCATAATCTCACCACCACGGATGGGACTACCCAATGGTCGTAGTCGACCAATCTCCAACCCAATGCCGGCTCGCTTGCTGGCATACTTGGCCATCATTTCCCCGGACGCAAAAATACTGTCCAGATCATCATCCGAGCGAATAAGAACGCAACTACTAAATTGCTTAGTAGGTGTACCAAGTCCTGCCAGCACCGGCGTGGCCAATGTAAATAATCCGTCACTGGCTGCTGTGTAGTACTCTTTGATGTAGCGCATTCTCGCTGTGTTCGGTTCTTCTGAGTGAAATACAGTAGCGGCCGCGACCATGTATCTAACTTGTGGAGTTTCATATATTTCCTTTGTGGCACGATTGCGTACCAGATATTTTTCAATCAACTGCTCAATGGCTGCATAACTGTATTGTTCATCTTTGTCATGATCAATCATGGCCTCCATCTTGTTCCAGTCTTCTGGTGTGTACCACTCCAACAACTCGGGAGTGTAAAGACCAATTTCTACATTGCGTTTGACAATCTCGTAAAGATGCGGGGGCTGGTATGAACCATACACATCTTTGCGCAACATGCTCAAGCGTTGTTTGCCGGCCACATACTGATAGTTGACATGTCCAACATCAGGATTGGCTTCCACATCAATCAAGTCCACGATGGCACGTAAGGTAATGCCATCAATTTCACGAGTAGAGATTCCATCGTAAAAATGCATCTGAGCTTTGATTTCGATCATGCTCTGACTCACATCTGCTGTGCCCTTGCACACCTTGGCCACTTGATTTTGCCACTTTTCAATATGCAGCAGTTCTCGGCTGCCGTTGCGCTTTTGTACAGAGATTGTTTTCATGTCAGGTAATTTGCTTTTTTATTATTTGTTGTGTCAATCGACACTTGGACCGTTTTGGTTTTAACTTTGAGTTGATATTTACAATCTCGTCTTTATCCCAATTCAGTATATATTTCCCCCCAGACACTTGGACTAAATTGTCCGATCCTACTTCGATAAGTTCAGCATCTTGAATGTCTGGTTGGTCTAATATACTAATAGTATACATGATTCCCAAGCCACGAGCAATATCACAATAGATGTTGTCGCTCAAAAGTTGCCAGGGATCTGGCCAGGTGGACTGGTCATCCCAGTGCAGATGATACGGAACCCAGGGAGTTTGGAACCACCAGGCGTTGATGCGCTGCAAAGCAGTTTCAACATCCACGGTGGCGACTTGTTGTCGTAGTTGGACCCAAGAGTCCAACCTCTGTTCAAATGTTCGAGGCCACATCAGGCAAGGTGTGTAACGCTGAAATGTATAGTGCCATTGACACCAGTTGAAGAAGCCGTGTAACTCACTGTGATATCACCACCAGCCGAGGCTTCAGCTGGTGTAAGTGTAATGCCAGTGCTGTCATTTTCTTGATAGTCGTCGGTGTAGCTAAACCCACCTGATGCATCGCTTTTGCCGCGCACCACAATCAGCGTACCAGTTCGAACATCTACATCACGCAAGATGGTGTAGTCCATTTTGAATGCTTGGACCTGTGCAGCAGTTGATGTGTCAACCACAAACAAACTGGCAGTGCTGTTGTCAGTCAATGCGTCTCGCAGGCCAGCTTCACGCACATAGGTTCCCAGACTCATTTGATTGGCAATGGTCAAACTGCTGACACCACCTGGAGTGTAGGTCACAGCCGGAGTGTTGTTCATGCCCAGAGCAATTGCTGTGGTATTGTTGGTCTCCACACGAGGATAGTATGAGCCACCGCGTAGACACTGTGCTGTGGTACGTGCAAACAGGTCACCAATGCTGGCACAGGTGTCACTGTTGATATCAATCACTGGAGTATAGGCCAATGTGTTGCCGTTGAAATGGTTGCCCACATCATAAAACGCATTATATGCCGACATGTTCATGCCTGCGGTGTCAAACACAATGCCCTCGTTGTACACATTGTCAAATGTACAGTGCATGACACGAACGCCAGTGGGTCCACCATTGACCAAGGTAGAGTCGCCCAGTACCACACCTTGATACAGAGTGTCAAAATAACTGCTGGAAATCACACAGCCCACAATTTGTTCGTCAGTGTCAACTGCATAAGTTGCTCCGCCAAACCAGCAGTTGTCAAAATTGATCTGTGTGCAAGGCAGTGACACACTGCCTGAAAAACGAATACAGCTTAGATCTTCTGTCTGTGTGTTGCCATCACTGACCGCAAATGGACCTTCAAATCGTGCAGAACTAAATTTGACTTGGCTGGCTTTTTCAATCAAGCCCACGTTGTGGGACACTGCCGAGTCAGTACCTGATTCAGTGGTGGCAAATGCCATGTTGACAATTTCAATGTCTCTTGGCGGTGTGGCCCCATTGGTGGCAATGTTGGCTCCAGTTTGTTGCAAACTGTCAGCGGTGTTAAACACATAGTTGGGCAGGGCTTCTTCAGTCCAGTATGGTTGACTGCTGGGAGATATATCACCAATGTTGGTATTGGGCGGCACAGCAATGTTGGCTCGATAATATTCACCAGTAGCAGTGTAGTACACTAGAGTACCAGCCGGCCAAGCCGCGGCAAAATTCCAATCAGCCACTGTGAACAGTATCTTGGTGCTGTCGGCACCTTCGCCGTATAAAAATGCAAATGGAGGAATATTGATTGTGTCTGTGACAATGTATGTGCCAGCTGGAAAGAACAAGCCACGTCGAATTTGCGGGTTGATTTCTCGGCAGTACAGTTGATAAAGTGCGCGGTTAATGGCCGCAGTCACATCGGTCACACCGTCACCGGTGGCACCAAAGTCTGTGATCACTGCAAAGCTGTCTAGGCGTTGCTGTATGCTTTGAGTAACAGGAACACCAACTGATGCACCGGTTTGAACACTGTAGCCTGCGGCAGCACCTTGATAGGTATAGCCCGTGGTGAAATTTAAGATGTCTGAATATTCAGTGAGAATTTCAGTGTTGCCAACCACTGGCGAACCCTCTTCCAGGGTACCGTTGCCAATGAACAGTCTGCGTTCGTCCACGGCCCAGCCCATTTCAGCTGGTGCCAGTGGTTGTGGCAAGTCGGTGTAAAGACCCTTGCGCTGGGTGATTCTAGAAATTTGTACTATTGCCACAGTTGTAATCCTTGAGTGATCACATATTTAGCGTGTGAGATAGTACAGCTCGACTCGTTTCAACCACTCATTGTTCCAGTACGCAAACTCGTCGCCTTGGATCACGAATTCCAAGTACTGTGGTGTGCTGTAGCTGCCATCATCCTGTAATTTGGGCTGTACAGCCATTAATATCACGCCAGTGTTGATTTCGGTGCCGTGCATCTCGTTGTGGGCCGCGGCATAGGCTGCTAACTGAATAAAATAGTCATCAATGTACTCACGCTTTTTGACCTTGTTGCTCTGCTTGAAATCCATGATAGCAGGCTGGCCTTTCCACAGCCCAACACAGTCTGTGGTACCTGCATATAACCCACTGTAATATACAGGAACTTCTGTGCCCCAGAATTCATCCACATGACACAGCCCTTTGAGAATGATTTCTGCTGCCATGAACCATGATGGATGTGCAAATGGGTTGCCGGGCAAGGGTTTCATGTCTTCTTGAAGAATGTAATGCTCAAGATAGGCATGCATGCGAGTGCCACGATTGGCAGCTTCTGTGGTGATTTCTTGTGCTCGCTGTTCGCCCACGGCCTTTCTCCAATTGGCCAGGGCTTCGCGAGCTTCACGAGGTTTTGTTTTGTCCAGTATGGTAGTGACACTGGGAACATTGCTGCCATTGGGCAAACAGTAATGACGTTTACCCTCAATTGTGGTTCTGGTCAGTGGCTGGTAGTCATAGCGTGGAGTAATCATTGTGTTAGTTTTCGATCTTGTAGATAGTTTATTGGGTTGAGGTTTCTCCACAATGGATAATTCAACAGTTTAACACAAAATTGTCAGTGTGTCAACCGCGAACTTGGTAATATGATTCTTGGTCAGATTCGGACAACAGATCCCACAACCTTGAATTGTAATCTTTCATTTCAATTCGAGTACGGTTGTCAAAATCTGCTGCCATGGTGAGATATTCATTCCACAAACGGTTATTGTCCGGACTATCACCCAAGCAAAATGCATGCAGTCCTTCGATAAAAGTTCTAAATGTGTTCCATCCTGGATTGTCTGACGCCTGTGCAATTTGCAATGCACGATTGCATCTTTGGGCTAGTTCAAGTCGACATCGTTTTGGCATGACTTCCACGGCTGCATATTCGGGCCAGTGCAAATACATGATGCTAAAGTCTGGTTGTTGGTTGTGAGTTTTACCCCATTGATCCCAGTATTCAGCAATGCTGTCAATGTAAAACACATTACTCACGCTGATAACCAAATTGATGTTGAAATCAAATTGACCCGGATTGGCCTTTTTCAGATCCAGAGCTTGTTGTACAGTGCGTTCTATTCTTTCAAAACGTGCTGGCCAACGCACATAGTGATAGTTTTCCCCAACACTGTCAATGCTGAAGTTCAAGAACACTCGACGAAATTTAGGAATAGCATCCACAAACATTTGATTGATACTGGTGCCATTGGTCGTGGCACTGAGGATCACTCGTTGTGAAAAGTCTTCGCCTAGACTGTCCAAGAACTCCATTAGTCGATCCAGTCCAGGCTGTATCATGGATTCTCCGCCAGTCAAATTGATTTCAACAAATCGGTACGTGTTCAACACATCCACTAGATACTGTTTAACAGTTGACCATATCACAGGATCATCGGTGATGTCCTGAACAAAATGATCCAGTGCTGGCTGTTTTAATACATCGGCTAGTAGGCTGCTGAATTCTGGTTGGCAACTTCGGCAAGCAAGATTACAAAGATTACTGAATTTGATAGTGACTCTGTTGGAGTCAGTTTGAGGAGAAAATTCTAAATTACTGCTGAGTGTATTAACTGAATCTCGCATGCGCTCTGACACACTGTTGTGCTGTTCGCTGTGAACACATACATGACACTGACTGTTGGTTTTTTGATCCAGTACATCTTGCTTGATCTCTTGAAACAATTCTGAGAAAGGGCGACCAAATTCCAAATCATTTTCGCGCCAATTGCAACAGGGAATTGCTCGCATGCCACGACTGCCTTGCAGTAAGAAAAGATTCTGAAATGGCTTTGCGCAGGCGCTGGGATTCTGCTTGAGCCAAACTATTTTTTGGTCGTATAAGGATGCGGGGTCGTTGTTGATTGCCATGCCATGATTTATGTGTTAACCGGGACTGCGGTCTTTTTTCATGGCCGATTTGGCAGCTGTGGCCACAATGTCTTGTGCTTTGTTAACTGGCATTTCTGTAGGAGCTGGTTCGCCCGAAGACTTAAATGTGATTGTGGTTGCACCAGGTTCCATGGGATTCAGCACCTGACTCAAGGGAGGTTGTCCCACTAGATCAGCCACGTTGTCCTGGCTGACATCTATGTCCAGGCTCTGTGCTAGATTGATAAAAGCGGCAACACTGATTTGTTTTTTGGCGCCGGTATCTTCGGCACGCCCATCAAGAAACTGCACCAGGCCCAACAATTGCTCAGGATCAGGTGTGGCCCCTGGAAAGTCTGCAACTTCAAATATTTTCATCAGCGACGAGCGCGACCTAGGCCTGCGCCACCTGCAGGTTCTTCAGCGTCCATGTCTGCGCCAGCATCGGCAGCAGCAGCGTCAAGATCATCCATGCCAGGTTCAGCACCGGCTTCGGCACCAGCAACACCGGCAGCAGCCATGTCACCGGCAGCAGCGTCAACACCAGCGGCAGCAGCCGCCATGTCACCAGCCATGGCACCTGCAGGTGCTTGCCCAGTAACTACGCCTAGAGCAGCATCAAGTTGTTGCTTGGCACCTTGAATATTTTGCAACATTCCAGTGAGAGCCGCAGTGGCGTCAGAGTTGAATTGTGCTGCTTGATCAACACCAATTTGGTTCTTGATCGAGTCGACTAGGGCAGGCAGTTCTTTGAACTGTAATTCACTGACATCTTCCAGCATGCCTTGCATTTTGTCCACCATGTCTTGAGCAGCCAAGACAACTTGAGCTTGTTGAACTTCACTTTCTTTCAGCATGCGGTATGCATTGCGCAAACGACTTTCAGCTTTCATGAGAGCAGCACCGGCTACCATTTTTTGTTCATCAGGATTCAGTGTTTGGCCAGCAGCTGATTTTTTAAGAGCAGCAGCCAATTTGGGGTCTTTGACCTTGGCCACGGCCTGTGCAGGATCTGTTTGCTGTGCTTGTTGTCCAGGTGGGATTGGCAGGTCTTCTGATAACCTAGTTATCAATGCTTGTTCCATCATGACCAATTGCAGATATTGAGGATTTTGTTCGCTGGTGTGGCGAGCACTGCTCTTGCGAGCTTCGCCAAGAATACCACGTACCTTGGTCAACATGGCACGAGTTTGACCAGTGGTGAGACGGTCAAACTTGATGTTGTTACCAAAGTAACTTTCAAATACTTTAGCTATTTGCTTTGCTGGCTTGGGAGCCGAGAGTTCTTGCAGTTTCATTATTGAATCCTCTAATTTGCAGGTATTTAGCCTGATTTATACATTTTTCCAATTCAGTATTTACATAACGTAGTCGCTGAATCTTGGGCTCTAGCTTGGTTGTCACTGTTTCTTTAAACTCAGTGTCACGGCTGCGATCACGCAGAGTCATGCGACAGTGCAGGTCATTGACCAATCCTTGACGTCGCTGATCCAATTGTTGTATTTCTCGAGCTAGATTGTATTTTTTAAACTTGTCAGCTGTACACCAACTCATTGCAGTGCGTTGATTACTGAATTTGCCATGATCTTGATCTGGTGTAGAAACTGTGACAGATTCACGAGTTTGATGTATTACATAAACACCAAATGCCACTACAGTACCGTTGCCATTGTCAACCACCATGTGCTGTATGTTTCGACGCAGTTCACGGTCAGCAAATCGTTCTAGCTTTTCTGTTGGGGTCATTTCAAAACATATTGTTGCAGCATCCAGGCCACGGCAGCAAGCAAACTACCAATGATAGCTACTCCCCAGCCAATGATCTGATCATTGCGTTTGCTGGACATTGAGTCTATTTTTGTGCCAATGCCGTCGAGATTTTCTTTGACTTCGTTTACTGAGAACTCCACAACTCCCAGTTTGTGCTCCAGCATTTTATAACGTTCGGCGCACAGCTCAACATGAGCCTCCAAACTGTGTTTTTCAATTTCTGTGGTTTCAGACATGAGAATTCTCCATTGCTGTATTTACCAATTCAAACCAAATGTTTTGTGTTTGTCCCTGGATAATCAAGCAAGGGTCAATGCCGTATTCTTCATCTAGATTGATGATCATGGGCACACGGTCACAATCATGTTTGAGACCAGCCAAGGGATCATCACTGTCTGACAATCCGTAAACACCTTCAGATTCTGTGATAAAAGTAAATTCCCAGGTTCCGGCGTCACACACAGGATTGGATAACTCAAACGGTTGTGTTCTCAAACCAATGATTTGCAATAGTGTTTCCCAGTTGCGTTGTTGATTGCGACTCTTGTTCCAGTCATGTTGATTGCGCACCCACTGTCCAGCATGATCTTGAAACGGCATGGCTGTGGCTTTGAAATGTCCAGTGACACCGGTGCGGCTGCAATCAAAAAGGGTACGACACAATATTTTCATTCTGCCAGTATTTAACGGTCAAAGAAAAGCCCTGGAATATTCCAGGGCTGTTCGGTACTAGCGCGGATTAAACGTTAGTGAAAGTAGCTGAGCCAGCAACGTTGGCAGTTGGGATACCAATAGCAGCGTTGGCTGTTTGAGCAGCAGCAACTAGAGTAGCTGTGGTGTATGCGCCTGTTGGGAACAGAGCGATATTCAACACAGTAGGAGCACTGGGAGTAACTTGATACATTGCCACAGTAGCAGTTTGTTGAACTGCTTGGATAACGTTGGCGATATAGCCGTTAACACCACCTTGAGCAATCAGAGTAGCGTTGGCGGTCAAGCTGAAAAATTCCAGCTTTGGACCAGCTGGTTGTACTGGACCGTTGGCAGCAATGTTGCTGGTTGGAGCCAAGGGACCGTTTTGTACGTCCAATGCAAATACTGGTTGTGCATCACCATTAACACGAGTAAAATAAGCCATGATAAAATTTCCTTTAAGTTTATAGGCGTTTAAGCCCTACACTTATTTAGTCATTTGGTAAAAATCATGCCTATTGAGGGTTGTTTCGGGCACGATTTCTAGCTGTGAAATCAAAGCGGTTCACAGCCTTGGCATAGCCGCTGGGGGTGGCCATGACCCAACCTTCATTGCCCGGACTCTGTCGATCCAGCTGTTGTAGCACATCCATTTTGAGATCATGCAACAACAAGAACAGTGTAAACGCCGCTGCCATGCCTTCGGTGTTGGAACTGGGGCTCTTGAGATATTCAATAATATTGGCGAATTTTCTAGGGCTGACCTTGCTCTGCAGCCACTTGCCAAACTCGCCCAGGAGATTTTCAAAGTGTCCAGTTCCAATTCTGTAGTTGATATAGTCCACACACAACTTGGCCAAGTCAGTGATCTGCTGTGATCGTAATTCTGCAGGATTAAACAAGGTGTCAATTGCAGCACCTTGAGTGCTCAACAGTGATTTGATTTCTTTGATCAACGGTTTGTCGGGCGTGATTTCATTGCCGTATATGGGTTCAATCAACAACAGGCCTGGAACATCCGCAAACTTCACACCACTGAGTGGTTGTCGAGCATCACCTTGATCTGCATACATGCTGTGCATGGCAATGCCCACTGTGCTGGCTCCAATGCGCTGACCCAAGGAACTTTGAGCTGGAATTCTGTACTCAACAGTGTTGGGTTGGAACACATAGTTGCCCGACACTTCGGGTGGGGTGTCCATGTACAACAGGTCGCCTTTGGCATAGCCCCGGAAGTTGGCAGGAGTTGCTGCTTCCAGCATGGGCCACAGTGTGGCATACAGCTGAATCAATTCCCGACGATCACCTGATCTCATGTTCATGAATTGTGCCAGTTGATCTACGCTGGTGGCAAGTCCGTCATAGCCCTTGGCTTCAAATCCTGATCCGTCAGTGAGCACAAACTCGCCTGTGCTGGGTTTGCGCCCAAATATGATAGCAGGCTTGCCGTCCCACTTCACTGTGGTGGTGCCGCCGGGGTTGGCAGCCGCTGCATCAATGATGGACAGAGCTTCGCGCACACCCTGTGACCCTTTACGGAACACCAAATCTTCCAAGTGTTCAATGCCCTTGGCTCTGCCGCCTACACCGGCAGCTTCTGCTTCGTACAAACGATAGGGATCAGCAGAAACCGGAGCTTCGACTATGGCCTGCATGCCTTGATTCACAATGCGGTCACGCAAGCGGGCCAGGAAATTCACATCATTCTCTTTGACCACTTCAGGTTCGCTGGCACCCTCTCTCTGAAGGTATTCACGAAAATCTGCCAGCTTGGCATCACGCTGGGGATCAGCCGACAGAGCATTGTAAATGGTTTCTACGTTTTTTAAACTTTTACGGTCATGCCCTTTGCCCAACAGCACTGATGCCACATAGTCGGGATCCAGACCATGGTTGACCAGTTGATTGGTTGCACGACTAAACATGCCATTGGCGCCGACCTTGAGTCCCAGACTCTTGGCCACGGAACTTACAAGTACATTGCGCATGACACCCTTGTAGGCAGAATCTGTGCCACCGCCATAGTAGTATGTGCCCCAGTCCACGTTGGGGAAAAACATAAAGTCTGTTTGCACAAAGCCTTGATCAGGGTCACCGTTGATGGGAGTTTTGAAATGTACTTCGCCGGCTTTTTTCACCCACTCACGCGGATCCTGTCCCTGACTGGTGACAAACTGTGTTAGCTTGGCGGCAACGGCTTCCTTGGAGGCTTCGTTGGTGTCAATGGCAATGTCAAGATCGCCCGACGATTCTTTTTTGCCGGTGCTGCCCAACCAGCGGCTGGGATATCCTGTGTCAGTGTCCTCTGGCCCCGACAGGTCCATGTTCAACACTGATTCCAACCACTGAATGGTTCCAGGAATGTCGGCCTGGTTGATTCTCTGGGTCAGTGGTAGGCCCATTTTGTCTTTGAATACGTTGCCACCTTCAAATACGTTCATAGTAACTTTGCTGCTTTCAAAAGACTGTCCACCATGGGAGAACCTGTGCTGGTGATATTTAATTTTTGTCCTGACTGTTTTACCTCGGCATTGAGCTTCATGAGTCCGGCAGCATCAACTCCCATGGCCTGCATGGCAGCATTGAGTTGAGGATCTGCGGCTGGGTTGGTTGCGGCGGCTCTAGTAGAAGCATCACGCTGAAACTGTGCCATGCTTGTGGCTGTGTGCATCAGCCCGGCTAATTCCTGCCAGGACTTTTGATTTAAATCTTTCAAGGTCTTGGCGGTGTTGCCAGGATCCTTTGCCGTGTTGATCAGCTTGGTAATTGCATTGTCAATTCGTTGCACAATGTCTCGGGCCATTTGTTGGCCTTTTCCGCCCATGCTGGCAGGATCAACGCTGGCTGCTAGCTTTTTATAATCATTTCCCAGAGCTTTTAGATCATTGTTGACCATTTTTGTTGCAATGGCAGTTAAATTATTGCCGTCTAATTGACTTATGTCAGTAGTTTTTTCATTGTTCATGGCAGCGGCCAAGGTCTGATCCCACAGCTGGGCTTTTTCCTGGGCCATTTGCTTGATCAAGGGTGCTGTTGCGCCAGTGGCTGCTTGTTGAGCATAGCCTGGAGCCACAGTGGCACCAGCTGTGGCACCACCAATATTGGTGCCTAAATTTTGATTCATGCTCTGCGCTAGAGCCGATGCAACTGGATTCTGCGCTATGCGATCGCCAATCTTACCGGCAGCTGATTTCACTTGATTGCCAATCTTGCCAGCAGCTGATTTTATGTTGCTCAAAGATATTGCTTCATTGGTTTGTCGGGGGCGAGTTAGTTCATGAATCTGCATGTGTTCTCCGTACTGATCTAGCAAACTTGCCGGTGTCTCGAGTGCGTATTGCATTCAACAATTTACGAGTGAGATTTTCTGCTTGCTCAGGTGTGTACTCTGCATCAATTTGTTCCAGCAAACGTATAGCAGTCTCGATGAGGGTGCTGGCACGATTTTCGATGATCAATCTACGATCACGCTCAACGTACATGCTATCAAGTTCTTCAAGAATGCTGCGGGTTCTTTTTTGCATTATATCAGCCTTTTGATTATTTAGCGCATTGGGGCTAACGATAAATATCTGCAACACAAGGATCTCAAATGACCAGCGCAATCAACCCCAACAACATCGACGGTGCTTATCCCATTGCCGGGCAGCCCAACAACACCCAAGGCATGCGGGACAACTTCACCGCCACAAAAACCAATTTTCAGTATGCAGCCGACGAAATCACTGACTTGCAGAGCAAGGTTGTGGTTAAATCTGCTCTAACCGGCGGTACTATAGACAACAACATGAATGACAACCTCATTTATGCTGTCAAACTCAATGATGTCAGTTACACTTATTTGCAAAATACAGCCACTGCGGGCACAGTCACAATAGACTATTCTGCAGGACAATATCAATTCCTTACAACTACAGGCAGCGTTTCCCTGAGTTTTGCCAACTGGCCCGTGGCCGGTGATACTGGCAGCGTGGACATTGCTGTGAACATCACCAACACTGCTTACACATTGACCCTGCCCTCGGCAGTCAGCCTGGGCACCGCCGGAGTTCAAGGCTACAGCGCAAATGTGATCACATTTGCTGCCACTGGCACCTATCAGTTCCGTTTCTCCACAGCCGACAGCGGCACCACCATAACCATATTTGATTTGAATCGTCCTTTGTTAGCAGCCGAAGGGCAAACAATTGGATATCAGGGAGCAGCTGGTACAGGCGGCACAGTAACACAAGCAACCAACAAAGCCACAGGTGTAACGTTAAACAAACCTGTTGGACAAATTACCCTAAACAATGCATCGCTAGCGGCTGCCACTACAGTGAATTTTACCTTGACCAATTCCTACATTGGCAACACTGACCTGCTGATAATCAATCAAACCAGCACAGCCAACGCAGGCGGTTACTATTTTAATGCAATATGTAATGCGGGCAATGCACAAGTGTCTGTGCGCAATATCATGGCAGCATCAGCAAGTGATGCTGTGGTGGTACGTTATGCTGTGGTCAAGGGCGAAATAGCTTAATTTGATTTGATCTGTCCCAGCAGTTGTTTGAGCTTGGCGCTTTGAACATCTGCTGTTACTTTAGACCCCTGCTCCCATGCAGGGGTTCCTGTGGCACGTTCCCAAGGCTGGTTGGCGGTTTCTCCCTCAGTAGCACTGCCTTGGGCAGGTTTTGCACTACTACGTGCCTTGATTGAATCCATGATTGAACTTTGTGGGCGGTTGGCTTCTTCTCCGCCTTCGTCAGTAATGCGCATTGTTTCAACATTGTACTCCAGATCAATTTTTTGACCAACGCCGGTCGAGCTTCGAGATTTCATGCACTGTATCTGATACTTGCCACGTTCACGCATGGCGCGACTTGTAAAGATACCAAACACATTGTCAGCTGTGTTGATTTTACTGATACCACCCGAAATGTGCGAGTGATCAAATTCAATCTCTTCCACAGCCGATCGATTCAACTGTGACGCTGTGACCATCAAGATACCCAGCTCTTTGGCCAAGTTACGCAATTCTTCCGATACATACTTGTCTTTGACAAACAAGTCGTTGGGACTGACCTTGGCACTCACAGGCATCAACAAGTCCAGGTAGTCAATCATCATGAAGTCCACTCGATGCCCAGTCTTGATCTGATATTCTTTCAAGAAACTGCGAATGTCGTTGATGTTGCTCTGCGCCGGCAAGGCCTTGACTTGATAGCTGCCGGCCTTTTTGCCCACCAGCTTGATCTTGAGTGCTGCTGTTTCTTTTTCTTTGCGAATGTCCTTGGTTGACATATTGGTCAACATGGCTGCTGTTCTCAAACCTGTGAGCTCTTCACTCAGTTCCAGAGTGATGTATACACCATGCAAGCCCAGTTGTACCCAGTTCAGGGCAATGTTCATCATCACAAGTGATTTGCCCGAGCCTGATCCGCCGGCAAAGATATTGAGTTCACCACGGCTGAATCCGCCGTACAACAGTCGATCCATTTGTGGCCATCCTGTTGATACTTGGCCGCCTGCATCAAAGTACCGGGCAAACATGGCTTCAGGATCAAGCCAAAAATCAGTGCCTAGATCCTTGGTCAAACTGATCTGTACAGCATCCTTTATGAGCTTTTCCACTGGATCAAACTCGCCCTTTTCCAGCAAGTCTGCGGCCTTGAGGATTGCACGTTCAAGCTCTTGGCGCTTGGTAAAGTTTTCAAATTCTTGCAAGAACCACTCGTAGTGTCCTTCATTCAAGTCTGGCACAGCTTCTAGTTTGACCCCGGTGGCCGCCGAGATCTGTGTGCGTTCAGGCAAGGTCTTGAACTTGTCTGAGTGCTCAAGAATGAACTTGGCGGCTGGACGTAGGCTGCGATCAAAGTTTTCTGGATTGTAGATGTTTTGAACACGCACATAGCTCTGTGCATCTTCTAGCATCATTTCTAGAAACAGTTTTTGTACTTCAATTCCGAATTCTTTTAACAAAGTCTATCCTTTATACTGGTTTCAAAAAAATAACTGTTTCCAGCAGGTCCGTGATGACCCATCCATCCGTATTGTTTAAAATCTGCAGGCTCGTGCTTGTTTAAGTTTGTGCTATAGTATGTATTTTCAAACAGTATGCATCGTTTATGTTCTTGGCAATATGGCAACACAAAATCGCTTGGTCCCCATTTGTTTTCAGGATCAAATGGTTTTGACAGATTGACAATGAGATAGTTGGCATTTTTTGAATCTAACCAGGTTGTTAATAAAAACAAAGTTCTCAATGTTTGTGTCTCTAGCCAGGAGCGATCGCTGTGAATAACTAACTGTTTGTCATTTCCGTAATTGTGCTCAGATACCAGTCCATGATGACTAGTTATTTTAAATTTATGGTCATCCCATGTATCAGTGTCAAACTTGTAACCAGTGTATTCAGTGTCTTTGAAATTGTCAAATATAGTAATTCTTTCCAAAGGAGGAATACCAATCAAGAATACATCTTTGTCCCAGTTATATTGATCTTGCATGCTGATTAACATATGACATACACTGTCAAGACTGTTGCCATCTCTTGAGCAATTCTTAATAGCTGGTATCCCAAGATATTGTGCAGCCAATCCCCAGAAACTTTCTTGTGGGGTTACACAGCGATGTGGAGTGGTGTAACTATCACCAAAAACCCAAAGATTATTGTATTCTTTTGACAAGTTGACGTTTCCTTAACTCAATTTTGATACGGCTGGTTTCCCGAGCCTGCATGATAGTTAGCAGTGTGGCCAGGCCACCATATTTCTTCACAGCATCGTTGACATCTTTGACATCATTGCCCCAGTCGGGTATGCTCACAGCCCAACCTAGATCCAAGGCACGATCAATCAGTGCAACGCCAGCAGCGTCCTGATCTGGTACCACTGTGACTGTGCGGCCCAGACTGCGAATCAATCTGGCCTGTTGATCACTGATGTCATTGTGCATCACAGCCAGGCCCTGTATACTGAGTGCATCAAAGATGCCTTCCATGACCAAGACATGTTGCCAGTTGTCCGGCTGTTGGTCTATGCCAAACACATATCCGGGCTGAGTGTTGGATATAAATTTAGGCGCCCTCTGATCCAGCATGCGAGCAGTCCAGCCCACTATCTTTCCATCATGAGTGAATGGTATGATCACCTGGGGGCGAATCCAATGTATGCCATCATTCTCTTTCACAGTCAATACTGGAAAGTCGTCAGGCACATGTCGGCTGCGTAGATAATTCCATTCATAAGTGTGTGCCGGAGTAACTGTTTCGGCTCGTGGAGGGAATTCATCAACTTCATCAAACTCAATACCCTGTAGCGAATTTGACACACGCATGCGATCATCCAAGATACCGTTGATGTTACGATGTCGCATGCTTTCAAGATTTAGCATGTCAATTTCTCGCTCTGGCACACCCATCCAGCCCAAGAGCCTACGGGCCTTGAAGCTCAACAAGCGGCCAAGGATAAAGCTGGCAGTGTACCCACAATTGAAGCAGTGATAGCTCCAGTTTTGATCAGTTGTTTTGAGTCCGCCACGTTGTCGGGCGTCTCGTGAATTACCATTGTGTTCGCAACACACAGCATCAAAGCTGATCCAGCCCGAAGGAGTGGTCTTTTTTCGGGCAGGCAGATATTCAAGGATGTCTAGCATCTAAACATTGTAACACTGTTGCATGGCAAATGCAACGTTATCGGTATTGTGCGTTGAGTATTAGGCCGTTTGATATTACCACAGTGGCTGCTGTACCATTGTTGGCAAACTGCAAGGGCAAGTAGCCTGAGCCACCACGAGTCACCGTGATGCCGCTCACTGTACCACCGGCATTGATAGTGGCCACTGCTTCGGCACCCACACCATTGCCCAGAATTTGAACATAAGGTGGTGCCACATAGTAATTGCCCAAGTTGTTGAGAGAGATGCCAGTGACCACTCCATCACTCACAGTGGCACTGGCTGTGGCACCATAGCCAATGGAGTTGTTGAGAGCCAGTCTCAACAGTGGATAATAGCCCGTGATGTTGATGTAATCACTTTGTGAAGCATCAAGATATTCCTTGAGTTCACTGACATCTGTCCAAACTGCTTCGTAATTTTCAGCGCCTTGCACCTTGACTGTGCCGGTGTAGTGTACCAGATCATACTTGACTGTGGTGAAACTGGATTCGTTGCTTTCCATGAAGCTGGAATAAAATTCAGTCATCTGAATTGAGTTAATGGGCTGTGGGTTCAAGGCCCAGTCTGGCCAACCAGTGGGTGCTGTGCCCACGTACTGATTTTTACCATATAAGTCTGGAATGGTAACTACTTGGCTGGGGACGAATTCAGGCATGATGGAATCAACAATGTTGACGTCAGCGCGAGCTCCCGAGTTGGCGTCAACATAGGCAGCTTGAACATAGTTGCCGGCTGTGCGTTCAATGCTGTAACTGGCAGGTTGTGCAGTGATATTGATGGTGTCAGAGGTATCCAAAACTACCTTGACTCGACCAAGACCGGCGCTAAGTATATCCATGGGCTTGGACACAAGAACTTTGTCTCCAGCTTGACTGATCACTCGAAACACAAAGGTGCTTCCGGTGATGTTGACGGGCTTTTGATCTTGATTGATAAATTCAAACAACAATACGTTGTCAACGCCTTTGTTGATGGTGAGTGTTTTTGCGTACACAGGGTCATACCTCGCAGTGAAATAGCCACCACTGGTGTCAATCAATAAAATTCGGGCAATTTGCTGATATAAGTATGCAGTGGTAGAATACATGGGATCCTCGATAACAACTATTTATGGGCAGTAGCATCTTTGAAACACTAACGGAAAAATATCCGTTTATAACCCTGTGCGTGTACGCCAGTGTGGAATACGTGGGCGTGATACAGAACAGAGACGATGCTGTAACCACCATCTACGACTTTGGCACGGTGGTCACACCTGAAGATAAACTGCTGTTTCTGGAACTGGCTGCTGTTTGGTGGTGGGAGAGCAATCGCAGCATTCCCATCAACATATTCTTGCGTCAGGACTGGGAACCATTTCGTTACACTTTGCGCACATTTGTCAACAAGGATCTTGACATACTGCACGGACCCATTTGCAGTCTTAGCGACATTGTGCGCAAGAAAAGCAAACGTAAATCAATCACCCTGGTGCGCAAGCTCTAATCCAGAAGATTCATGTGCAGAGCCACCAAGGCAGCATAACTCACTGCATGTGATTTTTTAAACACAAATCCACGGCTGGCGTCGCCGTCCCACACCGAATCAAACACTTGATCCCAGGGTCGTCCCTGCAGGTGTGCCTTGCCCGGTCTAATAATTGAAATAAAAGCAGCCATTCTAGGCACAGAATCTGGTCGCATCTGTTTCAACAAATCTGTGTAGTTGCCCACATGCACCAGTTGTTGTGCCCAGGTGGTGTCAGTCCACAATCGTTTCCAGTCTGGCGATTGACTCAACAGTTGTTCATAGTGATCAACGTCACGTATCTGCTGGTACACACTCATGTTCAACAGATCAATTTTGAAATATCCACGCTGGTCAGCCGTCTCATAATCCAAGGCCGCACACTCATTAACAGGATCCCAGGGTATGTCAGTGACGTATATGCCCGAGTTGTGTCGTCGTATTGTGCCGTTGGATTCCTGGCTGGCCGCGGTGTGGCGAATCAGTGCCAACACACGACTTCGATCAGGAACGTCGATGTCAATATCTGCGCTCATTTTACATCACACAATGCCACAGCAATACGCACAGCATCCTCTGCACGATCTCTAGCCAGCAAGGCATCTGCCACAGTGGGATGTTTTTTTGCCAACTCATTCATCTTCTTTTCTTCTTCCATTTTCTGTCGTACCCACTGAATGGCTTCTTGAGTTACACCGTCAAGTTCAATCTGTGGTATACTTGCACTCAACATCAACCATGAACTGCCGTCATACACTTCCATGCTTGATCCATTGCATCGAACCATACCTGCACTAGGGCGGCTCATGTCAACATAAGGTGTACTGTAACTGTTGCCGGCAATGTGTATGCCCAGACCTTGTGTGATGTTTCTAATCATGTCACCATCCTGCTTTCTTTAAAAGATCCTTGGTCCATTCCTGGTCGGCCATGTAGTTGCGAAACTTGGTTTGCCAGCGATCTGAGTCAATGTAAGGCCAGATCATGGCAATTTGTTCTGAATTGAGTTGGCTTAGAAACTCTTGGCCGGACTCTGAATTGTAAATGCACCAAGCACTGAGTCTACCAGCCACTATGTCATGACACAGGGCATTGTGGTTGCCATATCTCAACATGTCGTGACTGGGATGTGTGGTGTGTTCTTGCCAGGCCAAGCTGAGGTTCAGAGCACGTTCCAATGCATCTTGTGGTGCTTCCAGCAACAGATAATCCAACAAGTATTCAGTGTACAACTTGTCACTGCACCAGTTGTCAATTTTTTTCTGTGCTCGCAACAACCATATCAAAAATTGCGAGGGATTGATCACTCGGGTGTTAACACAGTATCTTCCCCATTTCACAAATGCTCGATAGTAGGGCGAGTCCGCAAAGTCTTCAAACGTTTTGTTACGAGCCGATCCCTGCATGGTTTCATAAAACTTTACATAGGCCTGGAACCCCAAGCGAACACCTGCTTCGTGCTGTTCCAGTCGGCGTCGTTTGGGTTCACACATGTGAACAGCAACCGAACTTTCTTTAAAAAATTCTTTTTTGCAAAACTCACACGTATAATTCATTCTAGTATTGTATTACGTTTGATATAGTCTGTCAAGTATTCATTGACCCGGCCATGATGTCCAGGTCTACGATGGCGAAACTCCGGTGGGGGAGGAGGATCATTGCGTATGGCCGATTGTGGTACGCCTTGTTGATGTTGCCAGTGAACAGCCGGCCAACGATACCGATCAACAAACAGCACGGGGTCACCAAAAATGTCCAATCGAGGATCTTCCAGATGCTGCAACATTTCTTGTTCGGGTTGATCGCTTATCTGCCGAAACACCAACAATCGATGTCCGTACGGTTCTAACAACAGCCTCAACGACAACAATTGATAACTCAAATGTTCCAGCATGTCCAACATACCATACACATGAGCGTCAAAATTTAGATCCGCCCATTCATGAGTTTTTTCCTGCGTCCAAGGACCTAGATATTTTTCTTGATGTCTTGATTGTGGATTGATCCAGGTGCCTTCAAATTTATCATCAGACGGGGACACTGGTATTTCCCAACGATTCATAAAGCTCATGCCCAGCAAGTAAAACGACGGTCGGCGATTGTTCTGATGTGCATGCTTGGCAGTGGTTCTTATGATTCTTGAATTGCAACTACCCCCCAGGGCCAGATTTTCACATGATTGCATGCCCAGACGATCAACTAGGTCATGAGCCCCGCCACCACTGGCATACACATCCATGTAACTGCATCCATTGACTACCAAATGCTTTATCATTTGACATCTCGTCCCAATTGTCGATCGTGATCGTCCAGGTCTTTGGTAGAAACCACAGTCATCATGACATCCAGTTCGTCATCTCGATAAGTGGGATACAACTCCTGTAGACGCTTTCGTTTGGCACCGGCTCCGGCTTCTTTTTTCTTGGGCGCAACCCAGTTGTGCTTCATTGCCCCCAAGCCCGGGCTCACGGCAGTGGCACACAACCACTGCAATTTGGGGTGCCGGCCAATTGTGAAGAAGTGTTTGTTCAAGTAGTGGTTACAACTTTGCACATAGTACTCTTGCAACTCCTGAGCACCGTCCACACAACTACCCCAACGGATCATGAGAAAAGTACTGAACTTCTTGAGCTCTTCTGTGGTAAGACTGTTGTAGAACTCTCGGTTCTTGACGTCCAGTTGACGCATCTCGTTGTGTATTGATAGCTTATCCATACTTGAAAATTTTCCTATAGACCTGTTGTTGGACTGGCAAATGTTGAAACCATCCCTCACCCCGGGTGTGATCCATCATGAGCTGGCGTGCTGTGAACTTCCACCAGGCCTGAGTATTGTCCACTGTGCGCAGTACATCAATAGCTCGATCAATGTTGACATGCCGATGTGGTGCTGTTTCCAACTTGGCAATCAAATTGTCTCGAAATTCCCAGGGAATCAAGCCCAGTCCCTCTGCACCATCAGGATTGGCCAATACTGGTTGGAACGCATGTTCCGTGACCTGTTGCTGTGAAAGATAGTCAAACAATTGATCTATCCACCAAACATTAATGGCACTGATCACTGGTGCATAGGATAATTGTACATAAGATTGTGATTTACACCAAGCAATATTTTCTTCAATTTGACTCCATTTGGTGCCACTGCGAACTATTTCGGCAATCTCTCCCACGGCATCAATGCTGGCATTGACATTGATATACTTGAACTTGGACCAGTAGTCTTTCACGTGTTTGTTCTTGTAGCCCAACACAGTCATATTGGTGCTGTACATCACACGAGGTTGCACCCGAGCTGCAATCAATTTTTCCAACAGCTGATAGTGCTGTGGATTCAGCAGTGGTTCACCGCCGGCAAAATACACCTGTTGACAATGACTCAAGTCAATGTCGCCCAATTCAACTTCTTCGTGTAAATGAATCACCTGTTGACCCAGTTCACTGGCCCAGCTGGTGCTGAATCCTGGACCACAACTGCGACATTTCAAATTGCAGAGATTGTTGTTTCTAAAATCCAAGAAGTGAACCTGCAAGTTGGTCAAGTCAGTGGGATAGTGCTGAAACATCTTACGCCAGCCTTCTCGCTCAGGTGGGCATGAGTTCATGCACTCCTGAGGAATTTCACCTCGCAAAAAAGCACCGCCTACTACGTCACGAACCTGTTCAGGACTGTCAAAGTGATCGCCGCCCCAGCTGCAACAGGGTGTGAACTTGCCGCCAGGCATGTAGGTGACTGCGGTCCATGGAGCCTTGCAATAGATTTCACTCATGTGTTTTCCTCAAATTATACAGCACAAACAACTTGTCCAGCAACTCTTTCATGTCGGGATGTTGTTCACACATGACCAAGACATCATTGATTTGATTCATCATGCGTCTGGTGGGTTCACTCACCGTGGATGAGTTCTGCTCAATGCCAATTAATCTGCGTTTGGTCTGACCAAATTCACGTGCATAGATTCTGTTGTCCACACGTTCATAAATGTAAGTGGCTCCGGGGGTCAAGGTTCCCATGTCACCAGGCCTTGTTGTAATCCACTATCTCACAGTTACGACTTACGTCCTTGGCAAAATAAATGCAGTCAGGATCAGGATCATCAGTGAGGGGTACGGCCAACAATTGTCCGTTCTTGAGCTTGGGTGCATACCATACCACTTCATGATATACATCCAAGATTTCAATGTCGGGAAAACTGGGTCTAAAACTGCTGAGTGGGTTGAATTGAAACACTCGGAATCCACGATCGTTGATTGATGTCAAGGGCAGCATTTCCAGGTCGCCAATTTCGGGCTCCCCAATCAAGATTTGCCAGTCCATAGGCATTTTGATCACATTGTCTCCAATGCGCAGTACTAGAGCAGGACTGTTAAAACTCTCTAGAAATATCAAAGGAATGTAAAAATAATCTGGGTTGTTGGGATCTGAGTTGTCTAGTATTGCAAACCTCATGTCATCGATTTCATCCGGAAGATGGTCTAGATCAAAGTGCGTGTTTTCTAATGTTAATATTCTCATGGTTCTTTACTTGATGATCATCCATTCCAGTTTTTCCTGGGTGAATGGATAATTTGCTTCGCGATAAAACTGCTTGCGCTTGGTAAGATGTCGCTTGGCAAATTTGCATGTAGAGGTGATGTCCCAGATCTCCACATGGTCTTTGTCTTCGGCCTTTCTAATGCCTCGTCCAATACTTTGTATAACTCTAACAAAACTCTTGCCAGGTTCTACCAGTACTAGATTAAAGATACGGGGTATATTGATGCCCACAGCAGCCACGCCGTATGTGGCCACAATGATTTTGTCTGTTGCATCGGCCACTGCATCGTATTCGGCCTGGCGCTTGGTTCCCTTGGTGGCGCCTGACACAAACACCGCCCGGTCGCCCAGCCGCTCGACCAGTTGACGACCGCATTCAGTTCGATCAACCAAGACCAGGGTGTTGCCAGTTTCATTCACTCGAGTGACCAAGGCCGCCATGGTGTCCAAGCGCCCGGACTCTTCCAACAAGTATTTGAGTTCGCTTTGATAGTCTTTGTACTCCACATGGTCAACCAACTGTACAATGTTCACATGACAGTTGGCCAGTACACCACGATCCTGTAGCTCACTTGCAGCCAGGCGGCTCACCACTGGTCCTAAACTTACCAACAATGCCTGACTTTCAAACTTTTCCTTGGGCACAGTTCCAGTCAACCCCCAACGAATCGGCACTCTTGACAACACCCCGGCCAACAAGGTCTTGAGCGCATCAGCCTTGGCCATGTGTACTTCGTCTACAATTACACAGCAAACATCCTCAATAAAGTCATGTATGGTAAAGTTGGCTAAACCGCTTTGTGTGGTTTTCATCAAGTTGTTGAGACTCTGCCAGGTACAGATGGTGTGCTTTTTGCCCAGGTCTTTGCGGTCGCCAAAGTAAACACCCACGTCTAGCCCCAAGTTCACGTAGTCTTTCTCAGTCTGTGTCACAAGGCTTTTGTTGGGCACAATCACAAGACTGCGGCCATAGGGCTCAATGCTGGCACTCATGGCCGCTGTCATTAGGGTTTTGCCGGCGCCTGTGGCCACTTCCTGAATGCACTGTGGGTTCTCTAAGAAGTTGTTGATGATTTCAATTTGATAATCACGCAACATCACAGGCTCACCGGCTGCTGGGTGTCCTGGGGGCCAGGTCTTGTGTGAGAACGAGTGTTCCTCAAACGGAGAGAACTCAAATTGTATGGAATAATCTCTCTGATCATCCAGCTCAATGTCATAACCATAGTGTTCTAGAATAGGCACAACCTCGGGCAGTAAGTTCACATAGGTTGATCCGCCCAATTGAAAATATGCTACCTTGCCATCCCAGCGGCCTAGCCTCACAGCCGGCAGATATCGTGCAGCCGGATTCTCATACTTGAATGTGTTCACTAGCTTTTTGCGAACGTCAAGGTCAAGTCCTTCGACTTTGATATTGACTTCGTCTCGAATAATTATGGTTGCAGTTTTCATTACTGCAATTATATATTAGTCAATTGCAAAAGTCAAATTATCTGACAAAAAAACAGGCACCTTTTTAGGGGTGCCTGCTGTAAAGCCTGGGCCGGAGCCAACCGTTTTTGCCCAGGAAAACTTTAAAGTCTCATTCTTTTGTGCTGACTGTGGTCTTGAACAAAAAGCCACACAATATTGTCAAGCCCCAGGCCTGCAACCAGCTGACTTCGCCAACACCTGCCACAGCACCCACCAAGCACCCGTTCCACAACATGTACACAGGCCAACTCAGCAAGAAACTGATCAATACCAAGGTTGCTAGACCCAACACAACTGCACCAACAATCACTGCAATTTTTTCCATTTTAGGCACTCTTCATAACAGTGGTTTCTGCCATGCGTTTCCAGTTGCCTGGAAAGCTCTTGCGCAAGTCTGCAATCTTCAGCGCCATGCGCAGGCTCATCTCACGCAACCGAGCTTGGTTGGTGTTCATGAACTCAATGATGTCGTCCTGTACGCACTCTTCAAAGTCGTAGTCAGCAAACAACACACCGTCCTTGGCAATCTGCTTGATACGCAGGATCTTGTCACGCATGGTGTCCAAGGTCAAGTCTAGGTAGTGACAGCGTGACTGCAATGCATCCAAGTGATCACGAAGTTTCTGGCTCTTCATGCTGTCAAACTTCAAGTTAGTGATAAAGATCACCGAACCCTTGAACTCAAAACTGTCTGGAATGCCTTCGCGACGCAGAGTGCTGGACTCTGACAACCAGGAAATCTTGCGCTTCTTGCCGGAGTCAAGAGCGCCCTTGAGCAAGTTCAAGCTGACATCGTCAAGCAAGATTGAGTCACAGTCATCAAACACCACCACACAATTGGTGTCAGAATATTTGTACAAGGTCTGGTACAGGCCAATTGGGGTTGCCGAGCCTTTAACAACTTCGGCACGGAGTCGCTTGCCAGCCAGCTTGTCCAGCAATGTGGCTTTTTCAATTTCTTGTTCCACACCAAAGCTCTTGCCCACGCCGGGAGGACCTGACACAATCATAGCACGGATGTCGCCGTTGACACAGGCCTTGCTCATCTCATGCAAGATGTCAAAACGCTCGCGAATGCGATCCATTGCTTCGTCTTCAGTTTCCGCTGTTACCACGGGCTTTTTTAATTGTACGGTGTTGTCTTGTATCATGCCGTTAGTATACTCTAGATCTCGAATGCTGTCAACCCGCACTCTTACCACATCAAACTCGGCACCAAAATAGCCGTTGCTCTTGACAGTGACGTAGCCGCCTTTGGCTCCAGTTTGGAACCCTTTGACAAGTTCAAAAGTGGCACCTTTTACAGGCTGGTTGCGATAAACACCGTTTAAAATACGAATTGCGCTCATTTGTTGGCTCCTTGTGAGTGCGGGTTATTTACTTACTAAGCTTCTATTATAACAAATCTGGGTTTATTGGTCAACCGGAGCAAACATTTTTTGCCCGTGTTGCATAAAAACAACAAACGCTGCCATGGTTTTTTCACTGTAGACCATGCTACCATGTCGCTGAATGTCTTGCAAGAGTTCCAAAAATCCCATGCCCAAAAACTCTTGTTCTTTGTTGAGTTGGGCAATTGCTGTGGCTATTTGCATACTGGCTCCGTTTTGTTAATCTATGCTATATTATAGCAAAATGGCGAATTTTGGTCAACCACTCTAATTGTGGCTTTTTTACAACAAAAATTGCTTATTTTTTAAGCACTTCGTAGAATTGCAGGTTGATAGCATCCATTTCCTCTTGGGAAACGTAGAAATCTGTGGTGGGATCGTAGTAGGCGCCCTCTTTGTTGTCATAATACAACACTCTGCCCGAGAAGTTAAACGGGCCTTCAAGGCCTTTACGCGGTTCATATTTGGTACGCATCATGTCCACTGTGTCAACGACCTTGTAACCCATTGCTGGCTCCTTGTTGCTGTCTATGTGTATATTATAGCAAAATGGCGAATTTTGGTCAACCACTATTTCCACAAGTTTTTTATCAGCGGGTCACTGACTTGATGTGGCTTGGGAGTTCCGTGAAACACAATGACCGAAGCTTCAGGGTCAATCACAGCACCTGCACCGGGTTTGCTGAATGTGCGTGACGGAAATTGCATGCCACCGTCCTGTACCTGCCAGCGATAACTTTGCACATGTTTTTCAGGATAGAAGCGGCGTTTGTTGTGATCAATTACTGCACCAATGTAGTCTTGGTCCCCGGCATGTCGACGCATGACATCTTCAAGGTTCTCGCCGCGAAACTTTTGCCACACCCAGTCAAACTGAACTGTGTTCCAGTACATGAGACTGCTGTTCATGCCCGAATACCCAGTGCGTTGTAGATATCTAAAATCACGCAAGGTCCAAAAATAATCAGTATGGCCAGCTGTGGCCCAGGTCATGTCATTGAATACCACAACATCTAGGTCTAAATACAACAGAGGTCCTTGCCAGTGCTCACTGTTGAACAACTGCATCTTGTACCACCAGGACTTTTTGGGACCAGACACGCCGGCCCAGTCTTCTAATATGTGTTTGATCATGTGTGGTGGTACTGATCGGTCATGTTCAGTGTACACATGCATGCGGGCACCACCTGGCAGCTGTCGGTTCAACATGCTGTGCAGTCGTTCCACATACTGCCAGTCGTATCCTGACCCGTGTATCACACAGGCACACTCGGTTACTCTAGGGCTGGTGCCAATCTTTTTAGCCATAAACCTTGGGCAATTTCTTCAATGGTGTATTCAGTGTGTGCAATTTCAATCAACCAACGGTCACGATCAACTGTGTAGGGCTGGTTGATGTCTTGAATGGCCACGCTGACTGGATGTGCAAGACTGGACACATCCACCATGGGTCTTGCACCTGCCATGGCTGCTTGAACGCCTGGTCCTGAATTGTAGTTCAACACAGCATGATAACCATAGTCAATGTTGAAACTGTCGTAGCTGCCGGGGATCTGTCGTGGATACTCAATCTCAGCACCACCGGGCAATAGAGTGATATCCAGGGGGCATCTGGGGTGTGGTCTTATCACAATGGGTCGGTCTGACACAGCACGTATTTCACGCACACGTTCGGCAATCCAGCGTTCTTGACAAGGAACATTGGCCAATTGCAGACTTTTTTTGTGTTGTGCGGCCACCAGTATGGCTGGTCGCAAATTGGGGTTGCGTTGCAGTTGCATGCCCAGTTGTCCGGGGCGGTCTGGATCTAGATCCTGCTGATGCCCGTAGTAGCCTTCGGCATTGATGTTGTTTACTGCTATTTTCCAAGTTGTGCCCCGTGATATTGCACCAACGTCAACTACTATGACAGGCCGTCCAGACTCACGATAGTGCTGATAAATGGCTTGATTTCCTGCCATGCGCCCGTTCCACAGCACACTCCAAACAATCACAGCATCAGCACTCATGCCACGTTCTTGTGCATGAATACCAGAGGATTTTAAACCAGCCAGTACAGCATCCATGACCGGGCGTGAATTTAATGCACAGTAAGAAGGAAAGTAGGCTACGGAACGGATCACTAAATATCCCTATGAAATATAGTGTAGTTACCACTTTCAACGCAGAAGGTTATGAGAAATACGGGCGCAGAATGATTGAAACATTCATTCAAAACTGGCCTGCCACTGTGCAGTTGACCGTTTATGCCGAAGGCTGCAGAGTAAATGAAACGGCCGCCAACCTTGAAGTCTGTGACATTGCAGTGGTCACTGAACTCACTGCATTCAAGCAACAGTGGCAGGGCGTGGCCCGAGCCAACGGCGATGTCAGTGCTGATCCTGTTAGATCAAAACGTCGGGATGCCGGCAAAGGATTCAAGTGGGACGCTGTGAGATTTTCACACAAAGTCTACAGTATTTTTCACTGTGCAAAAAATACACACACTGACTGGTTAATTTGGATGGACGCAGACACTGTGTGTCACAGTCCCGTGACTGAACAGGATCTAACAAGACTATGTCCCGACAATCGAGATCTTTGTTTTCTTGGGCGCCGGGGCAAGTTCAGTGAGTGCGGACTGTATGCAATGAATCTTGGCAGACCCAATACGAGAGATTTTTTAACTAAATTTCAAAAGTATTATGACGACGCTGAACAAGGAATTTTTACTCTAGACGAATGGCATGACAGTTTTGTTTTTGATGCTGTTCGTCGGCAGACTAGTTTATACGAACTAGACTGGAGCAGTCATTTGATCACCGGAGAAGGTCATCCCTTGATCAATTCAGACTGGGGTGCATATCTAGATCATCTCAAAGGCAAGCGCAAGACCACAGGACGCAGTCCTGCCACAGACTTAAAAGTTCAACGAACCGAGGCATACTGGCAATGACCTGGATATTTCTCAACAAGAAAAACAGTGACGAGTACATAGAAATGTTTGCTCGTGGATGCAGTGCAGTGCCCACTGAGTTAGAAACCTGGCAGTACCAAGACAGTGATGCGCCCTTGGTGATCCGAGGCATCATGAAACACAAGATTATCAAACAGTGCTGGGCAGACAACCGACCATTCTGGTACATGGATTCCGGCTATGTTGGCAATAGACCCAGTACTCAAAATCCTCATGGTTGGAAACAGTGGCATAGGATAGTGCCCAACAACCTGCAACATGGTGCAGTGATCCCAAGGCCTGCTGATCGTTGGCAGCGGCATGACATTGCCATGCCTCGACGTCGGCATGGCAGCAAAATATTACTAGCAGCACCAGACGAAAAACCCTGTGTGTTTTATGACATCACTCTGTCTGACTGGATTGCACAAACCGTTGCCACAATCAAACAATACACTGACCGAGAAATTGTCATACGTGAGCGCAACCCCAATCGCCAGGCACGTGTGGCCAGTGACTTGCAATCAGCACTGATGGATGTGCATGCCGTGGTCACATTTAATTCTATTGCAGCCACCGAAAGTGTGCTGGCTGGTGTGCCGGCATTTGCTCTGGCACCGTCAAATGCTGCCATTCCAGTGTCCAACACTGACTTATCCAAAATCAACAACCCATGGTACCCTGATCGAGATCAAATTCATGATTGGGCGTGCCATTTGGCCTATGGGCAGTTTCACAATTCTGAACTGCAGAATGGCACAGCGCACCGAATACTACAGGAGACTCTCAATGCGTGAACACTATGGCTGGTATTTCCCAGATGTTGACACACACTTTCCACAAATGCTAAAGAAAAGTGTTGATCGCGGTGGCCCCGCAGAATATCAATTACCTGTGCGCCGTCGCAGTATTGAATTGTGTGCTGGACATGGCACTGCCTTGGACATTGGAGCCAATGTGGGCCTGTGGAGTCGTGACCTAGTGGACAACTTTTCCCAGGTGATTGCGTTTGAGCCCGTGGCCATCTTTAGAGAATGTCTGGAACGCAATGTGTCTGGCTCTAACTTTTCTATCAGCCCCTTGGCTCTGGGAAATCAAGAAACTCAGGCCACCATGATCATCACTCCAGGCAATACTGGACACAGTCACCTGGATCCTGCCAGCATGGGCACCGGTGATGTGAAAGTGGTGACTCTTGACAGCTTGAACATACCCAATGTTGACTATGTCAAGATTGACTGCGAAGGGTACGAGTATCGTGTGTTGCAAGGTGCAGAACAAACCATTAAAACCTGTCGTCCTGTTGTGGTAGTGGAACAAAAACCGCATGCAGCCTACAGTGATCAATACGCACAGCATGCAGCCGTCGAGTTGCTGAAATCCTGGGGCATGACCCGGCTGGACCAAGTCAAGGATGACTGGATCATGGGATGGAACTGATAATAAAATTTTAAAATAGGAAATAGCATGCCATCAAGTAATAAAGAAGGTAAGTCAGTGATAAGAGAATGGGTTACAGAATTTGGTCCTGACGTAAAAACTGTACTAGATCTTGGAGTCGGGAACGGAACTTATCATAGGCTGTATACCAGGAAGTCGCCAGCTCTTAAAGAAGCATACTGGATTGGCGTCGAGGCATGGGAGCCCTATATTCGTGAATTTGATTTGTTAACAAGATATAATAAGATTGTCAATGAAGATATTAGAACAGTAGATTTCAACACCTTGGGTCCAATCGATTTAGTGTTTGCAGGTGATGTATTGGAACATATAACCAAAGAAGAAGCAATTAAAGTAGTTGACAATCTATTAAAGGTTGCTAAGAAAATTATTGTTAGTATTCCTATTGTGCATTTTCCACAAGGCAAAGAAGAAGGAAATCCCTACGAAGCACATGTAAAGGATGATTGGTCACACACAGAAATGTTGGAAACTTTCCCTCAAATTAAACGATCATGGACCGGTAACATCATTGGAGTGTACCTATTAGAGTTATGAAAGCATACATAATTAGACTGAAAAACAACGCCATGTCTGAGAAATACGCAGACCTTGGTGTTGCCCAGGCTCGCAAGTTTGGCATTGATGTTGAATACTTTGACGGCATCAACGGATTGGAATATCAACAGCATGTGACTGAATTGGGCATTGCGCCAAGATACAAATTCAAAAAAGGTCGAGCCGGGGTTTTTGGTTGCTTTCTAAGTCATTACTACCTATGGCAACAGTGTGCAGCAGGTGATCAGCCTTTTTTGATTCTTGAACACGACGGATATTTTGTCAAGACCTTGCCCAACAACATACTTGACACATTTACAGATGTGCTCAAACTTGATGATCAGGATCCTTATTCCAAGCACTACGACACCACAGTCACGTCTCAACTCAATCAACCCGTAGTTGTAAACAAATATCACAACCCGCAAGCCAAGACTGTGAATGACGGATCAGATTTTGTTGACAAAATTGGCACAGGCAACTACATTCGCGGCGCCTACAGTTACATCATCAAACCACATGCAGCACAACGGCTGATTGGCTGGATCAAACAAAATGGATTTGTTCCTGCCGATCAACAGATCGGCGATGCCGTGGTCGATATACAAGTAACCGTGCCCACCATAGCAAGGTTGCACCCTGACTATCACAACCGAATCAAAGAAATGTCTTTGACCGGGAATCCCGACCTGTTGTGATTTATTTTGTGCGATTTATTGTTTTGAGAAAAGGCAAAAACTTCTGATAGATGCTGCCATTACGAGCATCCTCATCGCTCCAATGTGCAGCCGCTAGATCATACACCCATTGAGTTCGATCAAACACCACCGGAGTGTTGATCTGAGAGATGTCATGGTTGGCCACTGCCCAGCTCACACAACTGCTGTCATCCGCAAACACTGGAACTCCGGCCAACACAGCAGCCACACTGGCCGAACTATTGAATACCACCGCGGCATGAGCATGAGAAAGATTGTCTTTTAGTGTTGCGGACAATGGGTCAAGTACATGCACGTTGAGCTGTCGACGATAATGCCGATTCCTAAAAATTGAAAAATCATCACTGGCATAGGTTCCTGGATGCGGTCGTATCATAATGGGTAGATCACTGTGTTGCCTTATCTCAGTGATCTTTTGATTGATCCAGGCTGTTGGATCCAGGGACTTCATTGCAAACCCACCATCTCGTTGCACACACAACAGTATGTAATTGCCAGACAACTTGGGAGGTGCCATGACAATGTTTAAATCACTGCTGATTCGTTGCCATTGGTCAGGACTGCTGTTGTGATTGGCATATTCGGCTTTGTCGTAGAACGGGCCTCCTAGACTGTAGCGCAAGTAACTGCCATGATCATCTAGATACTTGAAACAACTGGCATCAATACACATGGTATGCCGACCGGTTCGCCGTTGTTCAGCAATGATTTGTTTGCGTAGTTCAATGTTTCGGCCGCCAGTGTTGGTGGTAGCCCAGCCCAAGATCACAGCCAAGTGACTGGGGGTATACCGATTTTCCCACTCTATTGCAACTGACGCTCCTTGGGCCCGTGCTCCTTCAGCAAAGGCTTCCAGGCATGCAATCTTGCGAGTGTGTTTGCGCGGGTTTGCCACCGAGCTGACATAAACAACAACATCAGCCACCGTTGAGAATTCTCCAAGCAGTTCCGTCTCGCATTTCTGGTTCAGTAAATTGACAATAAGACAAGTGTGCAGCCCAGGCCACAACTTCATCCAACGTGGGAATCTTGGGGGTTTCAATTTCACTCAGTGATTGGCTGCACAAGGCTGCGGCAGCATTAGGACCCAGTGTGATTGCTGGTTTGCCCAGTAACAATGCTTCCCCGGCTGCAATACTGGAAAATGTAACCAAGCAATGTACATCTCGGTCTAGTGCCATTTCCATAGTATCGTCGTTTACTCGTGTTGATCTACCTTGTTTAGTACGTATTACAATTTCTCGGTCAGTGTGTTGCTTGATTTCATTGATGGTGGAATCCAACCAAGATTCAAGATTGATGTTATACAGATTCAAGAGTTTTTGACTGGGAGGAGCCAACAACACCTTGGACCCGGGTCTGAATTTTGTCAACTGTATTCCGGTGCGTTCCAGTCTGTCATGGGGCCTGTCTATGACTGGACCAAACTTTTGTACATCATTCAGTGTAACGCGATGAAACGTCTTCTTTTTGCCGTTGCCAAAATATCCAGTGTCAACGTAATAAAAATCACGATTGGCTGCTCGGCAGGCTGCCATTTCTTTCCTTTTGCTAATACCACGCAACACACACGGTATCATGGAGTTAGCGTCCCGCTCCCAGCTACTGATTTGTCCGCCAGCTCCTTGCACAAAGCTCTGTAAAATAGGATCGTACATGTGCCCCTTTTCCTTGTATTTGACTTCGCCTGGATCTGACGCAATTGCCACCACTGTTTGCAATGCAACGGCGTTGCAGGACTGATGTATCTTGGCCGCGGTTATTCCATAGTATGCGCCCGACGGATCCACACGGAACTTGAGGATATCTTCAAACAGTTGTCGCACATCTGGTGGCACCATGTCAAATGGCGACCTTGGCAATGGAGCCGGTTCTTGTTCTTGATCTTGATCTTGATCACTCATGAGTTATTTGCTGACAATGCAGTGTGAGTTTGTGTTCTTGATGCCAGGCTTCATTCTGAGGAGTGTTGGCAAACTCATCAAAGCAGGGCGTTCCCAAGGTGTAGTGCAACAACTTGGCATTGGCATTGGGTCCAAACTCATCAGGTAACCAATTCCATTCTATTGGCAGTTCACCGATGCGTGAATCATCGATCCAAGAAAATCTGTGCAGTTCTGCTCCGGTGGCCTTCTGCACGTATTCAGGAGTTAGTTTTCGATTTGGAAAACTGTTGCAGTTCCAGAGAATTACACTGCTCCAATTCTTGCGTGGGTAATCTTCGTTTTTGGCACCCAGGTACTTTGTTGGCATGCGTGTTTTATAGTTGTGTTTGACCACTTGCACATCCATGTAAGGATTTCTCATGTCCCAAAGTTCAGCAATGTCGCCACGCACAATCATGTCACCGTCGATAAAAATAGCCGAACCAGTAAATCCCATCAGGTAAGGTACTAGGAAACGTGTGTAGATAAAGTGGTTGCTACCGTCGGTGTGTGTTTCGTCGTAATCTTTAAATAGATTAAGTGCCACTGGCACAATACTCACAGGACGACTTGCATTTCTAATAATACTGTTAACGCAGGTATGATATGCTATGGCCTCACGTGGATCATAGCCAATAAAAATTGGTATGATCTCTTTCATCGACGCTCAATGTCCTCTTCAACACAATCTTCACCGTATTGAATTTCAATTAGTCGCAAGGGCTTGTCAGTTTCGTTGCACAACTGGTGCCACTCGTTAAGTTTGATCCAAGTACTCTGATGACGGGCAGGACTGGCCATTAGATCACGATCAGTTGAGTGTGGATCCACGGTGTACACTGTGGCTTCACCTTCGGCCACAAACCAAAACTCAGCACGTTTTTCATGCCGTTGCATGCTCAAGCATGTCTTGGGACTCACAGTGAGTTCTTTGAGTTTGACATGATTTCCAACTTCGTGCAACACACGATAATAGCCCCAGGCACGACTGGTACGGGGTTTTTTCCAGTCTTCAAGTATCCAGCTAGAACTATTTTTCTTGTCCGCACCGCCAACACCAAACGCAAATGTCAATTGATCATCGACAACATCCATTTCTGGAATGTTCAGGTGTGTGCGATCACCACCATTGGCAAACACCAAGGTTGCGTCAGGGTAGTGTGCTCTGACTTGACGTATGAACTCCTTGGCCGAACCATCAGCATCGTCAAATGTGTACACTTCGTCCACCATGGCAAGATTGTTTATCACACACAATCTTTCTGTCCAGGGCATGAATGGGCGACCTTTTTTGCGTGTGAGCCATTCGTCTGAATTGAGTCCCACAATCAGCATGTCGCCTAGAGCGCGGGCAGCTTTGAAATACGCAATATGCCCAGAATGCAGCGGATCAAAGCCGCCAGTTACAAGTACAATTTTCATACAGGTATTTACACCTGTATATCTTCCATGCCAGCAGTTCTTAGACGAACCACATGGCCCATTTGCCACTGTTTGGTGTCCAGGCCTTTGAGGATGCCCAACCAGCGGTTGCGCAGATATGCCACTTCGTTGATTATGGTTTCATAGTCAATTACTTCGTCTTCACCGTCCACGTACTTTTCAGCATCCCTGGATGTCAGTGCGCGAGCATATCCTTCAAGATACTTTTGAAAGTGTTTTCTGCGTATCTTACGCAACTGGATGTTAAGGTAATTGAGCACAGCTTCGATCTCTTGCAACTGATTGAATCTCTGCTCTGTGATACCTGGCAAGGCCGTGATGTTTTTCTCTACCAAGCCGCCAATCTTGCAGTCTTTTTTAGCTGACTCAAGTTCGTTCTCGTAGTGAGATATGAAATCAGGAATGAGTCCTAGATCAGCTACTACGCGACTGTACCACATCAGTTTTCCCAGTCATGGTCGTCTTCTTCTTCAACGTCGTCTTCTTCTTCGCTGCCTTCGTCATGCCCTTGATCCATGTAGTCAGTAAGAGCACGTTTGATATCCGAATCTCCCTTGAAGGCATCACGGATGTCTTCTACAGAACAATCATTGTCAACCATGACTGATACCACAATGTCAGCAGCTTCGCTACGATCCACTGAGTTTATGTATCGCTTGAGCTCACTCCAAATTTCACTTACGATATGTTCCATTATTCTTCCTCAACGTCAACAACAGGTGTGGCATCCTTTTGATTGCCAAAATCTTTCATCACAGTGTCAAGACAGCCGTCAGTATTGGCTTCCCATGCCTTGCGAAACTTCTTGATGATCTCGCCATCGCTTGTGGTAAACACTAGACTGTTGCCTTCGCGTTTGAGCAGGCCTTTTTTCTCAATCAAGTCCACAAGACCTGAGTAAGGGCTCATGCCTGTTTCATAAGGAATCTTGACTTGCACTCCCTCGAACGGCTTGGCATAGCGTGTTTTCATTACTTTACAGCCAGCACGAATACCAGTTACATCTGAAATCTTGTTGCCGTCTTCGTCCTCTTTGAGTTTCATCTTCTTCATGGCCACCACAATTGAGCTGGCGTAAATGAAACCTTGACCACCTGAAATCTTGTCGTCTGGATCAAACATGTCTTGACTGGCGTATGTGTGATTGGTACAAACCAGGCCCACGTTGTAACTACCAAACATGTTGACACAGTTACGCACCAAGGCGGTAAGAGCTTTGGGCTTGCGACCTAGGTCACCTTTCATTTCGCCTGCATCAAATTGATTCACATCAGTGGGTGTCAGCAACATGCCCAGGCTGTCAATTACAAACATGACCTTGGGTCGCTCGGCAGGATCAAGAGCTTTGTAGTCGCTCATGAATGTAGAGATAGTTTTAGCTACATCGTCAATCATGGCCATTGACAATTTGAGTAACTTGCTGTCACTGGTATCAACTCCCAGGGCCTTGAGCCAGTCTTCGTCCAAGGCATTTTCGCTGTCAATCAACACTACAAAGATGCCTTGCTGTTGTGCATGTTTGATAATGTTGCCACTACAGATGTAACTTTTACCTGCGCCCGAGTCACCGGCAAACACCGTGACCTTGCCCAAGGGGATACCTCGATCAAAGTCTCCTGAGATCAAGTAGTTCAAAGCATAGTTGCCTGTGGAGATCCAGTCTGTGGGATCATTGAATCCAATCGACAATCCGTCGATACTTTTTGTAATTTCCTTGCGGAATTTTGATACGTCAAATGGTTTAGCCATGGTATTTTCCTTTGTAAATGATATCTGCTATTTCTGGATGTGTCTGATTAAATTTTTGATCTCTTATATTGTCTAATTTTAGCATGAATTTTGATAGTTCGTCAATTAAATCTGGTGAATATTTGTTCTGTTTGAGTAAGGCAATGATAGGAAATACATTGTGTTTTATTAACTTGTCATGATCAATTTGAGATAATTTGTCAATGACTTGAGTTGTTAATTCCGTATTCATTGCTGTTATGCTTAAAAATTTTGGGTGTTCTAATAAATTAAAATTTAATTTGTTAAATTTTTTTGTATCTACCCAGGTTATTAACTGATCAAGATAATAAACATTTTGAACATTAACTGTGGTAAAAATACTAAGGATCATGTTTGGTAGTTTGTTTTCTAAGAATTTATCTAAGTTAACATTGACCAAATCCCATTTCCCCCCGCGCTCTAATTCAAACCGTGTACCTATGTTATCTATGCTAAATGCAATGTCAACTTGTCGGAACAACTTCCATTTTTCAAACAAATGTGCTGGGTACACAGACCCGTTTGAATTGTAATGTAGTCTAATTTTGTGTGCCAGGTCATGCTCTATTAGATAATCTAAAAATGTCTCTTGTTGCTTGATGAGAAACGGCTCGCCACCATAAAAATCAATGTTAACCAGCTGATTTCCCAACGTGTTAAACATTTTCCAAATTTGATCATTTTTGACCCACTGTCCTTTTCGATTGAGATTTTTGAGATCAATAATAGAGTCAAAGTGTCGTGCCTGTTCTTCTGCTATTTTTGAACTAGCGTCTGAATTGCATATTCTGCATGCAAAATTACAAAGATTTCCTAGTTTTAAATCTAGACTAACTAAATTTTCAAGTTGATCTTGCTCTATGTCTAAACATTGCGCATCAATCCCAAGACAATCACTGAACCACTGTCGATTTGATTGCCCTTTATGTTGTTCTTTCATCCAGCAGCTCGAACATCCGGCAGGACGATCCCCGTCGAGAAATTGTGTTCTTAACCTTGTTAAATAGTCACTGTGGTAGACTTCTTCAATACTATTAGTATTGATATTGTAGGGAACATTGTTGGAATCCGTTATTGATTCTTTATACACACAACAAGGTCTAAATTCGCCTTGTGACGAAATTTCTAAATGTGCCCATGGACTAAAACAAAATGTGTCAGGCAAGGTAATTGCAGGATTCTTAACAACCTCAGGTGCGACGTCACTAAATTTTATGTCCAGTGTTGAAAAAATACAATCATCTGTTGAATAGTTGCGTCTAACTAATTCAAGATGATCTTGATCAATGTCAGAACCAGAACTACAAATTAAAATAAAAAAGTTAGATATATCTAACAGCGTTGCGCTTTTTTGTATGTGTATTAAAGTTTCAACTGATATCAAATTTCTACTGTACAGAACTATTCGACTATGATCACTGTATTCTGGTTGGTACCATTGTTTAAATAATTTATACAGTGTTTTTCGAGGTTGACCAAGTAATTGATCTAGGTCGATTACACCAACTATTTGATAGTTGTAATGTTGTTCTAAATACTGTTTTAGGTCAGTTGAGGGTATCGGTGTCATTTGAGTTTAATCAGAGAAATTACAAGGGGCCTTAAAGGCCCCTTGTGTCTACTATCTGCTTATTGCTTCTGACGACTACGAATCATGGCCAAGATGTCTTCGGCCTTTTGTGGTGGTTTGTTGGCTGCTACAGGTGCCGACGCTGCCGGAACATCATCCACATCAAATGGAGGATCTTCGTTGACCACGTCTGGCTTGGCTGCCACTGGTGCTGGACGGCTAGCAGGCTTTGCTGGCGCATCTTCGTCAGTGCTGGCTGCGGCACCACCAGGTGCTTGAACGCCAGCTGGACGGAAGTACTGGCCCCAACGTTCTGTGTCGTAAGGTTGTCCATCCACACTTGCTTCAAACATCTCTTTGATGACCTTGAGTTCGACCTCGCCGGGCTTCTTGGGCAGGAATGTGCTGAGATCAAACAGACCATGTTTTTCAACAGCGGCTGCTTCCTCTTCAGACAAGGCCGATTCCTTACGTGCCCACTTTGAGCCGTTGTAGTCGGCAAATCCACCCTTGGCACCTTTGCTGATGCGGAAGTCTAGACCACGCAGGTAGTCAGTTGGCAATTCTTCCAACTCAGGATCCATCAGCGCACCCTTGATGGTGGTAAAGATCTGCGGGCCAATGATGAATCTGCGGATTGGGTTTTCTGGTGTTTTGTCCTCACCAATGGGATTTTCGCGAACAAAGCCTTGGAAAATATAACTGCGTTTTTTCCAGTACTTGCGACCCATTTCTTCAAGGCTCTTGTCCTTGAACCAGGTGCGTACTTCGGCCAGGATGGGGCATGCCTCGCCCCACATTTCCACGCAGGGTACTTGTACCATGACCTGCTTGGATTCCATCTCTCCTTTGATGCCATTAAAGGGCAAACGAATCATGGCTCGTTCTTGCCAAAAGAAAGTGTTTTTAGAGTTACCATCAGGGAGGAAGCGTAGTGTGGCCGATTGGCCTTCTTCCATGTTCCAGTGCGGGTAGATAGAATTATCACCGCCTGTGCTTTGGCCGCCTTGTTTGTTGTCAGCTGCCTGTAGTCGTGCTCGAATTTCTGCTAGAGATGCCATAGTATGTTTCCTTTATAAGTTGCCTATGTGTGTTGCCTATCTAAATTAATTAGATCAATTGTTGCCTGTGCCACAAAAGAAAAAGCGCAAACACAGTAGTAGTATATGCGCTTTTGTCCGCTGTGTCAAGTTTATTTATATCATTTGAGCAAAGCCAGTGATTTTATTCTTGCCAGTTCGTCTGACTCGTAGTAGCTGCCTGTGATTGCGGCATTGTAGTTCATGGGGTCGTCGTTGCCTTCGTCCATGACCGGAGCCATGCCGCCGGCCACTGTGCCCATTTCATACATGCCTCCACATTCGGCCAGGCCATGTTCGGGACAATAAGCACCTTCGGCAGTCATGTTGCAGGCGCTGCCTTCTGTAGTGACTGGCATGGCCATGGGAGAGATGAGATTTTCAGCTAAGCCGCGATCTTGAGCAAATCGATCTGATATCCATTCATATGGATCACCATCACGTGCTTTCTTTGTGCCATATGGCATGTCATCAAAATAATAGTCATACAGGGCATGGTACAAATCATCACTCATGTCCCCGGTGGCTTCAAAGTCACGCACCTCTTTGCCAAATCTGTTACAGATGTGATCCAAGGTGCTGCCAGTAGAATCAGTCAGCACACCTTCGTTTAGGTCATCGTACTCGCCTTCTTGCTCTTCGGGTGGTGTGTTGCCCTGTGGAACGTCAACACCTAGTTCATTCAACCGATCCATGATGGCAGGATTTTCCCAGATGCTGACGTTGGGATCTTGTTCAGCTTGGTCGCCAATGAGATCAAACAGCTGATCATCGCCCACAAGGTCATACAACTGCTCAGTGGCATTGGTACCATCGGGGCCGGCTTCCAGCGGCTGACTCATCAGTTGTTTCAAACGATTCTGTTGTTCTGGAGTTTCGGGCAACGCCCAGGTTCCCTCGGCTAGATTATTGATCCAGTTTTCAAAGATTTGTGCTTCTTTCATGTCTTGTCCTTGTTGTTGTATTCTTGCCAGCAAGGGCAAGGCCTCTTCGATACGTGCATCCAGTGTTTGTTCCACAAACAAACTCTTGATGTCTTCAACCAAAGATTCATGATCGGCCACTTGCATGGGCGACCATGATTCAAAATATGCTGAGTAACCACGATGGGTGCCCATGTGTTTGAGATTTTCTCGCAGTTGTTGATAATAGGTATTGGCTTGCTCAATGACTGATTGTTTCACGCTTTCGGCCACGGCATCATGGCTGGCTCGACGAAAACGACTCAAGACCTTGAGTTCAGTCACTGTTTCTGTGATATGACTGCCGCGAACATCGTAGGGTTTGCCGCCCTGACGCACATGCTCTAACATGGCTCTGCCGCCGGCCATGTTGACAAACGGCAACTTGAATCGCTCTTGATCAGCTGTTTCAATAAACAAACTTTCAACGTAGCGGAATCTTGCATCGTTTTCGCCCAGCACACGATTGTGACGGATCATGAGTCTGGCTTCAGTGGGTTCGCCTGCGTAGCTGACCTTGCGTGTGCCATAGTAGCCTTCAAACAGGCCTTCTTGTATGGCAGCAATACCAGCTTGTACTCGTTTGAGTTTGTTGAGATTTGTCAGTGTGCCGGTCCAGCGATTGCGGTTGGCCAACTGCATGAGTTGCTGTTGAAAATCAAAGAACTCATTGCGGTCCTGGGCATCTTCAATGGTTTTGCCCAGATTGTCACCGTACATGATCATCATTTCGTTGTCATTGCCCAGTACAATCACCATGGTGCCATAGTTTTTACCCGAGCCAGATACATAGTCAAAGCTGAATGTCTTGGCATCTTCGGTGTCGCAGGGACGGCCGTCTCGACCCAGAGTTTCAGGATGAAAGTCCCGAGTATCCAGTAAATCACTTAGTTGTTGTTCAAAATTGAGGGTTTGTGCCATGGTAGTATATTTAGCGCATTATGGAAATAAAGGGCATGGGTTCAACTATGACATCGCCATGATCTTTGAGGTGACTGTCCAATTCAGAGTGATAGGTTTGCAACAACATCAACATGCGCACTGCCAACAAACTGCTCATCACAAGATCATCAGTTTCCCCGGGTTTGGCAGAGTAACTGGTGCCAGCTGCCACAAAGGTCTTGAGCTCAGAAATCAAGGGCTTGCTGTACAGTTTCATGCGGCCCGATTCCACAAGGATTTTGAACTTGTTGCAGGCTGTGATCTTGGCCTTGTGTGTGGTGTTGAAACCTTTGCGGAATCTGCGACCTGTGGTGCCTGTCACAGAGTTGTCGCTGAGAAAGTACCCAGGAATATTTTCTTCACCGTATTCTGCAATAGAGATCAAGGCTGCTTCTCCCAGGGTGTTGTTTTCCACCGAGTAATACACGCTCTTGTCGTTCTTGGTCACTGCTTTTATTTCCTTGATGATGTCCACCAGTATGCGAACTTGACTGGGCACATCAGTTTTGTTGTGGCGCCACTCGGCTACTTGTTCTGTGGTGTCGGCCTCAAAAACCTGTATAGCTGCTGGATCACCTCCGGTGCCCAGGCTGGGATCCAAGGCAACAATGTACATTTTACCTGGGTTGATTGGCTTGTACCAGCGCACTTGACCGGTACGGTGTATGGGGTCAACTCCTTCTATCTCCAGCAGTTTGATAGGGGATATCAAAGTTTCATCGTTGATAACAAACTCACAGTCCATTTCTCTGCGGAAACGTTCTTCACCCAGCTGAGCTCGTTGTTCATTGGCCCAGGCATCATCACGATCTGGGTGTTCTCTCCAATAGGCGCGGTACGCACGGAAGCCATTGATGCCTAGACCGTCGGGTCTGGGATTGCCGTACTCGTCTTCAATCTTGTTGGCACCTTTCCAGATATAAGCAAATTGATCTTCGTCTGAGTTGGGAGTTGATGTGATAATGGCTTTACCACCAGTGCTCAATGTGGGAGTGATGGAAGTCCAAAACTCCTTGGCAATTGTGGGTCGCACAAACGCAAACTCATCAAGATACAGCAAGGTGATACTCATACCACGGCCGGTGTTTTCAGTTGTGGTCTGACTTACAATACGGCTACCGTTGTCAAACTCTAGGCTTCCTTTGTTGTAGCTGGTGGCGCCGGCACGAATGTGATTGGGGCACAACTCATAAGCATATCTTATGCGTTGCATGATTTCCTGGGCGCCTAGATACTTGTGTGCAGCAATCAAGATTGTGCTGTCGGGAATAAACATGGCATACCACAGCAGGTATCCAGCTGCTGATGTTGATTTGCCTGTTTGTCGAGGCATGAGACTGATACTAAATCTATTGGTGTGATAGTTGTCAATCAGCTTTTTTTGATAGTCATAAGCATGGTACAACATCTTGCCACGTGTGGGATGCTGAATGTGAAAAAAGTTGTCCATGAAGTATGCCGGGCCCGTGACAGGGTCGGCGCACAGTGCAAATTCTTGTAGTTCTTGATTGGTGTAGGTCTCTCGTCTGTGTGGCGATTTGACCAGTACAGTGTCCAGTGTTGGTTTCATTCCAATCATGTGATATTGGGCTTTAATAATGTGTACGAGGTCAGTCTAAATGTGCCCACAGGCACAGGGTTGAGCATGCCATGAAACAAGCCAGTGGTTTCAGCATTGTTTAAAGGGTTGGTCATTATGTATCCTGTGTTGGCCTGAGATTCAAACTGTTTTCTCACTTGCTGGCCTTGACTGTCATGATAAAAACAGGTGCCCTGTTCAGAATGGCCTATCCAATACATCTGCATGGCGCCCGGCAACGCACCGTCGGTATGTATAGGGCAATCAAACCCTTCATGATCCAACCAAAACACAGTATGTCCATGATGATGACTGAGTAAAGGCATGTTGATCATGGTGCTGATACGAAACCATATCTGTTGTTGATTGGTTGTCCATTGGTCTCCCCAGGACAGATCATGAAGTTCAATTCTGCGTCGAGGCCAGGTTTCTTGGCAAGGTTGAGTACTGTGTGGGACATTCAACCAGTCCGTGGCAAGTATTTGTTGCAAAAGATCTGAGGGCACCAGGTCAGTTACCTGGAACAGATTTGGAACACTGTCAACTGCGGTTATTTGCATAGGTGTGATAACTCTGGCCATAGCTTTTCAAACTCACCTGCTTTGTCAGGATGGAACACAGTTTCGTTGTCCACTATGTGTTGTTTGAATTGTTTTTCAATTCCAGGTCGGGCCTGTTTTATGTCACGATACATATTTAATGAGTTATCAAAAAATGCACGTTCAGCCGGAGTGGAGATCCCTAGATTGTAAAAACGTTCTATCTCAGAAATTGCTGCGGCTGCAACTTCTGGACCATGCAGAAATGGATCAAGATACTCTGGTTGAAACAGGTTCTGCCACAACACTGTGGTACCAGTTTGCTCGGCAAATTCGCGCAGTTCACAAATGCGTGTGGCATTGTAGATGTTGTACACTGCATGTATGCCACCCCACTGTCCTTGCGTTTTCATCAAGTCCTTGATCAGTTGCAAGTTGTGTTGAATTGTGCTCCAGGTGGCACCATGTCGCACATATTCAAGGCGATCACCGGTGTTATCAAAGCTCATGCTCCAGCCCACTTTGTTTCTAGTTGATAACTTTTGAAATATCTTGTTTGATTCTAGATCAACATTCAAGTTTGTAATCAGTGTGACAATTGCGTCCTTGGGTATGACATCCAACAAACGATTGTTTTCTGGCAACAACAAGGGCTCGCCGCCTACCAGCGCAACTTCATGTATGTGTTCGTAGTGCTGTTCAATGAAGTCACACACTGAATCGTAGTAGGGTCTTGCACCACTCTTGAATGGAATACCTTTGATGCCGGCCCATTTTGAGCTGCATGATTCACCGCAGTAGTTACAACTCAGGTTACAAGTGGTATTCCAACGCACATCCACAATCACAGGATAGTGATATTTGTCTCCTGCTGTGGCATAATCAAAGTTGGGATTTACATTGTTGTGCCAGGCCCGTTCAGAATCAGCACCAAATCGTTCTGCTCGCACACAATTGCTGCAATACTCATGTGGGATTCCTTGTGCAAGACTATTGCGTATCTTGCCCATGAGATCAGAGTTTAAAATCTCAACAATGCTCTGTGAGTTCAAGTTGCCCAGCATGTTGGGATTGCCGGCACAGCAGGTTTTTACATCGCCCCTGGGATTGATATGTAGGCCGCGCCAGGGAGCGGCACAATAGAAATTTGTCATCCCGTATTTACGGGTGTTTTAGTTGCACCAAGATGTTTTGGCTTCGCCGTAGTATTCGCGGGCAAACCCGTTGGCAATCAGTTGCTGACGTAGGCTAACACCGTTTAACAGCACATCTCCCAGCACACGGCCACCATACTTGTCCCAGTCCATGAGCACAATCTGTCGCTTTTGACTGGCAGCAATCAGTTGCTTGGTAAATGCTGTGGCAGCTTCACCACGTTGAGCTTCACTGGCACATTGAGCACGATGGCCCTTTTCAGGAGTGTCAACTCCGAACACACGGATACTGAGTTCCTGTTTGAGTGGTGCAGGCAACCATGTGGCTTGTATGCCCACTGTGTCACCGTCTATGACTCTGGTGATTACGGCGTCATATGTGACACCGGGTTTTTGTCGGGGTTGTGCTAATACTAACACAGGAACGACGAGTAAGAGTAGGATGAGTTTTTTCATATGGTATTTAAGCTACTTGATATGTGCCAGAAAGATCAAAATGTGCGCCCGATTGCCAGGCGCCTGTGGCCGGAGTGTTGAATTTCCAAACTAGATCGGTAGTGCTACCAGAATAATACAGTTTCATAACTGTGGTGCTGTCAATGACATCTGTGATTCCGGCAATATGGTATAAGGCAGGAGAACCAGCACCGGCTGTTTGATGCAGGCTGCCTCCGGCCAGTCTAAATGTGTTTAGTGCGGGGGTGGGCAGTGTAATCTGATATCCTGTGCTGCCAAAGTTGGTAACTCCTGTAAAATCCACATACACATGTATATACATCAGCGGACCCATACGCACATAAGATGCTGTAGCAGTGCCGCCGGCAAATGTGCCCGATCCGTCAGTGAACTGTGGGTTGAATGTTGTGGTGCTGGTAACGCCAGATCCGTATGCTACTAAATTTAAATTTCCGTTGACGTTGCCCACATAGATATCTTGTGTGAGTTGGTTGACTACTAATTCACTTGGGCGAGCAACACCATTGTAATCGCCAATGGTTTCTTGTGCATTGTCTTTCATCACAGCACGGCTTATGCCTGTGATGTTGTCGTATGGTGGGGGTGGATTGGCCATGATCTCTAACTTTCCTTGTTAGAGTATTTAGCTATTTATGTTAATAGCCATTAAAGGGTCGGACTGGACTCTGTGTGTCCACAAACGTGGGTTCTGTGCTGTCAGGGGTTGATACTAGTTGTTTGCCGTCCGGAGTGTTGGTCATGGTCAGTGCAGTATCAATTATTTGTGCGATTCCTGCGTTCATGCCAGCAATGACCCCGTGTTCGCCAAATGCAGTTTCACCGCTCCATGCTGGCAGGTTGTCGGTTAATCCATCTGTGCCTGCATCACTTCTGGCTCGTGCCATGGCCACACTGAATCTATAGTTGTTGTAGGGATCAGCAGCACTGAGCCCGGGAATCACATAGGTATGACGCATGGGATTGGCCTGCTCAGGTGGCAGGGATTTATGCTCGGTTACAAATTCACGGGCTCGCATCAGTAACCCCCAAACGCCTTGACTGGACTTTGTTTGCCAGTGCTTGCTAGTTCTTCTGAATCCATGTCACCTGAATTCAAATCAGTATACTCAGCACCAGCTGCCTTGAATGCTTGTTTCAGCATTTCGTGTTCAATTTCTGTGTAAGGATAGGCACCACGTTTTTTTCCTATCCAACTTTTTTCATCCATGTCCAACACATCGCCTGATCCGTCGGCCATGGCCACTGCCATCATCACACGATTGAGAGTGTAGTCACTGTTGGTGCGTTCGCCATCGCTAAACGTGGTCAAGCCCACCGTGGCGGCTTGACGACGGTTGCCTATAGTACCATCGCGCTCAGTGATAAACTCTCGTGCTCGCATTACGGTGTGTACACGCTGGACAGTGCCGAACTTGCTGTGCCCAGTTCAGTTGCTGTCCAATTTGAACCAGTCACAGTGACTTTGTTGCCAGCACCTGAGTATATTTCAACTGTGCTGTTGGCAGGTACTTGCACAGCAACAGTGTATAAATTTCCCACGGCAGCAGCCGATCCCAAGGCAACTGCATACACATTGTAAGTCACTGCGGTGTTGCCTGTGGCAATACTGAGCTTGTCAGTGTAAACTGTGGCATTGGACAGTGTGGTGTATACGTTGGCCATTATTTCTTGTCCTGTGGAGGAGTTTGTGGAGGGATAGCAACCACTGGTTGAAACAAGTTACGAGTCTGATCCAACACACCAGGAATGTTTACAGGCTGTTGCTTGTAACCCTGTGTTGCAGGGCTGTGTGGATTCAACACTGGTAGTGTTGTCAGTACTGATTCTTTAATAATTTTTTGTGTCATATCAAACTCCGTGTTTGCCTTTGTACTCTTTCCAAAGACCAGCCACGCTCTCACGTACTTTTTCCATGTCGCCGTCGCCGTCTAGGTCAGCTTCTTTCTTGCCATCGGCACGGGCCTTGGCCAGATTGCCAGTGAACTTGTTGCCTTCTTCGGTCTTTTCTTCGTCAACTTCTTTTTTCTTGACGCCGGCCATTTCCATCATGCGCTTGATGGCATCTTCTTCTTCGGCAGCATAGCTTTGCTGACGTTCTTCTTGACTGGCCAGCACAGGTACTGTGCTCTGACCAGTTGACTTGGGACCGTTCAAGCCACCTGAGTATTCAAAGTTGTTGTCAGCCTGTTCAGTCTTGGTGGGATAGTCAGGAGAATTTTCATCCACCATGTCTGAACAACCACATGGGGCTTGATTGCAAGTTGGACAGGCTTCTTCACCGTGATCATGACCATGATCTTGTCCGCCACCAATACCGGCCATTTTGAGGATTTCTGCCAACTTGGCTGCATCTTCTTCAGTGGCTGTGACTGTTAGAGAACTGCCACCTTCGGTTGAGCTGCTCATGTTGATGCTCATGCTTTCAGCAATCATGCTTTCTAGTTCACGATTCATTGAATCATAGATGCCCTTGCCAAAACTCATGCTGCCCTTGCCACCAGCAGCTGGAGCCACGCTGCCTGCTGTGGTGCTGGATTCGTCAACTTCTTTTTCTTTCTTCTTGCCTTCGGATTTTTTCTTTTCAGGCAAGCCCTTGTGCTTGGTGCTGGCAAAATCTTCAGCATCTTTTTTCTTCATGGTCTTGGCAACTTTGGCAACTTCTTTGCTGGGGGCTTTTTCGCCCTTTTGTGTTGCATGTACCATGCCCATGAACTTCTGCTGCTTCTTGCTTACTGCTTTTTCATCAAGCTCTTGTTCACCGTCTTTGCTGATTTTGTAGCCGGCTTTTTTCAGCAACTTCATAGCTGCTTTAACGTCGTCACCTTCTTCTTTGAGATTGTATTCTGGTCCAGAAGCAGTACCGCCCACACGTTGTGCCATTGGTCGCATACCAGCTCTATTAATCATCTGAGTTTGCTTGAGTCTTTGTGGATTTTTTTGTGCAAAGGCTAGCAGTTGACGAGCTGTGTTTTCATCGTAAGTTTCGACACTACCTGCGTCAGGATCAACTTCGGCGCCATTCATAGCAGCAATCTGATCAATCAATGTGTCATCTAAGATAGCAAAAGTTTGTTTCATTCCGCCGCTTTCTTTAGTCATTAACTTTGATCGGCCGCTTGGTCCCTTGGCACCGGTGCGATTGCTTGTGCCTTTGGGTCGGCCACGACTGCGTTTTTCTCCGGCTGCTGGAGTTTCATCACCTGTGTTGGTTTCACCAGTCTTGGCATCGTAGGCACGTGTGTGACGAATACCAGTTGCTGTTTTTTCAATTTCGCCCTTGCTGGTCTTGACACGATCGCCCACACGCATGCCGCTGTGGTCGCCGGCACGGCGCTTGACGTCGGCCATCATGTCGTCCCAACCTTCGTCCATTTCTGAGTTACGACCTCGGCCGCCGCCCAGGGCTGACTTCATGGCTTCTGCAGCCACATCGCCCAGCATCTCGTCAACTTCTTTCTTGGCGCCGGCAATTTTGTCGGCAAAAGTGATCTTGTCTTTTGGTTCGGCTAGTGCAGCAAAGCTCTTGGCCTTGGCCGGTGACATTTTTTCTTTGACTACCTTGGGATTTGGTTCACGGCCAGGCTTCATGCCAGTTTGTGGTACGCCCATTCTTTTCTGCAGGTCACGCATCATGTCTGCATCGCTGCCATGTCCCAGTGTGTCCAGGGCCTTGGAGCCCAGCTTTTTGGCAGCACCACCCACTTTCTTGACAATGTTGCCCAGGCCTTCGTCAACTTCGGTGTTGTCATATTTGTCATATTTGGCACGTACTGGGTCAAGGTCTTTGCCTTCACGTCCGGCCTTGGCCAAGGCTTCCATGCCTTCTTTGCCGTATTTTTCATAGCCCTTGGCAGCACGGCTCATGTCACGCTCATTGAGCTGACCATGTGTTTTGCTTGGTGTGGCGCGGATCTCGTCCAGCTTTTTGTTTAAGTCGTAAAAAAATGTCATTTGATTTATCCTCTTGGGTGTGCGCCTGTAGTAGGCTTTGGCGGACGCTTGACCTTGCTGAACGGGCTGTTGTTGCCCATTGGCAGATCATTTGTGGTTTTTGCCGGAGGTGTCTTGCCGCCAGCCACTGTGAAATCACTACGGTATGCATTTTTCAGCACAACATGATTGTATGGATCAGCTGAGTAATCTTTCTTCAATGCACGTTGCTCGGCATCGTCGGCAGGATAATCAGTGTCTTTCAACAGATCTTTGTTTTGATCTGTGATCTTTTCACTTTCTTGACGTAGACTTTCATCATGAGCACGAGTGCCCATGACAATACGATTTGGATCCATGCCTAGAATCTGTGCCAACTGTTTGATCTGTGGCTCGATTGCAGGGTAACGGAAGTCTACGTCAATAATGGTAACAGGCTCGTTTTCAAAGGCCGGAAACTCTGGAATGCTTTTACGCACCGGAGTTGTCTTGGGGTCAGTCATCTTGGCGATGTCAAACTGAGCCAGTCGGGCTTTGAGCTGACGTACAAAGTCAGCTGGAGCGTCACCAACAATTTTAATGCGATATGTGTATACACGTTCGCTTTCAGCAAGATATTGTGCAAATGGTCTCATGGCGATTTCCTATTGAGTATTTATTCTTTTTTGTCGTTTTGATCCACAGGAGGGCGCAAACGTGCCAGTAGATCATTACGACTAAGCACCACACTGGTGCCAGTTTGTGACACAGTTGCTTCAGGCGGTGTGGCTTGGTCTAGACGTGCTTTTTTCAGCTGCAAATCAATCATTTTGAGTTTTTTGTCTAGCTTGGCTGTTTTGGCTGTGATTGCATGTCCCAGCATGTTCGAAGCCACACTGAAGATATCACTGGCAAATCTTGAATCAACTTGCATGCCAAGATCCATGAGATCTCGATAGCTTTCGGTTGCCAGGCCAGCAAGTTCGTCCATTTCAGTGTCGGTTGCATCAAGGCCATTGACCGCAGGCAGTGCATTGTCAATTTTGTCAATGGCTTGATCAATGGCCTGAATCTGTTCACGCTGTTCTTCCACAGCAACAGGCAGATCTGTGTCAGGTGCAGCACCTGGGGGTAAATTAAACAGTTCTTCGAGTTTGCGAGTCATGCCATATTTATGGGCTTACTGACGGCCGTTGTGAAACATGTCGGTCTCGGTGATGACTCTAAACATCATGCCGTTGCGGCGTGCCCACTTGGTGGCAGCATCCCATTTGGCATAGTTGATGGCTATCACAGCACGATCACGACTGCTCATCTTGCTCTCTATAACACTTTGTTTTTTGGGTTTGATTTCAATCAGCTCGGCTCGCACAGTGTTGTCTCTGGTGCGATATGTGATCAAAAAATCCGGGATGTAGTTGGCTGTTTTGCCTGTGAGTGGGTGGCGATAGGGTATGGCTATGCTTTCACTGGCCCACTGCAAGATATGATCATTGGTGTCACAAAATCGCATGAAGCTGTGTTCCCAGCCTGATCGATAGTGAGGTGCGCCGCGGCCCACATACTTGGCTGGATTGACAACTTGGTAGTCGCCTTGTGCCCACTTGGCCATTATTGAACCACTGCTCGTGCAGCATAATAGTTGGGGGCCACTGGAGCACCCACTCCCAACAAGGTCTCACGACTTCGAATACTGTTGAGGTAGTAGGCCAGGTTTACATCTAGATCCATGCCTCGAGGGCCTTGCAGTTGTTGCAGCAAGGTCATGACCGGTATATTGGTGGTTTGTGCAACTCTAAACAAACTCACAGTGAAGTTTTCCGCGGCCTGACGAGTTTTCATCACTGTGCGGAAATAAGAATTTACTAGATCGTATTCGGCTGCTGGAATGTTTACATCATAGTCGTAGAAACTGTCAAACACTCTCACTGTGAGATCTAGATTGGGATTCACATAGTTAATAGTGTCGCTCATGGTCCTGGTCCTGGTCCTGTTCTAGGAGTTGTTGCTGGTGTGGCAGCCGTGGACTTGGTGACATTGGGGAATATCCATCCGTCGGCCTTGTTAGCTACTTGTCTTACTGCACCTGGTATGGCACCTATCACTGTTTGTTTACCAAGAGCTACTGCTTCACTCTTGGCAATGCTGGCAAGATTTTTGCCCTTGAATGTGTTATAGGCTGTACCGGCTTTTTGCGCGGCGCCCAACAATCCCAGTACTGACCCTGATTGCAAATCTTCAATGATGCCAGTGCCAGCATCCAACAATCCGCCCTGGCCAAACACTGTGGCAGTTGAACCAGGTCTTGAAATAGGACTGCGTGTTTGATCATAGTGTGCTGGGTCTGCAAAGCCCTTGACATTGGTGTCGGGTCTGCTTTTGCCAATAGCGCCTGTGTAGTATTTCACAGTCTCATAGGAAATGGTCATGCTGTTTTGCATGGTACCATTGCCTTCGGCATAGTTGTATGTGTCGTGACTCCAGTTTTTGATCAAGGGGTTGATCAACACATAGGAAGCATACTTGTGTTGGTCCATGCCAAAAATTCGTATGTCTGAAAAGAAAGGAGGTTTGCCTGAATCCGAACTGGTACCATCCTTGAAACTTTCGCCAATGTATCCCCAGTCGTTTACGTTACCAATGCGTTGATCATCGTAGATGTCACGATCATTGTATCCAAACCCAGTTTGACGATTACTGCTACTGCCCAAGCTGCCGTTGGTGCTGTTGGCATCGCTGATGTAGGTCTGTGTGGGATCTTTGTAGTAGTAGCTGTAGTAGTTGTACCACATGTTGCGCACCAGGTCACCCGAGTCATCGTGAAATGTCACAGTGACATCCTGGTACTTGATACCAGTTTGCACCACACGTTTGCGATTGTATTGATTCAGCGTGTGAGTATCAACATTGTACTTGGGAAGGTCGCAGGTTTTTACCACCAGGCTCAGTGAGCTTAGATCAGGTATGCTGATGCTGGGTATGGCCTTGGTGTTGATTGTAAAGCTGACATGATACAGGAACTTGACGCGAGGTTTAAGTTCGTACTGATTGGTCGTGAATGTTTTGCTTGCGTGGGTATAGTCGCGCAGGCCTTGGCCTGCGCCTATAAACCCCTGAAAGAAGTCTTGGCCAAAACCCATGCATGGGCTCCGGGTTAAGCGACGCCTGCGCCTGTTACTACATCGCCAACTGTGCGGCCAATAGCAAAGCCAATACCTGAAGTATTTGGGGCACCCTGACTGGCGTTGTCATACGCAATGGTCATGCTGATGGTAACTGCTGCGCTTTCGCCATAGTTCATGCCACCGTAGTCGGCACCTTTAAGGTAACAGCCATACAGTTCCCAAGTCTCAAGAACCACAGGTTCAGCAGCACCGTTGCCACCGTCAAGAATTTCAAATTTGGTTGTAAATTTGTAATCAATGCCTGATGCAGCTGATGCCATTTCAAAAAAGTCCAGTTGTTTCTGGAACTGTTCGCCCACTAGTCTAGTGACATTGCCGCCAGCATCGTCACGAAGTTCACATGTGGTGTCTGCCCATGAATGCTTGCCGGCCAACTTCAATGTTGAGTTGTAGATGGGCACTGTGATTTCTTCAAACGTCAAGTTTGGTCGTGCAAAGCTGACCACTTGTTTAGTAAGCTCAGTTGTGGGCTTTGAAATACCAAAGTTTTCAAACATCACTCGAAAGCGATATTTGAGTTTGGGCATGAGCAAGCCCTGGGTGCTGGAACTCTGGTCACTTGCCAGGGGTACCGTCATGCGTTGTAGTGATGAAACTGCCATTTTAAATATCTCCTATGTTTTTATTTACCTGAATAAAGGTCTGTTTCCAGACCCCTATTTTTTAGGCTGCTGCTCCAGAGATCTCTCCAGTATTCTTGATGCGCAGTGGAATATAGATGAATTCCACGGCCTTGACTGGTTCGATGGCAATATCAACCCACAATTCATTGCGGTCAATACGAGCTGGTGTGTTGTTGCTGAGATCACAAACCACCAAGTAGTCATAGATCGCACGTTTGGCAATCAAGTCAATCATCAAGCTGTTGCACTGTCCTGCAATTTCATCGCGAGTGATCTGATCGTTTGGTTCAAACAAGAACAGCTTGCCAACTTCTTCTAGACGGCCACGCAAGAAGCAAATCAAACGTGCCACGTTGATTCGATCCAGTGCAGTGGTCACACTGCGTGATGTTTTGTTACCAAAGTTGGTGATACCAATACCTGGGATAAAGGTAATTGGGTTGATGTTGCGTTCATACAAGATGTCTCGTACTGCTTGGCCAACAGCAATTTGTTGGAATTCGCCAGTTTGTGCATCAATGTAACCAATTGCAGTGGCATTGTCAATGACACCACGACGTGTGCCAGCCGGAGCCAACCATGGATAGCTCACAGCATCACTACGCAGAATAGTACGTACCATCATGTGGCTTGGTGGTTGAACCACGGTTTGTCCGCCAAGGTCTGTGGTAATACAGCTGGGGTAGAACACACCACAATAGTTGCTGGTTGCAATGTTGCCATCTTCGGTTACCAGACCAGCACCGTTGTTGTTGGTAGCCCAGGCCACTAACTCGTTGCCTGAATTGGGCAATCGCATTGGTGTGTCGCCCACTACAAACAAGGTGTTGTTGCGCTCGTTGCTGAGTGCAATCATGTTAGGAGTCAGCTCAGGGTATGCTGGTGTGGCAATAATGTTGTACTGGTTTTGTTCTTCACGTGCTGCCAAGCTGGTGTCAACACCGCTCTTGAGTGATTCAACTACCATTTGACGTTGTGCCAGGCGCCCTGACCACATGCTGCCATTTTGTTTGTTACCAGACGCAGTCAACCAAGTATTGGTTTCTTGTGGCAATGTGTCATCGGGGAAGCTGGTGGCATTGAAATAATCTGCCTGGAAGCTCTTGACATTGTAACCTGAACGGCGTGTGTTGAACAACAACATACCTTGTGGATACAGTGCAGGATCTGGTGCGTCCAAGTCCAAGTAGTTGCTGGTCAGCAAACTAACAATGGTTGGGAATGGGTCAGATATACAGTTCACAGTGCCGTTTGTGGCCCAACGAGCATCAGCAAACAAAATGCCGTTTTGTGTGACCTGGTCAGTGGTGTCAACTTCCACCCACTGATCAACACCGGTTACCGGTTCCCAGCGATACAACTTGGGATAATTTTCCAGGTCGCTGGTGTCAATCCATAGATCACCGTATTCCAGGGGACTCAGTGCGGTGTCAGTCTGGGTGGTGGGTGCTGTGGCCGCAACAATGGGTCCGGCTGCATTGGTTATACTCAAGTCAAACCCGCGAACATCGTTGGTGACGTTTTGATATCCCACCCATGAGCCGTTGTTCTGAATCATGATGTCTGCATCACTTACCGAGCTGTAGTACCATAAGCGACCGTCTGCAGGATCCTGATCTGGTGCTGTGGGGCTAGCAGTATATGTAAACAACGGTGTGCTTACAAAGTTACTGAGAACCAAGATGGTTAGATCTAGTCTACTGGGGTGAATCTTGGGAGTATTCAAAGTGAAACCTGCCACGGTCAGACATGTGCCAGTGAGCTGTTGAATATTCATGTTTCCGCCCTGGCTGTGTGTGAACACAATGTTACCGGCGCTGTTTACACTGGCACTCACATAAGGAACATTGGCTGCACTCACTGCGGCCACAAACGCTGCCGGTGTGGTTCCGTTAAGAGTAACAGTTGCAACATTTAGTGCTGCGGTGCCTGCCTCAGTGGCACTGATCTCAAATGTATCGCCGTTTGTGAACGTGGTAGGTACAGCAGTGCCAGTTACCACAGTTTGTCCAATTGCAATTTTTTCAAGAATTTCAAAAGAGAACGATTCATTACTACCCGTGTTGAATTGAGAAGCATCGCATAGGCCATATGTGGTGCCCACAGGAACATTGGCGCCGCCACCAGTGGGATCCAGGCCATACACCGCATTGCGATCACTGGTGAAAATATTGCAAGCCTGTGGAACAAAAGCAGCCAGAGCAGCACTGTAGCGTTTTACCGCCAGGAAGGCACCGTTGTTCACGGCGCTGATGTTGTTCCATACCGATCCAGTGGGACGCGGTGTGGTGTCAGTGGTTCTCCAACGTGGAGCCTGATAGCTGAATCCTGGAAAGTACTCAGGTGCCAGATAGCTGCCAGCAGTGATGCCCAGTGCAGTCAACAATGCTGCACCTTGGTTGGGACCAACTTCGATGTTTACAATGCCGCCATTGGCAGTGGAACCATCACTGGTGGCTGTGCTGTTGGCATAAATGTTCAATTTTCCGCTGACCGCAGCAGCAGTGACACCTGTGATGGCAGCAGCATTGATCACAGCGGCCAGCCCTGTGACTGTGTTGGTAGCACCAACAGTGATCAAGTTGCTGTTGATGTACATGTTTGCGCCCACGGTCAGGCTCGATGGGCTGTTGGCACCAGGCACAGACGCCCATGAGCTTTTCCAAGCATCAGAGCCCACTTGCACCCACACGTTGTTGGTGTTTTTGTAATAACCAGGATTGTAGTAATTCACTGCACTCACTGCATAGTCGCCAATGCTGCCAATGCTGGCCAAAGGAGTGTAATTGCCGCCGGCGTAGTTTACTACTTCGTCGGTTTCAGTAATAACAATTGGAGTCTTGACTGTGAATGCACCAGTGGCTAGATTCCATTCTTGAATGCCCCAGGTGGTATTTGTGGTGTCTAACCAGAATGTGCCGTCAGCAGGAGCGCCAACCGGGCGGCTCAAGCTGGCAGTGAGTTGACTTAGGTCAACTGCCACACGCTGTACATAAGCACGGTTTGTAACACCCAGTGCCGAGTACGCTGCCAACAAGCCGTATTCGTTGAGTTCGTAACCATTGATTGGAGTACCAGTTGTGGTCTGATAAAAGAATGGTACGCCAAATGTAGCTGTAAGATCTCGTTGACTTGTGATTAAATAAGTCTTGTTGATGTTGGCAGCAACAGTGCCAGCGGCTACTGTGACGCCGTCGCTGGAAATTTTGTTTTGTGCAGTGGCAATCACAAAGTAAGGTACTGTGTTAACAGCTGATGGAAGATATTGACTTTCGTCAATTACCGTTACTTCTACGCCTGGGGATATTAGAGCCATGTTCGGGGTTCCTTTTCAAGTGTTAATATTTATGGAGCCCGCCAAAAAACCGTCGTCTACTACGCCCTTTGCCAAAGGTCCTGCAAATAAATACCACTATGAATAGACCCATGTGCCCGGTTTGCGGGCAAAGACCCTGTGCTGTGAACTATTATCGAGACGGAGAGGCTCACTATCGTTCAAGATGTGAGTCATGTGCTAGGCGAAACCGTGGCTTGAAACCAAGAGTTCCCTTGTGGCAGAGCCAGGGATACAAAAAGAAAATGGTGTGTGATCGTTGTGGATTTCGTGCTAGATATTCCGCACAAATATCAGTGTATCACGCAGATGGCAGGCTTGACAATGCTGCTCCAAAAAATCTCAAAAGCATTTGCAAAAACTGCGAAATAGCTGTCAGTCGAGACGATTTGCCATGGCGTCTCGGTGACCTCGAGGCCGATGTTTGATCAATCTATCCACTAATTCAATGGTGTTGCGGCGCAGGGCTGCTAGATCGCCATTGTTGTCAATCACATAGTCGGCCATCCAAATTTCCAAGCTCATGCTGGATCTATCTTCTGGTGGCAAGTGATCACTCCGATCTACCCAGACAGCATAGTCAAATACTCCGGTATTTCGCATGGCATGAAATTCAGCTTTGTTGCGTAGACCGCAATAGATGTCGTTATCTGCAAATATTTCTCTACCCAAGCGAGCATAATCATCAGCACAGTAAGCATGAATCATGTTGTACCATTCAGCACGATGGTTGTGTCGATCTGTGTAGCATTCTTGAAATGTCGTGTAGCCGTACTGATCTTTCAGTTCACGATAGATGAATTTTTCAGCACAAAACTCTGAACTGGATTGAAATTCATAACCAAATTTTTCTCGAAGAATTTCGCACACCGAGTCTTTACCATGGCGTCCATGGCCAATAATTAGCAGTTTAGGTAGTGTCATTTGAGTTGTGTTACGTTTAGATGTTTGAGGGTGCGCTGTAGCATGCCAATTTGTCTACGACAATCTTCCAAGGCATGATGACTGGTGGCAGGAATGGGTTGGTCAGGCCACAGACTGAAAACTGTACGGCTATCACGCACCGAGTAGTATTTCCAAGGCAGGGGTTTGTTATAGCTCTTGTAGGCATGTTCAAGAATGTTCATGTCATACGTGGGACCTTGGGCCCAGATACGATTGGCATGCCAGATCAATTTCCCTAGCTCGTCCAAGGCTTGGTCCAAGGGAATACGGTCTTCATCGTTGAAGGCTTCTTCACGAGCATGTGCAGGTTGTGTGGCCCACCATGCCACAGTACCATCTTCAATTTTGCGATTTTCTTGACTCTCTAGTGTGACTCGAGCATAGAATGACCGATCATAATAGCCTGTACCAAACGGATCAAACGTCTGGGCAGCAATAGTCAAAATAGTTGTGTCAGGGCCAGTAGCCAGCCCTTCAAGGTCGATCATTAAGTCCATGCTACATTGTAGCAGATCTAATCACGCAAGTCAATATTCATGGCCAAACGAAACCAGTCAATCATGGCAGAATTGGTGGGATGATAACCGTCTTCTCTGAGACGGTTTTGGTCACGAGCCCAGACCTGGGGTGCTGTGTGATCTGTGAATTTTGTCCAGTCCACTGCATGGTACAAGGGAGTTTGCTGATCCATGACGCCATGACACTGCTCAAACTGATCGTATTCAGTGGATTTGACATCATATATAAATCCCATCTGATAGGGTATATTGCGCTGATTCAACACAGCCTGTGTTGACACAATACTCAACAAAGACAACTCGGTGAGATATTGATTTTGATCAGCTTCGGACATGTATTGCATTTGAAGAAATTTTTTAATTGCTTTTGGAGTTTGACTAGAATCCTGAGTGGTTATACCTACTAACATCCCTCCTGAGTGGAACCATGACATGTTGCCAATTTGCCACTTAAACAAATGTTCGTTAGTGTGTGCTTGATAATGCTGGCCCAGATGTGCGCTGATGGGAATATCCACACGATTGATGCCAGACCATATCACCACAACTTGATCATACGGTGTTCTACAAACTTCGTATATGGTCTGTGCTGCTATGGCTTGATTGCCAGATCCAGGGGAGGCCAGGACGGTGTATTTGTCAGAGTTGATAGGATGAACTTTCTCCTGGTTTAAAAAAGCCAAGAAACTACACCCCACCAACAGTGTACGAGACATCAACCAATGACCCAGGTCAAGGGCTGGCTTCCATCAACATAGTTTACCAGTTCGGCAATTTTAGCGTCCATTTGAGTTTGTGCCTCGGCTTTCATGGCAGTGCCATTTAGTGTGCCGCCACCTTGTGGTCCAGCAATGGAACCAAACTTTTCTCTAGCTTCGCCAATGATCATTTTGCAGGCAGCCACCATGTAGTCACGCAGCCATTGGCTAATTTGATAGTCTTGCAACAAGTTGATTTCAGGTTTGAGTTGGTAAGCCCAGATCAACACATTTTCGCCAGTGCCTTTGGGGTCACGAATCAGTTGCAATTTTTTAGTAACAGGATTCCATGTGTAGTTCATGTAGGCGCCAAACATCTTGCCGGCCAGCTCAACATACTGTGAATAGAAGTCATATGTGGCCAGGCCACCGGCCACGTTGAAGTTCATGAGATACACATTCAAGCTGGCCTGTGCAAAAGGATCAAAGTTTGATGCAAAAGGGCCAGTAGCATCACCAAATGTTCTGCGAAAGATCTGTCGAACACTCACAACTTCCTGGGGCAGGGTATAGATGTTTAGATCACGTATGAGTTCCATGAAGATGTAGGCTTCTTCATAGGCATAGTTGGCACGTTGACGGTAAACCCCAATGGTTCTTTGATAGGCAGCTTCGTAGTGAGCCGGGTCCAACTCTAGGTCAACAATTTGGTTGCCTAGTGTTAGGCCGCAGTAATCAATAAGCTCTTGCTTGAGCTCTTGCAGTGTTTTTTCAGACATTAAGGGGACTCCGTTCCCCCATATTTACCACACTCTAAGAATGATCAAATTCTCAGTGCCTCGACCGTTGAATGCCGTCTCGGTTGTAGTGAGTTCTTTGTACACTCTACGAGCCGCTGGCTTGCCGGCTGTGCTCATGGTCTTTAGGGTATCAGCCGGTTTCCTCACAGTTTTTTGCAGGGTTTCTGCTGTGGAAAATCCAATGATGCTGTTGCTCTTGATGGTGAATGCCTTGGCATACTCATCTGCTACCACGTGTATCAGTTTGCGCTTTTTGGTATCGTACAACCAGGCCTCGCTCTTGTCCACCAGGCTTGCAGCCGGCAACGATTTCAGTTTGAGCTCGGCAAACTCTGCCAGAATCTTGAACTTGGCCGCACGTTTTTCTGGTGGCACTGCACGAACCTTGCGTGGCTTGCGTTCTACCTTCTTGATCTGCACATACGCACCACAGTCATTGATCACTGCTTCACAGAACTTGATTACGTTGCGCATTTGAATCTTGGAGAGATGACTGTAGCCCTCAACCAGTTGTGCGTCTTTGCCTTCGACCACACGCTCAAATTCTGACAGTTTGCGTTTCCAGTTGTCTGAAATCTGACTGACCATTTGTGGTGCAATGTTCATGCCACGCATGATCACCACGGGCTTGAAGTCAGCAGTCATCTTGGCACCACTCAACAAGAAATCGTCAAACAAGCCCTCTAGTTCACCGTCACACTCGTTGGCTTTTTCACGCAGACGATCTTGAATTGTGATCTTGGGCACTGCGGGTTCTTCTGGTGCTTCTTCCACGGTGTTTTGTTTGCTGTCCAGTATTTCTCTCAATTGGCTTTGCAATCTAGCCTGTTCGCTGTCGTTTAACTCCAGACCCACCAGGGTCATGCGGCACAACCAGCCTGTGGTCAAGCGAATAGCCGAGTCAGGAATACCCTTGAGCAGTCGAACATCGTCCTTGCGACCATGTGTTTCTAGATAACTTACAATCATGTCACGGGCATCTTTTTTACCATAAAAGTAATTGTACCAAGTGAATGCTTTGCTTAATGCTGTAATGCGGTACTCAGTGGGCTGAGTCTGCCAGGTGGGCTCTTGTCCCAAGATGTTGGTGTCAGAACTGCGGGGGTTCAGCAGTTTTATAGATTTGGGTGTTACAGCAGTTTTCAAGGTGGCTCCTTTTGGATCAATGTTGTAATTATAGCACTTTGAGATTTATTGGTCAACCTGTCAATAAATAGTATTACTATGCCCCGTCTAAGTTTATACCGTCCCAACCGCACTAGAGACTACCAATTTCTAGACCGAACTATTTCGGAAATGTACACCGTTGGTGGGCTGGACATCTATGTCCACAAATACATGGGTCCTGTCACTGGCGGGGAAGATTCGGCTTTTTCGGGCAACGCAGATGCAACCCAACCCACGTATGACACTCAGAGTCCTTTGCACATACAGGACTTGCTGTTGTTGGAAAACCGTGATCGTGTGTACGATCCTGATATCTACATCATGCGCGGAGTGTACAACACTCAGGACGTGGACTTTGATTTAAGTCAGTTTGGATTGTTTTTGAACAACGACACCTTGTTCATCACATTTCACTACAACGACATGATTGACACATTTCAGCGCAAGCTCATGAACGGTGATGTACTTGAAGTTCCCAATCTCAGAGACTACAATCCGCTCAATGCTGCCATACCACAACCATTTCCCAAGTACTATGTGATACAGGATGCGGCATTTGCCAGCGAAGGTTTTAGTCAAACTTGGTTGCCACACCTGTGGCGTGTGAAAGCCACACCGCTGACCAATGCACAAGAATACAAAGACATACTCAAGAAACCAGTTGTGAGTGAGCAAATCTGGGACAACGACAATTTCTATCCTGCAGGCAGTGTGGTCAACGCAGGTGATGTGTACTATGTTGCCAAGATCAATGTTCCTGCAGGCACAGACATCACTAATACCACTTACTGGATGGAATACTCGCCCCCCACTCAGAGCGAGGTGTTTACCACACGCACCAAGGACCAGGAAATCAACGATGCCATTGTTACCCAGGCCAACATTGAAGTGCCACTCAGTGGGTTTGATGTGCAAAGCTTCTATGTGTTGCCCACCACAATCGATGGGCAACCAGCCAATCCTGATTCTCTTACTTCAGAAAGTGGTGATACCGTGGATGGCACACAGGGTGGCATGAGTGTGACCCCCAAGGCCGATGGCTACACTGTGGGTTACCTAACTGGAGATGGTATCCCTCCCAATGGGTTGCCCACTGGTGCCGGAGTCAGCTTCCCGCCCACGCCCTTGGCTGGGGACTTTTTCTTGCGACTGGACTATTTTCCCAACCGACTGTTCCGCTTCAATGGTAGAGCATGGATCAAGATTGAGAGCAAGGTGCGCAATGATCTCAACAACGGATTCAGCAACAAAACTCTGCGCAGTAGCTTTGTCAACAATCCCTACACTGTGCCCACCACAGACATGGGCAACATACCAAGTCGTCAGAGTCTCAGTGAAATTCTCCGGCCCAGGGCCGACAACGGTGATCAAGGAGGCGACAAACCTCCAAATCCACCTCCAACAACTTTTAACTATTGATCATGCAAGAATTCTTTTACGACGAACAGATACGCAGGTTCCTGCTGCAATTTACCAGAATTTTTACAGGATTTCAAGTAGAGTATGGGCGTGAAGCCAACAGTGAGAATGCTGCCTATTTGAGAGTTCCTGTGCGATACGGTGATGCCAGTCGCAATGCTCAAACCATCATTCAAGAGAACTCGGCCAATTCCATGCCTTCGTCACCCATGATGTCATTCTACATCACAGGCATGGACTATGACCGCCCAAGAATGCAGGAACCTTACTTTGTGAGTAAAACTGCTGTGCGTCAGCGCACATATGATTCTTTCAGTCAAACCTACGAAACCACGCAGGGCAATGCGTTCAGTATTGAACGACTCATGCCAGTGCCCTATCGCATGACCATCAATCTAGATGTGTGGACCAGCAACACCAATCAAAAGTTGCAGATATTTGAGCAAATTGCCACGCTGTTTAATCCCTCCTTGGAGATACAGGCCACTGACAACTACATTGACTGGACCAGTTTGACCATAGTAGATCTAGAACGAGTGAACTGGACCAGTCGCACCATTCCCATGGGCACCGACAATCCCATTGACATCATGACCATAACATTTGGCATTCCAATTTGGATCAGTTCTCCGGCCATGGTCAAGAAACTGGGCGTGGTAGAGCGTGTTGTATCTGGTATATTTGACGACCAGGGCGATCTAGCGGATTCTATCACCAACAATGATTTGTTGTTGGGCACCAGACAAATGTTTACTCCTTGGAACTACAAGTTGGTTGTGATTGACAACAAAATTCAAGTCTTGTATGATGCCACAGTTGTTCCTGATGGCAGCTATGTCAATCTAGCTCCCACAGCCATTGTGGCGGATTCTCCCTTGTTATGGCCTGCTGTGTTGGGTGCATATGGTGTGTATCGCCCAGGTATCAGTCAAATTCGATTGAATCGCCCGCCAGATTCCAACACCACTGAATATGCCATTGTGGGAACATTTGTGGTTGATCCCAACGATGATCGACTGGTGATTTTTGATCCTGATCCTGACACTGCTCCACAAAATACTTTGCCACCCATTGATGCCATTATCAATCCACTGCTGAGTGGTCCAGGCACTGGGTTACCAGCAGCCGCAGATGGTCAACAATACTTGCTGGTTGAAGGGACTGGCAGTGCTGAAAATGAATTTCCAGCTGAGGCATGGCTGGGTCAAGGTAACCGACCACTAGTGGCCCAGGCCAATGATATCATTGTGTATCAGTGGGGCTATTGGCGTGTGTTGTTTGACAGCAGCAATCAGCCGGCTGGACAGTTTGTCACCAACATCACCACAGGCACACAGTATGAGTGGACTGGAGATGTCTGGATCAAATCATATCAAGGTGTGTATCCTGCCGGTACCTGGAGCATAGTACTGTGAAAGCAGTTGGTGTTTGGTTTTATGCGGCCAGCACTGGTCGATATCTATACCTGTTGCGCAATGATCACAAACATCCTGGCGCCTGGGGCCTACCTGGGGGCAAACTTGAATCTGGTGAAACCTTGCTGGGTGGCATGGAACGTGAATGCACTGAAGAACTAGGCAGCTTTCCAGTGTATCAGCGACTGGTGCCTGTGGAGAAATTCACTGCTGGGGATTTTGAGTATCACACCTGGGTGTGTGTGGTCACTGGTGAATTTGTGCCTGTGCTAAATCACGAACACCTGGGGTATGCCTGGATCAATTCTAGTGTGTTTCCCAGGCCTATGCATCCGGGTCTTTGGAGCACAGTGAATCTCGAAGCTGTGCAAAGCAAGCTGCTCTTGATAGAGCAGGCATTGCAATTATAATCTACCAACCACTATCTCAATAACACCCGATTCGCCGTTGAAGTTTTCCAGTGCTTTGCCAATAACTGTGCCCATGGCCGGTGTAGCACAGGCACATGCCGCACCGTTACCAGCAGCGATCATCATGTCACCTTTGCGCACTGTGCCTGTGACCTTGGTAGGTACTCTTCCTGCTAGGGCCAGAGACACTGTGTACTCACTCTCTAGCATGGTGTTCATTAAATGAGCTGGATTAGTTGAAACCACACCGGCTACTCTAGCATCACCATACTGAGTTGACACAGTGACTTCGGCACTGCCACCAAACGACAGCACTGTGCCCGGAGTATACTCGGCATCTGCTGTGTACTTCTCTGCCAAGTCAGCATAACGAGCAGTTGTTGCAGTTGCAGTAATTATGTTAGCTGTGAAGTTTCCGCTTGCATCACGTGCAACAATTGCACTGGCTGTGTTGGCCGATGTTGCGGTAGAACCCAGGGTGACAGCACCAGTTGATACACTGGCTGTGATACCACCACCATTGGCCAGGCTCAGTACGCCTGTGTTGGTGATTGTAACGCCTGTGCTGCCGTTGTAGCTGGTGCCACCCAAACCTGTACCAATTGTCAATGTACCAGTTGCTGTAGCAGTGATAGTACCTGATCCACCCAGAGCAATTGCTGTGCCATTAACAGTCAAGCTGGCATTGGCCAATCTGGCTTGTGCTAATGTGCCACTTGAGATATTTGATGCATTGATTGTAGTGACATTGGCACCTGACCCGTTGAGTGTACCAAAGATGTTGCCACCAGTGATGTTGCCTGTGGCTGATATTAGGCCGGCTGTTAAAATGTTACCACCAGTGACGTTGCCACTTAGTGATGCTGTAGTACCTGTGTGTGTGGTGGCATTGACGTTGGCGCCACCCAAGATGTTGCCACCAGTAATGTTGCCTGTGGCAGATATTAGACCACCTGTCAACAAGTTACCGCCAGTGATGTTGCCTGTGGCCGAAATTGTAGTGCTTGACGACACTGCACCAACCAATGGACCATAGAACGCTGCGGCAGTGATGTTACCCGACGCACTCATGCGTCCAATGTTCACATTACCTGTACCATTGGGTGTGAGTACAATGTTGGCGTTGGCAGCCGATGTTTGAATATCCAACTGAGCTGAGTCAACAATAGCACCTGACAACAATAGGTTTCCACCAGTGATGTTGCCAGTGCTCACAGTCAAACTGGTGCCAGTTATGGCAGCACCTGTGATGCCGCCAGCAGCTGAAATCAAGCCACCTGTGAGCAGGTTACCTGAAGTGGTATTGCCTGTCACTGTGAGGCTGGTCAATGTACCCAATGATGTGATATTGGGCTGTGCTGCCGAGCTTACTGTGGCAGCATAGCCAGTGGTATTAACACTCAGTGTGCCGGTTACATTGGCTGCAGGTATTGATGTCAGTCCAGCACCTGATCCATTGAACTGCGATCCTGTGACTTGACCAGCTGCTGATATCAATCCTGCTGTGGTAATGTTGCCGCTCACAACGTTGCCACCAGCTGATATCAAACCTGTTGTATTGACGTTGCCCCCAACCACGTTGCCAGTGGCTGATACAAATGAACTGGCTACTACTCTGGCAGTGTTAACGTTGCCAGCTGCAATATTGCCAGTTGCTGATACTGTGCCAGCAGTGCTCAAATTGCCTGTGATGGTATTGCCAGTCACACTCAAACTGGTCAGTGTGCCCACAGTCTGAAGACTTGAATTTACCACAGTGGCATTCAGGATAGATCCACTCAGTGTGCCTGCAGGTGCAACCACTGCCGCAGTAGATGCTGCTGTGAGCTGTCCTTGTTGGTTAACTGTAAACGTCGGGATAGCTGTGGAGTTGCCGTAGCTGCCGGCTGTGACCACTGTGTTGCTGATGCTGAACTGAGTGCCTGTCAGTGTGAGTCCAGTGCCAGCGGTGAAGGCACCCGAACCTGAGAATTGTGTCCAAACAACAGCACTTGTGCCCACTGTGGTAACTGGTTCCACCATGACCCAACCAGTGCTGTCATATTGTGTGCCTGCTGTGATAAACGTAAAGTCACCTCCAGCCATGGCAGTTGGAGTGTCAAAATCTGTGGCACGAGTCAACACTGTTGTGCTTGTTCTTGTATAGATACCATTGTGTGCTGTGTTGGTTTCGTCTTTAATCAAGATACGCATGCCATTGCTCAGCGTCACACCGTCAATGGTGACATAACTGCCTGTGGTAGTCAGCGTGGCACCCACACCGCTGGTGCCATTGTTGTAGGTCACTGTGCCGCCAGAAATTGTGGCCAGTGTGGTCGTAGTTGCTGCGCTACATGAAGGTTGTATGTGCAATCCTTCAGCAACATTATCAACATAGGCCTTGGTGGCAGCATCTTGTGCTTGTACAGGGTCACTGAGGTTGTTGATATATGTCTGAGTACTCAACACAATGTTGCCAGTGGCCGACAAATTGATGTTGCCGGTTGATCGTACTGTGGTTGCAGTACCAGTCACTGTGTTGGCAAAAACTCCACCCGCAGTGAGCAAGTTAGCGCCGGTGATGTTGCCTAACACACTCATGGCCTGTGATTCAGTGATAGTCACTGCTATGGTAGGAGTGATAGCTCCGTTGGCAGTGGTTTGAATCACTGCATAGGTACCTCGAGCAGTGTCAGTTTGATCTTGTGCGGAGAAAAAGTCCAGTCTGCCAGTTGAGTTTGCACCAAATCCTTGTGATCCATTGCTGTAGCCACGGGCGGTGTACTGGGCTAATAGATCGCCGGCAACAGTTTGTGTTGGCGATGCTGCTGTACCACGAGCATGTCGTCCAGTGTAGGCAGTGTATACTCCTGTGCCATAGCTGTCTGTGGTAATTCGAGTAATATTAGCACTTTGGCCTGTGGCGTGAATTATGGTGCCCAGGGCATCAGCAATGCCTTGTGTAGCAGTTTGGGCAGACACCATGAGCAAGCTGTCAGGTACAGTGGCTGGACCAATGTTGACATTGCCACCTGTGATGTTGCCTGTGGCACTCACTTGGCCAGCTGTATTGACATTTCCGCCAGTTATATTGCCTGAGACTGAAACTGTGGTGCCAGTCAAGTTACCAACCAAGGTACCAATGATGTTGCCACCAGTGACGTTGCCTGAAGCACTGACAGTGGTAGCTGACAACAATGTTGTTGATACGTTGCCACCAGTGATGTTGCCTGTGGCCGAAATTGCGCCGCCAGTGGCCAAGTTAGCACCAGTAACGTTGCCGCCAGCGCTGACTTGACCAGCAGTGAGCACATTACCACCAGTAACGTTGCCAGTGGATGTGATCAATCCAGTGGTAGTAAGATTGCCTGCTGTGGTGTTGCCGTAAAGAGTGATATTGGTCTGAGCACCTGATGTGATTGATCCTATGATCACATTGGTGTTGGAACCACTTGCTCCCAAGGTGCCAATGTCTATGGTCTTGACACTGCCCGAAGCAGTGACACCGTTGCCAATCACAATTGATTGATTGGCTGTGCTACGACCTATGTTGATGGCGCCAGTCTGTGACGTGCCACCAATGGTAGTAGTACCTGTGGTTTGAGCATTACCTATACTGATAACACCAGTGGTGGTGCTCATGGTCACGGTGCTGGTGGCTGTAAAAGTTCCACTCACTGAGGTGGTGCTTAGACTAGTAGTGCCGCCTATGGTAGCAGCGCCTACAACATTCAATGCTGTCTGTACCACAGCATTGCCCTGTACATCAAGGTCTTTGTTTATAGAAACATAACCATCAAAATAGTTGCTGCCTCCTGTGGCTCTCAGGCCCTCGCCACGTGTGTCTATCTCTAGCACAGTGTCTGAACCTGATCCCACTATCCAGCATCGATTTTGAGTAAATTCCAAAAACATGCCGGTGGGGGTTGATTCAACAAATCCATACCAAAAACTGTGGTTGACAAAAGTGGCTGTGGTAAGATCATAGGGTGTGCCAAGATTGTATTGATTAATAGCATCGTTGGTTGATCCCAACATGTAGAATCTAGTGCCGTTGTTGTTGAACTGTATTGCTGCTGGTGCAGTGTCTTGTGTTGCCAGACTCACAAAGGTACTAAACGTGGCAGTGGCTATGTTGCCAGCTGATGAAAGATTATAGACATCAACCCCATCACCACTTGAGCCAGAAATAAACATCTGTGTGAGATCAGGCTTGAACGTGATACCTGTGGGTGTTGACTCTTCAGCAACCACTGAAAACTCCTGCACAAACGTTAGTGTGTTGGCTTGCCAAGCGGTGCCAAAATTATATTCACGCACTGCATCATTGCCTGATCCCACGATATAACACTTGGTACCATCTGAAGAAATGTATAGATCAGTTGGGGAAGTGTCGCTAAGATTTGGGGATACTCCTACATTAGATGCCGTAGTGATGTTCCATGCTGTTGACAAGTTATATTCAGTGATATCATCACCTGAGGTGCCAACAATGTACATCTTGGTGCCATCGGGCTTGAAAAATATGCCAGTTGCTGCTGTCTCGTCCGCGGCCACACTGAAACTGTTGCCAGTCAAATACCAACCCGTGATGTCATTGCTGTTTTGCAGTACTGAATTTGCTTGCGTGCCTAATAAGATTACATTGTTGGCCGACACATTGCCTGTGGTACTGAGATTACCAGTGACGTTGCCAATTACATTACCAATGAAGTTTGCCGCAGTGACATTGCCAGCGGCTGAGATCAATCCACCAGTTAGTATGTTGCCACCGGTGACGTTGCCACTTGCACTCACAGTAACACCCTGTACCAAGGCAGCAGATATCAAATTGCCACCAGTGACGTTTCCTGTTGCTGAGACCAAACCTGCTGTGGTGACATTGCCACCTATGACGTTACCTGAAGCACTGACAGTGGTAGCTGACAACAATGTGGTAGATACATTACCGCCAGTGATGTTGCCTGTGGCTGATACAATGCCACCTGTGAGTAGATTACCGCCGGTGACGTTACCAATTGCGCTAGCAGTACCACCAGTGATATTGCCACTTGTGACCAAATTGCCACCTGTGACGTTGCCGGCTGCTGATACCAATCCGTTTGAAAATATGTTGCTGCCAGTGATGTTGCCTGTGGCAACCACATTACCCGATGACAACAAATTGCCAGCACTGACGTTGGCAGTAGCTGACACTTGCCCAGCTGTGGCAATGTTACCACCTGTAATATTGCCAGTGGCCAAAACTTGGCCAGCTGTGTTGATGTTGCCACCTGCCACATTGCCTGTCACGGCCAATGCGTTGCTGGTTTTATCAAAAGTAAATGCGGCGCTACCGTTTAGAACATCAGCATCGTTGAATTGAACCTGTGTGTTAGATCCAGCTGCATCAACATTGCCAACAAACGTGCCAATAAAGTTAGCAGCAGTGATGTTGCCAGTACCGCTAACTTGGCCGCTGCCAAAAAGAATGTTGCCACCAGTGATATTGCCTGTGGTTGTTACTTGCCCAGTAGTGACAATGTTGCCACCAGTGATGTTGCCTGAAGCTGTAACTTGGCCGGCAGTGGCCACATTGCCACCAGTGACATTTCCGGTTGCCACAACTGTTCCAAGGGAACCAATATTTCCAGCAGTGATGTTGCCTGTAACTACTGCAACGCCTGAAGTGATCAGATTGCCACCAACTACGTTTCCAGTTGCAGTAATTAGACCACCAGTTAGTATGTTACCACCAGTGATGTTACCAGTCAGCGATGCTACCGCAGCTTCTACTGTGCCAGCAACAAAAGTACCAAAATTGGCCACTGTGACTACTTCGTTGGCTATTGCCACGTCAACCGCTGCAAACATTTTGCCAGCACTGTCGTCATATCCAAAAAATGCACTTTTTTCTACGTTGCCAGCTGTGTCAAAATACCACAACTGTGTGCCACGATCCTTGTTGTCATCTGAAGTCAGTGGTGTGTTGTTGGGCCCGTGACCCATGCTGATTATGGGATCTTCTACAGCCAGGGTAGAAACGTTGATGTAGCTGATATTGCCATTGACATAAAGATCACCGTTGACTGTGGCGTCACCTGTTACTGACAAAGTACCAATAGTTCCTGTTCCTGATACCAAAAGACCACCAGCATTAACGTTGGATGTGGCAACTACGTTTCCAGTAACGCTGGCTCCTGTGCTAGTGACCACCAATACATTGCTGGAGCCAGCCACTGTGACATAGGCATTGCCATTCACACCCGAAATGCCAATAGTTGTGGTACCTTGGGTGATTGAACTTACATCAATATTGCCCACATCAATGTTGGCCTGAGTGACACCATCACTGGTATACACTGCAAACGTGTTGCCAGCTATTTCTTTCAACTGCAAGTTGCCCAAGTAAATGGTATTACCACCCACATACAAACTGCTCCAGGCCTGATTGGCTGATCCCAAATTGTAAGTGAGATTGGCAGATGGTACTAGGTTGCCAATAACATTGCCAGTCACGGTGACGCCGTTCAATGTTTTGTTGCTCAGTGTTTGAGTTTGTGTGAGACCCACAGTGGCAAATCCGCCTGCTACGGCACCGTCATGCACACGCAAGGTGTTGTTGGTTGTATCAACCGTGATTTCGGCCAACGCACCGGTAAAAGCGTTGTTTTCTGATGTTGTACCGCGTCGGTATTGTACTTGTGTTGATGCCATGGTTTATCCTATGCCATATTTATGTGCTGACTACAGCTCGATCTGTAACTCTACGCCAATTAGTTCCGTCACTGAATGCCGGCACTGGGCCGCCTACATCATTTGTGACATATACAAATTGAGCTGCTGTGTCTGCTGTGGGAAGCCCAGCCACGGTATAACTGGGAAGAACCAACTGACCGGGATAAAAAACACCAGTAGTAACAATGGTGCCCAAATCATATACGGTTGTGGCCGGAACTTCGGTGACTGATCCAAAATCATAAAAAGTGGCTGCTGCTTCCCACACATAGCCGAGACTGCCGCCTACTTCCCAAACAATAGTACTGGCGCCAACAAAAGTGATAGTATCTGTGGCAGAGTTTGTTGTGATACTGATGCCAGTTCCAGCCACAAAATTCACTGTGGCGCCTGAAGAATTTGCTACCACAGTGTTTGCGCCAGCCACTGCAATTGCGCCAAAGCTATTGCCGACGTTAAGACCAGTTAGCTGACTGCCGTTGCCCAGGATATAGTTGCCAGTGACGTTGCCCACAGCTGACACATTGCCCAAACTCACAACATTGCCACCAGTGACATTGCCTGTGACGGACACAAATCTACTGCTGGTCAGTAGCTCAACTTGACTGTTGCCGTTCTTGAAAAACAAATTGCCATCAGCATAGTTGATGGCCAATTCGCCCAAGGCTAGATTACCTGCACTGGGAACAGAGTTGGCATTGCCAGATCTTTTGAGGAGTAGAGTATTACTCATTTGTTACTGTCAATATGTACCACCGTCAATGGTGCTGTTTACAGTAAGCACTGCATCGCCTAGCACGTACACACCGTCAGCGTAGACGTTGCCAGTCACGCCCACACCACCAGCCACACGCAGAGCACCAGTAACGTTGCTCACACTGATTGTGGTGGCCAAGATGTTGGCAAAGGTGTTTACCACCAAAGTGCCCACATTGGCTGTGTTGGGTGTTACAAGATTTCCACCTGTGATGTTGGATGTGGCGCTTACTATGCCTGCTGTGATGATGTTGCCGCCCACAACATTGGCTGTGATTGTGGCATTGTTGGCATTGACATTGGCTGCTGCTGTTACGTTGCCAGACACACTGATATTGCCAGAAGCAATGTTGCCTGTGACTGTGAGTAGGCCAGTGCTGATCACATTGGCACCAGTGATGTTGCCAGTTACACTCAGGCTGGTACCAGTGGCAGCACCAATGTTGGGTGTGGTCAAATTGGCTGAGGCTTTGACCACAACATTGCCGCCCACAATGGCCGTGGTGTCGTTGTCAACGTTGACTGAGAATACTGTGCCTGATAGAGTCAGGCCGTTACCAGCACTGTAGACTTGACTAGCACCAAATTGTGTAAAGGTTAAACTATCAAGACCTAGGATAATTTCGCCTGTGGGTGCTGTGAGCACATAGCTGTCACCAGCACCAGTGTTGCCGGCCTGCACATAGAAATAATCGCCTGTGTCAACACCGTTGATACTGCTGGGTGCATAGGTGTTCATGTCTGACGAACGAGTAAACACCCACGGTGCTGACACGTTACCAGTGTTGGTCACATCATAGACACCGTTGTGTGCACCATTGGTTTGTTGATAAACCAGCACACGTTGTCCAGCGGTTACTGTTACACCGTCAATTACCGCAGCGCCGTTGACGTTGGCAGTGAGTGTTGCACCCACACCAGGATTGGCTCTACCAACTTGACTCAAACCAGTGCCATTGGTCAGGTTAGTTTTCTGCACACCACCATAGGTTTCGGCCAATGTGATCTGTGTGTTGGCCGGGACTGAATACACAAAGTAACTGGTGTTGGCAACGATACCATTAAAGCTGCTGCCCCAGTAAATCTGGTCATTGACATTTAGAGTATGTGTTGATGAGAATGTCAGTGTGGTATTGCCTGTGATGCTTGTCACTGTGTGAGTAGTACCGCCTTGGGCATAAGTTGCTGCTAGCGCAGTGGGACTCTCAACATACACCGGAGTGTGAATAATAAGGCCAGCGGACACAGCATCGTCAACATACTGCTTGGTGGCTGCATCAGTGGACTGCTGCGGTGATGCTAGAGCATTGATGTGAGTATTGTTTAAATGTACGTTGCCAGAAGTGGGCCACAGGTTAATGTCACCTGAGCCAGTGCTCACTGTGATGCCAGTGGTACCACGAATATTGGGGGTGGTCACAAGGCCTGCTGTGGCTATGTTACCACCAGTAATATTGCCAGAAGCTGTGACCAAGCCAGCTGTGTTGAAATTTCCTGCTGTGACGTTGCCTGTCACAGTAATCAAACCAGCTGTGGCTACGTTACCGCCAGTGATGTTGCCAGTTACGCTGCTGGCACCAGTCACAGTAAGTATACTGTTGGCGCTGTCAAATGCCAAATTAGCACTAGCTGCAAAATCATTGCCAAAGTTGAATTGAATTTGACCGTTGGCACCAGCAGCTTGTTGGAAGTCCACTGGACTGCCGTTGGCATAGTAATAGTTGTTGGTCAAAATGCCACCAGCGGCCACATTGCCTGCTGTGGCAATGTTGCCACCTGTGATGTTGCCAGTTACTGAAGCTAGTCCAGCTGTGACCAAGTTACCAGCAGTGACTGTACCAGCAATGTTGGCATAACCTGAAGCAATTACATTGGCACTAGTCGCTACGTTTCCTGTGGCTGTAACTTGCCCTGCTGTAACAATATTGCCACCAGTGATGTTGCTGGTAGCTGTGATCAATCCAGCAGTGGCAATGTTGGCAGCAGTGACATTGCCACTGACCGATGCCACTCCAGTGATGTAAATACCAGTGTTGGCAAACACTGTGACATTGGGCGTTCCAGCCACAGTGATTGAAATATTACCACTGTTGGCAATTTGAATGTTGGATGTGCCGTTGGCTAGAGCTGACGTAGAAATTTCTAAGTTGCTGGCTGATGTGACACGACCATATTGGTCCACTGTAAACACACCAATGTTGCTGACTGCGCCAGTGGTACCACCGTATGTGCCAGCTGCAACTCCAGTAGTGGTCAGTGTAAGAGTTAGGTTACTGGTGCCATTGCCAGTGTTGACAGAGTTACCAGTGACATTGCCCAAGACCTGTATGGGCTGATTTTGCGTGAGTTCGTACACGCTGGCTGTACCAGTGTCTACCTTGGTGTACAATCTGCCATTGTAGGTATTGATGGCCAGTTCGCCTAGAGCCAGATTGGCTGTTCCGGGTACCGCGTTTGGGGTACTAGAACGTTTAATTAACAGTGTATTTGACATATTTTTACCTTTTTAAAACGTTCCGCCATCAATCTGCTGGTCGTCGTTTGTCATTTTTATCCATGGGGTCCAGGCCGCCGCCCAATAATTTCTTGTAAATTCAATTTTTACATTTTCAAAATTATCAATTGTGCCTGGATAGAATGTTTGGGAAACAGCTACATTTCCTGCTACTGCACTGTTCTTGACTTCAAGCAAGCCCACATACACCAAACTGTCCAGAGGAGGGCCAGTTACACCACCCCAATTTGTTCTATTTACCGTATAAGTGCCCATTTGCAGCAGCACATCCCAATTTGATGTATCTCCACCACGGTTGACCATGGTCTCAGTAAGGCCTGTGCCTGAGCCCACAAAGCTGCCGCCGGAAACCACATTTCCAACCACAGTCACACTGTTGGCAGTTTTATTAAAGGTAAATCCTGCAGATGCTGTGGCTACACCACTGTCGTTAAACACAACCCCAGTGTTGGCTCCAGATATAGAAATATTGCCAGAGATGTTGCCCACAAATGTGTTGGCGGTGACAACGTTGGCGGTGACATTGCCCGTAACGTCAATTGATCCAACGACTGTTAATCCTTGCTCAACATTTAACCCGTCTGCTATGTTGACAAAACTTGAATCATCAGACTTGATGTCGTTGGTCACAATCTGAGGTGCTGTGACTGTGCCACTTACGTCAAGTCCTAGGGTAGTGAACTCAGCAACATTGACTGAATTAACTTCAACAAATATGTTGCCGTTGTTTGATGGGATTGATACACTGCTGTTGCCGTTGTTAATGGAAGATCCGCCCGAAACCACAACTCCGGTCAAGGCACGACCATTACCAACAAAGTACCCCGAAGTTGTGATATTGCCCGGGGCATAGATTTCACCGCGAGATTCAATATCATTGGCTACAACATCTCCATAAATGTTGAGACTAGAGTTGATGATGCCAGAAATTGCCAAGTTGCCACTGATGTTTGCATTGCCTGTTGCAATGTTTGCTGTGGAAACATTGCCAGAAAAACTTGCATTTCCAGCAGTGACGTTGCCACTGGCACTGAGCGTGGTAAAACTGGCTGCTGCCGGGGCGGTGTTGCCAATGACTATGCCGTTGATGGCACCTTGTGGTTGCAGGCGCCAGGCTTGACCAGTCCAGATCCATGACTTACCAGCAAAGGTGTAAATATCACCTGATGTTGGGTTCGTTGGAAAATTTAAAGTTAATGCCATAGTGAATATTTAGTGAAAATCATGCTGGTGTAATTGTTGCCAGGCCATTGGTGTTTCTCCACACCGATGTTGGTGTAGATCCCGTGGCCACATAAATGGTCCAGTTGTCAGTGCTGACCACTACTCGACCAAGCACTTTTCCAATGGTATTGACTGTGGCAGCAGCATTGCCAATCATGACGTTGGTTGAGGTGTCTAGAACAGAGGCAGATGCTGGAGAACTAAAACTTTGATAAGCCTCCATTTCTGCCCACTGATTGCTTGTGTTGTCATTGAAATAGATGTACTGCACACCAGTGTCACTTTCAATCCAGACATCACCAATGTTGGCTGGGTTTGGGGCAAACTGGCTGAATGTGACCTGGCTGCCACCGCCACCACCTGAAATACCAGTTAGAAATGCGCCATTACCATAGAAGTATTGAGCACGTACACTACCAAACAGCTTGTCTGGAGTACCAAGATCATACACCCCGCTGATGCCTGGATTTATAGTGCTGTTGACTTGAATATTGCCAATGCCATTGGCCTGCAATATCAGTTCATTGTTGTAACCCCGGACTGTGATTGTGTTGTTGGCAATGACAACATTGCTGTCCACTGGTCCTGATGACCAAATTGCCGTGAAGTTGTTGTTTACTGCATCAAATGCAGCACGTAGAGATTCGCCTGTGCCGTCATTGGCCACTAGGCCTGTGTTGATTATTTGTTGAGTCATGAAGTCTCTGGGTCCTTGGTATATTTACCAGAACCCAAAGGCTTATGCTCGACCCACAACTACTTCAATTACACCAGTTGAACCTGAAAAATTAGCCAGTGCTTTGCCAATAATGGTTCCTGGAAGAGGATTTGATTCTGCTCGAGCCAGTCCATGACCAGCAGACACCAACAAATCACCTTTGGTAACAGGGCCTTGAATCTTGCAGGGTACTCGACCTGCCAGAGCTACAATTGCCACATGCTCGGCTTGCAGCATTGAATTCATAACAAAACTGGGTTTTTCTGAAATCACCCCGGCTACTCGATGATCACTGTCGATTGCAGAAACTGTGACTTCTTCTGCGCCGCCAAAAACTACAACAGTACCTGTTTCGTACCGAGCATCTGATGCATATAATTCTGCCAAGTCAGCGTATTGTGCCGATGTTGCCTTGGCAAATATGGTGTTGAAGTACAGTGAAGAACTACCAATGTTGCCTACGCCATTGCCGTTGCTGTTGACAATGTTGCCCGCTGTAATTGTACCAGTGCCGACACTGAGGTTACCACCAGTGATATTGCCCGTGACACTTATTGTGGTACCAGTTAGATTACCAACCAAGGTACCAATGATGTTGCCACCAGTGATGTTGCCTGTAACACTGACAGTGGTACCTGTGTGAGTTGTAGCATTGACGTTGGCACCACCCAGAATATTACCACCCGTGATGTTGCCTGTAACACTGACAGTGGTACCTGTGTGAGTTGTAGCATTGACGTTGGCACCACCCAGAATATTACCACCCGTGATGTTGCCTGTGACACTGACAGTTGTACCTGTGTGTGTAGTGGCATTGACGTTGGCACCACCTAGTATGTTACCACCAGTGATGTTGCCTGTAACACTGACAGTGGTACCTGTGTGAGTTGTAGCATTGACGTTGGCACCACCTAGAATATTACCACCAGTGATGTTACCAGTAACGCTTACTGTGGTACCAGTTAGGTTACCAACATGAGTACCAATGATGTTACCACCAGTGATGTTGCCCAATGCACTGATTGTTCCTGTACTGCCAATTATAGTGGCATTGGCAGTTACAATATTACCACCTGTGATGTTGCCTGTGGCTGATATCAAGCCACCAGTTAAGATATTGCCACCTGTGATGTTGCCACTTAGCGATGCTGTTGTGCCAGTATGTGTGGTGGCATTGACATTTGCGCCACCCAGAATATTACCACCTGTGATGTTGCCCAATACACTGATTGTTCCTGTACTGCCAATTATTGTGGCATTAGCAGTAACCAAGTTACCACCGGTGACGTTACCTGATGCACTTACAGTGGTTGCTGATACGTTGCCTACCAAAGGACCATAGAACGCTGCTGCGGTAATGTTTCCGCTGGCACTGACACGTCCAATGTTGACATTACCGGTGCCATTGGGTGTGAGCACAATATTGGCATTAGCTGCTGTGGTTTGTATGTCCAGTTGTGCTGAGTCAAGAATAGCTCCTGAAATCAGCAAGTTGCCGCCAGTGACGTTGCCCGTGACTGATACTGCGGTCAACGTACCAACTGATGTGATGTTGGGCTGAGCGTTTGTTGTGACTGTGCCAGCTGTGGTTGCTGACGTTGCTGACGTAGCCGTTGTAGCCGATGTAGCACTTGCTACAGCACCAGTGACGTTGCCCCCAGGAATAGAAGTTAGTCCTGACCCTGACCCAAAGAAATTTGCCGCAGTAATATTTCCAGCTGCACTTACTAATCCAGCTGTGGTCACATTGCCAGCAATGACATTGCCTGTGACTGAGTTAAGTCCAGTTACTGTGACACCCACATTGGATATTACCATTACATTAGATGTACCAGCAACAGCGGCAGTGATGTTGCCGTTGGTTTGAGAAACTGCCAATAGTGTAGTACCATTGGCAATTTGAGTAACAGCCACGTTACTGGTTGCTGTTACGTTGGATAAGAATCCGCCATCACCCACAAAGTATTTGCCGGCTTGAACTGTGACGTTACCAGTTGACGATACTGCACCGGTAGACACTGTGCCTAGAGTGGTGATATTTCCACCAGTTACTGTGCCTGTGGCCGATACTGCACCGGTAGTAAAGACATTGCCAGCATTGATATCTGAATTTGCTGTTACATAAGCTGCAATTAGATTTCCATTTATGTTTAACGCAGTGCCAGTGTAATTTGTAGCTGATACGTTGCCGCCAGTGATGTTGCCTGTGGCTGATATTAGGCCAGCTGTCAATATATTGCCACCTGTGACGTTGCCACTTAATGACGCAGTTGTGCCTGTATGTGTAGTGGCGTTGACATTGGCACCACCCAAGATGTTGCCACCAGTGATGTTGCCAGTAGCTGAGATCAACCCACTTGTGATTAAATTACCACCTGTGATGTTGCCGCTAAGTGATGCAGTTGTACCTGTGTGTGTGGTGGCATTGACGTTTGCGCCGCCCAGAATGTTGCCACCAGTGATGTTGCCTGTGGCTGAGATCAATCCAGCAGTGATGACGTTGCCACCAGTGACGTTGCCACCAGCACTTACTTGGCCACCTGTTCTTAAATTACCACCTGTGACGTTGCCACTCAGTGATGCTGTGGTACCTGTATGGGTAGTTGCATTGACGTTGGCACCACCTAGAATATTGCCACCCGTGATGTTGCCAGTGGCACTGACAACTCCGCCTGTTCTTAAATTACCACCTGTAACGTTGCCTGTGGCACTGATTAATCCTGTGACATATTCTCCAGTAGTGGCCCAGACCACCACATTTCCCGTTCCACCAATTCCCACTGTGATATTGCCGTCAGCGGTGCCCACGTTGACGTTGCTGGTACCGTTGAAAATTCGAGTAACACTGATGTTACCAGCAATACTGGTGTTGCCTGAAATTGACAGGTCGCCGGTAACGACCACTGTGGTGGATTGCAAGGTAATTGTGTTACCTGCTCCTAGAGTTTGAATAGTGTAATTGCCGGCGACACGTTTGGCGGTTGTCATTTAGAGTTCCTTTGTGTTATTTATTCGGTTTAGGAAGTCTTCCATTTGCATATTGGCCAGGTTTTTTATCTTTTGAAGTTCGGGTATGTTGGCAGTGGTGGGGCCAAACACACGAAAGAAGTTGGTATTGGAAAAATCTCCAGCAACAGTTTTTATCTGTCGCGCCCAGTTGCCAGTGTATGTGGGAACATCTGCGCTTTTTTTGTAAAATTCAGTGTCAGCGTAACAGTTGTTGAATTTGCCAGTGACCGTGGGTCCCATGTCAAATCCCAACAGGTACACTGCTCGATTGCCGGCCAAGGCTGCCAGAGCCACTGCAATTGGCCCTGAACTGAATCCGTAATACTGCTGTGGCACTGGTTTTGCTGCCAAGTGAGGCAGAGGTTTTCTGGTGTAAAACTCATGTTGTTTTGGATAACCTGAGTGTTGTATCTGTTCGCTGATGGGACGGTCTGTGCTGACCAAGACATCAGGTGCAAACTCTCGGTACAAGGCATTGCAGCCGTACACCGGCCCCAGCCCTTGCAGCGTGGCTAGATTAACTGCTTGACGACTCACGCCGTTGCCCAAAACAAATGCTCTACTCATAGAAAATCCTCTCTGTATGTACCAGAGAGGATCTCAGGGCTAAATCAAATTAGCTGGTGACTTTGTCAACTTGCGCCAATTGCAAGCTGCCGTTTTGAGCTTCAGCACCTGCAATGATTTCAGCGCCAGACCATGTGACTGTGCCTTCATCAGTGAAGAAGTTAACAGGGTAGAAGTTTTCGCTGCTTTGTACATTGGTACCAAGATTGCTGTCACTGTAGTTGCCGTAAGTCATGCCATTCCAGTCACGTACCCACTTGTTGGTGATGTAACTGGCGTACACAGCAGAACTGTCGCCTACTGAATAAGCGATACTCATGAAACCAGCAGCAGGAGTGGCGGTGTTTGACAACACGCATTGTCCAACAGGATATGCTGTGCCTGTACCAGCACCCACTGCTGTGGCTGTGAATACATCACCCAATGCATAATCTACGCCGGCACCGCAAGCTGCCCAGTCAGTTGTTCCAACTGAGGCAATTTGATATGCTTGACCCACAATCAACGATTCATCTGCAGTGGTGGCAGCAGTGTAAGCCACCAAGAACTTGTGCGAACCTTTTTGTCTGATAATGCGACCAGCTCCTGCAGTTGTGTTGGTACCATCTGCCAAACTGATGTTGACCACAGCAGCAATTTCTGGAAATGTTGGTGTTGGAGTCGAAGTTGCTGGAGAACCACCCACCACGCCCAGAAAATCTGTGGCGCTGAGTGTGTTGGCACTGTTGTAAACTGGATTGGTCAAGCTACCAAAGTTGGGGTAACCTGCATCAGTAAGAACGGTTTGATTGTATGTGGTCACTGGTGGTGTGCCACTAACGACGGTTCCAGAACCAACGTTGTTTTTTTGAATTTTGAGAGCTCTTCCCATTTGATTTCTCCTTATAGAAGCCCAATGCGGGTTCTAGCCGCTACGCAGTGGTGAGCTGCATAAGTCGCCCTATTGCGACAAGTGTATTTAGTTTGTTCAACAAATTTAAGCCGCTAGTCCGGGTTGTTGTAAATATCTGCATGGACATCAACTACCTCATCGACCAAGGCAATCAGCATCGGTCAAAACATGAACCTGAACAAGCACTGCATTGTTACGCCATGGCATTTGTAAGTGATCGCAATTCTGCTGCGGCCTTCAACAACTATGGAAATGTACTGAGAGAAATAGGCGAGCCTAGACGTGCTGTACCATTCTTACAAAACGCAATTGAACTTGATCCCAACAACGTCACAGCTAGATTCAATCTAGCTGTGGCATACTTGCTCATGGGAGACTATGAAAAAGGCTGGCCAGCATACGAAACTCGTTGGCAGTATGAACATCTTGCCGGAACTGAGCCGCAGTTCTCTCAGCCTAGATGGCGTGGCGAGGATCTCAAGGGAAAAACCGTACTGGTTGTAGGCGAACAAGGCCACGGTGACAATATTCAGTTTGTGAGATTTGTATATAACCTTCATGTCATGGGTGCCAGAATCAAACTGCAAGTAACAGATGGGTTGATACCTCTGTTGAGCAACAGCGCCATTATTGAGCAAGTGGGCAGCTACGTTGATGACATGGGAGAATTTGATTACTGGGTTCCCATCATGAGTCTACCGGGAATACTGGGTGTAACTCTTGACCGATTGACTAGCACAGTGAGTTATCTTAATGCGCCAGACACAGTGTCTCAAGAATGGGTTCAACGACTGGGTGCCAAAACACGCATGAGAGTGGGCATTAGCTGGAGTGGTCGTAGAGACTCCTGGTTGAATCAACACAAATCAGTTCCGTTTCCAGTGGTGTTAGAAATGATTCGCAACAATCCGCAGTACGAATGGATCAACCTGCAAGCAGATGCCAGCGATGATGAAGTTGTTGCATTGCAAGATGCCGGGGTGACCATGTTTCCCGGAGCTGTCAACAGCTTCCTGGACACAGCCGGACTCATGTCACATTTGGATGTGGTAATTGGCGTTGATACCGCAGTGAGTCACTTGGCCGGAGCACTGGGTCGCTCGACCTGGATCATGCTCAACAACTATGCCACAGACTGGCGTTGGTTACTGAATCGCGACAGTTCACCCTGGTACGGCACTGTGCGACTGTTCCGTCAACCTGCCATGGGAGATTGGACAAGTGTAACCAAAAAGGTCAGCCAGTATCTCTCGTGGTTCAAAGTATAACTTGCTATAATGCACATGTATACAATATAATATACACTACTAGCAAGGTCGTTAAACTATATTATTGACCCCAACTACTCCTGGCATGACCAGCTTGGATGTTGGGGTTTTCTCTTGTTCGTGAAAAAGCCCCTTGCGGGGCTTTTATTTTACGCGGCGTCTACAAACTTTTTCAGTTCTTCGGCCTGGCTGATGATATCCGTGGTTGACGGGAAATCAGGCATGGTTGGAAACGGAAGGCTTGCACGATTAGCATCAGTCAGTTTGGAATGATATTCGTCGCTGAGTTTGCTGCGTTTTTCGTAAATTGGCGCTTGAAGAATTTCTTTGGCCAAGGTAAGAAGTTCGAGACGGATCTCGTAAGGTGTTTTGCTCATGTTGTTCTCCTGTGTATGTGTGTGTTGATCCGGTCCCGCCCCTTGCAGGACAAGATTGCTACACGAGCATGTTTACTTATAA